AAGGCTCTCCCAGTGTTGTACCATTATAAACATAGGCTTTGACCTGCACGATAGTTTGATTGTTATAATTAGCTGTGCTGCTAGCCCAGAAATTTAAATCCCATAACCCAGGAGGGATAGTTGTGATGTTAGGGTCTTGAACATCGCTAACAAATCCAGCTACAAGATTAAATGGGCTGGTAGGTAAATGCTCTGTAGTAATGGTTGTTTGAACTGTGTCGGCAATTCTACCCAGTTCTTTTACTGCAAACCCAGTGACTACAGAGCTAGTTGTAGGCAATCCTACTATAGGGCTGTCTGGAGATATGTTTTGGTTTAAATAAAACATTAGGCCTCCAGCGCCACCACCTCCGCCGGGTCCCTGCTCTCCCTTATCTGCCACAGGAGTCCAAGATTCGTTAATTGCTCCAGGAGTTGGAGGGTAACCTGGATTTAATGGATTTCCTGTTCTGTAATAGTATCCACCCAGGTATGTTACCGCTTTGTTTAAAGGATAGCTATAGCCGTTATCGTAAGGTCCCATGAATTCCCACGGCAGTGGGCCAGTAGCACCCGTGGCTCCAGTTTCGCCTCCACCACCAGAAGAAGTTGTAGGATTAAATATTCTCATAATTACGCCTCAAATGCTGTAAACTTTTTACCTACTGTACTGCAGATAACATTGATTTCTTCTGAAGGAACAAAAGAATCACATGTAAGAGTACCTCCGTTTTTAGCAATCAGCAAACCTAAGCCTACTTCAGGAGTATAACCTACACCTACATACATATCGGTATCAGAGATGTTTTGGAGCATAAAATACCTCCTATTTTCGTTAGCTTCACTTACATTTTGAGATGTGCCGGCTACTGTAATTTCACCGCTCAAATTGCTTACAGGGCCAGCACCTATTTTAATTGGGTCAATTGCTCCTGTATGTGTAATACCGCAAGCAAGATAAGCTTCTGTATCTGGCGCAAGGTCATCAACGTCTACAATACGCTCAACCCAGTTTTCCCCTTCTGAGGAGTAATACTTACCCTCGTCTGTAGCAAAATAATACGAATTGGGAACACTTAATGGGTTAGGTCTGTCAGCTAAAAGACCAGAATGAGTAATTTTTCTAGGCATATACGTATAAGGTTAATTATTTTGATTATAACAGAATGCTTCCAGACTGTCTCTCAGTTATTTTAGGTTTAAAATATTGTTGTAGTATGCCTCCTTATCCTTGCCTACTCCAAAGCCATGAAAGCCAAAAGATTTATCAGGACCGTTTTCTCCTGATTCAATATAGCTTTCCCATCCAAATTTAGCCGCCACACTTACAGGAGCATATTTGACTCCCTCTTTTTTGAAAGTCTCGTACATAGTTTGACACAGCCAAACATCTGCAGGAACAGAATATGTGTAATTTGCTTTATATTTTTTAGCTATGTTTAAAAAATGTCTACTCTGCAGTGTAAAGCCTGTATTGCCTACACGGTTATTGAATTGACACACTTCTGGCCAAGGAGCTCCGATCATATCATAGTCTAACCATTGATCATCCCAAAGATGAGGGTTTAAAACAAATCCATCCCATGTACATCTCAGCATGTGAGAAGTATCAAAATAATCTAGTGCGTCACCTAATTCCCAAAGCAAAGCATCATTATAACTTACACCTAAACCTACAAAAACAGCTTTCTCAAAACCAAGCAATTTTTTCAAAGCATTAAAAACTTTTTCACCTTCGTCATGTTTATTTTTCACGCCTTCAAAATAAACTAAAGTTACATTTTTATTAAAACTCATGTTATGCTAATAGTTCCATTAAAGTTTCTATACGCCGCACAAAAGTATGATTATCTCTCACGTAAGCCATAGCCTCTAGAATTTTTTCATAATTTTTCCTATAAGGCTCAGCATAATCTAATATGTTTTCTGGTTTGCTAGCGTACACTACGAAGTCGTTCATTAATTCTTTCACAGCATAGGAATTAGTTATTCCTAGTTGTCCGTAGCTTATATTTTTAAATATTCTACACGGTATATAGCCTATACTTAAGTGGTTGCATTCTTCTGCAGAAGAACCGTCGCATGTTGCTCCTGTGCCCCGTATATCGGGAGCAATATAAGATTGCTGCACAAGTCTGACAGCTTCTTCGTTAGTTGTTTTTATTCTCCAAGGATCTCTTATTTCTAAAGACAATCCGCGAGCTTTTAAAGATTTTTCAAAAATTTGAAATTCTTGTCTATTTGCGCTCCATAAACTTCCTACATGATATACTGTATTAGTTCTTTCAATAAAGGCATCGCTAAAGTTTATTTCTTTAGGTAAAAAATCTGTAGCCCAGTACATGTAAACAGCCTCATAGCCCGATATACCTTTTTTATATTTTGCAACTAGCGCAGAATCATTTGCATTTTTTTCATAAAAAGTGAATGCGTCAAGTTTAACTAGTTCGTCGTCAGGTCTTGTATACTCATAGGAAAAATCTTTTGTTTTTTTAACATTAAACCTAATATCTATGAGCCTGCATCCGGCCGTTAAATATTTGGAGGGGTTTACACATATATGAACGAAGTATATTGAATTTTTTAATATAGGTATCTTTTTATCTGCGTAACCTTCAGTTATAAATACCGTGTTATTAAAATCAAAATTTTCTGGATAATTATTATCGTCAAACCAATATGTCTCGTAACCTAAATGTTTAAACGCTTTAAACCAGCCATAATGTACAAAAGAATGCGTATGAGAATATAGAGGATATCCCCATATGACTATTTTTTTAAAACTAGTGACTTGCATAAGTATTGTCTAGATGTAGACGGTATGTACTCGTTTAAATTTATACGTATAACGCACGATAGTTTAATCCTTGTCCAACACTCAATGGACGGTTGTGATCTTCATACCAACCTTTAGAGTTAAACACATCTTTGAAGTCATCAAACGCTCTATCGAATTTGGGTTTAACATTCGCAAGACTGAAGTTGTCTCTAGCAAACTGAACCATACGATTGCGATCAATAGTATCGACAAGCCTGATAGCCCTCAGGATATCTCCCATAGTATTGCACCTAAACCCGTTTAGTCCGTCTACGCAATATTCTGTCATAGCTCCCATATCGCTAAGAATAGGTACGCAGCCACTGAGCATCATTTCTACAGCCGTACCGCCAAATGGTTCCCAGTAAGTACTAAGCAGAAAGCCAAACTTAGCTTTACCCATAAGCTCTTTACGCTTTTCAATATCAGCGTAGCCAACAAATTCCACATGCGCAGGCCATTCTTTAAGGCCTACCCCGTCAGGTCCTCCCTGGCCTGCAATTTTAAGCTTAATACCCATACGACTGCAGGCATCAATAGCAATATCCAATCCTTTATTCCTGCCAATTCTGCCGATATAGATAGCGTAGTCTTCTCTCTCAAGGGTAGTATCAAAGTTACGCAAATCAAAATAGTTTGGAACAACTCTCCAATACCATTCAGGATAGCATCTAGCTACGCCGTTAGTTCCCACAAAAGCAGCACGTAGAGGATAAGACTCGTAGCACCTAAATTTGGCAAAGGCCCCCGCCGAACCAATGCCAGGTTCGACAACAATTAAATCGCCATCTTTATTAGCGTCAAAGCATGCTTGAGATGTGCCTCCCCAAAAAGCTAGAACAAGATCGCCGCGCTGCTTACGTTCAATAATAGCTTTAGCTGCCCATGTATTAAATACCTTGTGAGCTAGATCTCCTGAGTCATGTTTAAACTGATTTTTGCGCCAATCATAATTGCCGTATGTTTGTTGGAGGATGTCGTTATTTGTTACATTAACCTGCTCGTGTGCAGAAGTTATTGAATCTGGATGGCCATAATGGATTGTCCTATAGTTAGGGTCGTCCTTGTACATCTCCAAGAACTTAAGTACTTTCTGCGTGAAAGCACAGGCTGAATAATCTGGGTGAGTTACGGTGTGCGGAACACCTAAACAATGTAAGTTAGTAGGCATAGTTCTATGACTATACCTATCATTTATAACTGATCAACTATTTTTACACCAAATATTTGATCTGCAACTTCTCTAGTGAAGCACACACCCAGTCAACACTATCTTTCCTTGTCCAGAGATCTGTTTTGTTTCTGATTCCCCTAACAAAAACATCAGAAAGCTCGATACCGTACAAGGGTTCAGGACTGCCATACATTCCATTATCTAAACCTAACTTCCTCGCATTAGGTAAACCTTCCAGCACGCGCATCCAGCATTTACGGAAAGAATCAGGACTTACAAGCCAGAAGCTCAACAAGTCCATATCCAATAGTCTATCCGCAGGCTTAACAACTAGAGATCCGTAGAAGTTATGATTATTCTTAGATATGCTACAGTATTGCGTAATACTCACAGCTCTTCCAGACTGCTCTAAAAGATAGGCAAGAATGGCAGTAATTGCTCCACGCTCAATAATGCTTGTTTTAGAGAAATTATACGGAGTAGTAACATTGTAGCCTATGTTGATAATTCTACGTTCTTCGTCAGGATCAGTAGATACATATGAACCTCTGTTCTGAGCATCTTGAGGCTCTAACCAGCATTCAGGAATACCTGCACACACGAGCCCAATATCAAAGAACAAACCACTAAGGCTTGGGTTGAATTCTTTCCAGAATTTTTCAGGCTCAATATGCAACGACAAACTCTGCAATAGGTCATGTATAGCTACCGCTCCGTCAACCCAGCCAGATCTGGCTGAGCTGAGCACATCCATCATGCTGGCATGATCTACGAAATCTACAAAATCCTCTGTAGATTCGAATTTGATAGTTGTATCCATGCTATTAAGCCTGGCGAATTTTAGCTACAGTTTCAGCAGAAAGACTCTTGTACAAGAGACCCTTTTCAAGGAACTGCTGAGGCACCCCCTGCTTGATCAGCGCAATGCCGTTATATGTGGCACGAGGAGAAATAATGGCTTTTGCTCCCAACTCAGCCACAGCGTCTCTAACCTTTTGCACTGTAGCCAACCAAGCTTCAACTGTAGGAACTTTACCTGCGCCGTCATTCCATTTAGGAGAAGCTACACCAGGGAAACCTGCAACGTGAGCTTCAAGACCGTCATCGTAAGGCATCTCAACAAAGAAGAAGCGATCTAGTGTGGCTGCGTCGATCTGTGTACGTCCGACATAGCTAATAGAAGAACCTAGACCAAAAGTATTGGCGCAAGATACGACAACAAAGTTTTTGTGCTTCTTAACCACCTTATCAGGGAACAGTGTTTCGTCTCCAGATAGTGAACTGTTGAGAACGGCCAGCACGTTAGCATTACCGTTATCAACTTCATCCAAGCAGAAAATACCGCCGTTCTCGTAGATCTCGCGGAAGCTAGTAGATCTGTAAACGCCATGAGCATCAAGATAACCCAAGAAATCTGTTTTGGTGGTCTGGCTGCAAACGCTAAGTGCGGCATAGGGCATTTTTAATTCTGCTGCGGCATTAGCCGCCAAAGTAGATTTACCGCTACCTGCAGGGCCGACTAACCATGTATGGCATCTGGCTGCCATTGCCTTTTTAAGTAAAGGCAGAAGATAGTGATTGCGTTTTGTGCTCACTGAAGGAGCAGACACATTAGGTTTAGCTGCTGCTTCAGCTTTTGCAGGAACCTCTTTTTCCACTTCTTTAACTAAAGGATTTTCTTCAAGCGCTTTTTTAATTTTTTCCTGTAAAATTTTTTCTTCCTTTAACTTAAGTAAAGGATACACGGTTTTGTTGTGTGCTTCTCTAAAGGTACGGCGCAAATCCACCAGCTCAGGAGACAAGGCATTTTCCCAAGTCTCGTAATATTCTGCAATTTTAACATTTTCTTCGTTAATTAAAGCCTCTATTTCCTCAATAGACAAGTTGGTTAAGTCATTCATAGTTTTTTATCGGTTAATTACAATTATACAAGGTTAAAAAATAACATCAATTTATTTTATTTTTAACGCAGGCCATAGCTCTTCAAGTAGTTCAGCACAGTATTGCCGGCCATAAGAAGTACTAAAAACTTGAGAATGGAAATTTTTACCTGGTTCGCCAATAAACGGTTTTCCTAAATAAGTAGATTTTTCTAAGTATTGCTTGTAGTAATTTGGGGCAATTGTATTTAATTGAAAAACGTGGTATTTTAATTCTGGATAGCTGAAATTAAGTGCAGCATGTAACTCTTCGATGTTTACGTTATGCGTATCTTCGTCGCGTAGCAAAAAAAACAAAATAGACATATCTGGTGTACCCAATACATCATTAAATTGTTTTATACGTAAATTGTTTGTTTGCTCAAAATCTATAAAATTATCTTTAGATTCGTGCCCCCAGTAAGCTTGGCTTAAATCATGTCTTTTTCTAGATTTTAAATTTTTTTCCCATTGAAACTTTCCTGTGTCAAAAGTTTTTAATGTCACTCCGTCTAAATAACCTTGGAAGTTATTTTTGATGCTTGCACACATAAACGCATAGGAATGATATGCTCCATCAAAAGGCATTCTTATTGGAAATTTTTCTCTAATTTTATAGTAGTCAATAAATTGTCTACCGAAACACAGCATACCTAGCGAAATTATATGTTTATACTCCATAGTTATTTAAATTGGTCTATATGAATTTTGATCAATAATTCTTTTACGCAGACATTTTTTAAATTCAAAAATTCCGTACTGTAGTTGTTCCCCTCAGGATATTCTCTCAATAAATTTGTTCTAAGAGTTGGTTTTTTATCGCTGATATGTGTAGTTTTCTGCTTTAAAAAAGCCGCACTATCCTTTAAATAACTCACCACCACTTTTTCTTCATATTTTTCATGTTTTTTAGAATTTAGTATATTTAAAACTTCTTGAGTGGTTTTGCATTTGTACATATTGGAGAGAGATTGAATTTTACTGTTTATCTGCACCTCCCAATTAGCATTATTTAAATGTAGCAAGAGCATAGGGCTTGGCTGAACTACTCCAAAATTTATTTCTTTTTTTATACCGGCGTTATGGCCAATATGCATACCAGGATATTTTTTAATATTTTCAGCGTTTAATATAATTTTACCACTTCCGGAATTATTTAAAGTTAAGTTAAAATTAAAATCAAAAACATCTTTGGGTGTTAAAAAATTTGCTCCGTAATTATAATTATATATCCACGGAGGCGTAAACGCTCGGCTATCTTTGTTATCTACGATGTACTGTAATAAATTTTCGTTAACTATGCAGTTTTTTTCGTAATCAAAAAAACAAAGAAATTCATCAGTGTCTATAATTGTAAAAAAATTGCAAGTATCCACTAGTTCTTCAAAAAGAATAGGGAACCTTTGAGAGTTGTGTATTGCGTCGTGAGTTACAAAAGTTTCAGGTGTTTTGTATACCTTAACTTTAAATTCTTTATAAGTGTCTAATACATATTGAGATACACTGTGGTTATCTACCACAATTATATTTTCTGAGCCTACAAGTCTTATATAGTAACGCAGCCAATCTCTTATAAAAAAATCAGCGTCTCTTGTTTTTAAAACAACTTTAAGTGGAGACTTCATTTATATTTGATTGCTAGTTAATACAAGTGCAACAAACTGTGCAGGAGAACTCCCGCTTGTTGTAACATCTTGAATTACATAATTAGGGAAAGCTTTAGTCATTTCTTCGATCCACCATGAAGCATTCTCAACGGTAGCGTGAGCATTTGAACCATCACTCAACAACTGACCAGCTAGTCTAGTGCTTATATGGTGATACATGACTTTTGGAGAAAGTGTAGACAATGCCTTCCAAACTAAATTTAATTCATTTTTAGGTATATGCTCAAAGCAATCTGTAGATATAACTAAATCAAAATTTTGATCCACTGGTAACTTGTTAGTTAAAATTGCGTTACACTGAGAATCTAATACTGCAAAGTCATAACCAAGGCAGAGCAGATCTGGAAAAATTTCCATGACCCTTTTGATAACCATTTGATTTAACCCGCAACCATAATCAAAAAGAGATTTAATATTATGCTGCTTAATCAGGGTTTCAAGAAACATAACGATAGATTTTCTTTCGTCAGAACCGTAGTTGGGGTTCTTTTTGTATATTTCAATATATTCTTGTTGGTGTTTAAAATTTAATAATTGCTCCGAGCGGGTTGCGCCAATAAACCCGCAAGTTTCTCTCTCTATATCGTTATGATTAAACTCAGCCCAATATAATTCAAAAGCTACGCAATCTTCAATTACTTCAAATTGATGTACCTCGCCAGGAGGGATTTTTGTGTACTGCCCGGCAGTTAATATTGTCTCGTCTACAAGGTCGTAGTCATTTTTCCAAGAGCGTATAAGTAATTTACCTGACTCTACAAAAAATCCATTCCATTTAAATTTATGCTTGTGCTTGCTGCATGTTCCTCCGGCCTTGCCTTCAATTCTGTGAAATTCTAACAGCCCGTTTGCTTCCACTAATTCAGTATTTCCCCAAATTTTTCCAGATTTCATAATTTTTTATTTTAAAAGTTCTAATAATTCTCTGTCAAAACGGCTAAAATTGTCAACAACATACCTGGCACCGTTACTACTTTTTAGAGGTTTGACTGATGGGTGTACAAATTTATTTAAAGCTGCGCAGGCGGTGCTTATGTTCAATTCTCCTGGGTATTCAAAATATACTCCTGTTAATAGCTCGCATTTATGGTCAGTGTAAATATTTTCTTTAAATGTTATCACACAATTTCCGAGATACAAATTTTCCAACACCACATAAGGACAAGGATCTACTTGAGAAGTAAGAAAAAAATAATCTAATTTAGAAAAATAGCTATAAGGATTTGCTGTATATCTAATTTGATAAAAATTTAGTAGATTGTCGTCGTGAATGTCTCGATCCCCACCAATCCATAAAAAATTATAATCTGTGTAAATTTTTGCAAGCTCCACAAACAGCCTGTAGTTTTTCCTATCACACAAGCTGCCACACATACCTATTGTTATTTTTTCTAAATTTAAAGTATTTACATTATTTTTTATATCGCAAATTTTTTCAAATTTTAAACTATCTATCAAGTCTAGCTCTTTTTTAGTCAAAACTTCTTTTTGTATTTTAGGTAAATTTACTGTGTACTCTTTTTGTATTCTAGACGACACTACGTGCGTGGGCGCAAATACATCGGATAGATATTCAAAATGTTTTTTAACTTCATGAGAATGCCATAAAATTAATTTACTATCTAGCCATTTTATTACATCGGAATAATTTGAATTGATAGAATTAAAATATATTCTGTAAGGCTCTATTTTTGAGCATATATAATAAAGAATAGTGCTGTCTTCTTCGTATGAAATATAGTCTTCTGCAGCTATACAGTATTTATCTCGCAGTCTTACATTTTGTGCCGAGTCTACAAAATAGATTTTTTTATCGGTGCTACTCATTTTTAACTCAGAGTAAAGCCCCGCAAGATATTGCGTAGCTCCGTTAAATGAGCTTAAATGATTAACTAGCAGAATTGCTCCCTTGTAGGCACAATCAATTTTTTCTATATCATCTAATATTTTTTTACTTTTTATTTTTCGTATATCCTCAGCATAATCTAAATATGACGCGTTTTGAGGTAAATTGTTATACTTAATAAAAAAAGCTAAATCAAAAAGTCTATCAAAATATTTTCTACCTTCTGTTTTACCGAAAGCTTCGTAATGTGCTTCAAGTTGATCTTTTGATAAACCTGCAATATCTTTGTTAAAAAACCGATATTGCTCTACATCAAAAAATTCAGGCAAGCTTACTTTGTATACCCTGTTTTCTTTTTTTCCAAAATTTAAATAATGTAACGTAGCTGCCTCATCACTATATTTCTCTATGTCTAAATTATACTTTTTATACGCAGTTACATCAAAATCCAAAGGCAGCAGCTCTGTTTTTATTTTGTAAAATCTATTTTCTTTTTTACCTGTACTAACGTAATGGTTAATTAGTTGTTTATCAGAGAATTTAGATATATCTGGATTTAATTTTCTGTAGGTGTCTGCAGAAAAATCTACCGGCAGATCTTTAGTATCTATTTTATACGGTCTTTCTGGTTTAGCTTTAAAGTGCTGCATTAACCAAGAATCAGGCTGATTTGCCACATCGGGGTTAAGTTCTCTGTATGTTTTTAAACAAAAATCTTCAGGCAAAAAACTCTTTAAATCTGTAGAGATGATGTACTTATTTGTAAATTCTAAATTTTCCGAATCTTTAGGATTAAAATTTAATTCAGGTATTATACTGCATATTAGCTTGTAGTAACTATTTAAAGAATTATAAGGATTGTGTAGTTGTTGGTATACAAGCCTAGCAAATATTTTATCGACAGAATAAATTAAAGGATACCCGCTAATTTTCCCAAAAAGAATAATACAAAAATACAATTTTGTCGCGTCACTAATTTCAAAAAGTGTATCAAAAAAACTTTTTGTATCAAAGTCAGTTACAGCCTTTTTATACACATCGTCAGACTCAGAGATTAAAGCGTTTGCCTCTTTGTAGTTTTCTTTTTTAATCATGTGTGCCACGCAAGCAAGACGACACATCATCGAATTGACTATGGAGTTCTTCCAAAATTTTGTGGTGTCCTTTTTTACAAAATCTAAAGTTATTTCAAAAATATTTTCATCAAATCCAATTAATTGCGTATACATGTAACAATAAGCCATAACTAAAGAAGAGTACCACCTGGCTTTAACTGCGGGGCAGCTTATTTCCTCCAGTCTGCTTTGAGCTTTTTTAAAATTTTTAAATAAAAACAAGCCGGTAGATTTGCTTAAATCTTCCTGCAAGCTTGAATCAATAACCCTATAACACAAATAGCAAAAGCTATTAATATATATGTCTGCAGAAATTTCCGAACTGGATAAATTTTGCAGACACTCTTTTGTTCTTTTTTGGCCTCTAAAAATATGTGTTTTTACAAAAACATTTTTCATTGTGTATATGCTTATTATAGCTAGCACACAAAAAAAATCGAGAACACTGTAGTATTTTATTTTGCTTTAATTAAAAATGGTGATTACACATCACCGATCCGTCACAGTATTGCTTCCAGCCTATTTTAGACCACTCTTCACCAATATATCCGTCCCAACCAGTCATGTAGAAATTACCTGAAAGCGTTTTAAAAACTAGTCTGTATGGAAGAACCTTTTTGATTGCTCTTGTGTCATATAGAGTAAATCCTCCACCCTGCATTTCTACTCTAAACAACTTCGGTTTTACATTTTTTACTTTAGGTATTTTTCCCCAAATCTTAGGCTGTAGACTGATACATACAGTAGTTGGATCCATCTTCTGAGGATAGCAGCCTGCCACTGAAGCAGCTTTGATGTTATTGTCTTCTAGGTTTTTTATATGCTCATACAATAGCACAAGACCATCTTGGGTAGGCTCCATGTCGTCTTCTACGGTAAGAATATAATCATAGCTATCTACAATTTGAGAAAGTAATTTAGAATAAGTTCTGGCTACATGTGCATGTCTGTTTGTTTCTATGCAGTGCATATCATCTTCAGTCTTATGGGGAACACCTAAGTCTACTCTATGTATGTGCCTATACTTCTCAGACATTCTTTCTTTAAATCCTTCAAACCAGGTTTTAAATTCCTCTTTGTTTGTATTGTCACCAACAACAATGTCAACAACTACATCCTCAGGCAGCAGAGTATCAATTAGAAATTGCTCCCAATAGGTAACAAAACCTTTTGGAGAAAACATACTCACTATAGCCAATGAAGGCTTGTCTGTAACTTTAGCTATGTCTACTAGCTTTGATTTGCTTGGCACAGAGAATCTCTTCGAGTCTATCTTAAATCCGCAGTCCACTATTTCTTTGAATAACTCGTCCACGTTACTCAACTTCGGCTTGAACATATTCATCAGAGGTAGATTTATTAAATAAACCCCATCTAACGGTTCGCTCCAAACAAGATCCTTGTCTTTAGGTAAATCAAGCTTAGGCTTTTCGTTTTTCCATATTTCAGGATCAATTACAGCATAAAATTTAGTCAGATCTTTAGGTCTATTGAAACAGACAGAGATTTTTTTAAGAAGCTCTTCTTCTGAAATAATATTATCCATAGGTTACCCCCTCGCTAAATCTGCTTCCCTGGCTAGATGTTTGCCCGGAATCGTACGGATTTCCGACATTTCCAACATAAACTCCTCCACTATAATACTGACCATTCCATGTTCCTATTCCGTTGGCGCCTAAAGTAGTCGGAAGACCATTAACATAGTATACTCCGCCTGCGAATCCTGTGAACAAATCGCCATTCATATAAGTAAAAAACCCGTCAGTGCCGTAACCGTCCGTATTAAATTGTTTTAAAACACCTTTGTAATACCACTCGCCGTTATAACGTCCTGTAAATGGAACGTAGTTTCGATAAAAAAGCCCGTCAGTCAAGTGGCCGTTTCCGCTATTAAAGAATACCTCAGTTGTTAGTACGCCATACCTCCACCATTTATCATCTATTAATCCGTGCGCAAGCTCGCCATAATAGTATTGTTGATAGTTGTAAACTCCAGACCAGCCAAAATTAGGAAGATTAACTAACTGCGTAGGCTGTGCGTTAACATAATACACACCATCCCATTCACCTGTACCTGATTGATTTAAACTTGTAATTTCTCCGTTTATAAAATATATGCCGCTAAACCAGCCATTCTGAGGAGCTGTTGGTGTGTTTATTATGATTGGTGATGCTGGTGTTGGCAAACAGCTTACGCCTGTTTCTAATGATCTTGCTTGGGCTTTTAAATAATATGTAGCGCCAGGATCTAAGTCCATTAAGCTAAAAGTCACAGCATTACCAGAAGTCACTATCATGTTTTTTTCCTTAACTTCAATTGCTGGAAAATTTGGATATTTAGAATATATTACAGAAACAAACAGTTCTGCATCAGGCTTGTGATAAGCTGTGAACACAATCATAGCCACAGGGGGCTTTGTGGAGTTTTTAGCTATATTTTTTAAATTAGCTCTTAACCCTGAAGATATATCTGCTTGGGGAGTTACAGACCCAAACAATAAATTTTTAGGATTGTACAATATAGCATTTACTCCGACTACCACAGGCACACCGGAAGAATCCACTCCTGAGGGCAAGCTAGCAGAAGGAGGTCCATAGGATTTATCTAATCCATGGCTTTTAAAAAGTCCTGATCTAGCTATGCCTCTCATGGTATCAAATTAATAACCTTGTCCGCCAACAAATCCAAACCAGGTTTCTCCTGCGTCGAAGGACAAAAAAGAAAAAATATCTACAGCGCTATAAATAGATGAAACAGCAGGAACAAATCCTCCAGGCCAAAGAACAGTTTTATTTGCGCCTGCATAGCTAAAAGCAAAGTCAGCGTTATATATTCCTGTAGAAGCCTGCTGAAAAATTATTGTGAAACTTGTAACAGCTTGTCCTGTAATAGCCTGCGGAATATTAGACAAGTTAAATTTTACAATATTTCCTGTAGGGTTTATTTGAAAAACATTACCCAGAGATAAATCTAAAGAAACAACACCTTGTATATTTCCTGTAGGAGTAACCAAAGTTTCAAGTATATTTCTAACTTGCACATTTCCTGTAAAAGCTCCTCCTGTTTTAGGCATAGCCAGAGTAGCCAAACTATCTAAAGAAGATAGATCCGTCCATGTCTGGTCTCCCTCAAGCCTCCATTGCAAATGTGTTTCGCTAGTGTTTAATTGTAGCTTTTTGCCTTCAGGCCCTCTAAACCTGGGTTTTATTGTTGCGAGAGATTTCATAATGTTATTTTAAAAGCCGTGCAGCTTAATTCAGTTAAAAACATTATAAAATTAAAATCTCTAAAAACCAAGATACTTTTAAATGTAATTACTCTTAAAATCCTGACCTAAAATTTGAGCAAACCATGTTGCACCCTGATCTTTAGAGCTGAATAAAAATACGTCCATATGCCCAAGCCCAGATACCACAGAGTCAGGTGAATCGTTGTTAGCCCATTTTATTGTCGAGCTTCCAAAATCAAAATCTACGCTATAAACACTCTGTGTGTTTTGTTCAATAACAAGAGTAAATGTCACTACATTTGGAGGAGCGTTGATAATCTCAAAACTTGTAACATTTTCAGTAAGCGTTAGCCAAAAGTAAGAACCAAACGAAAGATTAATAGGTACTATGTTGTCTGCTGACGAAGGATAGAAGGTTTGAGCTAAAGAACCCTTGAATTGAATATTTCCAGAAAATACTCCTCCTGTTTTTCTAATTGCCTCAGGAGCCAAAGCGTTGAGATCTACCAAATTTGTCCAAGAGTTGTTACCTACATATTGATATTGGATGTGCGTGAGACTTTTCTGTAAAGATATATCTCTACCTCTTGGACCAATCAAATTAGGCTGTAATAAAGATAATTGTTTCATATTACTGTCCTATTAAGTTTCTCTGAAGGCTGGGGCCTAGTGTTGATAGTCCATCCTGACAAGCCAACAAGCGTATTTCTCCCGTAATATTTTGATTACCGTTTCTATGCCCTGTACTTGTGAGAGGTCTAACAGGTACGTTGTATGTTGTTCCGGTATATAATGCTTGAGACTTGATTACCCGCACATCGGAAATAAAACCGTTCCACATTCCAGAAAAATAAGTATCACTAAAACACTTCTCAGCTCTGCAGCCAATAGCTAAAGGATTAACTAAATCGCTAGCCTTCCAATCGCAATTATTAGGATTCATTGCTCTAATATCCTGGAGTTGCCCATTGAAATATAATCGTATTGACCCGTTGTGTCTGGTCATAGCTATATGGTGCCATTGTTCTTTAGTAAACCCCTCATTCATTACAGGGCGTTCAGTATCATAATCGTGATGTATAACCTGATTACACATACCCACGACTTCAAACCCAGGGTTTATTTTACTGTACTGACTTCCTTGTCTATAATCTACAGCAAAGCAAAGTTTTTTATTATTATAAATGCCGTTAGAGCTGCTAAAAAACCCTGTAATTCTTTGGCAATGCTTAGGTTCAAACACAGATTCATATGCAGCGTATGCCCAGGTAGGTAAAGTGCGGGCATACAAAAACATCTCAATAGTGCAATTTTCGTACCTAAAATCTAATATAGATTGCGGTCCTGTGATATACGTATCTCCAGGACCGTTAAAGTTATGTATACCTACTGTCCAGCCATTATTATCTGCATAAAAATAGTTAGAACCTATTTTAAAACAGGTATTATTTAGCTTTTGAGTAAGTGCTATATTTCTGTATACAACTGTATTGTGTAAGGAAGATTTATTTGACGGGGTAAATACTGTATTTGCATTTAACACGTTTGCACTATTATTTGTTAAAATCTCAACACCAGTCCAGCTTTTATTTCCAGCTGGAATGATACTCCCAGGAGACAAAGATCTAATTGTTCCTGCACCTATGTTAGCTATAGTAGGCATATTATACCGCTCCGGCTTCAGATTGAGATGTAAATACACTATACGTAGCTGCTGCAGTTTTAACTATAGCGAACGTGTATGATTCAACTTTACCTGCCTGCGAGGCATAACCTGGGCCTGTATAGGAATACACATTTACCCCAGAACTCGCACCGTCAACGGTAGGATTACCTATTGTTCTATTTGTACTTGTAGCTAATACGAAAACAGTACAACTTATAGATTCACCTATCGCTAGCGCGCTATCTAATGACGATGAAGAACCGGCTCTAAAATTAAAGTTAAAATTAGAGGATATACCTGATGTAAAATAATACACCTGGTTGTCATTTAAATTAATATTTATAGTTCCTCCGGTAGTGTTAGCGGTTATGCTAATTCTTTCTTTAATAGGGTTTGGTAAGTACGTTGGAAATGTTCCGGAAGGGCCTGTTGCTCCAGTTGCTCCGCCAGGACTTCCCGTGTCCCCCTTGGGTCCTGTTGCTCCGGTTGCCCCGCTACCAGTAGCTCCGGTTGGGCCTGTATCTCCCGTCGAGCCAATCTGTCCAGTAGCTCCGGTTGGGCCTGTATCTCCTTTTAATCCGGTCGGTCCTTCAATCCCTGTGGATCCTTGAGCTCCGGTAGCTCCTGTTGAGCCGAGTGGTCCTGCAATTCCCTGCACTCCTGTAGCTCCAATTGCGCCAACTGCTCCAGCGAGGGTAATAAGCCAACCATTCATGTCATCAATACCGTCACCATGAACCGCTGTAGCGTTAACTATTAAATTACCGTTACTAGGAGTATACGATACAACTGTAGCCTCAAAGTAAATACTAGTATCGCCGGTGTAGGTTATAATTACGCTCTGATTTGGAATGTAATTTAACCCTTGCTCTACTACAAATATTTTTTGTCCTGTGCTAAATGAAGCTATTTCGGAATCAGAACTAGTTTGATATCTGTCAGAAACGCCATCGACCCCAGTGGCTCCAGTTGGTCCCTGATCTCCGACTGGTCCCTCAACACCCATAACCCCAGCCTCACCTGTGGCGCCCTGAGCTCCTGTAGCTCCAAATACATCTATCGAAAGCACGTTCCAGCTTCCTGTATTTACGTTAGGCACACCAGTGTACGGCTCAACCGCGTTGGTGCACCAATACAACTGACCAAAAAAGCTTACAATGTCTCCAGTGTTGTAATTATTATTTGTGTTAAAATCTCCAACATATGTAAGAAATGTGGAAAATCCTTGAGGGCCTATAGGTCCTGAGGGGCCTTGAGGGCCAGATGGTCCCTGGGCGCCCGTGGCCCCTGTTGAGCCTGCGCCAGTGGCGCCAGTTAAACCTGTAGCTCCAGTAGCCCCACCGGGATCTCCAGTGGCACCAGTTAAACCTGTTGCTCCTGTGGCTCCACCGGGATCGCCTTGTATGCCCTGTAGGCCTGTAGCTCCTATAGGTCCAGTGGCTCCCATGACTCCAGTGGCTCCCGTTGAGCCTAGAGAAATTTGTGACGTAAAATCACCAGACATATTTTTAATGTCCCAGCCAATATCTGCGCCGACGTAGGTTAATAATACAGTGGCATTAGCAATATCTAAATATAACCCCTCGTTATCTCCATCAATTAAATCTGTTCCTGCTGGAAGCACAGTTAAGCTATTAGTGGCCCAAGTGCCTTCCGCATCCTGAAGCCATAAATAGTCACCTAAGCTAGGGCTGACGGGCAATGTTACAGAAAACGACGATGAAGAAGTATCGGCCAATATCCACTCATTAATTGATAATGTAGACACAGCACTCACATAAGTCCAGTTCACGTTGGCTCCACTGGGTCCAGTAGCTCCACTAGGCCCTGTTGCTCCAGATGGGCCTGCTTCTCCAGTTGCTCCAGTAGGTCCACCAGCAGGACCTGTTGCTCCTCTAGCTCCAGTTGCTCCAGTGAAGTTAACAAATTCTATGTTAACCTGACTAAAGTAAATATTAGGAGGAGGATCTCCTGCACCCTCGTAACCGTCAGCAGAGTGAGCGACACCTGTGTAATAAAATGCATTGTTATATCTAACAATGTCGCCAGCATAATAATATGTACCGTAAGTCCAATCTCCTCTAGTCGCATTTATCGTACCATTAGCTCCAGTTAATCCGGTAGCTCCCACAGACCCTTGAGCTCCTGGAGAGTATAGCAAATCCCACAGATCATTTCTGTTCTGCGGTTCGTCGTATACATAAGCATCTATATTTTGCTTAGCTACATAGCCTGCACCGTTGTGGCTAACAATGTCACCTACAACATAGCTATAAGAATAGTTCCAACTTCCCTTATAGTTTACTGCGGATAAACCTGTAGCTCCTGTAGCGCCATCACCGCCGGCAACTCCAGCAACTCCTCCAAGGTTAACATCCCATGCGTAGTATGGTTGAGACTGGTCTCCATAATGACTGACCACCAAAAAAACAAGCTGACCACTGCCAGCGTCATAGCTAACCACGGTACCTTCCATATAATCGGAAGGTGTGCCACTATGAACAACCAACAAAGGTTGATTTGCTATATAAGCTAATCCTGCTTCAACTGTCAGTGTTTGAATGCCGTCGGCATTAGGACCATCACCAATAGTTAATTCTGAAGTTGATGTTGTTCTATATCTGTCGCCAACGCCAGTTGCGCCAGTTGAACCAACTTCACCCTGAGGACCTGGGTCGCCTTGAGGACCTGGGTCGCCTTTAGGACCGGGATCGCCCTGAGAGCCGTCATTTCCGTTAGGGCCAACTTCACCCTGAGGACCTTGCGCGCCCGATGGACCTTCTAAACCTGCCTCTGAAAGTGCATATAAATTAACCCAATTACTATTATCGTTGCTATATTGAACATAGCTTTGATTAATTCTGAAATATGCGGTACCTGCAGGCCCCGGTTCACCAGATGGTCCAGTAGCCCCGCTTGGGCCAGTAGGTCCCTCGGGTCCCTCAGGCCCGCCTCCTGGTCCTGTAGGTCCTTGATCTCCTTCAGGCCCTTTATCCCCAGCGACTCCGGTTGCTCCTGTTGCGCCAGTTTCACCATCAGCACCAGTCAACCCAGTATAGTTATACAGTGTTCTCCAGGCATTAGTATCCTCGTGAGTATATTTCCATAATACTTGGCTGCCAGCTTGGTCTATAGAAAATTCTGCTGTATAGCCAGAAGGCCCTAATATTCCAGTAGCTCCGGTTGCTCCTGTGGCCCCTCCTGGAGGGCCTTGTACACCTGTGGCGCCAATCAAAGAAAGCAGCCACTCTGGAGTAGTTCCTTGAAATCCATTTATAACAGCTATCTCATAGTCGCTTAAACCTTGAAGGCCAGAATCGCCTTTAGGACCCTGCTCGCCCGTGGCTCCAGTTAAGCCAGTACTACCAGTCAAGCCTGTGCTTCCATTGATGCCATCTACACCATCTACACCATCTACACCATCTCTGCCTGCAGCACCTGTGGCTCCTGTTAGTCCTGTGGCCCCTGTGCTTCCATTGATGCCATCTACACCATCTCTGCCTGCAGCACCTGTGGCTCCTGTTAGTCCTGTGGCTCCATTTAGACCATCAACACCATCAGCTCCGCCAGAAAAAGAAGCCTCTGTCCAGTTGGCCTCTGAGTTAGGCATTGCGCCTGTCACGCTACTTCTAGATTCACTATTTAAAAGTTTATATTTATAATAGCTATCTCCAGCTCTAGTAACAGCTCCTGCTGTGTATCCTGTTTTAACATACACAAGCATCCCTTCAGTCAATCTTGCTCCAGGAATGTCTGTAAGTCTATCTCCGCTATCGCCACTTATACTTTGCAGCGTACCTCTTAATTCTGTATCTAGGGCGATAGGTGAATTTGTCCCAGTGCTCCATGTACCGGGCCACACATTTCTTGTTAATCCATTATAATCAGTACTCATTATGATATGCTCACGTAAGTGGTTCCAGGTTGTAGGGTAATACCCCAAAATCTATAGTTCTCTGCAGAATATCCAGCAGGAGGAGTATCAGGCTGTAGAGCAACAGTGCCACCATCAACAACGCTTACATCACTGAGTAATCCTGCGCTTGCTCCTGTTTTAAATGATGTTGGCTGACTTGCTGATGCTCTTACAGCAAACCAGAACGCTCTAGGATTACTATCTGTATTATTGATAGCTTGTGTACTTAGAACTTTAACCTGATCTGCCAATTGGGTGACGGTAGATTCAAAGCCTCCAGAGCCACTATCATTCACAACATCAGCTCTTGTTGGAACTGTACCTGTGCCAGAAGTCCACATCCAGAATGAAGGATACGTAAACGAAGCCGCAGTGTTGATGTTTGCGCTATTTGTTGGACCCAACGTGACCTGATATGAAGTACCTGTAACTTCAGCTGGTCTAGTGCATAGCGTGGTGAGCGTTACGCGAGTCGTTGTAGAACTAGCGTTAGTTTTATTAATTGCTGTAGAAAAAGTTAATGTTCCAGAGCCAGAAAGATTGCTAGGGCTTCCATTAGTTCCAGTTATAGTAAAAGCCCTGTTAGCTGTGTCCGTTAATCCTGTTGTAGCTACAGTGTACGCAGAGCTAGCGTATGTTTGTAAAAATGTTTTACCTGTAAGTGCAGCAAGGCTGATAGAATGATTTACTGCATTCCAGCTTACACTAAAGTCAGCTGTACTAGTCCATGTGTCTGTACTGGTGCCGTTCCAGTAATTAAATGTAACTCTTCCGCTTGCGCTTCCTCCAGCTGAAGTATTTGAGGTAGATCTAATATACGAAGTAGAATTATTAGTTGTAAACGTTCTAGACCAGTCTACTCCTCCTGCAGGACTTGCACTATAGCTGCCCGCAGTATATGCACTTAAATTTGTAGATACGCTGCCAGTTAATTGAGTCAATGAAAGAACACTACTAATATATTGATCAAGTACGTCTGAAGGATTATCTGCGCTAACAGTAAAGGAAGAAGCAGCCACATCCCAATTTAATGTTCCGTTTGAAGCTGCTCCGACTGTAGGAGTAAATGCAGCTAATGTTAATATTAAATTACCGTTAGTTATAGCTGCTGTTCTAACCGTAGAAGTAACGCCATTTTCAATATAGCCTGTAAGTGTTCTTGTGGACCCGGTACTTTCAAAAACAAAATTACTTTCACCAGCAGCTCCCGCAGGGCCGGTAGCTCCTGTTAATCCTGTGGCACCAACACTACCTACTGCACCAGCAAGGTTAACTGTCCAACCAGAAAGCCCAGTTCCAGATCCGTTATGACTTGTAACATTAACAACTAATGCTCCTGAGCCAGAAGTATAATTGGTTACAGTACCCTCCATGTGAGTAGTAGGATCTGTAGTATAAGAAATAATTACACTCTGGTTAGGTGTGTAGTTTAATCCTGTTTCGACAGTAAGATTTTTTGTGCCGTTGTCTACATCGAGACTAGAATTAGATGAAGTCTGATATCTGTCAGAAATCCCTGCTGGTCCGGTAGCTCCAGTAGCACCTGATCCAGTAGCTCCAGTTAATCCGGTAGATCCTTGAAGACCAGTTGGACCAATCTCACCCGTACTGCCGGTTAAGCCTGTAGCTCCCAAACCAGTCGCACCCATTAAACCAGTTGCCCCTATTTCTCCAGTAGAGCCCGTGGCTCCTATAGAGCCTGTTGCTCCGTCTGGTCCTTGAAATCTGGGTCTGAGTGTTTGTAGGGAAATCATATGGCTGTAATATTAAACTATATTAGAAAGTAGATAAAGAAACTTTCCTCCATTTAGCTGCACCTGCTACACCTGTACCTGTACAAATATACAAAGCATCGTTTGAGGTGTCTAGAATTGTTTGACCTAGTAATCCAGGAGAAGTAGATGTTAATGCACCGAATTGTACTGTAGATTGAGCTGCTCCTAGAGTAAGAATATCTGCACTAGTTGATGCGGTTATATAACCAGCATTAATAGTTCTTTTAATATTACCTGCAGCAGCAGAGGGAGTAAGATACATCAAATTGCTATCCCATTCAACGCGATGAGCTGTTGCAGTGTTTAGCAATATACCTCCTTGAAATGAATACGGTGCTACCCCAGTAGTTCCGGCTACAAAAGTTTGCGCAGCTGTAAATGTATTTGAGCCAATTTGAGCATTATTTGCTCGTACACTAACATTATATGCTACAAGAGAATCAAAACCTATTGTTGCGGTTGAATTAACTAATGATGGCATCAAGCTGACAGTAAATCCTGAATTTGCAGCACCTAACTGAATATCAAAATACATTGCTCCTGTGAGTGTACCTGAAAACCACGAAGGTCTATTCATTACAAATCCAGTAGTCATGGCAATTGGACCTACAGACTGCGACACGTTTACAGTCCAACTGGATCCGCTTCCTCCGGTAATATATGTTCCGGCAGTTACTCCGGTTCCTGCAATATATTGACCTATTTCCAGTGCACCGCTAACCGCAGAAACTGTGAGTGTTGTGCCAGAAATTGTACCAGTAAAACTTGCACCAATAGAGTTAACTTTCCAAGGTCCATTTAAGGCTGATGCAGTTTGTCCTGTGAGTAATATGATATCATTAATCTGCAATGTCCGAGTATCCATCGAAATAACACTCGATGAAATTAACTGTGTAGTTGAACAATTAAAAATATTTGTAGTAGATGTTCCTCCTGCGGATGGGCTACCACTCATTGTTAATGTTCCAGTACTGCCCGACGCTCCTGTACCTGTATCAATTGATCTAATTACGAATGTTTGCAACGCACCTACCTGTAAACACATCCCTGGTACAAGTTGTACTCCACTACTTAACGCAGAATAATTGACTGTAGTAGAACCGTTTGTGTAAGAAAACGTGCCTGTTCCTACAGTGGCCAATGTTAAATTTGAATTGTGTCGTATGGTTGCAGATATAGGTGAGTTAAAACTAACTCTAGCTTCATCTATAGTTATAACTCCTGTTCCACCTTGTGATATAGCTAATGGTGCAGCACTAGTTAAAGCTGCCTGAGCACCCAAAGCAGTAAGTGCAGCTACCGCACTAGTGCTTCCTGTACCTCCATTTGTTAAACCTATAATATCTGCAGTACTGAGTGCTCCAATACCTTGAGGAGTAATACTATTATTGCTAGCGCTCACAACTCTTCCATATTCATCAATAGTAAGGCTTGGAATTTGTGAGCTACTTCCAAAAGAACCTAATGCGGCAGTGGTCAACGGTGAGATACCTGCCCCAGTTGCGCCTGTGGCCCCGATTATTCCTGTAAGATAGTCAGAGAAATCGCCAGCAACATTTTTAACATCCCAACCAATGCTTTCGTCTACATATGTAAAAAGAACAATAGCATTAGATATGTTTAAATTTAATGAGTCATTTAAACCAACAATAGTATTACCATTAGGATCAACAATAACATTATTTGTCTCCCATGATCCTTTAGCATCCTGAATCCAAACGTATGCTCCTACTGTAGGATTAGCTGATAATGTAAGAGTAAATCCATCACTAGAAGAGTCGGCAAGAATCCAGCTGTTATCAGCTACTGTAGAATTAGACGATACTATCTGCCAATCACTAGATCCTCCCGATTTAGGTACAAGATCATTGTTTGTTACTCCAGCTTTAAACCAATGCTCTACAACGTCACCACCATCTCTGATACCTACAACCAGACCTGGATGCCTCTGAGCTACCGGAATAGCGGTTTTAGCTGCAGCCACATCGATATAAGGGCCATACCTATTATCTATTGGTTTGGCTGCAGCTATCTTAAGGTTATCATTTAATAATATTGCCATAATATTCTCTAATCATACTAACTGTAGTTTAGTAAATATTAAGGTTGATATTGCCATGAGCCTACGGTATCTGTTGCTCCTCCGCTGATATAAATGTCATAGCCTACATTTTGCCAGTATCCTTCTTTAGACGTAACACTTTGACGTACAGGAGAGAGCACAGCTTGATTAGCTCCAATGTTTCCTGAGTTAAACGCAGTATTGTAGTACTTTGTTTTTTTCAACCCTGCAAGATTGTCAGGATTAGGAATAGCTACCCAGAAGTATTGATCTGCTGCATCAAAATTATTAATAGTTACAGTTCCGTTAGATCTACCTACAGTTTTACCAACTCCAGTACCGTCCAGAATTGCTGCAGCAATAGTAGCTCCTGTAGGTTCAGTGTCGCTAAGCCCCCAGTAATATGGGTAGATACCTTCCACAGACTCTGTATCAGAAGCCAGATCATTTGTTCCTTGTAGAGCTGTTGTAGCCTGACCTTTGTTATCGAGCAAAGGTTGTCCTGTGCTATAATTTCCAGAACCGGTCCAGTTTACCACACCAGCTATAACCTTATAAGTATCTGAAACTGACAAGGTGTAAGTACTGTTGTTATTGTTAGCGTTAGCATATCCAAATTGAGCTTGGAGATTTGTAGCAGGTGCTGTGGTAGGACTGGTGGTTGTACCAAGCACACCAGAGTTTGCTCCTCCTGATCTGCTTATTGATAGAGATGTAAATCCTCCAGAGTCGTTCTTAGTTCCAACTAGAGTTACTGTCGGATTTAAATCCACGCCTATTTCCTTAAGACCTGTCTGCCCTGCACCCAAGCTAAGGTTTAATGTAGGAAGAGTATAATCAGGATTAAGTGTTGGGAAAAGAATAGTATCAAGAACTTCGATAATAGTCTTTGTTTTCCAGTTATCTGCTGTATCAGGCTGTGCCCCACCAGCGACCACACTCTCAACAATATCGCTAATTGCTGTAGCGTATAGGCTGTTTCCTGCATCAACTCCAGTGGCTCCAGGAGAGCCTGAAGGTCCTGTGCTGCCGACAGATCCAGTAGCTCCTGTTGGTCCAATAGCTCCTACAGCACCATCAAGATTTACTACCCAAGTAGCAGTTACAGATCCGCTGCCGTTATGTGTAACAATTTCAGCAACTAATACTCCTGTGACCTTATCATAACTAACCACATAACCATGCATGTGAATAGCTGTGTTTGTAGAGTGGGACACTGTAATGTCCTGATTAATAGAATAACTTAATCCTGCTTCGAGGTTTATAGTTAAAGGTCCTTCAACAACTGTCAGTGTGTCTGTGAAAGATGTTTGATATCTATCAGAAACGCCTGACGGGCCTGCGACACCAGTTGCACCAGTCAAGCCTGTTGAACCCTGCTCGCCAGTACTACCTGTGAGACCGGTAGCTCCAATCTCCCCAGTGCTGCCAGTTAATCCAGTTGCGCCCTGTAATCCAGTAGCTCCAGTCAGGCCAGTAGCACCAACCTCACCAGTAGCTCCTGTAAGACCTGTTGCACCAATTTCACCAGTAGCGCCAGCGTCACCAGTTAAGCCGGTAGCACCAATTTCACCAGTACTACCAGTTAATCCAGTTGCACCAATATCGCCGGTCAAACCTGTGGCGCCTGTTTCTCCAATTAAACCTGTAGCACCTACTTCGCCAGTGCTGCCAGTTAGGCCGGTAGCTCCCGTTTCGCCGGTTGATCCTGTTAAGCCTGTGGCGCCTTGAGTTCCAGTACTACCAGTTAAGCCTGTTGCGCCGATCTCGCCAGTGCTGCCAGTTAGGCCGGTTAGACCTGTAGCTCCTGAGGGACCAATAATTAAAGTTTCGTCAGTAATGTCCGCTACAAAATTATATGCGTTGCCTGGGCCTGCTGTACCTAAGCCTGCACCCATATATACATACATCGCTCCGCCTGTGAGTATAGCAAACTGCCCTATGTTTTGGGCTGTACCAGCAGGAAGACTTTCAACATTAGCGGCAGTTGCAAAAACACTAAAGCCCATACCAGAAGGACCGCTAGGGCCAACTTCCCCGGTAGCTCCAGTCGAACCACTGACCCCTATACCTGTAGCTCCAGTAAGACCAGTGCTTCCGACCTCACCGGTAGCCCCTGTTAATCCAGTTTCACCAGTAGCGCCAACTTCACCAGTACTGCCAATTAAGCCGGTAGCGCCCGTTTCGCCAGTAGCTCCAACGGCGCCTGTTGCACCGTCAACACCAGCAGATCCCGTAGCTCCAATTTGACCTGTAGCTCCAGTTAGTCCTGTTGCGCCAGTAGCACCTGTGGCTCCGTCAATACCAGCACCTGTAGCTCCAGCTACGCTTTTAATGATTAAATCATCATTAGTAATTCCATCTCTAAACCAGTACTCAACTACAACACCAGTACCTGCAGTCAAAATACCTACAGTTAACCCCTTATATCTTTGTGACGATGAGATATTAGTTGTCGCAGTTCCTTTATCAGCCCATGGACCATATCTTGCATCTGTAGGCAGCGTTCTTGCTACTAGAATATTATCATTAAGTAATATAGACATATCGTTTTTCCTTTAGTGTTGTTGTTTTGTTATTATAGATTAAACTTTAAAAATAATCGAGCCTGCAGTTGAAGAAGCTTCCAAGCTAATATAAATATTAAAAGGTATGCTAGACCATAGCCCGCTAGGAGAGGTTACAGCATACTCGACTGGTGCAAGAATAAATTGACCTGGTCCGATAGGTCCGTTGTTGATGTCTACTATCGAATTAGCCCAACGTTGCTTTAAAGCATATGACTCATGTACAGCTAGCCAGATATACTCGTCAGAAGCTCCGTAAGCTATGGATATATCTCCAGCTGCGCTAGCTAAAACTTTGTTTTGTGTACCTGCAGCTATCAATGCTGCCACATTTGCAGGAGATATTGCTGTACTGCTCTTTCCCCAAAAATATGGATATATGCCAGTCACATCAATATTTCCTGATGTAAAGTTTGTTCCAGCAGACTGCGGTGCAGCTGAACTCCTTAAACTAAAATTTCTAGAATCTTCAGCACCTTTATTATTTAACTTTTTAAGTCCGGCTCCATAGTTTCCAGATCCGTTCCATCTGGTTAATCCTTCAGGTACTGTGAAGTTATTATTAGTGTAAGTGATTGTGTAATTATTGTTAGGCTGGTTAGGATTAGCGTATCCAAACTGAGGACTTACTGCAGTGGTCTCTACAGCTGTAGGACTGCTGTTAGTATATAGTGCTACGCTATTTTTATTAATTGATAGCTGTGTAAATGCACCAGCGTCATTTTCTGTAGCCACAAGGGTTAAAGTTTGATTGATCACAAATCCTACTTCTTGATTACCTGCAAAACTAGGGCTGGCTGTGAGTTGAATAGTTGGTATTGTGTAAGTAGGCGGCTGGTCTGGAAACAGAATAGCGTCTAATGCTTGAACTAAAGATTTCTGCTTCCATGCACTAGCCTGAGCCGTAGATGCTCCACCTACAGCAACACTAGCAACCAGATCCGCAATTGCTGTATTATAAATGGTAGATATTTGATTACTGACTATAGCTATACCTGAATTAGGAGCAACCTCTAAGCTGGCCCCGCCGCCAGCAGGTCCAGTTGCTCCTGTTAAGCCAGTAGCTCCGACCACACCTACAGCTCCAGCTAAATTAACTGTCCAAGAACTTCCTGTTGTTCCTGTGCTGCTATGTGAAGTAATAGATACAACTAACACGCCCGTACCAGCATCATAGCTGAATACATTACCATGCATGTGAGCATTCGCATTACTTACCAAAGAAATCGTCACACTCTGATTAGGTGTATAGCTTAAGCCTGTTTCTATTGTTAAGGTTTGTTTTCCTTCTGTACCGTCCCCGACGGTTAATGGCGTTGAGGATGTGGTTTGATATCTATCCCCAGATAATCCGGTAGCTCCGGTTAATCCAGTTGCTCCAGTGGATCCTTCTCCTGTAGCACCTGAGTCTCCTTGAGGACCAGTAGCCCCTGTTAATCCAGTCTCGCCTGTGCTTCCTTGTAGGCCTGTAGGTCCCTGAGATCCAGTAGCGCCATCCTGTCCAGTAGCCCCAGTTAATCCAGTTGCTCCTGTTAAACCAGTACTACCTCTATCTCCTGTTAACCCAGTAGCTCCTAAACTTCCTGGTGCCCCTTGAGGTCCTTCTAATCCAGTTGCACCCGTTTCCCCTGTGCTTCCTTTGAGTCCGGTTGCTCCAATGGCACCTACAGCTCCGGCTAGATTTACAATCCACGAAGCAGCTGAAACTCCTGATCCACTAAATCTAAAAACCTCAGCCTGTAGTTCTCCTGAAGTTCTATTATAGCTAATAACAGTGCCATGCATGTGATTTGTAGGATCACTAGACTGGCTTATTGTTATATACTGGTTTGGAGTGTAATTTAACTCGGCTTCAACAGTTAGAATTTTAGTTCCTAAGCCTAAAGTTAATAAAGTTAATGAAGTTGTCTGATATCTATCAGCAATACCGCTAGGACCAGTAGCTCCGCTAGGTCCAGTGAATCCTCTAGGTCCCGTAGCCCCACTAGGACCAGGATCACCAGTTGCACCAATCGAACCAGTCGACCCTTGTACTCCTGCAATTATACTTTGCTTTAAAAATCCGTAATTAACGGTGCGTGTATAATCTAGATCAACGCCCTCGTTTTGACTGACAATAAACAAATCGGCAGCACTTAGCCCAGTTGCGCCGTCAAGCTGGGGAATTTGTTTCTTTTGTTCGTCCATAATTAAGTTTATATTACGGCAAACAAGAGAAATTTACAATTTCTATTTTAAAAATTCAAAAGCAGAGCGAAGACAACCTATTTTATATTTATCTAGAGTAGAATAGTAATTAGAATCTTCTTCAAGATGATCTTTTGCTATCTCTTTGGCTATGCTTTTACTTTTGGTATGCTCCTGTTCGTGAGCTAGCCCTTTAGCCAATTCTTTTTTAGGATATTTGCTGTCAGGTTTGTTGTCACCTTCTCCTCCCACGAGCTTTTCTTTTGCATGTTTATAGAAATGCTTACCTATACCTGACATTATACTTTTAGCTCCCTCTTCGGTTATGTCACCGATTCTGCCAAAGTTACCCATTGCGCTACCTCTCATACCATCATATAGATCTCCCACAGCTTTCATAGTATTTCCGCCTGAAGCATATGACAGTGCTTTGTTTATTTTACTGTTAGGATGCACAGCGTAGCTCAGATTTTTAAGTATAGGGCTATTAGATACACCCATGCGCTGAAAGACAGGGTTATTTCTAAATGCATCTGCCTGTAGATTTCTTTTTGTTATATTTCTATTCTTTTCTAAGAATGCGTCATAAGCTCCCTCTCCAGGAGCTGGCGTAGGAATATAGCTATTCCCAAAGATTATTTGCTTTAACAGATTTTGCTGTTCAGCGTTAAGCATATTAATAGTATGCTTCTTGACCTTTCACTGGCTTTAATGGGGGAGGAGTATATTTGCCTTTGGATGCTGCAGCGTCGTTAAGATCTCCCTGACCAGGCTTTATTGGTGCAGGTTTTCCAGGAGCAACAGGAGCAGGTTTCTTAAACGCTACAGGTGCAGCTAGTTTATTGAGAATATCCACAGCCTCTTTTTGAGAGTAGCCATGTTCCATTGCTCTTTTAACGAACCCATTGATGTATGCTTGTGTTGTATTCATATTTATTTATTTATTTTTTCGTCGTGCTCTATTCTTTTTTTATTTATGTAAGCTTTTAAAGCTCCTGTGATTGCGGAGGGAGCCGCAAGAGTTGTACCATATGATAGAAAAGCAGGCAAGATTGATAGCGCGTTACCTAATACTTTTCTACGTGGCATAGAAGAATTCATCATGTATTTAATACCTCTCCTCGAGGCTTCAAACTCAGGAATTAAAACACCAGCATTAGCTGCTGTACCTAATAATGCTCCTTTGGCTGCCCCTGAAAGCATACTATCGTCATCTTTTCCTACGAGTTTATAAGCGAGTCTAGGTGCAAGAATGCCTCCTCCGAGCATATTAAATTTTTGAGTAGGTCCGTAAAGGTTTCTTTGTATTTTTCCTACAATACCAGGCGATGCATGAATATTAGCATGTCCAATTTCATGTGCCATAACTCCTGGTTTATATACTCTTTCAGATAACGCTTTAACCAGTCCAACTTTACCGGGCTTGCCATTATATCCTTTAAAATAAGCGTTATCAACCTTACTTTCTGGCGTAGGTTTTTCTATGTCTAACTTATTTTTTAGTTTAGCGTTTTCTATAATCTCGTCCAAATGTCTATCTTCAAGTTTATCAAGTTTGTCTGCACCTAATGAAAAAACTTTCTGCGCCAACAAAGATGCAGGTATCGAAGCCACTCCTGCAATACCAGAAAAAAGCCTAGCGCGTTTATTATCAAAATACTGGTTAGGCTGATCTTTTGATTTATTGACGTATTCGGCTATTTGCTCATCTTTTTCACTATCGTTTATTTTATTATATTGTTCTTTTCTATTCTTAGATATTTTATGCCCAGCATAGCCACCTCCTGCCGCTCCCAGTAAACCTAAAATTAAAGTTGTCAGTTTACTTTTAGGTGAAGCTATTGTACCTGCCGCTAGACCTAACCCTCCGCCATATAAAGAACCAATACTTGCGGGAATAGTTGAGTCAAACTTCATCGACTCATCTGAGTCTTTTTTTATTTTTTCCAGTATTTTCTTTTTAAGTACTTCCTTTTTAGGATCTAATACACGACCATAATTAGGATGATAAGGGTCATTTATATTCTTTTTTTGCTCTAAATATCTATTTAGAGCCTGCTCTAATGCAGGGTCTATAGCATTTTCTGCTTTTTTATGCTTTACGCGTTCTGGAAGTTTAGCCCCTTTAGGTGTATGCTCGCTCCATTCTTCAGCCATTTCTGGATGATTAGCATACATCCATCTACGTTGAGCTTGTGATTTAAAGGGCATGGTGTAGCTAATTTATTCTGGAGATTTTTTATCTGAGTGCGCTTTATACATCTCTCTGTGCTTGTCCCTTGTTTCTTTATCGCCCATGACCGTATTTGCAATTACGCCAGGCAGACCTAAAAGTGAATTCATCAGCCCTCCTTGCTCTCCAGCCGAGCCTGCGTGAAATCTTCTTTGTAAGCGAGTACCCATTTCAGTTAATGGTCCTCCCACGAAAGGATTCAAGTAATAATGCCCTTTGTGTTTCTCTTTATTATGAGCAATTGCTTTTAGTACCTGCTCTGCGGCCATCATTCTAGCTGCTTGTTCTTGCCTGTAAGGTCCGTCCTCTTCAGCAAAAGCTTGCTTATATAGTTCGACAGCCTCGTCACGGCTAAACCCGTGTTCGTTAGCTCTTTTTAAGAATCCTTCGATGTATGCTTGTTCTGTGTTCATGGTAGTTATATGGTAGTTATAATTTCTTTTCTATTTTACGACAACTGTAGGCCAGAGTCACTTTCTTTTTAACTTCTTCAATATATTTATTTATTTCATCTTCTTCAAGCCTTAAAACTATATATCCTGCCTTTTTTAGCTTTTGAGTTATAGCCCTATCCTTGTTCTCTTGTGCTTCTGTGTTGTGATGCCAGTATTTGCCGTCAGCAAACAATACTACATTAGGATATACGAATAGATCCGCAATTGTAACTCCTAGTATAGGCTTTTGAGTAACAAACTCTATACTCATTTCAGTTAATAGTGCTTGGAGTTTGAGCTCTATGCCAGTTTCTTTTCTATCTCCGCTCAGATAGCCTTTTATACTACTACAGATTTTGCTACATGTTTTACCTTCCCGCATCCTCTGAGAAGGTTCTCGCCATATTTTGCCGCAAATAGGGCACTCTACACTAGGTAGACGCATTTTTCCTATTCCTCAATCTATCTTTCCACACCAGTATGTCTTCTCTCAGGTTTTCATTAATACCCTTATAGTTGCCTAGATGCCCAAAGAACAGATGACAGTATACTCCGTGACCTTTATCTTCGCATAGAGTAATAAGATTGTTAGGGTCTAACTCTAGCTCAGGATGAGTATGAAAAGGTTTAACATGATGCACCTCTAGCTTACGAGTACCCCCACAGAGAGCGCACTCGGGATTAGCTTTGATGTGTGTTCTTCTCACACTGGCCCATTTAGTACTACGCTTGTGCTCTGGATTTTCTTTACCTTCCAAGAGCTCTTTCTCTGTAGTTACATTTTTAGCCATACACTATTCTTCGCACTCACCGCACTTACAATTCCACTTACGCAAAGACTTGTTGATACGGCTATCTGGATCGCTTTTTGCCTTACTTCCTGTATTAACCCGCTTCATGCCACACATACGGCTACAGAAACTATTCTGTCTTTTGGCTCTTTCCCCCTTTGGATTACTCTCTGTCACAGGAGCCTTAAGAGTACCGCCGGTTTGCTTTTTATAGCTAGCTCTACCCTTGGCATTTAATCCGCCTTCAGGATTCTTTCCAGCGCTACGCTGCCATGCTGGAGAGCTTGCAGCATTTTTTTCATTTTTATCTTTATTAAGCTGATGCGCTAGCGCTCCAAGACTTATAGCTCCTGTACCCGCAGCCATTATATGCTCAGGAAGCAATCCTGTTGTTTTACGTAATCGCTCTATTACGTTAGCATTTTTTTCTGTCGATGACGCTTTAGTCAGTTTATTCCATTGCTTCTTATCAGGATAATCTTCTTCGCCAGGTTTAGCCGCTCTTTCTCCTCTAGCTCTCCTTGCTCTGATGTTTGCCCACAAGCCAGGCTTTTCAGCTTCCTTCAATAAATTTATAGCTTCCTCTTCTGAGAAACCATAGTCTGCTGCTCTCTTAAAAAAGCCATCAACGTATGCTTGTTCTTCATTCATAGCTATTTTGAAATTTAACTATAAATTATTATTCTTCTAGCAAGTTATAAAGATAATTTGCAGCACCTCTAGGGTTTTTTTTCTGCAAAGATTTTAATTTTTCTTGTTGTGCTGAAGTAGCTTGTCTTATTAATTTAGGTTTGTAATTTAGCGGAGGTGAATTATGATATTTCCCAGGTATAGATGGAGCTTTTTTTGGTACACCTATCTTTTTGCCAGCCTGTTTCAATAGTTCAATAGCCTCGTGTTCAGAAAATCCATATTCACTGGCTCTTTTCACGAATCCTTCAATGTATGCTTGTTCTGTGTTCATATTTTTTTGTTTTAGGTTTAACCGGTTGTTTTCTAGTTCTAGGTTTTTTAGATTTTAACTCATTGTGAGATTTTTGCATAGCCTTAAACATTTCAAACTGCCACCAGTTCAGCCAAAAAAATGTGACAGCAATACCTACATTCAATACCACTTCTGTAGGAGGAGGAGCTGACAGTGTGATACAGTTGGCTACAGCACCACATGTAGTAATACTCAACCCTAGCTTAGCCAGAGCAGCTTTCATCCTGTTATTCCAGATACTGTTATCAGGATCTCCAAATATATGAATTAACAGCCCAAGCCCACTAAACGCAGTGGTGCTATTGGCTATTACATTAACTAGGGTTAGATTGGTCATACTGCTTTTCTTTTAGTTGTTCTCTTAGCTCTAGGCTTTTTAATGGGTGCCGGCTCTTCCTCTTCTTTGTTGTCAGGAATTAATTTTTTACTAAAATATTCAATACCTTTCAAGCCTAGAAAACCAAGTAGAAAGGCTATACCATAATGATAGTGACTGTCGTCCAGCTTGGCTATAGATACTACAATAGGAGTAATATAGTTGGCGCTTGCTGCGCCGCCTATAAGACTACTGATTGTTCTAGGTAGGTTATTGGCTGACCCTTTACTGGTGAGAAGTATTGCCCCGAACAAACCACTGATCAATAGACCCACGTCAATTCCGTATTGTTTTAAGTCTATCGATTTTGGGGGTTCCATCAGAAGATTATATTTTATTTTATTATTTTTTACCAGAACTTCTCAAGTGTTCCAATATTTCTTGAAATTTTGGCCTGTATTCTGCAGCTGCTCTGCCGCTAACAATAGCGTCTCTTACATGTTTGGGTATTCTTCCATGTGTATAAGCGTCCTCAGCATAATTAAATGGCTGAGTTTTTAACCATTTATTAATTCCAGGCAATAAAGATTGTTTATTTGCAGCTTTCTTTATAAGTTCTTTAATATGTGCCATTTTAGCTGCAGGCTGTTCTTCGTTTTTATTCCCTGAAGTTGCTGCAGCTAGTCCGCCAAGACCAGCTGCTCCCCAAAGAGCTCTGCGAGCCTTTACAAAATAAGGTAATCTTTCTTGAATATTAGCTCTAATTGCGTCAGGAACATTTGGATCTGTAAAATAAAAACCATTTATACCCTTACCGCCAGGATTGGTTTCTATTAATTTAGGCTTATTTGCTGTATCAAAACCTACATCAAAAGCATAGTGCCCTTTCCTGGCATCTGGATGAGCAGCATCGATTGCTTCTTGCGCGTATCTTTCTACTCGACGTAACTCTGGAGTTCTAAACGGCAATATGGTTTGCATCATGTTTATGCTTGGGCTCCCCCTGTGCTTTGTACCATAGGGAACAATCCTTCCATTAACAACGTTCACCCTATATTCATTAGCTCCAGAGGGATTTCCTTTTGGGAAAAAACGTTTATCTATTTTACTAAGAAAAGAAGGTAATCCTTTTAATTTTTTATCGGGCTGCACAATCCAATCAGTCATGTCATGTGCTTTAATTTTACTAATATCTCCAATATTAGCGTCTCCTGAAAAATATATCTCCGGTCTTTTTGTGCCTCTTGATTTTATAGAGTTTCTCGCATCGTTCTTTTTTACTACAAAACCTTCAGGAAATTTTTTACGCAATTCTTCAATCAATCGTTTACGGTCATATTCAAAATCGCTTAATCTTACAGTTTCTCCAATATGAGGAAAAATAGAAGCTTCTTCTGCTTTGTTGCCCTCTAATTCAAGAATCTTATCTAGCTGTTTTTTAGTTTTAAGTGTTCCTTTGTGTAGTTTATGCGAATCAAAAGGGCTATTAGTTAAAGGATTAATGTTAATGGGAGATTTACCTAGCTGATCTGTAGGTATCTCTCCCTCTAATCCAAAAGAATTACTTAGCTTTTTCCCTATTCTTCGCAGCACAGGATTTTCACTAGCCATCAATTTTTTAGAAAGCTTTAAATATTCTGTGTTGCCTTCATGCATCACAGGCTCAATTAATCTAACGCCTTTTTCGCGTGCTTCTCTAGCTATACCAGGACCATATGCACCTCTTTCAAAGTTAGCATTGGCTAGCTGCCTTAATTTAATATATAGTTGTTTAAGTTTTGGACTCATATAATGTTTGATATCTAAAAAAAAGCTCTAGACGAATCTAAAGCTTTTTTTATTTTACTTCTTTAACCAGTTTATAGCTTTGTTATATTCAGTATTTAAATCTTCAGGAATATCAACTTCGCCAAAATTTCCTTTAGAGTAAATATACCCTAAAAGTTCAGCTAAAGCCTCTTCCCCATTGCTTAGTTTAGCATACCAAGAAGCATATCCGCAAGGCCTGAAGCAATCAGGAATTCCTGATAGAATCTGTAGAGGTAGATTTTCGGAAATACTTTGCTGTCTGCTAAAGATTACTGGTAGCTTTTTTCTGGCGGCTATCACATGAATTAACTCATGCATAACAAATCTTTTACATATTTTATGCGTCACATATTTTCCCAGTACAAGTTTTATCTCGTATCTGGATCTTGTGACATATGATCCGCTATAGCCTTCTTTAAAAAAAACCTCATGCTTAGGTATTTTTACACCTATACTTTTAAGGTACGCGACGGTCTCAACATATATTTGTTTAGTTAAATTACTCATTTCAAATAATTATACCATAAATAGAAAGATAATCTTTACGCGAGGTTTTCTTTCTCAGTTTTATTATACTGATAAGAGTTATCTCTTTTAATATGCTTATGGAAGAACTTGCCTGGGCTCTTTACCCGCTTAATACGATCAAATAAGCTCTTGGGTACATCCTTATAGGTATAGTTACCACCACTATGGAAAGCTACGTCCATGCTCTTATCCTCTTTGTTATATCCTACAGCCTTGATGTTAGAGCTTTTGAGTTCGTGATTAGCCGCAGCAGTCTTCTCAGGATACTCTTTTTCCTCTTTTCTAGTCTTCTCGACAGGACAACATAGATCACCTTTTATCTCATATCCCTCTGGTACCTCATAATCCATATCCTTTAGATATTCCGCACTGAACGCTGTACCCTCATCAATACACCTACTCACATCTTTAGGTACACCAGCATTCTTCTCTATATATGTGTACAAACCTTCTCTCTCTTCTCCTCTAGGAAGGAACAGATAATAATCTTTATCTATAGTGTACCCTAGTTTACTTAATAGTATGACGTCGTCAGTGTTGGTATATGGCAAACCATTGCTGTCCACTAATCCTGTATTACGCTTATATGCAATCTTTGAGAAAGGCCTAGGTATATGAGTTACCTCTTGCGGACGTAACGGCTTTGGCTCTGGACTAGTTCTACCTCTAGCAGGAGTACTCATACTAGGTCTGAATGCGTCCGTACTGGCAGAACTATTAGCTTTAAGCTTTGGAGTATTAAGTTTTTTATCTAGCTTAAAAGGGGCGGTCATTGGTTTAACATCCGGCGATTTACCTACGCTAGGAACTTCACCTATAGCAGGAACACGCATACCAGGAATAGCTACAGCATTCGCTATTTTATCTAGTAGCGTTATAAATTTTTCTTTTTTATGTTCTTTTCCTGGGATCATACTGCGGTTTCCGTGAAAGTGTACAAGTTTAAAGCTTTTTCTGCCTAGGTAGGCAATATTTACCTAGTAATATTTTGCCTACTATTATCTTATTATCTTTATTAGCCTATTATATATTATAGGTCTAATGTCTGATAGCTAAAAAAAGCGACTTACTCTCTTTACAGAGATGCGCTTTTTTTACTCATCAATCATCAATCCAGACCTTCCACTCAAGATCAGCAATTCTTCCTAGCTTTGTGAGCTCTTTTAGAATCGGTAAAGGATCTTCATAACAGAGCGCGTCGTCTATGATTGTAAACACAGCCTCTCTGTCACTCTGTTTCAGCTCTAACCAATCCATCGTTTTATTACAAAGCTTATCTAATATAGGTTTTCTATAGTGGTCAGTCAGATCTTCAGGGAATGTTTCCCATTGATCCATTGTTTCCAGATATGCCCTACAACTTATCAAGGTTTCCGCTAGATCTATATAACTTCGAATTACCAGGTTTCCCATATGGTAGATTAGGTTTTTTTCCAGTTGGTGCTTATTCTCAAGTTTTGTTCACATGGTTTTAAGCTTTGTTGTTATTGTCCTTTTCCAAAGGAGCGTATATTTCCTCTATGTTAATGTTTTCCTCGATAGGCTCGAATAGCCCCTCGATCAGGTCTGCTTTATTCCAGGTTTGCGCCTGGAGGTTAACTGTCAATGCTAATAATAGTGCTAGTGTTTTCATGGTTTTTGGGTTTTTTTTGGCCCGCTAAAAACTATTAGAGGCTCATCAGACTAATATACCCTAAAAACCTTTATTTACTTGGAGGGGGTGGGGGCATTAAGTTTTTGCCTTTTATTTTAGCCACAATATTCTCAATCATGTCAAATTTAGGAATTACCTTCTCAAGATCTTCATATACCGCCTTTTCAGCATAAGGCATTTCTTTTTTACTAAATCCTTTTAATGTTTCTTGTATTTTAGGGCTTATTTTATTCATCTCCATACCCACATCTCTATTCTTTAATAACTGACCTCCTCCAAGTCCAAGAGTTGCGCCTACTGCTAGACCTTTTGCACCAGGTTTTAGCATCATTCGCATATATTGTTTAATCTTTTCTTTTGTTTCAAGATTGTCCATTTCACCTCTGTTCTGACTTTGAATAGCGTCTACTAGCCCTTTGGTTCCTCCTATACCTGAACCAAGCATTCCTCCTGTGATTGTTCCAAATGTTTTGTATCCTGATCTTTTGCCATGAATTAGGTTTTTGATCTTTTCTTCGAATGCTTTATTTAGGTTGGCTTCTTTTGTGGTCATAATAGAAGATTATATACTATAGTCGTAAAGGCTGATAGCTAAAAAAAGCTTCCAACCCTTTTGGGGAAGGAAGCTTTCCAGTGGCTTCACCACTGCTTATATCCCCACTGGGATAGCCTTTTTATGCAGTTGCTTGTTGTCGCGCCTTCTTAGCGCTTTTCTTAACTTGCTCTACATTTCCCTCGTCTACATTTCCCTCGTCTACATTTCCCTCGTCTTCATCTCCGTCATCTTCGCCATTTTCTTCGTTGTCTTCGTTATCATCCCCATCATCCTCATCATCGAGGTCATCATCAATGTCGACCTCATTTTCATTTACCTCATTTTCATTTACCTCATTTTCTGTGTTTTTCTTTTCTCTTTTTTCCATCAAGGCTTTTACCCTATCCTTGATTTTACTCTTATCCAGTCCTGAGCTTACTGCCTCTGAGGAGGCGCAGGCGAACTTATAGCCCAGGGTTGCACCGAACCCTAGGGCAGCTCCAGCAATTACGCATTGCAGAGGTGAAGGGAGTATAAACACTGACGTTGTTGTTGTTACCGGTTCAGACATATTTTTGTTTTGTTTTTGGGTTTGTATTGACAACCTCTAACTATAAAGTTGAGGCTAATCAAAGTATTATCACACAAAAACACACGCATTATATAGGGGGGGTGCTGATAGCTAAAAAAAGTCCAACCACCGTTAAGTGATTGGACTTTTTGCTGCAGCTGCTATTTTTTTGGTGCAGCTTTCTTGGGTGCCCTCAATAAGCCTGCCGCAGTAGCAGACTTTTGTAGCCGCATACCTATTTTCAAGGCGCGTGCTGCCTGGTCTTCTGTAGGATCGCTCAGCTTTCCAAGGCTGTACATTTTGTTCAAATCACGAGCATTTTCTTTTGCCCATGTGTTGAACTTTTTCTGATCCCACTTTATGTTTTTTGATTTATCCTTTAAGAGCCGCTCAACTGACTTCTTGGCCGCTGGCTTCAGCTCTACAGTGGCAGCTTCTTGCTGCGGCTGTTCAGCTGGTTGCTCTTCTTTTTTCTTCATCAAGGCTTTGACTCTTTCCTTGATGTTGCTCTTTTGTAGCCCTTCGCTTACTGCTTCTGATGAGGCGCAGGCAAACTTATAGCCTAGGGTTGCGCCAAACCCTAGCGCCACTCCGGCAATTACGCATTGGATTGGCGATGGCATAAACACTGACGCTGTTGTTGTTGTTACTGGTTCAGACATATTTTTGTTTTGTTTTGTTTTTGGGTTTTTTTGTGGACTTGAAAAACTAATCAAGCCCGTTCAATATAATATACCTCTAAACCCCCTATTTTAGGTGGGGGGGTAGGGGGAGGGGTACGCTAGTCTTGGTTTTCTAGTATATTGAATACGGAAGATACAAATACAATGGTACTAACAGCTATCAAACCCACCCACAGCGGCGCTTCGGGTTGATATTGTACTTTTTTGTATATTTCCATATCAATAAATCCTAGCAGACTACAACCAAGCATAATGTATGTATTATTCATCAAATTACTATACCAGGATATCGTATATTACATTAGGGGGCCTGATAGCTAAAAAAAGCCCCACCCTCCATAAGGAGAGTGAGGCCCGTGGGGACATTTTTTGATTATTCGTTTTCGGTTTTACCGCAATACGAACATCTGAACGAACCATCCTTTTGCTCTAGCATTGCGCCGATCTCACATTTGCAATGCTTTATTGAGCTGGGAAGATCCTGATCTACTGTAGCTCCAGGCACACCGTAAAGCGCAGGACACTGCATGCCTGTTCTTTCAGTTACAGTGGTGCTAGGCTGCTGCTCTTTGTGGCCTTCCGTTTTTATCTGCCATACTCCAAGAGAAAGGCAGATAATAATAGCTACTGATGCGACTATATTCCTCATGTTATTTTAATTTATATGTAGGTGTACTCCAACCCTTACGACCGTCGCAGGGCTTGCTGCCTGTCTCAATATGTTTTTTATTTAGTCGTAACCACCTAAATACTGTTGCACTACTTACTCCTGAAACATGTGTAATTTCTTTTACGGATAAAGGTTTGCTGCTAACGGATTTTTCTATTAGATCAAAAGCAGTAATCTTTTCCGCACTCGGCAGATTTTTTTTAACTAGTTTATATTGTTTACGAACAAGCTGACCAGGAACCAGCTCAACCTCAAGCATGTTTTTATTGGCGCATAGCCAATTCTGCACAGACTTTTTGGATAGTCCTGTCTTCTCTGCCAGCTCTGTTGTAGTAAACGCTCCGCCTTGAGACATAAAAGGAAATATTCCGCTAACAATTGGAGATTTAGCGGCCTGTTTTGCCATTTCCTTTTCTATCTTTTCTCTTCCACCTGCACGGTTGATTGCGTCTTCAAACCCTTTATTAAACTCTAGTTTGATGTCAAAATCTTTCGATATAGGCTTTCTGTAGAATATCGGCCTTTTCTCATCTAACCCTCCTAGAAGCCTCTCGCAAAGTGAGAATAGCTCTTTCGACTTTTCAAGTTTACTCTGATAGAAAGCCACCTCTTCTGCGGCTACCTCCAATGCTTTTGCGTAGATTACCTTACTTCTGCTGTTGAATGTTTCTTTCATATGATGTGTGTTGTTGATTCGACTATATAGCTATATACCGCAAAGGTAGTCGCCATTCGTCTATATGTGTATGTTTCGGTTATTGGGTTTATTTTCTTTCCTGTTCTCGCCACCATTTGCCTAAGTAACTGATCTGTTAAGATCATTTTACCGTAGCTACTGCTGGCACATTCGTATACCTCACGGGTTGTTGAGTTGTTGCCAAGACTGCGAATAGCATTCACAGCTAAAGTTACAAACAACAATGATCCATGCGTAAAAAATTTATCTATAGATTGGACTATCCCGATCTTATTGTCTTCAGTGAGTCCTCCACAGAAATCAAACCATGCGGCCGTTGGTTGCGGAGCTGGGTTTATTTTTTCCAGCGATCTGAATATATCGCCTCGGTAGTGCTCCCACTTACCTTTTATATTGATTCCTGTCTCGGCTGAAGAAAAGTCTTTGTCGAACGTCCTTAACACCGTGTTCGACTTTTCTTGATTGAGATACTCTAGAATCTGGTTCTCGTGCCTGCCAGAGTTGGCAGGCATTGTGATCACTTGGCTTTGAGCTTTACCCCTGTTGTGATCAATCCAGGGAAAAAGAAATTTATTGATTTGTTTATGGGTCTGAATCTTTTCCTGAGATTCGGTGATGTTTTTCTGCATTTGTGGGTTTGAATATTCCTAACATTGTTACGATCAGCACAACACTAGCCAACCACGAAACAACATTATATTCGTTGTGCAGATCGAATAGAACATTGATTGCCCATACCAGAGCAAATGGCGCAAATATTATAGTAAGACCAAATACGGTCAATATAATCAAAGATATGATGATATTCATAAAAATGGCGTGCCTGGCAGGATTTGAACCTGCGACCAACGGATTAGAAATCCGTTGCTCTATCCAGCTGAGCTACAGGCACAGAAAGTTATTTCTTACTGATGTTGAAAATTGTTACGGCTATGGCGGCTATTACGAGTAAATACATATATTAAAATGGTAGCTAAGGAGGGACTCGAACCCTCACGAGGATTGCTCCTCAACGGATTTTAAGTCCGTTGCGTCTGCCATTTCGCCACTTAGCCTAATCAAAAAATGGTGGGACTGGAGGGATTCGAACCCCCAACCAAGCGATTATGAGTCGCCTGCTCTGACCATTGAGCTACAATCCCGAAAGCTTTAATAGATTGCTCTATCAATATATTATACCAAAAAAAGAACAAAATAATTTTGTCCTCTATGCGAAAGTTTTGTCGTACTTCAGCGTTCTTAAAAAGATATAACCTTTATGTTCTAAGCTAAACTCTAGCACATAAGTTTTATTAGCTGATCTTTCTACAATTGCGCCCGCAAATACTCCGCCTTTTGATATGGAAAAACCGAAGAAGCTGTCGTCCACATTGTCAATTTGACCGTAAACCTTAAAGCCTTCAGCTGATTCTTGTACTTCTGTAATTTTACCTACATACAGAAAACCATCTGTTCTTCTTATCGTTACTGTAGCTCCTGTGGCGGCATATACAAGTTGACCAGGAATTACCACACCAGAGTTGTCTGTGATGTGGTAATCTTGATTCAGTGTAAGTCCTAAGCACGTTACCGCTAATAGGATTAGCGATAGTTTAATTACCTTTACCATAGCAATAAACTATCTCTTTAATGCCGTCGTTGTCTACAACAAAACAAGATTGTCTTGGTTTATTATTGAGACCCATAGCTTCGCTATGCTTGTCTCCTCTAACTGTAGTAGAAAGCATATAGTGCTCGAACTCGCTATACTCACGCATTTCAAGATGATGCTGATCTGCAGTGAGAAGTACTTTCTGGCTTACATCTAACAATGTTTCAGGCTTACTCAGGAATAGATTGGCAATATAGCTTTCTCTAGCTTTTCCCTGAGCAGGAATTCGCCCTTTATATTCTGCACTGTATCCATGGGAAATAATAAACAAGCATTTGTTAATTTTAAACAGCCCGTGGTCAGACTGGAACACATCGAAAGTGATACGCTTCTCTGCTCTGAAATAACATTCAAGAGCCTTAAATAAAACATAGTCACCAAAGTCATTATGGTTACCCTTTACACTCTTCACATGTACTTTCGGAAATAAGGAAAGCAAATTCATGATTAGCTTTGAAATACTCTCAAAAGCAGCATTAAATTGCTCTTCTTTAACGCAGTCATGTACAAGCATTGTTCCTTTTGTTGTGAAGCCTGAACCTGTGGTATGGAGGATATCTCCTAGTGAAGTAAGCACACATTCATCAAATGTGTAATTCCTTTCTTCTACAATATCTTTAATACCTTTAGCGTAAACATCCAAGCATTCGACTGCTTCTTGTGTACTATAACCTTTGTTCCTATAAGAATCTTTAGGATTTGATTTTGCCCCAAAATGGACGTCACTGAGTCCCACAATCAATGCTTTCTTACTAGGCTTATTTTTTTTAACAGGTCCAGAGTATTTAACAGGTGTATATTTTTGAGGCTTCCATGAGTTAAGGAAATTCGTGAACGGGTTATATACGCCTTCCTGCATCTTGAACCATTTAGACGCAGCTTCTTCAGTCTGTTCCCAGCTACGCTTCTGGAATTCTTGATGCAGCTGAAATCTTTTTTGCTGCAGCAAATCTTCAGCAATTTCATCTACATCACGCTCTTGCAGTTCTTCTTTTGTTATAGGTTCTGAGTCGTGAGTGATTTCAAGAATATCTCTTAGTTCATTAAAATAGGCTCTAGGTATTTTGTAGTTACGACAAAGCTCGTTGATGCTGTTTTCTTTGCCACACCAATTAGAGTAGTTCTTCACAATTCCCCTAACAGTATCTCCAGGTAACACTATGTTGTTGTTGGCTGCCTTAAGATACATGACATACTTGTCGTCTTCTTTGTTGTAAACGTACTTCTTTGTGAACTTTAGCCCGGTCTTCCAGGACTTGTCATCCTCTAACTCAATATTGGCTGCTTTTGTCTTAACTTCTTTCCGCTTTCCTTGCATATCTCTTTGAATATCAGCAATTTCTCTACTACTGTATCCCTGTGTTTTTAAATACGAAGCTACACCTTTTTTTTGTTTTTGCAGCTTTAGACAATGCTTGATTAGTGTTGTTCTGGTCATTTTTTTATTTTTGCAAACAACTGATTTTTTTCAGAAATTTGCGTAATTACTTAATTTCAAGAGATATACAATTTGTACACCTCTTGTACAGTCAAACACTGTGTTCGCTGTATCCAGAAATATAACCAACTATTTGAATTGTGCAAAGACTTTTTACGTTATTCCGGCGGTTGAGGAGGCTCAATGATAGTCATACATGCAGGATATGACATGAGCGGTATTTTTGCACCAGTCCCGTCTCCCGGTGAGTCTGGATGCGAGATAAAGCAATGAAAACATAAACCTCCTATATTGTTAGGGTCGTAATAGCCTAGAGGTAAACCTTCAGGTATTGTGACTGTGAGTGTGGATGTATTTTCTCCAACAGGACTCCATGCTGCGGGGATAGAGAGCTCCATCAAATTTAAAGGTGGGTTGTTCGCATTAAACAGCAACCATTTATAGAAATCTACAGCGTCGCTTGCTACAATTGTAAATGATACTGTTTGCCCTGGATAAGCCTCTACACTTTGAGGCTGTTGAATTATTTGTGGATCAAACGTCATGTCGTTTACAAACAACATAAATGGCTGTGAATAGTTTTCACCAAAAGAATCAGATACTCTAACTCTAACGCTAGTATTATTTGCAGAGAAGGGTACTTGTGCGGCAACTACTACGTTTTGTACGTTGTAACTTCCATTTGTAACACTAATTTCTGTGCCTGACGTAATTATCGCGTTATTTCCGGCGTTTACCAGAGTTAATAATACTTTATCGTCATTGCTTGTGCCATTTAAATTCAAAGTCACATCAGTATATTCATCTACAGTTATGTTTCCTGGGTTCTGCGTGAAATCCACGCTAGGAAAAACACCAAAAATACATAAAGCCAGGTTTCCTGTAGTTTGACCTGCAGGATTTTCAAGTTTGCAAAGCACATCGCAAGCCCTTGATTGGCCCTGGCCTGGATCGTCTATTGTAATTACCCTATATTCTGCATATTTACCGTAAGGCCCACCGCAAGAACCATTTGTCCAGTTACAATTTAACATTGCGCCTTCACCAGAAATTGAAAATTCCGCATTTCCTGTGCCAGATAATTTTTTTACAGTCTGGGGTTGCGCTGTAATCTCCGGCTCAGTCATGGTCTGTCCTATCTCACCATTATTTTGAGCTTCACCCAAAAATGCAGCAGCTTCTATTACCTCACCGCTGTTTACAGCTGTATCATAAAAAGCAGCATTGCCGTCAATTGTGCCTGTGTTAGTCGATGTATCTGAAAAATAAGCGTCTCCCACTACAATACCTACGTTTGTACTGTCACCGTTAAAGACTGCCTCGCCCGTCACAGCGCCATTGTTATTGCTGTTATTAAACTCTGTGTTTCCTATTATTGTACTCATAGTGCTCCGTAATCTACTCCATTAAATGTTACAGTTCCTGTAGTGGCGGTTATATCGCATGAAATAATAGGATGGGGCTCAAGCGAGGAATTAAATACTATGTTATATTCCCCGATAGTTATTGCCGCTGGCTCGATCCATGACTGCGCATCCACATCTACAACACAATCTGCATCTAACGTTACAGCGGTAGTAGATTGAGGATAACTTGAAGCGGCTGCACCTGATTGAGAAGTCCAGTTGTTTAAATTACTCCAATTGCTATCTTCGCTGCCTGTAAACAAGCTACCCACTATACCTCGTTTTTCGTACTGTACTGGCGTTGATTTTGCTCCATATACCCCAATTGTGCTTGTTTTAGCTCGCACACTTACATAGTACGTTTGGTTTAATACGATGTTTGTTACATTAATTTTAAGTGCGCTAGAGCCTTCCTGCCATGTATCTCCAGCATCAAGACTATACTGATAGCCAGTGATAGTGCTTCCTCCGGTACTTATAGGTCGGTTAAATTCTATAGCTAAACTGTCGTCAACATCAGTATACACACCAATTATTACAGGAGAATTCGGCACGCCTGGTAAAGTGGGCGCTGCATAAACTTTTGCAGAAGATAGTCCTGCGCCTGTTTTGTTTGCTGCTCTGAGTTTTATTCTGTATATACTGTTATTTTCTAGTCCATAAATTTTCAATGGAGAGGAAACACTCACAGGAGATCTACTGACCCAAGAAAAACCGTCATTTAAAGTATATTCGTAGTTAATTATTACAGATCCTCCATTGCTTTCTGGAGGTGTAAAATACACTGCGATTTCTCCATTGCCGCCTTCTGCGGCTGTTATGGTTGGAGCACTAGGAGTCATCAAAATTTCTTCTTCTGAAGTAATAGTATAAATCTCAGCCTCACTTAAAGAGTCTAACTGCTCTAAATCCAGTACCAATTTTTTAACTTCATACACCAAAGATTCAAAAACTGTCTGTAAATATTCTGGAGTTCTACCTATAAGCTCAATGCTGTTTGTTCTGTAGAAAGATGTGTCCTCTTCTGGTGAATCTTCTGCAAAATCCTCTAATTGTACAGGGGTGCAAACAGCAACAAAGGTGTCATCGAACTGCTCTTTCGCAAAATTTCTTATTCTCTGGTTGACAAAAATTTTGTCCGACATATTCTCAGCGTTCAAAGTCTCTACGACCAGCTTAAAAGATGATATGTCGGGTATATAGATTGTGCTCCGCTTAGATATCTGGATGCTTTTTCTCATTTTAAGTACAAAGATGTTGCCATTTTATCTAGTTATTATACATTAAGTTGTCCTAAGAGCAAAATTAATAAAAATATGGCTATGCAATACAACAATTCAGATATGTTTAGAACCGGAGATTTAGTTATAGGTTCTTCAGATCCAAGTAAATCTGTTTATTCTGCTACAGGAGCTAAAATAAACAGTGCAGGTACATTTATTTACGGATCCGAGGCAGATCTTGAAGCTCAGCAGCAAGAAATCATGCAGTCTCTTACCAGGAACGGAGGAAAAAAGGTACAGTCACCAGGCAATAAATCAGCAAAGAAAAAAGAAATTAAAAAAACTTCAGAAAATTCATGGTCTAAGCGTAAATTAGCTGAGACTGCGGATTCTTTTTATTCTCAAGAGCAATTTATTCCACCGCCCGAAGTGCAGCTAGTCACCATACAGTTTGAAAATGCCTTCGGTAAGATGAAAGCAAAGGTAGAAAGCTTGGTGGAACATGAGCAAGCCTTCATGCTTGTATTTAAAAACGAAGATGACGTAGTTTTTGAGCCTAAGATAGGAGAAACTCTAGCGTTATATGATCAGTACAAGCGCAAACATGACGTGTATTACCCTGGGGTGACTTTTGACTGGCCAGATTCGGTTAAAAAGATTATGATTCTATTTAAAATACCTACAGAAAATCAAGAATAATATTATGGAAAAAAATGGAATGCTCACAGACAAGTCTCTAAGTGACTTTGACAACACCAAAAAAGCTGAATGGTATGACAAGGACGGTTTTTTAGTTGCTGACGACAAAAACAAAGAAAAACTTAAAAATCCTCAAGCAATAGAGAATTTGAAACAAGAAAAATAAATGACTACGCCAGACGATCCTCAAAGTTATTTCAAAGTGGGAGACAACGGTAGAGACCGTTATTCCAACCCATTCTATAATGTGCCGCTGCAGTATCTTCCGATGAACATCGAGGGGATGCTTTTGTGGGCAGAGCACTTTCTTTTCAGAAATGGATTCTATAAGCAGGCACTTAATAGAATTGCTAACTATTTTATTACTTCTCTCACCATTGAATGCGATGACGAAGAAGCAAAGAAAACTTATCAAGAAACTTTAGATAAGCTTCAGTGGAAAAAGATATGCTCTAAGGCTGGTTTAAACTTACTGGCTTATGGTAATGAGTTCGTGACTGTTAACCAAGGGTTTCATCGCTATCTATCCTGCCCTAACTGTAACAAGACCTCTAATATAGATAAACTTAACAACTTTGAGTTCAATAAAGGCAAGTATATGATGGCTTGTCTCAAGTGCAACTATAAAGGTGAGCATAAATGTGTAGATAAACCTGCGAATGACATAGAAAAAATTCATGTTGTACACTGGCCTGCCAAAGAAATAAAAATTAGATACGAAGAAACTACTGGAGAATCTGAATATTTCTGGGATATCCCTCAGCAATACGCTAAAAAAGTAATTACAAAAAACAATAAGTTTTATAGCAAGAAAACGCCAAAAGTAGTCTTCGACTGCGTCTTTAACAAGACAATGCTGGCGTTTAACACTAAAAACTTTGTGCATTTGAAGCTGGATACCCCTAGCACCATCAGAACCGACGGTAAGGCTATTCCTCCAAGCATGTTTATATTTGAAGATTTATTCATGCTTCAAACTTTGAAACGCTATAACGAGGTAATTTGTTTTGAAGACATTGCTCCATTTAGGGTGATATCTATGGGAGACTCTAACAACCCTGCGGCCAACCCTCTATTAAACCAGAACGGGGCTGTTTGGAGTAATGCTGTGGATAATATGATTGATGAACACAGGAGAGATCCTGGTTCATACCACAAATTTGCTTTTCCGATTAACTACCAGCAACTAGGAGGCGAAGGAACAAAACTGGCCCCTGTAGAGATGATGGAAAACGCAAGAAATGCTATTCTAAATGCACTGGATGTACCTGTGGAAATGTTCCAGATGAGTTTCCAGCAGCAAGCCGCAGGGCCTATGCTTAGGATGTTTGAGAATGCCTGGAGTGTCGTCCCAAGCAATTACAATATCCTGTTAAACCATATTGGAGAAGTTATAAGTAATATTTTAGGCTTACCAAAAGCCAAAATATCTCTCATCCCTATCACCTTTTCTGATGATATTGAACGCAAGGGTATTGTTGGTCAGCTTGTTTCAGCCAACGCTATTGCGAGAAGCGAATTGCTCAAGCTCTACAACTTCGATTATTCGGATCAGGTTAAGAAAAAGATGGAAGAAGATAAGATCACTCAAGATCTTCAGAAGGAAGAGCAAGAGCGCCAGCAAATCGCTGATTCCACAAATCAATCTCTGATGCAAATGCTTCAGGGAGGTCAACAACAAGGAGGAGCTGGAGCAGCAGGAGGTCAGCAGGCAATGACGCCACAGGATGCACTGCAGCAGGCGCAGCAGATCGCACAGCAGCTATTTCCCTTAGATGGAGCACAAAGAAGAGCGCAATTACAGCAGATTAAGGCGCAAGATCAGGAGCTGTATGCTCAGGTAAAATCACAGCTTGAGCAAATGACCTCGCAATCTAGATCACAAGGATTACAAGGAGCAAAACAACAAGCCGCAGGAGCACCACAGCAATAATATATGAGCAATAAAAGCTATAAATGTGTAGTTAGTGGTAAAACAATACCAAAAGACAGAGTGGAGGCTCTAAAAATGCTGGGAACACCAGAGCATCTCTGGACATGCGTTGAGCATTCCCTAACAAAACCAAAGCAGGGACTTTTCCTTGGAGAGGTAGGTACAAGCGAGCTTCTTCTAGTAGACAAGGTCTACGATGACTCTGTAAGGTCTGTTTTTAGAGGTGCCAGGAAAGAGGCATCTCAAGAACAAGAGGAGGATGACGATATCCCTGAAAAGTCTGCTTATGACAATAAGGAGTTAAACTACTACATATCTGACGAAGAAATCGTGGATCCTGAAGAAAAAATTGAAATAATTAAACGACAAAATCCTTAAATTCTAATATAATAGATGTAAAGATTATGTCGGAATATTTAGAAGATTTAAGTCATCAAGAATTTAATACAGTTGCTGCGATCATACAATTGCAGCAACAAAAACTTGTTAGAGATGCTGAAATCGAGGCTATAAAGCATAGAATATCCAACATTTCAGATGACACAGGGGAAAGTATTAAATCTCTTGAAACCTCCGTTGCGGCTATAAGAGACATGGCTAGGGACGCGATGCATATAAGCGTAGGCGTTGACGGTAAAAACGGTTTAAGAGGCTCTATAGCCACATTATCTGAGCAAGTAAATGTACTAGTTAAAGAATTTAGTTTTTTACGTCGAACAGCAGACAGCTATATGGAAATGCGCGATCTAGTTATTAAATTTTTTGCAACTGCAGCCATAGGCTTGTTGGCTCAGTTCGCAGGAGCTGTTTGGTATTTTTCAGGTCAGCATCAACAACAGCAAAGCTTAAAAGAAGACCTTAACAAAGTTTTAATCTATATAGATAAACAGCAAGAGAGTAATAAACAGACAAAATAGCCTCTAATAAATCATTAAAAACATAACCCGATCTTACCGATCGGGTTTTTTTGTATACACTGGACAATTTTAAAGTTTTATGCTACCGTTCGGTAATGGGTAAAGTATACATATTAATGTTTTTATTTTTAACTGGGTGCGCAAGCTCGCTGCCACCCAGAAGCGCGCCAACTTTGCAAACTCCGCCAAAAGGCTCATCAGGTTCTTTGGGTAAAAATATTGACGAGCTCGACAATGTAATGAATAAGTCTTTATCTAGAATAGATAGAATTATTGCGGAATTAGGAGGTAAATGATGAATATTAGATATTTTATAATTACAGCTTTATTCATTCTATCTTTTAAAGCAAAAGCAGCGGAGCCAGTGCTACAGAAAACATCTATAACTGCAGAGTTGCTTGAGCTAAGAGGAGAGTTAACGCAGGCTAGCGCTAGAATTATTCAATTACGTAAAGACAAGCAAGCTATAGAGCAGTCTTTTAAAGACCTAGAAGACTGGGCGTTGAATCAGCAAACAGAGAAGATTCATATATACGAAGAAAATACAGAGATACGCAGTTTATTATCTAGCGCAGAGCAGCGTGTTGTTAATGAAAAAACGGCCCATCAAAAAACAGCTGATAAGTATGATAGAATTAAAGCTATTATGGGTTATCTGGCTGGGGCCTTTCTAGCTTTGCTATATATTAAATTTGGCTCTTCGGTAACCTCAATGTTAGCCGTTGCAGGTCCTTGGGGGCCAATTGTACATCTACTTGGACCCTTCGGGGCTTTCACGGCAGGGTACATGTTTATTAAATTTTATTTTTAATATGTTTAAATCATTACTTAATATAACTAAAAACGCTGCAGCATTTCTGCAGAATGGTGTTACACCTCCAGGAGTTTGTCCAGAACAGAATCCTGACATCGCCAACACCAACCACTTAACGAGTAAAAAGTTTTTTGCAGCTTTTTCTGGTTTCATTATTCTGGCGATATTCTATATCTCCAGCATAGGGTTACTGTTTCTTTTAGAACATAATCCTGCGTTACTAGCAGTATACCCGACCATATTTACAAAAACAGTTGAGGTGTTCGCGGCGATAATGGCTGTCTACCTGGGAGGTCAGGCTATTGTGGACGTTAAGTACAATAGTACCAGCAACGCTTCTTTGGAGGCTAAAGTTGAAGTTGTGGATATTACTGAACGTAAGATTACAAACGAAAAAGAAGGCGACTATACACTGGAGATTGAAGATGAAACTAAATGACAAAGGTATTGAGTTTATTGTTAATGAGGAAACAGGTGGGAGAGCCTACTATGAAAAGGTATATAAGAGCACTTTTACCTGGCCAGGAGGAGCATCTGGTCCGACAGCCATGGTGGGTATTGATATTGGCTATTATACTGAGGAAGAGGTCGATAAGATTTTTAAACCATTAACTGACAACACTGAGCTATCTTTAATACGTGGAGGCAGAGGCTTAAAAGGTATTAGTGCAAAAGAATATACTGTGAAGCTTAAGGGTATAACTTTTACATGGGAAGAGGCTATTCAAACATTTAAAGAATTTATTCTCCCTAAGTTTACAAAGCTTACAGAAAGAGCTTTCCCTGGAGTAGTAGAGTTGCATGAAAATGCCCAGGCCGCTATAGTGTCTCTAGTGTTTAACCGTGGAACGTCTTTCAAGGGTACATCTAGAGTAGAAATGCTGGAGCTTAAAAATATTATAGCCTCGTCAAAAGACTATGACAAAATGGCAGCTCAATTCAAGAGCATGAAAAGACTCTGGGACAAAACAAGCGGACTCGTAGGGCGTAGAGATAGAGAGGCTGAGTTGATACTTAAGTCAGCCTAGCTATTCTTCATCAATATCGTCACCTTCTTCGCCGTCCTCGATGTTGAAGCTTTCTTCTTCTTTCAGAGCAATATTCTTCATGTGCTTCTGAATTGCGTCTACGTGTAATTCAGCAAAATTGACTATGCCTAGTTTAATCACAGGGTTGTCATATGTTTCGTGAGCAAACAATTCACCTTTTTCGTTACAAACTAAGAGCATATACCCTCGGGTGTATTCACTTAGCTGAGTTAAGAAACTTTTTGGTATAGTGAAACCTCGGGAGTTTTGATCTTGTTCCATATAATTAAAATTATAGCATAGCTGATAGCTAAAAAAAAGGAAAACCCACCAAGGATTTTCCTTTTTAATGGCTATTGTATTTACGATTTAAAACATATCAGCATACCTCTTTTTGTCTTTCAAGGACTTCAAAGGAGTGAGTATTCTCTCATTGCTGATTACGTTATTTTTTTTGTACAATAATGACTTGTATTTCTTTCTGTACTCAAAAGCCCATTTAGTTTCAATAGGGGCATTTTTATTGGTAGACGTTTGCTCCAACCCCAGTTTTGAATATATCTCATCTGTGTTGTAATTTTTAAGTTTTCTATACAGCATGATAAACCTGTCCCTTTCACTCATAGGAGGATCGGCTGGGTTCACATGAGCATAAACTTTTTTGCAATTTTTTCTGTTTCCGAAATTAAACTTTATAAAGTCACCAAAATAATCTGCATTATATACGTATTTTTCACTTAGCTTTTTAGCTACTACTGCAGTTATTGCAAAATTCCTAGTTTTCTTGTCTCCAAGCGCTAGTATTAATGGCGATATTTTGTGTGTTTTCTTCTTTTCCACGTAGAATTAATTCTTTTTCGAGTCCAATTAGTTTTTCTGTAAGATTCTGAATCTTATCTTTCTGGATTAAGTCTTTTTCCCTATAAATATCTCTTATGTCAGCGTTATTGCGATAGCTCACAATACCACCAACACCCACTACTAGTAATGACGAGCATGTTAATAAACTATACGTTAAACTTACTACTGAATTGCCTGTAACTTGCCCTATTATACCTAGCGTAGCTAAAAATAAACTTCCTATGGTTATGCTTAATTTCATGAGTGTTTATTGATGTTTACCGAATGGGGGATTGGACCCCAGTTCGGCTTATAATATTACCCAAAGATCATTTCAAACGGGTTGGCCGGTTTAGCGATCTTCTTTTTCTGGCTTCTGGCTTTTAACTTAATTTTTGTAGGTTTTGACTCAATTTTCTCTTCAATAATAACAGGCTGCACATCTTCGACTGCAGATTGGGTTTCAACAGCCTCAGGCTTTATAGCGTGTTTTTTGTGTGTCTTTTCTTTCTTCCAATGCGCGCCCACGAGAACAAATCCATGAGATGCTGCGGAAGGTTGAGCTGAGTCGATATCCAAGCCACAAAACCACGACATTACTGTCTGGCTCGATTTCTTGATTTTGAAGTTCACAAACCCATATGTTTTCCATATTTCAGATTTGTTGATCTTGTAATAATCAAGATTTGTTCGAGCCGGATTAATTCTGCGGCATAGAGACATATATGTTTCTTTAGCTCCACTGATCAGTCTTTTTTCGACTAGCATGTCCGCATCAAAGGCAAACTGCGGGATGTGTCTTCTTTGCACCCATGCAACAGAGCCTACATAATTTTTCGGCAATCTAGCCTGCAGCAAGATAACATCACTCTTGTCGTGGCCATTATAGGCCACTTCTTTAAGTGGTCCCAACGCTTCAACCATTCCCCTAAACTGCTCATAGCTTTCCACAAATTTTCCTGCAGGGTCAATGACACCCACATCAGGTCTATCTATGGAGGATTTGAATTCAGCTTCGTTGGTCTGGCTGTAGCTGGTCTTGCGGCGCTGAATTTCATTTTCAGTGCAGCGCATAATGAAAGCGGCGTCTATCGCCTTAGGCAATTGACCCATTCTTTCTATTATCATTGGCGCTATATCTACACACAACGCCTCACAATACGCTTTCTGTTTATCTGCATCAAGCGACTGCGCAGGCTGCTCGCTAACATTGACTATCGATTTTTCTAACGCTTCAGGTATTTGGATTTTAACCATTTTTGAGTTTTTTTGGGTTTTATTTATTAAGACCTTGCGAAAGCAAAGTATCTCAATATATTATACCAATTATTCCTCAAAATATACTGGGCTTGTTCTCTTCAAGTAATGAGCCATCGGCTCTATAGCATAACCTAATGTTTTGTCTGAATCTCTCAGCAATACTCCACCTTCGCCATCATATTGCGAGGCTTCAGATATAGCCATTAATGCTCCTCCAGAATAGAACGCCACGCATTCTACATCTTCGTTTTCAAATAGCATTACAGCATTTGAATACAGGTCTGTCTTGATAAACAGTCTATAGAAGAACAGCTTGCCTAAGGCTACAGTATCTTTAGTCGTACCTATCCGAAAGGAAGCATCCTTTACGCTAGCCTCTATCACTGGATGCTCTTCACCAAGATCTTTCAGGTATTCTTTAATACTGTCCGACACTACCTGCTTTTTAACTCGATAGTGTTTCGCCAATGCTTCACAAACTCTTACTTGTACTAGTGTCATTCTTCGGGTGGGTATTGATTTTCTGCGTCTTTTCTTAATTTATCCAGGAAGTTTTCGTACTTATTAAATACAGGTCTAACTAACCTACGCAACTTCCACTCAAAGTTACTTATAGCTGAGAACGCTCTCCAACTATATGTGTTTCTAATCTTGTCCCAGCGTAACTGCTGCTTTTGTATTTCAGCTTCCTTATAAGCCATGTTTGTTTTCTCTAATTTTACTAAAGAAACTTCGGCTAGCTGCCCATTCAATATATGCCCTTCAAACTCAATCCATACTTCATCTTCGCCAATATGGCGAATCATGTCATAGAAATTGATGTAAGCATTTAGCTTTTCGCAGCGCTCATCAGGTAGCCTTTCGTGACGCATACCAAATTTGCACTCTGGATCTTCAATGTATTCGTGCACCTCTCGCCATACTTTGTGGTCTTCTCCTATCTTGTATAACCACATAAAGTTTTCCAGATCTTTAGTCTGAAAATGCAGACAATCTTCTACGTCTGCACGCCAATTTTCTTTCAATAGCTCTTCTCCCTCCAACAAGGGAAAAATTATGCTTTTATGAACTAACAGTGTGTCGAACATTCCCATATTAATAATTTCCTGGTGCTACTTGAAATACGGTAAGTCCCATCCCTCTGAGATGGTCTACCACTTGCTGTCTATCGTCTAGCGCAAACTCGACGTAGTAATTAGGGAGAATTTCATTTCTTAGAATTTCTTCTTTAACTAAACTGTCTTTGCGATTGTCACCCGTAGGGCGCATATATAGCATATACCACGGAGCAAACAAGTCTACTTGGCAGACTTCTTTTAGCCACTTCTCTGTTTGCGGTCTGAAAGAATTTTCTCTCCCTGTTAAAAAGATTAGCCTGTATCCAAACTGACTTAGTGCTTTTATAGCATTAAGCACAGGTGCGTTAGGTTTATCCGTTCCGCACTTTCCAATATCAAACGGGTCTCTATTATGTATAGCTAGTGTGCCGTCAAGGTCCACGATCACACATTTTGTTTTACCAGGTGTCTGCACCACCTTTTCTTTCTTTGGTAGTACGTATTTTTCGTACATATCAATGATAACTTTGTCTGGTACGCTGCTGTCTCTCTTTCTGTTTCTCTCAAGACATACATCAAGAGGAACATCAAAGTCCTTAACCTCAAATTCCGCATTCCAATCTCCTGCCAGCTCTTGAATGGTGGTTACGTGCTTTGCAGCAAAGTTAGTATCATCCACAATGACATCATAATTATGATTAAGCGTTGATATGATGATACTGTCACGAATATCTAGTACTAGCTCTTCGTTTTCTTGACTCCACTGACTATTATGGAGCATTGCTCTCAAATCATCTTTATTTACCCTAGAGGTCTTAGGGTTCCTACTGATATAGTCTTTGGCCCAGGTGCTTTTACCTGAGGCCGGTAGTCCTCTTAATACAATAATTTTACTCATATTACTACGTCTTCTCCAATTGCGTTTCTGAATTTGATGGTATTGTTGAACCTCGGTATTCCATCAGTACTGAGGTTTTGATACTTCACAGTAGCGTACAACCCTGGAAGTAGTATACGCTTTTCCCACAGATGCTGAAGGTATTCAACTCCACCTACAGGAACAGAGTCAAATTCTTTACCATCTTTGGTAGACAATCTGAGTGTAATGCAGCCTTCTCTATTACCTTTACCCTCTTTATATCCGACAATCAAGAACTCCTCATCTACAAAGTCTTTGCGCTTTAGTAGATACTTTGTTCTCTTCTGTTGGTATGGAGCATCTGCTCTGATCATCTGGCCTTCGTATCCGTCAACCATATACCATTGATACTCTTCATCTAGCTCTTCCCTATTCCAAATCATTTTGGTTTTGACTAGCTTCAGATGCTCACTATCTTTAGGAATCATCACACTTAGATCAAGATCTCTCGTTTTAAATATGAGGTCAGCAAGATCGTTGGATGGTACATAGTCATAGACATGATACTGCACCATCCGCTTACATTTTTCAATGTCTTCAGCTGTAGCTTTAGGTTGCTTGACGATACTTACAATCTCCTCAAAGTTATCATTTAGAGCATGCGAGTACATCTCACCGTCAAACGCCTGCACCATTGGATACTTATCAAAGATAGGCTGCAAAGCGTCTCTGATATGTTGAAGCGTTGTAAATGGCTTCCATTTGCGACTGAACGCTCCCTGCCTTGTAACGATACAACGCAAGCCGTCAAGCTTAGGTTGAGAGTACACAGGAAACTCTAACTCTGAACTATAATCTTCATAGTTCTTCGCGAGCATAGGATCAACCCTGTCATCCACCACATCAATATCTTTGATGTCCTCTACATAACCTTCATCTTTCTTCTTTTGCCATCTAGCCTGTGCCTCTCTTAATGCTTGCTCATTGGGAGTAGTGGCATTCTTTCTGCCTACGTTTTTGCCAGCACAATTTGTTTTTGCGCTAGTAACTTTCTTACCGTCCGTCTGGCCGCTTACAGTCCAGAAAGAACCATCCTCAGAGAAGATAGTCCATTCTTGCGTGGCTCCTGTCGATGTCAGCTTATACAGTGTTGCGAGTTTATTCATTTCTGTGAATTGTTATTTTTCCGTTTTCAATTATGATGTAATGGTTTAGGTGCGTATCTATGTTGAAGTTATAGCTTACGCCTGGAGCTAGATGATACTCTAGCCCTGTCTCCAGAGTGCCCTTATCAGGGGCTATGGCTGAGCCATTACCATCCATGATTTGAGGATTCTGAGTAGGAGTATGTCCTACAATCTGACTTATCTGAGGGTGAGGTCGAAACTCAAGGTTCCAGTCCTGCCAGGTTATGCCTCCTACAGGCATATCCCCTCTCCTAGCTCTACCTGCCTTTAGAATAGGCAGGTACCCCTCGACCATAGGATCTCCTTCCATGCGGAATAAGGTTCCCATTGTTTCATGACATAGGTCTAAAACACGTTTAGAAGAAATATTGCCAGAATGTTTGGCAAAGTGATATCTACTCACTCCTGCATGCGAAAGGATGATATCTTTCTTTTTTGCGTATTTAATTCTGTAGGCCAACATCAATCTAGCCCGTTGCAGCTTATCTTTGAACACCTTTTGAATAATTGTGAGTTTATCGAAAGTATTTCCGCTGCATCTGAGTATATCGTATGTCTCAGGAAACAAATATGGAATATCATGGTTACCCATGAGCCATATAAAATCGTCTTCTAGCCTTTCGTACAAATCCAAAATATACATGGCTGTACGCATGCTGTCTTCAGGAGAATCATGAAAGTTGTCAAACCAGTCTCCTAGAGAGATCAGTTTATCAAAATCATTATTCTCTATTATTCTTTTTACTTTGTCCAGTTTTTGGTGTACGTCCGGAATTACTAGATATTTCATGTTGTTTAAGGTATTCAGCCCATTTGATCATCGCATCTCTGGGCACATTACGGATAGTATGCCATTCGCCAACAGATTCAAGATATTCTGCAGCGTCTTCTACACTCATACTTACTCCTACTTGTAGTTGATTCATTGTTTGTTTACGTTGTTTGTGTTTGGAAACCATTCGTGGAATTCATCCACTGCTGCCCTAAATATATGGGGAATAGCACACAGATGCTCCCATGCTTCATGAGCGGCAGGACTATTTCTAACATCGTGCAGAGCAACACCTACCCGCTCTGTAAAAAAGGCTTTATATTTATCTAACTCAAGATATGCCACAGGGCTCCAATAGCCTGAGACCCTTCTTTGACCATCAGAAAGCGTGTACGTCTGATAGCTTATTTTTTTGGAATCGATTATCTGCATATTTGCTCTCCAATACTTTTTATCTTCGTGTACAGGGTCTATGAAGCACACCAGCTGGCCTTCTTGAGCTCCCCAAAATTCAGGGGTAAGCTCCTGCGGTTCACAGTTAAGCCTGTTAGTCATGCTCAGCTTCCTGGTACATCCTTTATTTTTAAAATAGATTTTGAACATATTTTACTTTATTTATTAGTTGTTCTCTTCCTTTGTAGGTTAGAAATGAAATACGGTTAGCTGTGCTTTTAAGTTTTTTTGCTGCCTCTCTAGGTTTCAGCCCATTGAAATAAACCTCAAGCATAGCCTCTTTTTGCTTTGGAGGCATCGCTTCGACAAGTTGTCTTATTTTGCTAACAAGCTCTTCGAATGCCACCTCTTTCCTAATTCTTTCATACTCATCTTCAGCAGAAAATGTATCAAGCTTGTTTGCTAACCCTATATAATTATATCTTTCCATCGTAGTCTCGGCATCTTCAGAGTTAGCTACTTTCCCTTTTTTAGCTTTAAAGATTATTTTTACGTTGTAATCATCAACTAGTAAAAAATTTCGCCCAGCTACATGCCTGTGCCTTAGGTGATTTTTAAAGCAGTTTTTAGCTATAGCTTTTAAGAACGCTACTACATATTGTTCATCTTCAAAACCTGCAAAATCAGATTTCAAAAACTTCAAAAATGTTTGTTGTGCCAAATCTTCTGAGACGCCTACATCATAAATAAATGCGTTAATATAACAGCGAATTTTTTCAAAATATTTTTTGTATATTTCATTAAACTTATCTTCAGGTATGTTAGTGTTCATTTTTTTCTTTTAACCTCTGGTATTACGTGAAAAAGCTCCTCAGCCATGTTTGGCAAGTCCATCATCAGCTCTACATATATGTTTAATGTAGATCTATCTAGATTTGACCTCATGGCTTGAAACATTTCTTTATTTTTAGCTAGCCTGGAAGACTCAGAGTTTCCTAGCAGCTTTACCTCATATGTACATGTCAACGTGTGGAAGCTGACATCTGCGATTCTATAGATACCTTGCCCTTCAATTTCTCTACGCTCAACATAGTCATAGCGCTTTATTTTACTCATTGTCAGGCTGTCATTCACAAATATACTCCCAGAAGCGCTATAGCCTCCGTCTAGCCTCACTAGTCTAAGTATTGCAAACCTATTGACTGTGGGCGCATCTGCATTAAACAGCTCCCTACATAAGCTGGACCCAAACAAAATAGCCGTTGGCGCATAGTTGTCGGTTATTAATTTATGATTTTGCTCTGGAGGTTTACGTTTATTTCTAAACCAAACTTCCGCTGTCTTGTTGTTACCCCAAAAGTATTGCATAAAAAAACCCAGCACCTGTTAGAGTGCTGGGTGATTAGGTGTTACTGGTTAGTTGCTATTCTTCCTCAGCCTCTGGACCGAAAAGCGATTGCCATTCAGCATCAGTGATTCCAGACTTGATGAATTCTCTGTCTCCTGCTGACAGGTTAGGGAAGGCATTCTGCAGGAGCGCACCCTGCTGATAACTCATAAGCTGCTCTTCTGTAACAGGCAAATCGACAGTGTGTGTGATGCCTGTGATTGGTGATGTTCTTGTAATAGTCATAATAGTTTAGTTTGGGAACACAATTCCTTCGGTTGTTTCTATTTCAGGCTTAACGTCTATTGCGACTTTTTTATTGTGTAGGCTATCAAAGGCCACTTGGTTAGCTTCCACGTAAGTTTTAACTAAATTAGCATGCTCACTTGGAGAAATTCCATACTTGATAAATAGCATATACTCTCGCGATAGCTCAGGAAAAACAAGCTCCGCACTAATTCCTTCTTTGTATGTAATATACTGCTCTTGAGTGATAGGAACGTCTACAGTGTTTAGTTTATTTGTGAATGGAGATCTTTTTGTTATCTGCATAATTTTATTTAATTTAATCTATCCGGTACGTCTTTCATTATGTCTAATAGCTTATCGTCTAGTTTGTTTTTACTTTTCTCGATATGTCTGGTTACAGCTTCTGCAATTTTTTTTGCTTTGATAGACTCTATTTCACTTTTTTTTATTTTTGTATTAAAAAAGTTTTTAGCTTTCTTGTCGTCTAAGCTCATAGTTATTTTTTACCTCTAATCATCTTGCAAATTTCTTCTGCAGGATTTCTGACTTTAACGACATATTCGTCAAAGCCTATATCAATAGCTGTATGAGAAAACTTAAAGCTTTCAGTTTTTTTATCTATAGTATAGATTTCTTCCATAATATAAATTTTATCAGAAGCTAAATAGATATAGTCCTCGTCGTTAGGTCTACTAGTGTATTTAATGAGTTTAAGAATCATATTATAGTTCAAATGCGGCTATTGTATGCTTAAAAGGAGATTCTTCGATTTCCTTTACTAAAGAAAGCATTTTTTCAGCAATTTCTCGTATCTCTTTCTGTGCGTCCGGACTGTTCCTGAGCTTTTGGAAGTGCTGGAAGGACCTCCAATTAAACATAACATCAGATTCAATCTGACTATTATACATTTTGAAGAATCTCGCGCTTTCTTTGGCTCTCTTACGTCCGTAGGCTTTTTCAACATCTGTTAACGCTGCATGATAAAGCATGTTCATTTCCTGAGATTTATCATTAAGCAAATCTCCCCAGTTATCGTAGGGATGCAGCCCATGCTGGGCATCTATAGGAGTACTATAGAATTCCTCAGGAATATAGAACTTATCTTCTTTTAACTCTTTATACCTGGCTGACTCAGCATTCAATGAAACACCTACCCTGTGTTTGAGTAGATGGATATGGCTTGCTATGTCGCAATCTACCAGGAAATGAAGGCTGCTTTTCTCGAAAGGTGTGTGGTGTCCTGCGCTAGCAAGATCCTTTAACATCTTAGGAATTCTAGCCTTCTTTTCCTCTGATAAACTTCTACTTGTACTGGTCCAGGCGCTACAGGCATGGAGCATATCATTACCATAATATCCGATTAGTTCTACTGTATTTTTCATTTAACCTTTCTTCATGTCGTACGGTTGATTCATTACTTTCAGGCTCCACCAGGGCTTCTGTAATACTAATGATCTGATTGGTGCTACAGGTCTGATAACAATACCTTCTGCATTAGTACGACCATGATCGTATTTCGCATTATTTGCCATCTCTTGCAGTTCTTCTAGTGTAGGAGATGTTTCAGTGAATTTAAATACCTTCAGCTCTTCTACATGAGGAATTTGATACTCTTCACAAAAGGCCTTTAGTGTGCCCCAGCTTAACCATGCGTCGTGTCTAATGTCCTTCATCAGGAATGCGAAGAATGTGAGTTCAGTAAGCTTCATGGGATTACCCTGAATACCTGGACCACAAACTTCTCCCTGCAAGGCGACAGCATCACCAAATTTTAAGAGCTTCTCGTGCAGGTTATACTTTTTAGCTACCTGCCAGAAAGCATTTCCCTCTGTCTCTTTTAGCTCAAGGTTTCTTGAGCATACGCGAAGCTTCCCGTCTTTTGATATAAATGTACCGCTGCTGCCGTCACATTTAAGTGTAACAACAAACTCATGGCCTACAAGTGGAGATAAGCGCGCCTCGTTCAGTGCATTTGGTTCTGACCTAGCATTAAACTCATCTGTTTTTGAAATAACCCCTGTTGGAAAATTACCTACTGCATCACCCGAGATAGAAGCTGCCGCAGGCGCAATCCACTTCTCAATACCTAAGAGTTCACTGACTTCATCTCCCTCACTAAAGGTGCTACCCACAACACTCATAGGTAGTAATAGTCCTGCACTATACTGTCCTTTCAGTTTTACAGTTTTTAACCGCACTTTTTCATCTCCCTGGTAGGCTCCGTCTAGGAATTTTTTAGGTACTAGTGTGTCAGGAAATATCATCACAACAAGATCTCCTACTTTATGGAGATGCTTTTGTGTAACAACATTCCAACCCAAAACTGTGGCCACCTCGATACGATCAGCTCCCTCGATAGGGTTAAGCTCTAGTATTTTTGCCACTACTGCATATTTTTCCATAACTATTTATTAAAGTTTTCGTCATCTTGATCCCAGCAGAATACAACATTATCATATCCTCCAAGTTCATCTTGTAAATTGTGACTGATAACTCTTTCCCATATCCAGTATCTGTTGGCTAACCCTGAGCCTAGCTTAGATACATAGAACTTGTTATTAGGGCTGTTTTTGATGTGCGCGGATAATTGATCCAGCTGATCAAAGAAGGGCTTGGCATATTCTTCAGGTGTGAAACACGCTCCCTGGTTATTTGTAGGCTCTTTCTTTGTCACAAACCCTACAGCTCTAGGGTGATTACGAAGCTTTGCGGCTCCTCCAAGACCTATTCTTTTTACGTTATCTCCGTAAACAAAGAATGCGTTGGGCTCGCTGTTCAATATTTCCTCTGTTATTATAATGTTTTGATAGGTTGCAGGCATGATGATTCTCCTTTTTCTTCAGCTATTCTAAGCATAAGACCCATGACTAATAGTTTTAAATCGTCGATAGTGCCGTGATTCATTATAGTGTAGGCTACGTCTATTTCGCGCTGTCCTTTTTCGCTAACATGTTGATGCGCCAGACCTATTTCTAAATCAGGCCTTACTACTCTAATAATTATACCATTTCTAGAGTGCTTTATATAATGGGCCTCGTTTGAGAACCTTACGTCGGTGAACACATATTTGTGGTTATTCAGTATAGAGCTGGCAGTTTTATCCACCCATATATCTTTATCGTATTCCCTGAACGCCATACCCACATCTTGCAACAGCTTTCTGCCTCTAGCGTCTTTATGCCCGTTCCACCCCATACTAAAGCATAGATTTTTTAGGGCGGTAGCAAAGCTGGCTCGCTTGTAATTTAGTTCAGCACAAATAATATCTGCAACAGTATCTTTACCGCTGCCAGCTAGCCCTATTAATCCTATATCAAAAGTTTTCATCATTTAGTCTCTATTTGCTATTAAAATAAGTATAAAAAGAAATAAAAGTACAATCATTTTGCCTCCATGAGTATTTCATTATCTGTGTATAGACTCCTTACCATCTGTTCGTCTTGAGGATGCTCAAATTCATAGAAAACTTCTTTTAAGTTATTGCCCCACTCATCTCGCTCATACTTTGCAACGCACCTGGCGATTCCTGCATAAGAACCTTCAGGCTGTTGTTTATCTACGTAATTTATATAATAATATTTACCTATAGTTGGTTTCATTGTTTTAACTTTATACCTACATATGTACCCAGGAAGGCTCCGAGAGCCGCAGGTAAAAGCAAGGCATGATTAGACGTATAGTTTATAACTGCGACGCAAGCAATACAAAAAACAACCGAAGCCCAAAAGCTAGCTTTAAGCGCATGGCTTTCTTGTACAGCTTTTAAATAGTATGTGTAGAAGATATCTGTGAAAAATACAGATAAAAATGTAGTAATCCAATCTGTCATATTTAAAAAAATGGCTCCTAGACCTGGACTCGAACCAGGAACCGTTCGGTTAACAGCCGAATGCTCTACCATTGAGCTATCTAGGAGTATGCCTGGTCTCTCCCAGTGTCACACCACTTCCCAAATAGGGATGGACCCAATCAGGGCTTGATGGCACTGAGCCACCAGCAGGTGTCGCTCTCCAATTGGAGGAGAAAATATGGAGCCAGCAGTCGGGATTGAACCGACGACCGTTGGTTTACAAAACCAATGCTCTACCACTGAGCTATGCTGGCCTGGTGGGCAGTGATGGACTCGAACCATCGGTCTCCGAAGAGGGGAGATTTACAGTCTCCTGCAATAGCCGCTATGCGAACTACCCAAATTGGTTGCGGGACCAGGAATCGAACCTGGGACTGGAGCTTATGAGACTCCTGTTTTGCCACTTCACTATCCCGCGATTAAAAGTGGAGGTGAGGGGAGTTGAACCCCTGTCCTAAATACTTATCTTATAGAATCTACATGCTTAGATTGTTTTTTGCAAGAAATTATAGCGTCAACAATCAAACTATATAATTTCTTTTGAACCGTTCTTGTTCTGCTTGAATAACAGTCCTAATTTCAAGCACTAGCTACTAACGTTTACAGGCTTTTAATAGCATCCGGCCTGTACCTTATGCAGCGAGGAGCTCAGCACCAACGAAGCCAGTGGCTTCGAGGAATGCGTCTGCTTCTGCTACTGAGGGAGCGTAGTCAAAGGACTCTGCGTTTATTTTGCCTAGATTTTTTAAGAGGCCTACCAGGCTTCCTCTACATGCATCTATAAGGGCTCATATCTAGTCGAAACCAAATCACCCCCTTAAAATTGTCTAGTCTCTCCCAGTGTCACACAACTTAGTCGACTGAGAATTCCCAGTCCAAACACCCCGAGCTATCCAGAGTGGCATGTGTCGCAATCTCAGCAGGATTCACAGGCTGCTACATTCCAATTACAGCCCAACCTACTACCATTGGGTTCGTGGTTACTGAGAAATTACTTCACCTCCAGCTACAAACAAGTATAGCGCTTCAGCTCTTTCTTTGATTTCTTCAGCTGTAGGATACCCGTCCCTAATGAGCTCAAACTGAGCTTCAAACAAAGCTTCCTTATTGTTTTCGCCAGCCGTCACTCTAAACGTTTCCAGTAATTGATTAAACCTATACATTAGGTCTTCTCTGGCAATGCTTAGTATTTCAAGTTTGATTTCTTCTGTTGTTTTATTCATATCTAACTTTCGTTTAATTATTCTTCATCTTCAAGCATTTTCTTGTATTTTTGCTGAGCGAGCACCAGTCCCTCTGGCGTATATTCATAAACTCCAGGGGTTTCAGTAGGCACAACAAAACCTTCCATAATTAGATATTGGATAGACTTTTTGGCGCGCCTCTCCATGTCTGCAAACATCTGCTGTATAGCTTTATGATGCAGTTCAGGCAATCTACGATTTTCGCTTTCAGCTCCATCATCGAAGTCTTCATCGTCGTCGTATTCGTCTCCATTCCAATCATTGTGATCTTGTTCGTGCATATTATTTTTCTAGTACATGGCTCCAATAGCGGCTGTCATTATATCCTTGTTTATCGTCCCAATACAAGCATCTAGCTATGTACGAGGGGACATTCCACATGATACACATATCTACCCAGTGCTGTTCGATATCTTTATAATATCTGGCATCCCTGGTTTGATCTAGACCGTAAGCCTGAAACATGTGTGTGTCAAGACATACAATTTTTGCTTTATTAGGATAGCACATTTCTATGGCGAAACTTGTTTTTGCTGAACCTAAGCCTAGAGTATTTTCTTTTATCCTATCTCTATAGCTCACCCAAGTTTCTGCGGATGATTTTTTATACCCAGAAGGATTTTGCCAGAATTTTTGAGCAAACTCATTTATGAATTTTACTCTATTAAACTGCATACCTACCCTGCTTTTTTCAAGCTTATCTAGGAGATCTTCACTTTTGTTCAACCATGCCCACCAATCTTTAATTGCTTGGTAGCCTGCTATATTAGATTTCCATGAAGTGTGCACACTCATGAACGCGAACAGCCATCTTTGGAATACTTCGCTATCATTATCAGGAGCTACCTGCTGCCAGTATTCTTTGTACTGCTGTACTTTAGTATAATCTAAGTACAAAAAGAACTTTTCAACTTTAGAGTATTCCGGAGTTCTTTTCGGTGGAGAGATTATATTGAAGTTTGTGTCCCAAAATTGAGCTTGAGTTTTTTCTAGCTTAATTTGATGGTTTTCATAACCCGACAAAAAATTAAGCTGCATCAGTTGTTTGCATTAAGTTTATAATTGATTAATTTCTCTTCTTCTTAGAAACTCTGCGATCAGAAGTCCGTCTGCGTCTTTTTTGATATCCAGTTCTGGAAATAACCTTTTACCTATATCGAGGCTGGCTCTCTTCAGTTCGTCGCTTCCTTTGATATTCTTAGGAAGCAATACCTTCTGCCATTCTTTACTATCTACATATTCGTATCTTAAAGAGTGCTGCTCGATAGCTATAAGTGTAGACTCTAGCGCACGTATTGCTGAAAGTGAGGCGTTGAACCTGGTGCTGTTAATCATAGGCCTTTCAAGTCCTACAAGAAACTTATCTCCCAGATACTTAGCCTGCAGCTTTTCAAATATTTCGCACAAGGCGGAAAAATCTATTCTTGAAATATTTTTAGCCTCCTTGGTATAGCTCAACTCTTTTTTAATGGGTAGCTTAATGAGCTCGGCGTGCCTATCGCTAGTCACTACACCGATGCCTTGACTGGTTACTCCGTTGTCGAATCCAATAAATATCATAAAAATGTTTTGCTAGGTAGAGGGGTTGGACCTCTATCTAGCATATGTACACAACTCAGACCAAACTGTCCAGAAGTTCCATTACTTTATCGTAATTTTTGTGATTTGCATTTCTGACCGCTAGATTGTTCTTCAACCACCTGGCGTCATCATTATGCTTCACAGTTTTCCGATAAGCAGGAAGATCCATCTTTGCTATCAGCTTTTCTATTTCCGCTAGCTTCTGTAAGTAACTATTAGTCATCTTAACATTACAAACCCAACCGACTTAAGTCTCCGGCAGTGAGCCGAGATAATGCTGTAGCAATCCCCACGTTATAGCAGAAGGGATCTTTTTTAGAGCATTCACTTGATAGACAGATATAGTCTTGGTCTTTCATATTGATCGTAATATGTGTAAACCCTCCTTTAGGCTGCAGCTTGTAATGAGGGCTGTGTCTAAAAGTAGAAGGTACGACAATCTCCCTCACGCCTATATACAATCCTATGAAAGAATCATTAGGAATATACAGCGCATACCTGAGATGTCTTATTCTAACTTTAAACCCAGCGGCTGTCAGTTTATCTATAGTGACGCCATTGCTGCTTACTGTGTGAGTTTTACGTGAAGGTCTTTCCTTGTAAGGCCAAGACCACGACTTTCCTGTAACTTTATCAGTTTTGACAAAGCGATTACTTTGCTCGTCAAATACTGTACTGTACCAAGCAATTTCCTTTTTACTCATAGCTTTCGACCAGTGGTTCAACTTCTAATTCACTTACTCTTTTACGTTTTGTCTTGTTAACTTTTTCGATTTCCATCTCAAGTTCAGGGGCAGGCATATCAGGAATACCGAATGCTTTGCGCACTATCTCTTTGGCTGCACTACTATTCTGGATTACAAACCCTAGATCTTGCTCACGGAATTTCTTTTCTGTGTCAATTTTATGGGTTTGCTGTTCTCCTTCAACATCAATAGTGAATGGCACTTCTGGAGTTTTCCAGGTATACCAGCCTCCAGTTTTACCGACCAATGCAGGATAATTTTCACCCAGCATACGTACTAGAGGAGAGTACCAATCAATACCTCCATTGATATGGATATCGAATTCAATCTTCTGGCTATTACCCTCACGACCAAGCTTATTACGCTTTACTGTCAGGGTGTGAGTAGAGCCTGACTTGCGCTTTACTCCCATATGATCTTCTTCAAGATTATCCTTGATTCGAGCCACTTTGAATTGATAAGTAGAGTTAAAGCGCTGAGCTTCACCACCAATCAATGCTTCTGGCTTTTCTGTACCGAAGCCTGTCATTCCGCCAATCTGCTCTTTGAGCTGATTGGTAGCAACAAACACCATGTTTTCACACTCTAGATACGGAATAATATTCCTATAGAATGCACTCATCAGTTTTGCGTGCTCGCCAACTTTGGTTTGACCAATCACATCTTGGTCACGCTCATAGTCAGTACTAGCACCTGCAATACTGTCTAGTGCGATAAGGATAGGTGTTTTGCCGTCGCTATGCTTAGCATAGTTTTGAATGATGATCTTGCACAACGTAAGAGCCTCTTCCAGGCTTTTAGGGTTGTGGTAGATTACATGCTTCGGATCTACTCCCTGTAACTCCATATATCTGAAGTCAGGAGCGTTCTCGGTCTCGATCCAAAACATTTTTCCTCCAGCTTTCTGGAATACTTTAGCCAGGTCAAACAATAGCGTTGTCTTGGAGCAGCCCTTCTTGCCGTAGAGTAGATAGCACCGACCGTAGGCCATAAACCTACGGTCGAATGCGTACTCTAACAACGGGTTATCCAACACAATGCCTGTAGGCGGGAGTTCTTTATCTGCCGTATTCAGTTCAAGATTAACAGCTTCAGACTTGAAGGTCTTGCCGAAGTTTTTCTTGATTGAGTTCAGGTATGTGTCTATATCCATGGTCTATTTAGTCTTGGTTGATGAACTTAAGCGCATCTGCGCGGCTAATCTTGCCTGCCATCGGATTTGGTGGCAGGGAAGATATATCTACAGCGGCAGGAGCATCAGAGATGTTTGCCACTATAGGAACATTAACGGCAACCGCTGGGGCAGTCAACGCTGCTCTAGGTATTTCTATTGCCGGCACTGCGACAGGAGCGCTACTAATTACAGCCTTAGCTATCTCCATTTGAGGTCTAGCTGGAGGTAATTCTACAGCAGGCTGCGTAACCTGCTTGGCTGTAACATTGAAGCTTGCTGTGTTAGACTTGGTTAACCCAGGGTAACCGTTCATGCAATCCTCAAATACATCCGCAGAATACATCTCACGCAGCTTTGCAATGATTTCTTCTTTAGGCTTATTTATGAAGATTTCATCTAGATTGTAAAGATAATCACTGTCAGCAAGCTGCTCTGGCAACTGTACTGGAGAATTATTTTCAATCTGAATCATCCAAGGGTTGGCGCTGTTTTCCTTGAGCTTAACAAACACAGGTACACAACGATCAGGATCATTGATAGGATTACGCCTGTTGCCAGTCATATCCTTACCCTCAAGCCAGTTCATCAGGTTGTCTGCGCCATTCCTGAGCGGCAGATCTAGCACATGCGCGCCTGTAGACAAGCTTTGAGCAAAAGCCACGTTGTATACAACACGTTCAGTAACGCGACCAAAGTTTGGATACTTCTTGAACTTCCTACCGTTAACTTCAGTGTCTGTAACCTTTGCTTCCTCAGGATACAAGATCTTGAAGTTGTTTGCGAAGTATTCGGCTGGGTCGTTAGCCCTATTAGCTACGTAGTATTTTTCTTTGAAGTTAGTGCCAAAGTTGTCACGAACTGCGATCTTCTTGTACCAGATACCGTTACCTGATGAGTCTGCCTTGTAAGCAGGCAAGAAATACAGGTAAGCGCCCTCTTGGTTGTTTGTTTTGTTGAACACTGCCCTGCGGACAGATTCTTGAATGTATGGAGCGGCAGATACCGTAAGATTGAGTTCTGAGCCTTCGAATTTTAGTGATGGTTTGATGATTGCCATATAGTTTATTTATTTAGTAGTTAGTGTTTGTTTGTTTTACTGCGATTTACTTTACGTGTTCTTCCAGATTTGTGAACCATTTGAACTTTGACGATATCTTTATATTTAGTTTTTTTAGCATATTGAAGCATTGATCATAGCTATAGAACAATGCGGTATCTTTTTTCTTTTTTGTCTTATAGCTTTTACTTATGGCTATAAGCAAATCTTTGTTTAACTCCCACTCATCCCTACGAAGATCTACGGTTAGGCAGATCTTGTCAAGGATACCTAGAAGATATTTTTCAGCTGTTATTGTCTGCTGCTGTTTGTCATTTAAGTCCGCCATTACACCATGAATACAGACTTGAATGTTTGCTGACCCCTTAGCTTGTTAAGGAATGCTTGAACCATCATAGCTGCTACCACTGTAGGTAGAGTATGACTGATGTTCTGCTCTTTCTCGTAGGCTAGAAGGCAACCGCCCTCTTCTTGCGAGTCATTAATAAACGGCTCTAGCGCAGGTTTAAGCATGTCGGATGTAAACAATGCACCTTGCCTGCTAGTGCACCTGCCGTCAACCCAGAATAACTCATCGTTTCCTACTTTCCAGCCATACTCATACAGGCTCTTCCTGAACGACATACTGTCCACGCAGCTAAAGATCACGTTGTATTTACTGAAGTCATCCTCAGTCATCCGACGAGCAATGCCTTGCGCAATGTATTTTTCTTCTAGCACTTTAACTTTATGCTTGCCTACGTCATCAATTTTAAAGTTTTGATGCAGTAGGTTTTTAATATCTACAGTATCATCGTCATAGATGTCAACCTCGACATCCATATAGCTGAACTGCTTTCTGTTGTAGCCGTAGTCAAACAGTATACTCAACAGGTTAGAACCGATTCCACCTGCACCTGCAATAGCAATTTTGTCTAGTTTCATATTATTTAATTAATTTCTCGATTGTATTAATAGGTAGGTATGTCACATACGAGTCTTCACCCATCCATGCTGAATAGGAGAATGTTCTGTGCGTTGGTGACCATATGATGTTGTATCTAAAGCCTTGAAATAGTTTATCCAAATCAAGGCTGCTAGGAGTAGGACTGAACGATGGATGCGTATGAAAGCTGGCATGCATTTTCCAGCCTTTACAGACTCTGGAGAATATCAATTGAGACAACTCTTCTTGATCTGTCTCATATAATCCTGAGGCTCTGTCTGTGCCTTCGTAAACATTTTTAACTCTTACGAACTCATACACTGCATCTTTTTCCATGATAATACCGCCTTCCTCCTCTTTGGTGCTTGTACACTCTAGAGAAGCACCAATCATGGCTTTAAGGAACGATTCTATACCGTATCTGAATATATACATAATTATACTTTCTCGAATGCTTTATCTACAATCGGGCTAATTACGTCCTGCACGTCACGTTCAGGTCTGTAATCATTGTGAGCGTTTTCAGCTCCTGGCTGAGCCTGCCCTCGTAATGTGCCGATATGATCTTGCATTACCGAGTCGTTCTTGAGAGCCAATAGTCTGCTGGCCACGTCGTCATAACCTGCACCTTTATAGTGCCTGTCATTAACAATGCAGCGATATTGTTTTGTCTCATAATCGTAGACCTTGGCGTTACTGATGACTATAGCATATTCTCTAAGGCTACCCTTTACCCTATAAGCCTTTTGTCCCAAGAACTCAATTTCTTCAGCTCCTGTAAGCTTTACTGCAGTACTCAAGAACTGCTTAGATCTTTCGATTTTAGCTTTGTTCTGCTCATCAACTACTTTCAACAGTTTAGCAACGTCATCTTTAGATATCAGTACCTGGTCTTTTTCTATTACCGTACCATCTTCCAGATTCTTAAACTTTACAGGGAACGTAGTGAACTCAATCAGGGCTTTTGTAAGCTCCGCAGCTGCCCAAATATGATCTCTGTTGATATAGTTGTACGCATTGTCTGACCTATCGTAAAACGATCTATTGTTTGTTTTTGAGTTGATCGTTTGTACCTTCTTGATCAGCCCGCTGATATCTACAGGCACTTGTCGATTTTCATCAATATACAGCTTGATACGCTTATCTTGCTTATCAATCACAAATTTAAGGGCAGGAGCATTTACACCAGGAGTAGATTCCCTGAATTCTTCTATGGTCATACCTGCGTGAATCTTTACCTGCAGGCCATTTGCAATAATATCATGTCTCTTGATACTCATGCGGCTGATACTCTTTAGGAACAAATTATAGTCTTCAGCTGACCTATAGCAGGAAGCGCGGTATATGGCCTTTGCCACCTCGTCCTGATTAATCCTGGTGTCGTTTAAGTACCTTTGTCCTGTATAAGAAACTGCCGCAGATATACTGATTCCGTTTATTTTAAACGTAGGCAGACTCTTCTTTTTGAGCTCATTTGCACCAGCATTGATGTCATCAATTTCTGTGTAACTCCAGCCTTTAGCGTCCAAGCACTTTTCAGCATAATTGGCATACAGTTGAGCCACAGCATAGATGTCAAACTCGCTATTAAAATCAAGGTCTCTTGACAGTACAGTCATGAGATCCTCAGCTTCAATTTCAGTATTCTCATACTTTGCTGTTGTAGCTGAAAACTCTACTTCTCTAATAGTCGTTTTTTTAATTTCGCCGCTAAGCAATTTCCCAACTACTACCAGTGTAGTATTCTTACGATAGTCTTCATCAATCGCCTTCGAATGCTTCAAGTATGACGCTTTAGCTTCAGGAGTTAGCTTTCTGAGCATTTTAAGTTTAAGCATTTCTGCGTCATACTTACTCACAAAGCATTCGTCTTTCAGCATACTGATTAGGTTATGCTGTAGCTTACACATCATAAAAATGTGTGCAGTATTCACATCATAGCTATCTGACACAACAAACGAAGGCTTAGTTAATTCGTCAGATTTTTCATTAACAGTCATTACGAAAAACCCTTTATCCAGGTAATCGTAAATAGGCTCATCGTTTCTAGCTATAACTCGAATACGAGCGGTATAGTTTTTACTACTCTGGTTTGTAAGGATTCTGTATGTATAGTCTCCTTCTGTATACTCGATAGGAGCGAGCTTGATTATATTAGGGCGAAAAGCATACGCTGTTTCTTCAGGGATAAGCTTTACGGAAGGCTCGCCCTTAGAGCTATCCTGTCTTAAAAATTGCATAACGTGCGTATTGTCCCATCCGCCACGTTGAGCTATGTTTGCTTGAAGATCTTGGTATCTGATGTCTTCACCTATTTTAAGCTTATGTGTGGGTATAGGTAGATACTTGGAGTAGGCATGCATGTCTGCCACCGTATCGAAGTGTAGACTTGTGTAAGCTAATTTTACTGTAGGTACATATTGATTATCCACATATTCAGTAGATTTATCGATGCTTACGTCCATTGTCTTGACGTACTTGCTTAATGTTTGTGTTTGTTTGGCTATTTTTAAAAAAGATTTATAAGGTAGGTCCATAGTATTTATTATTTTATAAGTGGTATGTGTCTCCCCCGAAGGGTAAAAAGAAACCCCCTGATGATTGCTCACCAGGGGGTTTGATTTTGATTGACCTGTCTGATTTACTTGTGGCCGCCGATCAGAATACCGGTCAGGAGCACAGCAGGATCCTGCACTGCCTCGAGTTTGCCGCGAAGCTTTTGGAGGTTCTCTTCTGCACGATAGTTGGTTCCTTGGAACTCAAACTTTTCGCCGTTAATGAATACCCAGCGGGCATTGTTCTCGGCGTGCTCCAGAATTCCGTCTACTGCCTGATCTAGCGTCAGGTCAGCTACAGTTGTGTGTCCGGTCTTGTCTGCGATTTCGATTTTGTATGTATTCATAATAATATTAGTGTTTACTGAGTTGTGTGTTGTTGTTTTTCTGCGACCAAATGTTCTGGGGGGAACATTTGGAGGGAAACTATGCCAACTTGAGTGTGCGTAATTCTGACGCACGCACAAGACGACGCTCTTGACTGTTGTTGTTGTGTTTAATGCGGAGCTTGATAATGTTTTTTACGCTGTCCACAAATCCACGACCCCAATGGCCGACTAGGTCAGAGATGAAATAATGCTTGCTGTTGTTCAGTCGAACATAACGAGCAACCGTACCGTCATTGAATTCTTCTGCATAAACATTGTAAGTGTTTGTTTTTGTTGTGGTGCACTTGGCTGTTTTGCAGGACTTGTTCTTGATTGATGATTTCTTGGTCATACTATTTATTTTTTTGTTTGTTAATACAGTCACCTTTGCAGACTATTACCTGTGGATAGGAAACTGTATGTGTCTTGTTTTTCCGTTTTTTAGTTTACGGTCAACGCAAGCTCTACATCTAGAGCAAGCGCCTTCCGTCTTTGTATTTTTTAGCTTACCCGTAACTTCAGGGCAAACTAAAAAAGCTTTGTCTGAAAATAAATTTTCAGGAATTTCATTACCCATCCAAGCTATTGCTACGTTGGGATAATTTCTATAGCCTGAATATACTTTCAGTACTTTGTCTTTGTTAACTGGATCGCAGCTTAGATACAAGGTTAAATTTTTAACTTCTGCAAGAATAGGAACACAGAACAATGATCTGGTGTATGCCCAGAAATTTATTCCTGGGTACTCTTGCATTACCTTGACCCATGCTTTCGCATACTCCTCGTTATAAAAATCTCCTCCTGTATGTATGCGGAAGTAGGGAGTACTATTGCCTCCACTTAACAACCAGTACATTACAGAATTCTTGATAGTCTCATACATATCTACAGGAGATTTATCTACTACTAGTGAAGTATTGTGATCTTCAACACTAGCGTATGCTTTATATAACTTTCTTAGATTTTTATCGTAGCATTTCTCGGCACATCCTCCTGGTCCTTCTGTCATACCAGGGCATGTGCCTCCTTCTTTAGGATCTCCTTGCGTCAGGCTAAACGTATTATAGTGATTAGCTTTAAATCTGACTTTGCTGTTGTTGGTCAATTTAAACCTAGTCATGACAGCTCAAGCTCAGATTGCGTCAACTCTTTTGAGTCTTCTTCGTCTGTATCAGGCACATCGTTTAAGTAGGCAAAAGCTCCAAAGTATTTCACAGCTGCGGCATTATAAGCTCTAGCTGCTTTTTCTGGTGTAGGATATTGTCCCAGACTTATACGTTTGCCGTCAACTCTGATACAGGCCCTGTACGGGTTTTTAGCGCTGCTTAGATCCATAAAAACACCTTTGTATTTAACTTTTTTATTTTTAAACGTTCTACTGTTCCTGACATTTTCAGAAACAGTGCATACTCGTAAGTTAGCTTTTCTATTGTCTAGACCGTTATGGTTTATATGATCTATAACCATTTTTTCTGGTATCTCAGATATTTTTGATAATATCTCTCTATGCATACGGACCTTTTTAGCCGCTATTAGTACTTCGTTTTTCTTTTTATGTCTAACTGCGTATGCAGTGGATTTTCCTTTTTTAACTCCCCACTTATGTTTAACAAGATCATCGTAGTCTTCAGCATCTACTATAGCTATATGACCATTGCTACCTAGTTTTATATATTTTACTTTTTCCATTCCCATGTGTTCTTTTCAAAGTTCCAGGCTGTTTCTCTCTCAAATACTTTTTCTTTACCTTTCCATCTATCCATGATGGCCAGCTCGCAACCTACATTATCTCCGGTGGCTAGCTTTGTATGGTGGCAGAATACATATTTGAGAACTTCCTGGATATAATTATCATTTACCAAATCTTTGTGCACAGCCCAATAGCCTGCATCATGCACAGTATTTACTGGGTATATGTACTTCATCCATAAGCCTTCTTTCTTTAGAAGGTTTTTTAGATTTACAGAACACTCCCACATAAACCATGCAAGCTCGCTGGCCACGGGAAAAGCCAAGCTTTCATTCATCCAACCGGCAAGAATACCGAAATTATCTGTTTCTTCGTAGTTTAAAACCAACCCTCTGGCGTTCGTGATACGCTTATGGTTTTTAACTTCGTCAGTACATCTGTCTCTGTAGGCCATGTACTTGCGATATCTCTCCCAAGTCTCAAGCGCATACTCTAAAGTATGTAATCCTACATGCAAGCCATTCTCAGCATAAATATCAGCTTGAATGGGCATTGCTGCGAATTTTAGCCCGGCTGTGTACGAGACTCGAAAAGTAATACTCTTGGCGATCACATACTTACTCACATCTTTCTTTGTGAGGGTAGCGTCATTGAAGTATTCTCGCATCTTTGTTTGATGGAAATTGCCTGCTCTGATATCGTGAATAAAGTCTTCGTCTCTAGACAAAAAGGCCATAATAGCCAAATCTGCCCCAGCTACGTCAAGCTCTGTCCAATAATAGTCAGGGTTGCCTGTACAGAAAATATTCCTAATGTTTTTAGGTAGCATTTTGCTGCACGATTGCTGTTCTTCGCTGCTCAGTTTGCTATACCCTGGAACGAATATATCTGGAATATACGCTAAAACCTTTGAAGCGGGATTCTGAACATTAGGACTACTACTAGCTCTGAAGTTCTTTAAGCATTCAAAGAAGCTAGCATGAACGCGACCATCATTACAGATAGCTGCCCAATAGCTTTGCTTCAAGGGTTCATCAATATCTTCATCTAGCTCTGACTCAGGGTCGAGCACTACACCTTTTTTAGATAAAAACTTTGTAGCAAATACGCCTACACGACTTACGCTAAGCAGTAGAGTAATTGCTTTATGCACCCTCATGATATCAGGGTCGTTTGGGTATTTATCTAGCGCCTCTTCAAGCTGGAATTTTATTGTAGATAGACTCTTGCCGTTTGTACTGGGCTCGTACATTTTTTGAGTCTGTGGCTTCTGTTTATCGTACCACGCCTTAGACTTTGGAGATTTGCCTGACTTTGTATAGTAGGCTGGAGTTACGCGTAGTGTCTCAAAAAGCAAAGATTTTTTCTGTGGAGCAGAATTAGGATTAAATTCTTCTACACCAAACTCATCTTTTAGAAAGACAACAAGCTCATCTTTGAGTGCGTTATATTTTTCTAGATACTTATCAGTAAGATCTTCTAGCACCTGCTTATCAACAGCAATACCTGTTAACTCCATATCTGTAAAGTAATGGGTTAATGGCAAATATACGTTGTAGTATAGATCTTTGAGTTTTTCCGGAAAAATCTCCATCATCCTCAGACAGGCCTCACGATGACTCACAGCGTCACCAGCACAATAGTGATGGTATATGTCAGGCTCCAAAAACTTAAGCTTAGCCATTTCTGCTTTACCAAGCTTATGCTCCTTAACCTTTCTGTTTAATGCTGTATAGTATGGAGCATAATCGGTAAAGTGCTTAATCCCCGTTTCTAGCCCCTTACTGAGCCTAGAGTCAAAGAAAGCCACAGCCTTCATACCGTCAAACGCTAGCGTTTCGTCAGGTAAATTAAATCCTCTATGCCTCAAGCGTAAATCGTCAGCCCTTATGTTCCAGCCCATACGCTGGGCTTTAGGGTGCTCTAGCATGATCTTCATCGTATCTAGAAGCTCTCGGTTTTCTGTGGAGCCGTCTTTAGAGATATTCAAGATCACTGCAAAATCTCTTTGGCAGCTATATTGAAACTCATACATTACCTCGTCGTCTGTAAACTTATCTCCGTACCATTCAGCGTCATAGCCTATTTTAAACTCACCTCGGGCAATGTAGTTGTTCAATATCTCGATATTGTCTTTAGGATCGTCTATGATCACATACTTAAACTCTCTATAGTTTAAATTGTTATCTAACGCCTTTTTAGCCAATACGAATATCTCCCTGAACTCAGGACGCTTAGTAGGATCCATCACTACGATCATCCCAGGAGCATAGTTTGCCAGAACTTTACCGTAGGGTGTATCAGTGATCTCGCCTACATAATCACCCATTTTAATATTTGTACGCATGATGCGTTTGAATACTTCAGCACCCAAAGGCATGATGAGTTTAGGTTTAACTGCAGCAATTTCTTCGTCCAGCTTGGCTGACCAATATTCTATATCCTCTGCTGACGGCTTAGGCTTATTACCAATTCCATACCTCACCATTCCTGTAAAGTACACTTTATCAAGAGGTATATCTGCAGCATTTAGCGCAGACAATACCTCTTCAGCCATACCTTTTTTACCGAACGCCCTTTCTTCTAGATCATCTTTCCCTGGGTGAGAAAAAATAATCATTAGTTCAGGCTGACTGTTTTCTTTATAGGTAGGCTGTACCTCTATTTTTTCTTTTTTATCGCTCATTTTTATATTGTTATGAAGCCATGAATCCTGTTCCAGCTGGAGGCAGTAGTGCGGCTTTCCTGGGAATGTTTTCGAAGTTACCTTTATTCAGTTTTTTCTTATCCTTCTTCTCTTCTTCAGCTCTGTCTTGTGCGGCTTTATCTAGCTGCTCAAAGTTCATGAATTCAAGCTCAGCCAGATAATCAAACTGAAAATTCTTAGCATGTCTAGACTTCAATGAAAAAATACTCACGGTCTGATCCTGGGAAGAATCTCTACCTATAGCCAGCGCCATATCGGTAGGCTTGATTACACCTTTAAACCCTGAAATCTCCGCATTACTGAATCTCTTTGTCATCTTACCGCTAGCCTGGTGAAGTAGCCATACGCTGAACATATGTTTTCCACCTATAAGATGATTAGATAAGTCATCCACCTCAAACGACACCTTACCATATTTCTGCCATTCGGCATCATATTTTTCAGATGTAGTCAGATAGTCTAGCTGGTCTATGTACACTAGGTCAGGATGATATCCTGTATCTGCATATAGCTTATCCAAATAGTTCTGGATATATCCACAGGTGATAGGCGTGACATCTCTCAAATCGTGTATTTTTAGATTCTTAAGAGCAACCTTGTCTCTTTCGCACATATTTTGAAAAGACTCACGCAGATCATGCTGCATAAGTACAGACCCTTTGTGTAGGTCTGTATAAGGTATCCTGAAAATGTTACTGTACAAGCGACAGCAAATATTTTCAGCAGGCTCTTCCAGAGATAAGTATAATACTTTTCTATTATCTTTAGCGTTTTGTATAGCTGAGTACACAGCCATCGCCGTTTTGCCAGAGCCGCTATGCCCTAGAATTAACCCAAATTCCTGGTAATTGAGTCCTCTGGCTGCAGCATCTACTGCAGGAAATCCTGTCATTAAACTTTCTTTATGCTCTACCAGAACAAGATTCTCAAACGGGTCAAACGCTCTAACTACACCTGCACTGTCCTGTAAATTGATGTCAGAAACCAACTTGGTGGCCTCTTGCACGAGTAGCTCGGGCGTAGCGCTCTTGTCCGCCTTAAGTGTCTGGTATCTTCTAAACTTTATGAAGTCTGCGAAGTTCTTAAGAATATACTCACTATTTAGAACTTCTTCGTTGTACACAAACTCACAGAAGTCCATAACTGTATCCATATCCGTGTTAAGAATATTATACTGTTTGAGCTTTGTTTTTAGATAGGACAAGCATAACTGCTGACCTATCGGACCAGGACCAGAAGCGCCTATGCTTAGTGCAGTGTCAGCAAAAGCATTATAGATATTCAGCGTTCCAAAGTCTGAAGGAGTGACTTTCAGGTCTATGGCTTTCTGTAAAACCTGCCTGTCTCTGAATAGGCTTTTGATTGTTAGCTCTATGTAATCTGCGTCGTTGTAAATATCGCTCATAATAGTCTGTCTATATCTAGTTTTTCCTCTTTTATGAATTTTGTTAACTCAGGTGTTAACTCTTTCTTAGCTATTTTTTTGTACTTATCAATAATTGCTGCACTTCTATCCGGTGTGGCTAGAATTCTAAACCATGCAAAGAATTTTAGACCAGAGTCCAGCAGCACATCCTCTACAGGTTCTCCTCTACGAATAAACCTCATAGCAAGGTTCAATTGCTGCGCCCACACGTCAGCATAGCTTAATGTGGCGTTAGTGATACTTACTTCGTAGGTGGTAGAAGTGTCGGCTAATCCTTGTACGTACTGTATAACTCCCTGCCCCCGTAAATGCATAGGAGAAAAGAAGTTTTTCTTATCATGCATTCTGTCATACATATGCTGTACGAATTGAGCGGGATGCAGGCTGAGCTGCTCACACAACACCGCAGCTTCCTTGAAGTATTTGTCGTACTTGTCGCTTGGGATGTACTTGAAGTGTTTTGTACTTATTCTCTTTTTTTCTTCATAGTAGAAAATAAGATCATTAACCAACTGAGGATCTGGGTCTTTGTCGTTCATGTTCTTTCTGAATAATATACTGAAGCTGCTCGGATGTTGCGTCGTCAGGTGATTCAAAGCCATAGTCTCTAAGATCAATATTCACGCATTTTCTACCGTTGCTGATAAACTCTGATTGAATTTCTCTAGCAAGCTCCTGCGTATTATCTTCTCCGTCTAGTATTAGCGTTATTGTTTTCCACTCTTGGATTAGCTGCTTTTGAGCTATCGATATACCTTTACCCAAAGTAGCTACAGCGTTACCAAGTTTCAATGCTTTTTTTACTCCCTCCACAACTACTACATCTTTATACTGCTTAGCAACAGCATAGTTGAATAAATAGTTACCCTTCGGAAACAGGTGCATGTATCGCATGAATTGGAATCTGTCTCCATTCCATGTACCAGGTATAAATCTTAACTGCCAGCCTGCATACGAGTTATCTTTAGCAAATACAGGAAAGAACAAGCTTTCGCTAGTGTTAACTGTAAACCCGCTATCGAAACTGATATTTTTACCGCAGCCGGCTGGAATGTATCTGATACCTAGACTGTCGTAATACGCAAAGTTAAATAGATAGTCTTTATAAAAGAAATCTATTACGGGCGAAGCCTTACTCATGTCACTGAGCTTTACAGCACTTTCGTACGGCAATATCTTGGCATACTTATACTCGGTCTCTTCTTCGTTTTCCGTAGCCCTTTCTAGTACTATATTTTCACCAAGGAGTTCTTGTATAGGGATAGCCTCTTCACAGATAAAACACCTACTCTGGGTCCATCCAGGGTTGATGTACCTCTTCATCTTCTTGCTGTTCTTCGGATCGCATGTCGGGCAAGCAATTCTATAACTGCCTCCCGACACGCTTTTTACTTTTCCGAACTTTAGCTTAAGTAGTTCTTTTACTCTTTGATTCACGTTCTTGTTCTACTAGTTTGGATAAACCTTCCAGCAGCCTATTGTCCGGTAAATAGAACACATCAGCAGTTTCAGGTTCAGGATTTTTAGTGTATTCCGGCAGAACATGAAAGGCGTTCATAACTAGCTGACCTAGCCTAAGATATGGTCTTTCTAGCCAATAAGCCTGCAGTACAATAAGCGCTTCCTTTACGCGCTCTATGTCTTTTTCACGCTGTAGTTTATTTTTTTCTTCGTATGTCATATCTCATACTCCATTCATACGTTATTTTTGTCTATTCCATGTTATGTCTTCGGGGCGATCAACTGTAGTGATTGTCCATCCTTGCTCTTCATAATACTTTTTCCGCTTTTTCGCCATTGCCTCTAGTGTAGGATCATGGTTGTCCATAAAATCTACAAGCACAAAATGCGTTTTTTCTGAAAGACCAAATTTATCACGCTGTTCTTTCGTAAGTATTCGGCTTCCCCTGTAAGCTTCCTGCAATACTTCTACTTTACTGCTTCCGCCGCTAGCCTGAATGACTACACGACAGTTAGGAATATCTACACCTGCTCTAAACGCATCGCTAGCTATCAATGTTTGAAACTCGTTATTACTGAATTCTTCGATTGTTTTATTTTGCTGCTTCGGCGTCAGTGCAAACGCGCCTACGTTTTTCTTGCTGGTCTCCCTATGCAGGTATTTTGTCTCTTTAGGCATATACTTGTACATAGGAATCAGATGATCTTTAACATGATCAATAAATACAATAGTCTGCCACTCTTTTGGAATCAAGGAGCATACTCGTCCTATGATCTCGTTGCGCTTATCACACCTTTTAATTCCGTACTTTAACTTGCTTTCAAAATTATTATAATTTTCAATAAATAAGTCTTCAGGCATGTTGACCATGTACACCATACCAGGCACAACCGCGCCGGCCTCCTCAGCGTCCTCGTATGGGAAGTATATCAGGTCATCACCAAACAGGCCCTTTAACAGCTTGTCTGTGTTGTTGAATATACCTTCCGTGGTAGCTGAAAAGCCGAACACCCTGTAAGGCTTCATTTGTTTTAGCGCGTTTTGAAAAGTCTCTTGACCTGCAGACTGCATTTCATCAACTAGAAGCAATTGACATTTCTCTAGTGCGCAGCTGGGTAAAGACCTAAACGTAGTTATAGTAATATCATTACTTATATCATGTTTACCGTCGCCAACTATACCTATATGTTTATCAGGGAAAAATTGCTTAAACTTTTCATACGTCTGCAGGACCACCTGCTTTAGAGGTATGGCTAGAATTGTATTCAGACCATTCCACGCTGCGTAAGTGATAGCTTGGATGTGTGTCTTCCCAAACCCCCCAGTAGCATTAATTACCCCACTGTCTTCCATTCCTTTGAATATCAGATCTAAGGTGGGTTCTTTTTGGTAGTCTCTAAGCTTTATCTTTTTAACGCTAGCCCAATCAGGGTCAGGCATGGGTGTCCTGAGATCTTCCGTCTCTACAGTATCCATCTGCTTACCTATTAACGCTACCAGGCTGTGATAAAAACCTGGTAGCGTATATATAGAGCCGTCCTGATCTGTAGCGTATAGTAATTTTTCAACAAACACGCATTGCCGCTGGTACCCAATACTCTTCATTTCTCTATGATGATACTTGAGAAACTTTGAAACGTATGCAGGACATGGGTTTATTTTTAGCCCGCCATCAAATCGAACGATCTTTATGTTCATGCTACTAGATAAGCTTGTGCTTTTTCTTTTTACTGCTTTTTGGCGGAGAATCCGCTAGTACTTTAAGCAGCGTCTTTTTCGCTATCTGCTTTGCGTTATTTTTGGTAGAGACTAGCAATTCAGCTATTGCTTTGTCAATCTCGTCAGTTATATGTTTCATGCTTAATATCCGTTAATTTTTCTTGTTGCTACAACTGAGCCATCTTTAGCGTGTAAATTGAAGATAGTGTAATCGTCACCAGGATCATTAAAGGCTGAAAACGTTATACTCATCGAGTCTGCAATTTCAGCCTCATCTATAGAGAAACCAGGACCTAGCGGCGGTGGCTCAGTCATTCTGGTTTTATCCATAGTTATTGTCCAGGGTCTTTTAGTATCACTCATTATTTACGCTTTACTGTTCTACTGATTGTTACTGTTTTACGAATCGTTACGTTTCCTCTGGTGACGCTTCTTGTTCTTGTTTGTGTTCTCGTACTCATAAGTTAATAGTGTTGTCTACGTAATCGCTCAACTCAGGGTGATGGTCGATGACGATCACCTGTTTGAACTTGCTTGTTTTGTTCAGGCTTCGAATAATCTCGAAGTATTTCTTGCTGTTTTCTGCGTTCAGTCCATAGCTGCCCTCGTCCACAATCATGAACGGGAATGCTCCTACGAACATGTTATGTAGCGCTAGACGTAAGCTAAAGCCGACCATAACCTGCTGACCGCCTGATACAGCAGGCAGCTGTAAACCTTCTTCGTTGAATATATCAATTCCGAAAGTTTCGTTTACTTTGGCTGTGTATGGGAAATCAAATGAAGCCAATACCTCATTCATATACTCAGTTACAGTAGAACTGTAGGTTTGGATCAAGGCTCTTGGAAATTTGGAAGGATGGAAAATGTCATAAATAGCGTCTAGGGTACTTGTATACTCTTCACGCTTTTTATTCTTTTCAATATACTCCTGATTTTCCCTAATATCTTCTAGGCGAGTTTTAAGCTCTTGTGTCTTTACAGCCAGGTCTATCTCTAGCTGTTTGGCTGCTTGTATACCTCGGGATACAGATGCCAGGTTTGTGTCAACCTCACTAAGCTCAGCCTCTGCTCCTACAGGATGTGCTCCATCATATACACGCTGGGCGGCAATAGCCAACCTTACGCTGTTAACATCCTGTAGTTTTTGACTCTCTGTGATCTTTAGCGCTGATACCGTGGACTTATCGTTCTTGTATTTCTCTGCTATTATTTTATATAAACCATGATCTTCTGGATTATAATCAAGCTCGCCTATAGCATCTAGCTTAAGATCAAGTGTATCTCTAGCTTTTTGATACTCCTCAACCAGTTTGTACTCTTCTTGCTTAATTTCTTTATCCTTCTGCAGGGCGGTCAGTTTATCTTTGAGTTTAATTCCCTCAAAAATAACCATATCCACTTCTGCTTGAATATGTGCTATAACCTGAGCAGTATCCTTCAGCTCTGAGCCGCATGTGGGACATGTGGTAGTCTCAGAAGACAGACCCTTCTGCTCGTAGGATTTTAGCTTGTCGTTTAATCCTGCAAGCGTATCTCTTTTCTCCTTAAGTTTGCCTTCCTGTTGGGCAATGTCTGCAGATAGATTATCGAGCTCGTCTTTTGTAACATTAACTGCAGGCTGCTTAAGCTGCGCTAATTCTGCGCTCAGTCTGGTCTTCTGGGCTACCTGGCGCTCTACTGCGTCCATCTCAGCAATAGCCCCTATAATTTCATCATAGTTGATGTTACTCAGGTTATTTTCTATACGTACTACCTTGCTTGAGATATCTGCCAGCTCACCTAGAAGACTAGTAAGCTTGTCGCTAAGCCCTGACGATACCCGCTCGTCGCTGATGACTTTCTCTAGCTCAGTCTTACGGGAGGTAAGCCTGTTGTAATCAATCTGTAGCTTAGGAGCATCCAGCGTAGCCAGCTGCTCTGATGTCATCAGAATAATCTGCTCTAGAAGCTGCTGGTCGTTTTTAAGCTCATCCAAGTTCTTTACAGGGTACTCTGGAGGGGCAGTCTTTATATAACCATTCCAAACCGTATCTCTAAGCTTGGTTGTGTTAGGTACCATGAAGATCTTCTGGAAGAGTTTCTCTTTAGTGCTGTTGTCTCCGTTGAACAGTAATGCTATCTCTCCCTGATTTGAGACAATTACATTCTGCACCAGATGCTTGTCGATCTGGAACAGTTGGTCCCATAGCTCGTTTACTTCACTGCTCTTCTTGTAAACCTTGCCATCGTATTTAAGGTTTACCTTTGCGGTATCCGTGTGCCGCTCCAGGATGGCTTCCTTGCCGTCTATCAGCATATGCCCAACCACATGACCAGAGACCTGTCCTACAGTAAGCATATCTGCCTTAGTCTTACCATAACCCTCCCCCGTAAGGAGGAAGATTATAGCTTCGACAATACTCGACTTGCCGGTACCGTTGCCGCCAACAATACCGGTTACTCCAGAATTAAAATCAAGAGTCAGATTTTTGTGACTCCTGAAGTTTTTAAGTATTAGTTTTTTGAGTTCCATGTTAATTTCTTTCGTCCAGATGTAGTAGACAGTGCTGCACTAGCAGCTCTGCGTTATAATTTCCACTCAAATACATGTTTCGTATCTCTGGAGCACTGTACACTTTGGTTATGTGTGCCAACTCTACTTTGACTTGCTCCTGGTCGTCTAAAAATGTGGTTAGACTTTTTAGTATCTCCAGGCCTTCTTCTGGAATGCTTTCCAACTTTTCAGCAGGCATATTACTTCATGGCTAGCTGCAATATATCCTTTACCGTCTTGTCTGAGTTTAAAGGTGTAGAATATCTGTCCATGTTGTATGGCAAGTCCTCTAACGCTTTAATCTCGTACGCATATGCATGCGCATTTACATTCTTATCTGATACTCCACTGATTGCCTGCTTCTCTGCATCTGACGCAGAGTTGGCTAATACTAGCACTGTCGCACTTACTTCTAGTCTGTATAGTTTCATAGTTTTATTTTATTTCTGCTATTGCGTCGCTATCGAATACAGACAACTCACATTCGGACGAGCTGCCATCTAGCGACCCTGACATTACGCTGTACGGTTGATATTCGTCTCGGTTTAGGTACTTACGTATCAGCCAACCTCCACCATTTAGAGCTTCTAGTAAGGCTTTACACTCTTCTTTGTCTAATTGAATGTTTTTCTCTTTTGAGAATAGCTCTAGCTTGGTCAATACTCGCTCACCTAGAGTTATATCGTATGTCGCCATAGCGGCAAAATCTGTTCTAGGCTTATACTGTTCTTCTGTATCTAGAATTTTCATATTAATAAACTTTATGGACAAAGTCTTATGGCTAGTTGCGTATCGTATGCTCCTTTACCGTTGTATACCTCATAATCACTTACATGAGTATTACCGATTTCGTATTTGCCTTCTTCATCTACTGCAATTACAATAAGGTCTCCATGTTCAACTTTAAGAACTTCTAACTCTTCAATTAGTTCTGATATTTTCATAGATTCTCAAATGACTTTTCTTTCAGCTTAAACTCGAAGTCTAGGTCTATAGACTTACCATACGTATCTGGCAACCTTGTAGCATAGTCTGCGTGTTTACGAGGGTTGTTTTGATCTGGAGCTGATTCACTATAGTGAAACAATGGTCTAATTATTGGTCCCCACGATTCGTAGGCAATGTTAAATGCCTCTTCTTCAGAGAGCCCATCAGGGTGGCACTTATGATGCAGATAGTCGAAGGTGATAGGAAAACCTCCTCTAGGCTTCATATACTGATCTAGTTTCTTAACACTCCAGCCTGAAACCTTGTCGTCATTCTCCAACACAAGACGCATTCTGGTATGCAGTTTCAATCTAGAATAGTTTTCTACAAACTTGTCTGCAATCTTATCCCAGTCTCCGTTAGCATTCATATGAATATTGATAGGATTCATAATGATATCATAGCAGCCAATATCGTTCATAAAGTCTGAATAGAAATCTAGCTCTCTGATTGTTCTAATTACAGCGTCTTGATTTTCGCTGGCTAGAACATTGAACTGATCAGGATGTATGCTCAGCCTCGCATCAGGGAACTTTTCTCTAGTATCTTTGACGTATTGAATTTTTGCCAATATCTGGAAAAAATTAGGCAAATCCCTCATCTTTACCTCCGCCTTATCATATGTAATAAGCGGAAACAGGCTGGAGCTCAATCTGTAGTTTAGATTATGCTCTCCACAATAAGCTATAGCTCGCGCGGTAACATCGAGGTTGTGCTCGATGATTTCGCCTAGCTTTGCCAGCCCCAGCTCCCTTGGTAGAGAGCTGAAGCTTTTGTATGTGATAGTTCTGAACTTCAAAGGCTCTAGAGCCAGCACAATACAGCAAACGCCTCGTTTAATCATTTATGTGTTTCTTCTGTTACAATTTTTTTCAACTCTTCTGTCAGAAAAGCCTTAGCGCAATAGTAGCTAGACTCTCCTGCAGGGTTTGCTGGTGGTCGACTATTCTCTATCAAATGAGTAGCCCACACTTTTATATCTGCGAGTTGCTTTCGCAGCTTTTGCTCAATTTCGTCGCACAACATAATTATAATTCTGATGGTGATTCAATGAAGTCTTCAATCGCTCCACCGAATATTTTTAGATATTCTTCAGGTAGTTGTTCTTTAACTTCCGCAAGATCAGAGTCAAACAGCTCATAGTCTATACTCAAGCCATTTTTGTATGATCCTGCCACAAGGTTACCTAGCTCCAGATAATGCGCCTCTACATAGAAGCCTTGATCTGACATTTCGGCGTACACTCCTAGAGGAGGAGACCAGGCGGTAGAAAACATTACTGTAAAAGTATTATCGTCTACCATGTTTATAGAATTTTTGGCGTCGGCGGTTTCCCACTTTGTGCCCCACAAATCTACTGCCTCGTCGTGGCTCCATTCACCTTTAGAGAAAGGAAGAATGTGCTCAAACATTCTCTCTTCTCTGCAGGCTTCTAGAAGTTTATTGATCTTTCCTTTGTCTGGATGACTTACTTTCGCATAGTTTTCGCACCAATTTGGCATAAGTTTAGTCTCTGTCGTCTTGGTCGTCCTGGCAGCACTCACACCGCCAGAGCGATTTTTCAGGGTTTTCTTTGTTTCTTTGGATAATGTACAGATAGGTTCCGTTAGCAATATCCAAACCAGTAGTGATATCTCCACAGTCAGTGCACTTAAATTCCATTTCTGGAAGCACACCATTTTTACTTAGTATAGCCATTTTAATTTAGTTTATTGTTTTTGCCTGAGCATTGCTTGTTGTTGCAGCAGAAGCTTCCTCCTGCATACACTACTCTCCCTGCCTCAGGATCATACTCAGCATCATCCTCCCACTCCATGAATTCATTGCAGAACTCACAAATGTCAGCTTCTGGTTCTTCGTCTCTAGGATCACTATCTCCTGGAAAGCCTGTGGATATCATATTAGTTTTTCTCGGTGCGAACGTGAACGTCAAACCCCCCGGTCTTTCTGTATTTCTCGTCAGGCTCACCTAATTCTAGGAAACTTTCATCTACATCTGATGCAGAGTTGTAGATCTCTTTCATTTCGCCTTGAAATAGCTCTTCAAGCTTTTGCTGTGTCTCAAAATCCAGGTCTTCTGGAAAATCACCTGCCTCTACATCCCAGCGAAGGCTATAGATATACTCTAGGAACTCGTGAGGCTCGCTTCCTGTATAGGGATTGTTTTCTAGATTCTTGAACTCTTCAGGATCTAATTCAATTGGCTTGTTTGCATATGCGACCCTGGCTGATTCTGTTTTTCTGATGTGATATTTCATAATAGTTATTCGTTTTTTGCTTTGTGATATTCTGCTACTTTTTCTATTCCGTACTTGTTCATTGCATGTGTTGGGCATAGTGTTTTATGCCAGCCCATTTCGTATGTTTCTCCTTTGTTTCCGCACACTTCACAGGTCAGCTCGGTCATGTGCTCTGCAAAATCTACAAGAGCATATACTCTGCTTGTGCTGCAGGCTGAAACGCCTTCTCTAAAATCTACATAGAATCTTAGAGTGCCGAACTTTTCTTTGATCTGTGAGACTATAGGTACGCCTCGCTTAGCTTCTTCCAGCTCAACTAATAGCTCGCTTTTTTCTTTTTCAAGATTCTGAAGCGCCTGCTCTTTTGTGAGATCTTTTCTGTACTGAATGTATCTATCCAGATCCTTCAGACTTGACTCTACAAATTCTAGCCTTTGATTTGTGATTCTGTAGTTTCTATACAGAGATTTACACAAACCATCAATGATGTTGTACCAGCCGTCATTGCACTCAAACCCAAAGTGAGCAAAGGGTGTATTTGAATCTTGGGAGTTTTCAAACAGTAACGGATATTTTTTTATTAGATTTTCGTATGTCATGGTTTACAAGTGTTTCTTCTACTGTGTGTTTGGTTGTTACTTGATACACTCTAACTTTCTCTGAAGGGATGGTGATGAAACTAACCCCATTCCAAGCTGAGTAGTGTGGCAGTTTATCATGAGTTGATAGACTGTGTAGTGTTATCCCTTTTCTTAAAGTACCTAGATCTTCTGCGAGTCTGTGCTCGTAACGAATCTTTATCCAGCCATCTTTAATCATATTAATCAATAAAAGCGTATCGAGCTACAGGCTGTTGAATGCTGCGATCCATGTATGGATATGGATAGGATTGAACGTAGCTAGCCTTACTAAAATGCATACTATGATTATCAGATGTCTCAATCAAGATTTCTCGATTCCTGTTTTTCTTTTCAAACAGGCTTTGGTCTTCACTAATAAGTCTCCAGTTGATGTCACTCATAATTCCCAGATTTCTTCATCGTTTTCATCTAATCCTACCAGCTTGGCGTCAATTCCCAATTTCCGTATTACTGCCATCCAGCCGCTATCTTCGCATGCAGAACGAAGAATAAACTCTCCGTCTACATACCAATCATAGCCATTCTCAACGCAACAACCATCTCCACACTCATAAGAGTAGTGCTTATAGGCTATCTTGTGCTGCATAATATTTTGTTAGCTCGTGATTCCTTTCGCGTACAATGCTCGTCCAATAATCAAGAACGCCGTGCGTAATCTCGACGTATTCTGATACTGTAATCTCCTGAGCACTAAACAGCTTGTTTAGAGAGTTAATTCTGCGTTGTACGTTATCTGTAATTTGTTGTATTGTCATAATTATTAACTTTAAATAATGATTTATTTTGCTAGTTCTAAGAGTGCGTGGTGCAGTAACAGCTCTGCATTGAACTTACCAGAAAGCCACATATCAAGTATTTCCAGCCTGGAGTATGGCTTATTGATGTGTGACAGTGCTTGCCAAACTCTCAGAGAGCTTTCTTTCAATTGTTTTTCTAATTTACGCTGTCTGGCTTCCTTGATCTTAATATCGAACCAGTTGATAGCGTAGTTGAAGTCTTCTTCATTGCTGCTGTTGAATATAGCGTCGTGAAGATAGTCGTGCGCTTCCTGGTCGTCTTCGTCTACGCCTAGGCTCTCTGCGAGTTCATTATATAGTTTGTCGCTAGCAGCCTGATTCTTGATAACTTGCTCTCTAATGACTTTTACTTTGAATTTGTCGTTCTTTTCCATAGTCTCGGGTATTTCAAACCAACTTAAACTAAACCTATGTGCTGGAAATTCTTTTAAAACTACTGCTGTCCAACTAGAATTAGTGATTGTGTAGGCTACGGTATATTCCTCACCAGACTTCAACAGTTTGCCTGCTGCTTTGCTGGCTTCCAAATACCAAAAGAGTTCTACACTCTTAAACCTTACTTTACTTCCAGGTTCAGGTATTGGTGTTTTCATACATCGTCACTCTCGTTTTCAGAGACATACTTATCTAGTAAGTCTGTCTTTTGATCTAGCTCTTCCTGCATTCTCTCTAGCAGGTCTGTCTTTTCATCTAATTCATCCTGCATTTTCTCTATAGCATAGTCATGTGCTTCTAGAATATTACTTAGGAGGCTTTCAATTTGATTTACGAAGTCTTTTACTGTTGTATTAGCCATAGTTACTGTGTGTTTTTATTTTTAAGTTTCAGGTATTCTTCAATAGCATCTTCTGCGTGCTTGATCTGCCTATCATTTCTATCGTATCCTTTACCCCATAAGGATAATTGATGTACAAACTCATGAGCATAGTCAATTAAACCATCAGCACAAGCCTCCCATTGTTCTTTTTCAGAGACAGCTTTTTTAGCTCCCAGTTGTTCTGCAAATCCTCTATAATACTCTAATTCAGCATGAAGTCCTCTAATCTCTTCTCGCTGCTTGTCGATGATGGCGGCATAGTCTTTAGTAAGTTGCCCCATAGTCATGTTTCTCTTTTCAGATAAAACCTCAATACCTTCTGTTAGTTCACTCATAAGATTGCGTCGCATTTTCAAAAATATTTCCTACTACTTTAAAAGACGAAGTATAGTCAGCTAGATCAGAAAAAGTCTCAAAAGCATTTCCTGTTGCTACAACAAAACAGGCGAACTTTTCCTCGTACTCAACTTTACCGACAAACTTTTTATTATCGGTATAAGCAAATTCTAACAGATCTCCTTCATATATCTCTTTACCATTTTTATCAACAAGCCCTGTGAATTGTTGCCACACCATATCGTTAAACAAATCCTTATCGGTTTGTCTCCACTTGAGGCAGACGTACACATTTTCTGGATCGTAAAAGAATTTTTTTGCTTCTTTACTCCACATTCTAAATTTAATTGTTCTCATATTAACAAGAAGCTATTTGATCTCCAACATACCATATCATGGCAGTAAGTTTATTGTTGTCTAATTTACGTCCATCATAAGGGTCTAGAATACCAACATAATTTCCACTCAGTTTATATTCAATTTCTTTGATTATTTCTTCTGCAAGAATATCTAATTCTTTCTTTTGTTCGTCTGATAGTTTGTAGTTTGAGTGTCCCATATTATCTCCTGTATTTTCCATATGTGTTTTCGGTCACTTTCCATCCAACAAAACAAGTAACCTTTTCCCAAATTGGTGGAAGATAAGATAACTGAATGTTTACTTCGTCTGTCTTTTTTATTGTTTCGCCAATGTTTAAGAATCTCATATTATTTTTTATTTGCTTCTATGAGTTTATCTGCCTGCTCGATCCACCAACCATCGTCGCAAGCATCTGAGGAATTATAGTCTGAGTTTGCGAACCATGCTGCTTTAAACATGGCTGCAATCTCTAGTCTAGACGGCAATGGTTTGATCATTTTCGTGACGTCAGGAATATGATCCTTTAGCTGCTTTAATTCAGCGAGAGCCCTCATGCGATTCTCACTTTCATTCTGCGCCATATTAAACCAACGATCTCGCTGATCTTTTAATTCTTCAATCTTATCCTCAGCCTCCAGCAATGCTTCTTTGTGATCGCTGTCACAATTTATTTGTTGCGAAAGATCACGTTCTGCCTTCAATACATTCAACTCAGTTAGCAATTCTCCACGCTGCAAGAGTAGATCTCTAGAGATGCCTTCTTGTATCTCTATTCTTGCTTTTAACCGCTTCACTTCACTCTGGGCTGCATATCGCTCGTTAAGGAGTCTTAAAACTTCTAATTCGTCTTCGTTTATCATAGGTTATTTAGGTTCCAGAAGTTACGATTAATAATTTCTTGTTGTTGTTCTTCAGTAAGCTCACCGTTACCAACACGATGAGCGTAGCTCCAACTGTCTGCGTTGTTTACCAGCCTCTTTACTCCTTCATTGTTTCCAGAGACTAGCATCATATTGATGTTGTGTAAAAACTGCTCATATTGAGTCACCTTCTCTTCTAGTGTAGGTGTATTCATATTAATTTATTTTTTAGGTACCGTAGATAGACATCATTGCGTATACTGCTTATCTTTTTCCAGTATATTTTCTACATGCCGTAGATAGATATCTGCTATATCTACTGCTCCTCTTTTTCCAGTATACTGAGGGTTCAACATGATCTCGTTTCTGGCCAGTATGTCCAGTAATCCCTCATAGTCTGCAATCAGTCTATCTCCATCACCTGCTGCATCCTCTATAGCTTTTTTCAGAGATGTGTAGTTTGTAAAGTACACCTGGTCTTTTTTTGATTCAAATTTGTAATTCATACTAATCTAAATTTCCGCTTTGTTAAATTTATACTCAATCTCCACTTTCATTAACTGCCAATCTTCTCTGTCTTCTAATTTAATTCTATAGAAATCTTCTTCAATAATGTTCCTAGCAGAATACAGTACAGATTTATCAAATGAATCACAAAATTCAAAAACACCATTCCAATAAGTATATATTTTTAACCACTCTAGAGTTTTTTTATTCTGATAAGCAAAACATTTCTCTTTCATATTATTCAACCATGCAAGTAACTTTTTTATCGTTTAAAGAAACCTCACAAACACCCAATCCAATCTTACGAATAGCAAACCATGTTACTTTACCATTAAGGATGATTGTCTCGTTTCTCAATAAAATTTCTTTTGCTAACCTTTCGAGTACTCTACACTTATTTTTCTTTTCATGTTCTGGAACATTTAATTCGTTGAAGAAAAAATCTTTAAGTTCTTGGATAGTTGTCATATTAATACGTAATTTTTAGATTATCTAATCTGTCTTCTATTGTTCTTAGGCTGTTCTTAAGTTCATCGATGCTCTCGTCATATTCGACCAGCTGAGTCAAAAACAAACTGACTTTTTGCTCTTCACTAAGTTTACTCCAAAAGTTTTTGATAAAAGCATCAGCGTTGGTGATGCGATACTCATTGAAGGATATAATTTCAATACCTAGGTTTTCGATTAGTTTAACTGATAGTCTGCCGTGATTTGGATAGATGCTTTTTAATATAGATTTATCGATTTTCATTCTTCTTTTAAATGTGACGTAGTCAAGCTATATACCAAAACAATAGCCCACCAATATTAAAACCTAGAAGAAAGAATCCAAATAAATAGTTTTCAGGGTTCTCGCAAATCTCTTTTTTAATCTGCTGCGGGATTGGCATGCTCATATTATTCTTCTTTTAAATGTGGTGCTCCAAAGTCAACTTCATCTAGATTAGCTTGCGGTCTGCCTGCCAGTCTAAGAGTCAGTCTTTTCCATTCTTCAAGTCTGTTGATCTGAATTTCTGAATCTATACGGTATTGTTTAACTGCTTCGATATACTCATAAGCGTTATTAAAAATTACCATCTTATTCTCGTGAAGAGGAAGCATGCCTCTTTCTTGTTTAAAAGCATTTAATCTTTCATATAATTCTTTTTCACTTTTAGACATGAGATCGTCGACATTAATCTCCCAGCGAGACTGAAACACGATAGCTGGACAATGGTTGTTTATCTGCACAAAAGCAATATCTCCATCGTCGGTCAGTGAGTGATATATATTATTACATAAAATATTAAAGGCTTGAGCATTGTCGTGAAAACCTTTAAACCTTTCACGTTCTACTATCATTGAGTACCTATCTTCGCTATCGAAGAGAAACTTACACAGTGTTGCTGCTGCCTTGTACTCAGGATATTTTCTAGCCTCAACGTCAATCATACGTTTGATTGACTTGATGGCTTCTCTGTGGTTTTTTTCTAATTCTTTTAGAAAACTGCTGTTAGCACTCATTTTAATCTTCCTATTCTTCTGGTTGTTTCTTTCTCGTCGATATAGAACCTCCACTCATAAGGTTCGCTGTCACCTTTTCTCATTATTTCAAACAGATAGTCTTTGCCTAGCTCGAACTCTTTGCCGTCATTGCTTTCCCTTGGCGGAGAGTTTAAACATACGTTACCATCGTATTTATCTAGCTCACTAGAGTCGTCTTCCATATCAGAGATGTATTTTCCATCTCCACAAGAGAACTCGATGTTGAAAGCTTTTTCAACCTCTTCTACTGAGCCTAACAGCCGATAAAGCCTATCTAGGGTAGCTAGATCGGCCTCTTCATCGGCTGGAAACTTAACGTACCCGCTAAATATTGTGTCCATCTGGTTCTACTATTTCAAACATGTAACCGTCTTCTGATTTATAAGTAGGATACAATGCTTTTACTTCTCGGAGCATGCTTTCCATGTCTTTCCTATCGTACTCATACGAGCCGACTATCCTTTTGCCGCTTTTGGTGCGCTTGTCTTTTATGTATATATTTAATATGTAGGTCATACTAGTCTACGTTATAGTGAATTGCAAAAGCCACTAGGGCAAATATTACTATTGTTAGTACCAGTGGCGTTGGTAGCTTGTTTAAGGATGCAAGCTTATACGGTTCCATATATTGTTGCTTTGTAGTTATCTAATACCATCTTAGGATCTGCTTCTGTCAGAAGCTTGCTAGCTAGGTCAAACACAAGATCAGCGTTTTCCAATGAGGATGTCATCTGCTTGAGTACAGCCTCAATCCTATCCATTGTTTTAAGCTCTGACCTAATGTTGACCATCTCTTCATTGCCCTCCTTGTCCTCTTTAACCTTGGTCATGCGTACATAGCCAATATCATAGAGGAAATTCAGGTTATTACCTACTTCTGAGCCTTTGTAGATCTTTACCAGAAATACAGGTCGTTTAGCTTCTTGCTTGTACACCTCATATTTCTTCTTTAGCTCAACCAGGTAATCGCTCTCAGGAGCCACATGGTCATGAATCTCAATGGTTATGTACTTTCTTGGTAAGGTGTACTCTATGGTGGAAAGCTTTTGTCCATCATAATAGTACAAACCAGGCTTAGAGGTCTCGTTGGCTGCTGTGACACCAAGACTGCCACAATATCCTACAAACAACTCCTTATTGCAGATATTGTCGAAGTAGCGCATCTCCCTACGGATATGAATGTCGCCCAATAATATTCCCTCAATGCTTCCACACTGGTTAGACAGGTCTAGATCTTTGATACTAATCTTTTTCTTCTCTTCACAGAACGGCCATAACTCAGGAATCTGCTGGTGCATGAATATCCACCTAACAGTGTCTTTGGCTCGCTTATTCAGCTCATGGTTAATTAGAGCAATTACGTCAGCAGGGTTATCATTATAGTCTACACCTACAAAACTATCGAAGTTATTAACACTGTGAAACCCGCACACATGCTCCCAGGTGGCACCGTTTACTGGTTTACTATGGTCACCAGCTATTGCCAGAGGCGTTACATCTGCACTGAGTCTGGATAATTCTTCGCTTACGAAGCGTATTGTTTCGCTATTTGGTCTGTTGTTATCAAATAGGTCACCGACGCTAATAAGATAGTCTACGCCAAGCTCCATAGCTTTATCCACAACCATCTTAAACAACTCTCGATTGTCCTGCTCGAGTTCAGGGATGTTATAGAGTTTACTCTCTAGATGCTGGTCGCTAAATGCTAGAAATTTCATATTTATTTACCCTTGATTTAATTTTTACTGTATATTCGGCCGAAAATCCTTTAGGTATATTACTTATCGACCCCAAAAATAAAGGAGTACCATTCGACTTCACAGCCATCGCTCCTTTACTCTTTAAGCGTTTTAAATTTTTTGCAAATGTTCTGTTTCCTGATTTTCTCATATTAGTTATGATAGTTTTCTATACGCTGGTTCTTCTGGTTTTACTTCTCTAGTCTTAGGCTTAGCCTTTCTTGCTTTTAAAGTAGGTTTAAAAATATCTTTAAAGTTTGGTACGGCTATCTTTTCTCCATTTCTTAAAAACCTAAATCCCGCTTTTTGTTTCTCCCTCAGAATAGCCTTATGCATACTGAGTGCTGCTTCCTGGTGTTCTGTCTGTAATCGTATTCTGCTAGATATTTTTTTCCTCTGATGCTTTTGAGGATTAGTTCTGACGCTGTGAGTCAATACTCTGTAGATTTCATCATCAAAGTTTAACTCTACTATAACTACCTTTCCTGCATGTCTGCCATGATTGCTGTCACAGCACATTATTTCAATTAATAGTCTTTGCATATAAAGTGTTCAACCCGACAGGGATCGGACCTGAAGGGTTGATGTGGGTTTAGAGGGAAGCTGCGAAGCTCTCTTCTATTTTTTTATTTAGGTAATCTCGTTCCATATTGATTACCTCGCTCCTGATTGGACTGGTAGCTATGACTGCTCCATCGAGATCTGTGGCTGACCATAACTGTGTTGTATGGTCAAATTCCACATTAGATACTCGGGTTACTTGCTTGTTACCTAGAGAAGTCAATCTATCTATAACATCGTCAGCCAGTCCGCTGACGTTGCCATCTTTGTCTACGTATATGACTGTTTTCATCAATTGCGTATACGCTCAGAATTATCTACCTTTATAGGTTCTTCGTATTCCTCAGTCATTCTGCGAGTAGACTCATCTGCTTTACCCAAGGCTTTTTCTATGAACTTGGTAGCCTCAAGACATGACGATCCGTAGCCTTCAACTTTATCAACTACAACATCGCCATCTTTAGTAATTTTAAATACTATTTTTTTAGACATATTATTTTTCAGCAACCACGATTAGCTCGCCTGTAGGTAGTTCGCTTACCTTATATTCCAGGTCTTCTTCACGCAAGCGCTTTTTGATTTCGCTGAGTGCATAGCCCTGTTTGACTTTCTGCAGGTTTTTACCCAAGCTCTGCTCGATGCTACGATCATAGAAGTCGCACACAAAGTAGGCGTTACCCTCATTATCTAGGTTAACTCCCACATCGTATCCTACAGAACTGGGGTTTTTTGCTACATACTTGTGTATCTCTCCACGGCGAGGATCGCTAGGATATGTTGTACACTTCGTATTCATTTCAATCCTCCACCCAAGCGCTTTAAACTGCGCAAGTAGATTATTGGTATTTTTGAACTGTGTTTTGATGTCTACTGAATGACTCATAATATTTTTATTGTGTCGTAGCTGTTGGCGCGCTGTATGCTCAGCTTTGTGATTTCTTTGATATCGAATGCTTTTTCAATAACTGTGACAAAATCAGGATGTGACATTACCAGAGTATCTTTCACTCCATCTTTTAAATAAGCTATCTTAACAGCCTTGTCATTTATCTCGGTGATCTCGCCATTGGCTACTTCGCAATATGGTAATGCAACCTCATAATTGTCTCCCCTAAACTTGACAGTTAGGGTGTCAAAATATGGAGGGTCAGTTGTTTCGTTTTGATCGTCTCCTGGATACATCGGTTATGCAAGTTTCCTGAAATATTCACCTGAAACGTTTGCTACGTCAGACAGACTCTCAGCCTCTTTTACAAGAGTGTTCAGATGCTGCTGAAGTAGACCCATGGCGTCCTTGTCTTTATCAAAGTCGTGGTTACCTACAAGTAAACGCTCAACTTTAGCCAACTCAGCCTCAACGGCCTTGTCGTCAACAAAGTTCATATCTCTGAACTCTTGAATATGCTTAAGCAATGTCTTGATGCTAGACTCAGACACAACTTCTTTCTTGTTTATTTTATCCAGGGCTTTAGAGCAATGCTCAACGATCTTTGAACGCAATGTGGCTGTGACTTCACCCACAAAGTCGTTGATCTTTGCCATGTGCGTACTGATCTGCTTACCATACTCAGTTTTATAGTTCTCAAGCGCCTTTGACTTAGCCTCTTTTCCAGCAATTTCTCGATTGATCTCATCCTGCAAATTGAGTTCTTTAAACTCAGCAGGTAGTGCAATTTCAAAAGATACAATGTCGAAGTAAAACTTGCTTCGTACATTAGCTGCAGCTGGATAGTATTTTTCTAAATCGTCTACACTAACCGTATCCTTATGCTCTTGGTAATATGCGATAGCCTCCTTCTTATAGTCTTCGTATTTTTCTACGAACTCGTCAACCATCTGCATGAATTCAACGCGCATCTTATCTAGCGTCGTGTAAACCTCTAGATACTTTGCCTTAGGTACAAAATGCGCCTGACTTACTAGAGGGAAATCAAAAGAATTAACGTAAAGATATTTACGGATCTTTTGCTCAATGTTCTTGAACTTGTTGTATACTGCAGGCTTGATAAGCATTTTCTTACCCAGCTTGATAGTATCTGGTAGCTTGTTATCGAGCTTAATGTCCTCTTCTGTGAGGTTATAACTCATTCCCCACATACCGATGTGAATATTTACAAGCTTTCCGTCTTGGAAAACTTTGTCATAATATTTCTGCAATGTTTCAGTTACTTGATATTCGTTTGTCATATAATTTATTGTTTAATTGTTTGTTTATTGTTTACTCTTCTACCCCGATTGCAATACTCAGCTTTCTCATGTTTTTCTGAACGTCAGCAATAGGATCACCTTTACTGTTTACCATAACTAGCTTACCTTGCGCTTGCTTGCGCATCGTCTTTAGATCTTCTTCATGTGACACTGCGAACGGAATAAACTCCGACAGTACCTCCATAACATGGCTATCATTAATTTCTTCACCAGCATCAAACGCTTTGTATAGCGCGTCTTTAAACACTTCTTCAATCTCGGCGCCTGTAAAGTTTTCAGAGCCGTTTACTAAAGTTTTAATAGAGAAGTTTTTTGGATCTCTATTATACTTATTAATCACGACAGTGAAGATTTCTTTACGCTCTTCTGCTGTAGGTAGGTCTACCCAGAACAGTTGATCAAAACGACCCTTGCGGATCAATGCTGCAGGCAACAGTGTGTGGTTGTTCGTGGTGGCAACAATGAACGCAGGATTTGTGCGGTCATTTAGCCAGCTCAGGAAAGTACCGAAGATACGGCTGCCTACGCCACTGTCTCCAGAGCCACTGACTGCGCTGTTACTCAAGCTTTTCTCGATCTCGTCAATCAAGATCACACACTTACCCACGCTTTCAACAGTTTTAATGATCTCTCGCATATTCTTTTCGCTGCTACCAACAAGCGAATCAAATACGCTACCAATATCCAGAGCAAACAGCGGGCAGTCAAACTCTTTAGCAATTGCCTTACAAATCAGACTTTTCCCAGTACCTGGCACACTGGCCAATAGCATACCCTTAGGTAAAGGTAGATTGTATGCTCTAGCTTCTTTAGCGTACGCTTTTTTCCTAGTAGTTAGCCAGGTTTTTAGGCCTTGCATGCCGCCAACATTATCAAAGCTGATGTTTGGCTCCATGTAGGTCAACAATCCGTTCTTTTTAAGCTGCGCAATTTTTTCTTTAAATACTGCTTCAACAAAAACGCTATTAAACTTTCCGGTTTCTGTCCAGGCGGAAGCAAAAGCGTTCTCAGCCTCAAGGCTGGTCATGCCTCTCGCAGCTTCCGTTGCTGCCTCTATAATACTGTTATCAAGCTCAGTAGGCGCCTTACCTGCCTCTTCTCTGCCTTTATCAATCGAGCTTTTGATATACATCAACCTCTCGGTAAGTGCTTCTATATTTGGAAGGTCATAGTCTAGTAGCTGTACCTCCTTTTGGAGCTCGCCGGGTACTGCGTATTTATGCCCTACAAAAACAATCATATTACCCATTCGCTTTAGGTTATTCCAAGCGTTCCTCAATAGACGAATATTGAGAATTTTATCAAAATGCAGATGAAAATCTTTCAACACAAAGATTGTATTGGTCTGCGAATAATTTTGAATATATTCCAGTAGATCGCTAGTGTTTTTAGTAGTGTCCTCTTGAAACCCTATTTTAGTTTTTCCTGATCGGAATAGAAGGCCTTTCTGTGTGTCCCATTCGACAATGTTGAGAGCATTATACTCTAAGTTGCTTAGAGTTGTAAGCTCGAGCATGAATCTGGCTTCTTCGTGAGTTAGTACGAATACACCAGAATAGCCGGCTCTTTGATAGTTTTTGATTTTATTAATGCAGTTCATGTTTTGTTACGCTTGCGATGAATGTGTTTTTCTTGATTTGTTTGCATATCTCCGCATCCTGAACATTAAAGAAACCCAGGATGTCTGAAGCTATGGCTACCTGTATGGTTGAGCCTATTTTGTGCGCACGACTGCGATAGTATTGCAGCTCGTTGTGATGCATATTTTTTTCAAGCCAGGCTACGGCTGGAAATAAGGGATGATTACCTGATGTTGTAGGTAGTTCAGCCTTCTGCTCTTCTTTTTTAACTGAAGACGCAGCTAGTGGGTTATCGTTTTTCCTAGGTCTTCCTCTTTTACCTGGAGGTTTAGGAATGCGAGCTATTTCAGGTTTAGCCGAAGCTATAGGGTTAAGGTACTTACCTTTTACTTGAATTTCCTGATAACTGCTTGTTTTAACTTTGTTCTTTGAACCCTTAGGCCGACCTCTTTTTTTAGCTACAGTCGGAACAGATTCAACTTTTGGTTTATTTTTGGCGCCCTTTGGTCTTCCTCGCCCTCTTTTTATATTACTTATATCACTGCTGTTCGTCGGATTCTTCTTCTCGAAGACCCTTTTTACGGATTTTTCTGTCATGCGATTTTGCTACATCTGTATAATACTGGTCTTCCAGCTTTTGACGTTCGATCTGCTTATACCGATTTCGTTTATCTCTGACCTGATATTTTCTAATAGTTCTACTCATAACACCTGCTATTATAGCATAGCAGGTCAATCTTTGTAGACTCTATAATATTTTTTCTTGTCAGAATTGCCGCCATTGAAGATACTGAGAAATGCGTCGAAAGACGATTCTACAACTTTAAATACCTCTTCTGTTACATTTTTGGCTTTTCTGGGTTTGCTTTTATTATTACGTTTATGTCGTATCATGTTACAATTAAGGACACTGTGGAAAAGCTGCTACGCAAAAACAATGCGAAGTCAGCGTTTATTGCTCGACAATTAATATTTTCGGTACTTCCGCCTTCACATTTTGTCGAGAATTATCTGTACGATAATGAAGGGCGGCTGCAGAAACTAGATGCTTTCCCGATGTTGAAGCATATTTATGACAATATGCCTCAAAAACTTTTATTAAAGTGCAGCCGTAAGACTCTTAAGTCTACACTTTTAAGTAATTTTATTTGTCTTAATTTGATACGTTGGAACTATTTCAAGATGATGTATGTCGGCCCTCAGGAGCTTACTACTAAGTATTTTTCAAGTAACTATATTCCTCCAAGATTCGAGAGCCCAAAAATTAAAAATTTATTAGTAAAAGGATGGTTTAAGAATGATGTGTTTGAGAAGATATTGGATGACACGCACAGCAGCGTTTTGTTTCGCTATGTGAGTGACGATGCTACCAGAACTCGTGGACCTGCTATAGATTGTGTTGTGTATGATGAAGTCCAGGATATCCAGCACGACCAGATTCCTATTATTCAGGAAACTATGGCCATGAGCCCTTATAAAAGGGAAATTTTTGCCGGTACACCTCTTGATTCTACAAATACTATTCATAGAATGTGGAAAACATCCAATCAGCTTGAATGGATGATGAAGTGTACAGGCTGTAATCATTGGAATTCTCTTACAGAAGGAAATGATCCTCTGAAGATGATTCAGCCTCACGGTTTCAGCTGTTCGAAGTGTTCAAAAGTATTAAACTCTCGAGATGGTGAATGGGTGAGCATGAACCCTAGCGATTATCTAATCACCGGCTATCATCTAGCTCAGCCTCTCTTGCCTCACTTCAACGAGGACCCTAAAGAGTGGAAAGAAATTTATCAAAAAGTACATAGCGGTAAAAACGAGCTTAGAGTGGTTATGAATGAAACTCTAGGGCTGTCATATGACATAGGGTCAAAACCAATCACACAAGAAGAACTTGTTAAAGTATGTTTGCTAGGATCACAGTACGTAGACGGTAATGAGTATAATTTTGCTATCTTAAATAAAAATAAGGCTAGGTACACTGCATATACTATGGGGGTGGATTGGGGTGTGAGTATGGCGCAGTCTAGAACGGTAGCTACACTGGGCGGAATACGCTCAGATGGAGTTTACGAAATAATTTCTGCTAAAATATATCGTGGGTTTGATTACGAGGCACACATTAGAGCCATAGCTGATCACGCTAATAGTGTAAACGCCTTTTGCGTATCTGACTCAGGTCCTGATCCTATCAGGGGAATTAAACTATGTGAACTTACAGACCCTAACAGATCTCAAATGGCTGCCTATAGAAGAACAAAAATGATTCAGCACTTTGAGCCGGGTGTGTACGACTGGAGGCAGAACAGATGGGTTCTACATAGATCTGATGTGATATCTCTAGTTATCAGGCAAATTAAAGCAGGCAAGATACTTTTTCCTTCTTGGGGCGAAGTTTCGGAATATATGCAAGATCTCTTGAACATATACATTGAAGTCAAAGACGGTTTGTATGGACAGGAGCTAATCTACGATCACCACCCCAAGCAGCCTGACGACGCTATGCATAGCCTTGTATTTGCGGTATGTGCTGCCTATATGGTAATAGGCGACTCAAGCCTTACAGGACCTAGCAGTAGCGCCGGCAGGGAGAGCTAGTATCTTAGAAAAAGCCTACGCGCTTTTCTTCTGGCTTCTCATAGCCTGGCTGCTCTTCCATATGGTAGATATCTGCAAGAGTCATACCTTCAGTAATTTTGGAGGTATTTAATCCTAGAGATTCAGCCAAATTGATAGTGTCCGCTAATGAGAGCTTATCAAACTCATAACTAAGCTTCAATCGACCTTTACGTAGTAGCGCAGAATCAATGTTATCCTTGGATGTATTGAATGTGGCAATGATAGAAACATTAGCCGCATCGCCAAGGAAGCCTGATGTAAGGTTGAGTACAGTCTGTACCATGTCTGTGTTTGCTGATACTTCTCTAGAGATTAAAGCTTTCTCAGCATCCTCGATTACCAGAATAATATTCTTGTTCTCGACCAGTAGCGGAACCATCTCAGGAGATACAAGCTGTTCAATCATCCCTCCTGGGATGTATACTATCTTACGTCCGATATCGCAGGTTGTGAGATATTTGATGTAAGATGATTTGCCTGTACCTGGAGGCCCGCTGAACAGATACAGCCCAGATGTTTTTGTTTTAAGGCTATCCATGATTTTTTCATGAAAAGCTTCGAACTCTGAGCCATAGTTTAGAGCTAAATTACCGTTTACATCCATTGTGGGCAACGGAGATAGGCTGAGATCTCCATAGCTAGCTGTAAGCATGTAAATCTTATTTTTAAGCTGCAGTTTAAACGGTAACAAAAGATCGCATAACAGCTTGGCCTCTTCTCTGTCTTTACATGCAGCTCTAACACTTACATGCAAGCTATCGATCTCTTCTTTTTTAATACTGCTACCAAATACTGAACCCAGCATAGGATGGTCTCCATCTGGAGACCTATACGAGGAATGTAGTAGGATATCTTCGTACTTACCAGCCTTGCCTACCCACACTGTTTCCTCTACAAGTCTAGAACCTACTACCGTTATATCACTCGTGAAGATATCAAAGTGCTCTTCGATAGCCTTCAGTGAATCCATCTCAAAGTTATCAGAAAAGCTGACTGTGGTGGGTATAGTTTTAAAAAGCTTGTTATACAGATGCTCCAACCTTTTGGCGTTGGGCTTCTCATAAATATCATGAAGCTGCGCGTTATAAATGTGCATTGTCTAAGTATTTTTTAACAAGTTTAATTTTTTCGTCAAACAACTCTTGGAGAGCATCGTTCTTGGTTTCATCATTGCCGTCGCGCTCTTTCATTAAGGCTTCAGGGAACAACGTAGGCGGCTTGTGCATACCATAATCTTCAAATATTAATCCTGTGTACACCCTAATTTCAGGAGAGAAGTGCATTTTTTCTCCTCGGATCAGATACGCCTCTGTTAATCCACATATCACCTCTTCTGCTTCAAGCGGATTAAAGTCTTGCAGGTCGTCAGGCTGATTGTTTAGTAGATAGTTGAGAGTCTCAAAAACAGGCACGTTTGTTTCGTACTGATCTGTGGTTAAGATTGTGATGCCTGCTTGTATTTTATCTGACTGCAAATCTGAGATAGTTACATCAAAATCTTCCTGCAGTTCTGCTTTTAAAACAAGAGGTTCCCACTCATAGCACTCTTTACCGTATTCTTTAGTTACGAGCGCAAGCAAGACCAGTACAGGAGCTTTCTCATCTTTTAATATTTCTTTTTTACTCTTCATATAAGCATTATACAATCTCACCGTTCTCATCCACAAACTGTTTGTGAACTTTCTGAACAGCCAGATTAACTATAGTCATCCAAGAAGCAAGATCATCTGAGTTAATACTAGCGTTAAGATTATATATGTACTCCTCACCATATCTGGGAAATAAACTTACTCTAGGTGCTCTAAGGTACTTTGATACAGGTTGTTCATTATGTGTAAATTTACTACAAGGTAGAATTGCGTAGATGTTGCTGAATGGTGCCGGCAGGTACCTAGAAGCAATCATAGTCTCTTCCGGAGGAGTAGCATATGGCCACAGTCTCCAGTAGTTTATGAATATTTTGGGGTCTTTAAACTCAAAATCCTGCCTATATCCTACAATTAGATTTATAGTATATCGAGATATACTAGATTTACTTTTCCTTATATTAAAAGCTTTAACAATTATAGCTTTATTCTCTCTTAAAGCGTTAGTGAAAAACTCTTCTGGAGAATTAAGTGACGGTAGGCTTTTCCTTTTCTTATAGTGTTTGCCTCCATGCACCCACTCTACATGTACGTCTTCTTCTGTATGTGTTGACATAAAAGAAACCCGCCAAGTTTTAGCCTGGCGGGTTGTTATTTAATTTTAGTTTGTTTAAGTTTGTTAATTAGATAGGTCTCAAACCTGTGATTTCCTCGAGAAGCTTTACATCGCTTCTGGGCATGGTGGGGAGAATATCCGCAATCTTCACAGGGTCTGCAGGGTCAATCCCGCAGTCTCCGAATGCTTCTTCGTACTTATCCTTGCTGATCTTTGTAAGATCGTCGAGCTTGTACTTATCGCCATGAACTTCAACATAGCTAAGGTCGCCAGCAATCTTGGTGACGGGCTCTGTGAAAATTCTGTCCACAGGGTCACCTAGAATCTGAGCTACTTTAACGTTGTCGTAAAGGCCTTCCATATTTTCAATATTGAAACAGGTTTCCGCGACCTTCATGACCTCCGAAACACTAGTCATATTAGAAAGGTCATCACGGATCTTGTCATAGATTTCATGATGCGCTTCGTTAGCCAATTTTGTAGATCTGCGCCAGAGTTCCTGGTCGAGGTTAATCAAGTCTGGGTAGTACAGGCCTGCGTATTTAAGGATAAGCTCAGGCATATCGTCTACCCCTAGTTCACCAGCAGCCTTTACGAAATTCTCAGCAGATTTAATTCTTACCGCGAACGGGAAATTACTGATATTTTTAGCGAAAGTTTCAGCGGATTCGCTCAAATCTGATGCTGTCTTCACAGGGAAAAGTTTGATGGATGCATCCATTCCTGGGGCTTCAAAGTCCACCATGTACTTTTCCTCATAGTCTGCAGCAATCTTTACGTTAAGCTCACTATTATAATTGCTGAGATCATCTGAGATTCCGAACACTTCCGCAGCTTCAGCGATCTTGTTTTCTAATTGACTAGAGTAGTCTTCACCGTATAGTTTGGTGATATCAGCTTTCTTATTAACAAAATGCGCGTTACTCACATAAACCCTAGCAGGAGTGTTAATAGGGTAAATCATTCTTTCAGGGTCAGCGAAAGCAGTCTTAGGCAACTGTCTAAGCTCGTGAGCATCTTCGACTTCTGCAGTTTTTACATATTCAGGGACATCTACCCCGGAAAGCATGCTGTACAATTGTTTACCTGAGTAGTCGGTCTGTTGGTCAAATGCAATTTTCATATTTATTCTTATTATACTATGTTACTAAATTCGTTCAATTCTAAAATAAACCTACCCAGTGTGGTAGGTAAGCTAGGGGCAAATACGTCAGAATATGACTTTATACGTGTTCCTTTGTTTGGTTGGTATGCTAGATCTAAAAATTCAGACTTTATTGGAAATATTTTTGATTTTTTCCCTATATCTGATTGGTCTAGGTTATATGGAATAATTTGCAAAGACTTTTCAGATTGCTTTGATTTTAATTTACCATACAGCGAGTATGCTGAAAAGCAACTTTTTAAAAACCAAACCAGAATTATGCAGTTTCAGTCTGCATGGTTACTGAGTGTACAGGAGGCCCAGGCTGCTAGAGTTAGACATAAAGATGGCTTAGCATACTTTACTGAAGTACTAGAAGAGATGGGTATGCCTGCATTACTTAATAATAGATTTGGTTACTTGTCAGAGAAGGTTATAAAGGCTTTCCCTAGACTTGAACTGGAGAACAAGTATAAGTACAAAAAAAGCCTAGTAGTGCCGTCGTTTTGCTCTCCCAAACATATATGCTCATTAGAGGTGGCAAGAATCGCTGACATCAATCAAAGAGAGAATGTTTTTTTGAATGGTGAGTATGGCTGGTACGGTAGACAGGGAGTGGAGATTGTTAGGGATATGAATGAGCTAAAAATAAAAGCGGGAAATACTTGGAATTATAAAAACGACTATTGGAACAATTCTCCTGTATCCTTATCTGAAATGCTTACAACAGAGCAGCTAATTAAGATATGGAGCGAGAGTAATCACTCTAAATTTTCTGAAGACATTAAAGAGCTTATGCTTGGTAAGCAGGGCAGCGAAGACCTTAAGAACCATGTAGCTATGCTGAATTACCAGCAAGTGCAGGAGCTGGAGAAAAACAGCGGACAAGAGCTTATGTCGTACTGGATGAAAACCAGAGAACAGCAATTTAATGTACATGGAAAAACATACGTTAAAAGAGATAGAGCTTATTTTCTAATTAAGAGAAATGAAGAAGAGATGCTCACAAACTTTACTCTAGATATCACCGAGATACGTAAAAAAAATGAAGAAGAGTTTATTTGGTGCGGTATGGTTTATTTTGAAGATTCAGCTGTGCCTTTCGAGATGGAAGACAAGTATCTTACGTCATGCTTCTTGTTCACTAAAGGTATCCGTAAAATGTTTTTGTCTTTAGGCTTAGGTATACCCTTCATAAATGAAAAGTACGTAAGGCAGTTGCTTACAATGATTCAGCTTACATGTCATAACGTAAAGATCGTAAAAGCCAATAGCTAAGAAAATAGGGTGTTGAAAAAACCCTCTCCCTGGAGCAAGATGCTCGCAGGGAGAGGGAACCCGTTACCACCAGAAAATATCCAGGTTATTTTTAGCTGCCTGGTCAGCTAGCTGTCATGCGACAGCAGAAACGTTTCCGTTCTATAGTATTATACCAAAAATAATATAAAACGGAGAGAAGGTCTATTTCTTGAGTAAAGAATGCTCGATCTTCTCTTTCTCTTCTGGAAGTTTGCCTCTTCCAAGGATTAGTGCCGATGTGACAACTTCATCCATGTTACGCAGTTCCCATCCGCCTGTGCGTTTGTTGTACTCTGCGTAGTCCGCCGAGATTAATCTTGCCTGCCAGCCTTTTTCTGCGGTTTTTACGCCGTGGATATACCCTGCAGTGTAGAAGGATATGGCTAGCGTGACTAGCGCAGTCAATAGACTCAGTCTGTAATAAGTATTCATGATTTACAAGCTGGATGAATGGAATTGCTCGCCAGTACTACCCTGGCCTTTACTCTCGTATGGGTGCTCTTTCTTACCTGCTTAAGCAGGTTTAGCTGCTCAAGCAATTTATCAATCTCAGAGGTAGGCAATCCTTCCGCCATCTCTTGGATTTTTTCAATTTTATTCATTTGATTTATTAGGTTTCAACTACTCTGCTGAAAGCAAAGCAGCGGGTTCAATATATTATACCACAAAAAGGATGAATACCTTCCTGGGGTGACTTATTGATTAGCAGTCACATCTGTGCCTTTCCCGGTTGGCGCAGTATACTGATTTAACTTATCTATAGATCTTCCTACGGTATCAGGCTTATTAGGCCACGTTTCCTCTACCGAAGATCTGCTGGGGGCGGTATTGTCACTACCTACAGCCTCTGGTGCTGGTGAGAAGTTACTGTACTCAATATTAAACACAGTCTGCAGCAGCACCTTCTTGCGGTCATATCTGCCCCCTGTCTTACCCATCTTTTCCGTGAGCAGAATATCTATATAGTAAGTACCTGCAAGCATTAATGCTGTAGCTGAGGCAGGAATCCACAGCTCATAATACCCAGGCAGATTGTCGTTATTCGTAAAAATACCTGAATCAATTTTACCCTGCCATACGACATTTTTTGCTCTAGGGCTTGTTTTAACTAGTGCAGTTATATCATAGTCCTCGAAGGACGCAGGGGCACCTGCGTCGTACAAAAACAGATCGTACACCATATCTTCTCCCTGATAGAAGAGAGCTGGGTTAGGTATTCCACGTTCAAATGGAATACCTGGAATATGGTCCACAGCTGCGTTCTGCCTGTTTAAAAGCTCTGATTGATTGCCTCTTACTCTTATTTCTGATTTTTTAAATAACTCCGCGTTATTCTCTATTACCTTATATACGTAAGCAGGATCTCCTTGCGCATCTGGTGTAAAAAACTGCGGTGTTATATTATCAGGCATATTAAATACAGATTAGATCCAACGCTTTTGTGGTTGCGTTCCTTTTATAGTAACATAATTGATCTAGCTGTAAAATATTTTTAATAGTTAAAAAATCTGAAGCTTCTAACGAATTCAATGCCTGCTCTACAGTTTGTTTCTTTTGCGCGTCTAGTGCAGTTACATTTTTTTTGCAGTTACAGGAAGGCTGCGGTGTTTGGCTCGGAGCGTCCTGTAATCCTGCAAGCTTAGGTATAGCTTTAATTACCTCTGGGTTGTTTTTAACTAGATGTAATATTTGAGATACGCTTGTAAAAACAAGTCGCTTTACTTTTGGGTTATTGTCTACGTTAGCCATATTATACTAATGACGGTATGATGTTGACCGGTTTACAGATTTCTTCAGCTTTAAAGTTCAGCCCTATAAACAATGTGTTGTTTTGAGCGCTCTCTAAAAACGGATCTTCAAAGTTACCTGCAATATTTCCTGGGGTTATTGTTATGTTAGCTCCTGCAAATATGGTGAAGTCTCCATTGTCTGTAGGAGGTATTCCATTTATGTACGAAATAATACTTGAACAATCAAGATATTTTTCAAGTAAAAATGATGTAGAGCAGTCGATAGGTATGCCGTAATCTCTCCCTACAGCAAGGTCTACTAAACCTGACCTAACCACTACATTAAAATGATAGCCTTCTAAAAATTTAACGTCTCCCACCGCCGAGGTCGGTAATCCTACATCTAACAGAGGGCGAAAAACTGACACACTGTTTAAATTGCTTAATTTTTCAGGAGACACTTGTATACTGTTTACTCCTAACCATGGCTCGTTTAATTCAAAGCAAACGCCAGGCTCTAAAGGTGCATTGGGATATAACTCGACTTCCCTGTCTCCACATAAGTTAAAAAAGTCTAGAATACCTTCACCAAACACGGCCAGGGAGCCTGAAGATTTTCTTACATATAAAGGAAACTCAGCTGAGGCTAACGTAGCTAATGATATGTTGAATTTGGCTATGTTGCTTACCTGTGTACCAAACACTACCTCAACTCCTAGAGTGGATGATGATGCTATTTTTTTAATTATCACTGGGGCATTTAACTTGTCTTTTAAATATATTAATTGAGCATCTAGTATAAAGTTGTCCGGCATCAACCAATAGGTATTATCAAAAAGTTTAAAATTTCTATTGTTGCTTTCTTCCAATAAAGGATAAGCCCTGTTTTCATTTTCGTTAAGCCAATCTAAAACCTGTTCCATAGTACTAATTTGTTATGAGAATAGCGTAGGTAAAGAAAACGTCTTGTCCGAAGCTCCTGAGACAAGATCCATGCTTAAATATGCGTTGTCTACCTGCGTAATCTTAATAACGTCGTTGGCAGCTAAATTTATATTATTATTAACAGGACCAACAAGGTTTATCTTTCTTAACACACCGGGGTCAGCGACAAGTGGTGCGTGACCATAGACAGCATTGAACACAATCGAGCACTTATTATTAACGGTATCTTTATATGTATTATAGAAAATAGCTTTATCTTCTAATACTCTAGATAGCGATAAATCTCCAAACATACCGTCAAAAAGATAAACAGCATCGTTGAATGGTATGCTTCTTACGGTTGAAGGTAAAAATTTTCTGGTTTGCGTTATCTTTCTACCTACATACGTGCTCCACAGGGTTTCTGCGCCTGCACCGAACGTTATCACTCCGAAATACCTATCTGTTACAAGATCGTATATTTTAACTTTTCGGTACGCTACACCTAGGTTATAGGTACTCTTATGAAATTTAACTGTGAGTGTTTCTTTTGTATCAAAAATAATATCAAGAGATATATAGTCTTTGTCTACAAAGACAGAGCTCAATGTAGGTATATATCCGTCAAATTGTATAAAGGTCGCATCTACAATAAAATCGTTAACTTCAAAATCCTCGTCAAAGGGATAGCCTGATAGCGCATTTTCATTTTGCCAGCTTAGTGAATTATATACGGCCATATTTTTTACAGAGTAATTGTGACTACGGAGCTAGCGGGGCTTGTTGCGTATTGATTATACGCTTTGATTCTGACCCTATAAAGAATATTTGTTCTCAATTGTTGAGCATTATTGCTCTGTGATGTAATAGAAATACTGCCGGTGTTGTCTTGCATTATGTGGCTTACGTCTACGTACGTTACGCCGCCGTCAGTACTGTACATGTAGTTTGGGTTCTTTAGACTCTCATTTTGTCCTATTGTAAAGGTTATAAGTATATTTCCGTTTTCGCTGGTTACATTTAGTAGGGAAGGTGTTGCGGGAGCGCTACGCGTGTCAATTTCATTATACCCTCCAAAACCGTTCGTGTAGTAATATACTCCTGCAAACGCCCACAGGAAGGTATTAACCGGAATATACGTAGTAGTATAATATAAGGATCCGTCTGGATTCACAGCGTAATCTTCCGTACCTACTTTGAAGTAGTTTTCTTGTATTTTAGTAAATATATCTTTTGTTTTTAAATACCCGACACGCTCTACTGTTTGCACTTCAGAGTAGCCACCATTGCCGTCGGCTATCTTTTCAATTGCACCTATATCAAAAGTCTCATCTAATACGTATACAAGCCAGCGCTGAGACCCTAGCGAGGTGCCCTTCGATGGGTACTGGTTTCCTTCAAAGTCTTCAGGCAGAAGCCTAGCCACACTGTAATTACAGCTACCGTCAGTTACATATTTATAACCATCTTGAGATCTGAATAGCTCCACATTCGCATCAGGGCATATTTGTTCTGCGACAATTTGTCCTTCTGAAAAGATATAGTCTATACGTGTATACGCTCCACCTATACGCTCAGGGTTATTACTGTCAGTTATATAATAATTAACAGACCTAACTATCTGCCCTTCAGTCAAATCTTTAACTAGATATGTTTGCTCTCCATTTTCAGTATTAACTACTAACTGGCTCAGTGCGCAAATTTCACCGCCTACTTCTGCGTAATTTGTCAAAAGACTCTCGGTTCTATTTTCTGATAGCCCTGAAGTAAATAAACTACCACACTCACCATTGGCTGTATAAAGATCTCCATTATCTCTAGAAAAAAGTAGCGTGCCGCTTTCAGGGCATTGCGTTTGAGTGCTGTATCCTCCTAGGCCATCAGCTGTATATGTTTTTCTTCCATTGATTACTTTAACATTCTCTTCTTCAATTATAAGATAATTAAACTCTATACCTAAGACAACTCCGCTCACAGGTCTAACGAAATTACCTGTATAGGTGCCTCCATTACCGTCCGCAAAAACAGTATAAGTACCATTTCTGTAGTTTTTTCCGTCTATTGATATATAACTGGTAACACCTAACTGCAGTGGAGTACCGTAGGCTGGGTTTTGGTCTCCCGTTGCTCCTGTTGAGCCGGATGAGCCTGTTGCGCCGGTGGCGCCGGTAGCGCCTGTTGCTCCTGGTGATTCTGGGGTGTTCCAGCTGTAATAGTATTCCGATTGCGCAAATTGCGGCCAGTAATAGAACTCAGGTAAATTTGTAGAGTATACATTCCCCGCAAATCTTTGTGGACGATATAACGGATAATTTTTATCTTCAGGGTTGGCAGGTACAGCTGGTAATGCCGGCTTACTGTAATATTTATTTATAAATTCCGAGCTATTCAGCGAGAACCCGGATATATCTACAGGAGGTAATATACTGTGCTTTAAAACGCACACATCATTAAGTGTTAAATCTGGAGAGTCCACAAAAATCGAGCCGTTTTCAGGCGTGTTGGTATTTCCCGCAGGTATACCTGAAAATGTTAAAGGTTTAACTCCTATGAAATAAATGTTTCCTGTATTTGTCGAATCTCCCCCAAGCACAGCTGGCTTTGCATTATTTATACTTTTAATTTTTGGTGTATCGCAATTGTCTAAATAAGATGACTTGTCTGCGCTATTGATAATGTTGTTAAAATTATTAACTGCAAATTTAGTAAATTTATTCTCTGTGTTTTTTGTTAAATTTAATAAGTTTCCAAAATTTACACTACCTCTAAGCTCTGTATTCAGTTTATCTGATATACTTTTAACTGCCGGTGGAGTATAGCAGAATATGACTGATTCTTCTAGCTCGGTGGCTTCTCGCTCAAATGTTAAAGCTGAAGGCAAGAGTATAAAGTTATCTATTTTACCTATAGAGATATTACCTGAAACAAACCGCTCAAACGCTTTTAATGTTAATACAGTATTACCTTCTGAGCTTATTTGGCCAGAAAAAACACCTAATAGACTGCCGTCAAACCAGGACGCTATAGCTATACTTAAAGTATTTTTTATGAAAGTTGTTTGTTTAATGTATACTCTATGTCTACCATACACAGATGTTAATGAGCAATTTACCAATAGCTCGTCTGGAACTATGTGGCCTGACGTTGATTTAAAAATGCTGCCCTGCTTAAGAGGAAATTTCCTGAATTGATTTTTATTGTTAAATCCTAAGGCAATAATGGACATAAATTTATAATATTACTTAAGGACGCTAGTGATCAAGAAAAATTACGTTTAAGCTGTAGGTTGAGCTACTACGTAGTTTGAGGCTACTCCAGGACCTACAGCGTTCACTGCTCTAACTTTTATAACATAAAAAGTATTAGCCTGTAGTAATAAGCCTACACCAGAAGACCTCTGTGTGATTCTTATGGCCAACCCGGCATAACCTTCAACTGACGGGACTGCGCTTGCTGGGCTAAGGGCCTTGTAAGTAGCGCCATTGTCTGTCGAGTATTCGTAATTTGTTATTTCCAGGCCGCCTGCATCTGTGGGGGCTGTAAATCGTATAATCGCACTCAAGCTTCCGTTAATTACAGATTCATTTAGTGCAGGCGCTGAGGGAACTTTAGCTGGAACAAAAGAGACTACGTTCGAGTAGACTCCAGCTCCTGCGGCATTTACAGCTGCAATAATCAAAGAATAACTTGCTCCATTTTGTAGAGGACTCCCTTGCCATGATGTGATTGTTATGGGTAGCGATGTACTTACGGTCAAAACACTATTGCTGCCCCCGTCCAACGAATATTTAAACTTTTGTATAGGGCTTCCATTATTTGCTGGAAGCGGGGAGATATTGACATTAACTTGTTGGTCTCCACGAGTTAATGCTATCTTATCAGTGTTTATTGTAGACGGTACATTTGCAGGGATGCCGTTTGCTCCTGAGCTATCTGGGCTTGCACCGTAAGAATTTACAGCTTTGACCTTAACTAGATACAGTGTTCCGTTAGTTAGATTAGGTATTGTAAAGCTGACAATTCCTGCGGTCGTAGTATGGGTTACTGTTTGATCTTGTGTTGCTGGGTTTGTTCCTGTTTTGGTGTTGTACCTATAGCTGGTGGCTGCGCTGACTACAGGAAAGCTAACTATTAGTGAGTTATTCGCAGGTACCACTGACAGATTTTTAGGGGCTGTAGGAGGACCAACTATAATTCCTGAATGCAGACCTTTACTCCAAGCTACTGAACGTACTCCGTAGTAGTCAGCCTGTAATTCTATTATGTAATTTACACCTGTAATTAGATTCAGGATTGTAGCACTGAAAACTCCGTTGGAAAACGTGGGGGTCGGAACACTGAGTTCCCTGAATGTAAATGTATCAGTTTCGGTTATGCGACACTTGTAGCTTATTGAGCCCGCTAACCCACAGGACGTACTGAACGTTATTGCGCAGTTATTTACGCCTGCAGTTGCAGATAATAGCGTAACGAGGGGAGGAGTAAAATTAAGTACGTTTGCTGCAGGCTGATATGTAAAGTCTTGTATAACCTCAGCCGACGTACCACTCACATTGCTGGTGGTTGCTTTAATTTGTAAATTTCCCCCATTCAAAAAGCTTATACTTGCATCTGGAAATTCACTCGGGCAAATGGCTATGTACCCATCAGGAGGGTAAGGTATTGCGCCTTGGTATGCATCATTAATGTAGTAGCTAAGATTTACAGCATTTTCTGCTAGTATTCTTACTATCAAAGCATTAGCGTATTGGTCCATAGATATGCCGGATATGCTGGTATTTGGCATAAGACTTATACTTATCGCTTCTGTGTACTCAGTGTATCTCAAGCCATAACCGCCATATGCGTATGCAAGTCTGCAGGCAAATTTATATGTGACTCCCTGTACGAGATCGGGAAGGTACAATTCATTGGTATTTGTGGAACCCCACGGATATGGTCCTTGCACAGGTGCATCGTTGAAATTTGTCTCATTTTCTACCCAAAATTTATATTCTATAGTTTTGTTGTTTATAGTTGTTTTCCATAAAGGGTTTACCGCTATATTAATTTGATAGGTGTTTTCACTATATTGTAAGGCTTGAGTTATTAATGGAGGCGCAGGGCTATACGCCCCTTGAGCGTAAACAGTTAGCGGCTGTGGCTGCCCGCTAGTATTTACAGATAATCCTGCCGAATTATATTGTTCTAATACGTATGTTTGAGTTGTATATATCTGCGTAGGTACCTCTTTGGTATAAAGGCGATTTAATAATCCAGGCTCACCTGTAAATGTGTGAGGGGTACCTAAGATTTCTCCGTTTATTTTAAACCCTCCAGGAAGATTGCCGGTATACCCTAGCCTCCATGATAAAGTGTACTTGTCGGCACCCGGAGTTACCGAGTAGCTGCTTGGAATGCTCCCGTACATATGAGGGTAGACAAACAAACTGGCGCTTATACCTGTGTCATACTGGTTCCTGGCCCGTGCAACAACTAAAAATCTAGTATTTATTTTTACAACATAACCGGTTGTGTTTATTGTGTAATTTGTTATTTGCCCAGTGTAGGCGACTGAAGCTTGTCTAATGCCCTTGTCTTGCCAGCTATCGCCATATTCCTCCTGTGTAGTTACAGTTATTTCGTAGAAAGTTATGGCTTGTCCTGCTGTTGAGGTAGGTCTACCAATAACAAGATCTATAGGACCGTTATATGTAGCGTTATACGTTAATATCGGCTGAGACGGTGTAGCTATAACTACAGTTCCAGATATTTCGCTTCTGGCTCCTGTGCCTGCGTTGTTGTAAGCTTCAATTATAATCCCACCTGAGTATGTACCGCTAGGTATATCTGTCCACACAAATGGGTTTGTCAGCGGGGCTTCGTAGACAATAAGAGTATTGGCGAAGCTGCATCGCAGCATTGTAGGCGAGCTGTAGTTTTCTTGATCGCTTGCACTAAAGGTTAATTGCCCTTGCGCTTGCTGTATGTCTGAAAGGCTTGTCGGTAAAACTGCTTCAGTAGGTGTACGCCTGAACGAGTAGAACGAAAGCACAACACCGTCGCCTAGGTTGTTGCTAGCTTTAATTAAATATGTCGCTTGGTATGCACCGTTATTTGGTGTAGGTAGCATGCAATTTAATTTTGCCGTATTAGGTAAAAGGCCACCATTTGCAACTGTGCGCGGTTCTGATAAATTATAAATATATCCGCCGTTATCTAGTCTTCTTTCGCGAAGGGCGCCTGGATAGTAGCCGCCGTTATCGAGTGTTCTTATAGTTCCTTCAGGAGGATAAATTAATCCTCCGTTTTCTAACGTTCTTTCCCAATCATAGCCTACAAAGTCTGGAGCAAATATAGTCCAATCTACAGTCTCTAATAACTCATATGGATACCAATCTGGATTTTCTTCTAATACACCTAGCCACGCTGTGTCGATGTCTCCTTCGGATGCTACATAGTTATCAATTAATATATAGGTTTCCCCGTCGTCTATAGAATAATATAAGCTAGTGCTTTCGTCGTTAGGATATACTGCGTATTGCACTAAACTACTAGGGTAGTCTGTGGATATGTAATAAGATAGACTAAAAGATACAGGTATAGTGTTGAACATGTCTGGCGTACCAAACGTTACACCTACAAAACTTTGAGGGGTGCCAACTCGGCTGGTTGTTATAAATATGTTAGATTTAGGGCCCTGCCCTATAGGGTTCTCCATATAATACGTCAACTTATATTGCTGACCTTCGCTGAGTCCGGTTATATTTCCCCAAAAGTCATCGACAGGAGGGGCAAAATATGACCGTCTTAAATACCTACGCACAGAGCTAGGTAAGTCAAAATCTCCTCCATAAGTATAAGTTGGGTATATGTAATGCGTACTTATTAACGTTTCAAGGTCTAAAGGATCTCTGACCTCCACGGCAAAACGTAAAGTTTCATTAGCTTCAGACCTTAGAGGGGGTAGTGTATTAATGAACTCCCAGCTGCCAGGATAAAGATTCGGTTCAGCACCTCCTGCTTCCTCTAAAAGTATACTTCTTGCTGCGGTTGCGGCTGTAACTCTAAGGGATCCTTCGCCTGGCACGGTTCTAATTTTTATCGGGGCAGCGATAGTCGGTAGAGAGGCAGCTATTGTTACACTGGTGAATGGTGAAGGTTCCCCTGTCAGGTTTTCATTATTCGTAGGAGTGCAGCGCACATAATAAGTTCTATCATCTAAAAAAGAATATAACTGAGTATAGGTTGTGTTTAATGGTGCGAGCACTATAGTTTTGGGTGAAAAATAATTTCCATACGATTGGTTATCGCTAAGCATTACTAGTCCTGAATTTTCTAAAGTTCTTGCTTCGTCCGGGTTTAACGGATCAGGAGACCAACTATCGTTATCTACAGCTATGTCAAAAACACAGCTAGCTATTCTCAACGCTCCTCCTGTATCAAAAATATCGTCAGTGGAACTTAAATTTAAATATAGATTAGGGCTATGTACCACCAAATGTTCTGGTTTAAGCGCCAAGCTTATAGGTTTAGCTATAATTTTTTTAGAGTTATATGTAAGCCATGAACTGTAACCTCTAGCGTTTACAGCACGTATTTTAACAGTGTAAGTTTGTCCTCCCGTTAAACCGAGAATTATGAAATAGTTGTAAGTATTTATTTGCGGTTGTAGTCCTGTTGAAACAGTGGTTACTTCGCCGTCCAGGCTATATTCAATATCGGTTATTTCTGAACCTCCATTTGCGCCCTGATAAAAATATACTTTTATACCTCCTCCTTCAGCCAGCATCTCCGGTGTCCGCTTATCGTACCCTTCAGGAAATATGAAATTATTTGGCGTTACAGGGGAGCTTGCGACGGTTATATCTTGTAAAATATTAGAAGATACTCCTGAGCCTATCGTTGAAACTGCCCTCAATTGAATATCGATTATTCGCGCCGTAGGAATATTGGTTATTATTAAAGGAGACGGACTTAAGCTTGGTGTTGCTACCCACGCTGTCCATGCAGGAGAATTAAATACTGCGCCAGTCAATAAGTCTGCAGTAACTCTGTAGCGCCATTCATACCTAGTTATAGAATAACCGTAAGTTTCTGTCGGAGCCGTATATTCCACACTTAAGCCTGGAGGTACAGTATATAATACCGTAGAGGATGTGATTGTTGGGGCCTCAGGAGGTTTCGGAGTTGTAAGAGAATATTGGCTTGAAATTGTTTCACCGTATAAATTTACAGATTTAAGCTTTATATCGTAATCTTTACCTAGGACTATAGACGTGTTAGGTATTATGAAAAATGTTCCTGTTGCTCCTGTTGCTCCTGTTGCTCCTGTTGCTCCTGTTGAGCCGGTTGCTCCTGCCACGCCTCCTTCAAACCCGGGTGTAGTTGATCCTGTTGCCCCTGTTGCTCCGTATGCACTAGGTATAAGTACCCATGATGGTCCTGTTGCTCCTGTTGCTCCTGTTGCTCCCGGTGTTTCGCTTATAGCATAATACTTTTCTATTACTGGGCAACCTTCGTTGCTTGTACCTATGTTATAGTATACTGTGGCTTCGCGATTTGAGGCTAGCTGAATGTTCTCTATCTCGGGGGTCGGAGGTAATATGGGTAATACTGAGTCCAGTATGAAGTCTTTGGCAAATAAACTCGAATTGTTCACGGATACTTTGCCTGATGGGTCTGATTCAAGTGTAAAAGTACATCCTATTAACTCTGCACTTAAAACATAATCCAGAGGTTCTACAGAATAATTTACGCTTGAGGGTACGTTGCGTATTATATATGTGCCGTCGTTTAAATTTGTTCCTGTGCGATATAATTTTCCTGTAGATACCTCTTTTAAATACACCCTGGCAATATATAAATTTATAGACTTTGCTGTGTCTCCGTAAACTCTACCGGAGATATCAAATGCCTGCGATGGTATAAAATTAACTAAAGCTGTTGCTTGTGTTCCTAATTCTGCAGAGCCTACTGCAAATGTATAACCCTCTAGCTGGGTAGTTATGATATAAGTTCCGTAAGTTAAATTTTCTAATATATACTCACCTAGGCTGTTAGTTGTGGCTGATGCTGAGCCTGTTGACCCGATGTTTCCAATATAGCTTAGTCCTGGTCCTGCCTGTGCGTTAGTATTCAAAGAGGCCGATACGACTGCACCAGGTAGTGGGAATGTATAGTCTTGGCTATTTGTACGCACGTATCCTACTGTACCGTATATTTTCCCAGGCTTATTTGCACTAAAGTTTACGATGCGGGATACATTCATCGTAACACTGGCAGGTAGGCCAAAAAAAGAAAATCCTTGAGGGCTATTACTACTAGGTAAGATAGTATATGTACCTGATTTAAGGTCTAAATAATAGTAAGCTGTGTTGTTTGTTATTAGCGATTGTGTAGAAAATTCTTCTTCGGTGACTGTATTTATTGCAGTCACCTGAATACTACCCTGTATGTTTTCTTCGGCGGTTATAGTTCCTGCCAATGAGTAGATTGGATTGCCGAGCATATTCAAAATTACACTAGTGCTGCCTGCGTTTACTTGTTGGTCAGGGATTATGTAATTTGAAGCGGTTAACGTCAATGTTACCGCATTCCTAGATGTATACAATTCAAATTGCCCGTATGAATTAGTTCTTACTATTTGAAAGCTGTCATTTATCACTGCATTCGCGATAGGCGTCTGGTCTACACTGTTTTTTAAAGTTCCTGTGATTAATCGTAGAGGGCCTACAGCAGTGAAGTTAATTCCACTAAGTGTTGATCCTCCTCCTGTTGGTGGAAACGTAGCGCTTTTTCTCGTTGGTGTAATGATTGCCTCGGCTTTAACTGCGGTAACATTGAAAGTGCCTGACGGTATATCGCTTAAACTATACGTGCCATCATTGCTGGTTATAGCTCCTGTGGCTCCTCGCATAACTATACCTACACCTGCTACACCAGAGCCCTGGTCGTCTAGAACGCTACCTGTCATAGTGTATAACTGCCTGCTTATGCTTATAGCTACAGTTGATCTGGAAATCCCTAGCGTAAGAGATGATGCTGTAACAGATATGTTGAAATTTCCTGTATTGGTTGGAATGCCTGAGAGCGTATTATTTGTGAAGCTTAAACCTGGAGGTATTTGAGACAAAGATATGTTTGAAATTTCTCCACCTATTATTTGAGGAGGGGTTACTGTAAAAATATTTGCATAAGTTGCACCTACAAATATTGTATAAGTGTCAGCTGGAGATATAGTTGGAGAAGTTAACGGAACTTTAATAAGCCTCGTTATTGGTGCGGCTGAGCCGTAGTCGTTTTGTGCCTCCAACGTTACAGTATAAACTCCAGCGTATAGCGATGAGTTTACGCTACCTATTATTTTTCCTGTACTTTCGTCACAAGTCAAACCTGCAGGTAATCCTGTAGCTGCATAAGTATCAGGATCCCCTGTTGCAGATATTGTGAACAAAGGTGACGCTAATGTATATTCCGTGTTTCTTGCGATTGTAATTGTGCTACCTGTGGATATTACTGGTGCACCCTCAGGACTACCAAGAACAAGATAAACCAGCTTCTCCGACTGCCCTAGTGGGTTTGTAGCTTTTAAAAATATAGGATAAGTTACAGGTACCAAATCTGTAGGTATTTCTGCGCTATCTAATACACCGTAAAATTTACCAGTATATTGATCTAAGAAAAAACCCGGAGGTATGCCTGAGGTGCCGTTCCATGCGTCAGCCGTGTAGCTGTTTCTAGTTAAATCTGTGAGCCCCTCGGCAAAATTATCTGTTCCTCCAAAAGCCTGCGTGGCTGTTATAGTAAATAGTGGAGATTCTATAGTATATACTGAATTGAATAAGAGATTGAAGTACTGTGAAGCTGTTGGTGCCGTTATTTGAGGTCTAGAAAATATTTCGTAATTTATACTTATAGCCAGCCTATCAGATTCTCCAAAACGGTTGATTGCCGTGATTTCAAAACTTAAGCTACCTGCGGTGTTTGAAGTAATTCTGCCGGTAATCAACCCCACAGCCTGGTCAAAGTATAGTCCGTTAGGTAAGCTTTGCCCTGCACCAAAATATATTCTGTAATATAGTATAGGTAGATTTACGGTATTTATCTTATAAAAAGATGCGACCGTGGTGTACACTGTCAGATTGTCGATATCAAATGTAGGCCCAGGCGTGGTGAGGTCCAGGGATATTTCTGGAACTGCACGTAACTCAGGTTGTAGGTAAATTGTTTGCGGGTTTTGAGCATATCCGTCAGGATTATGAGCAGATATTGTTATGGCTATCTTTTCGCCAGATGGAGCATCAGAAGATATTTTACCTGTTATTGCTCCGGTGGCTTCGTTGAACGTAAGCCCTGCAGGCAGTCCTGTGACAATATAATAATACGCTTCGTCATCTCCCGGAAAAGCTTCCGAGAAGCGTAGCATATTATCAACAGACACAGTGAGTAATGGATTTTCATCAGTGTATGTGGTGTCGTAGTCTATAAGTGCTGGGTTACTTTCAGTGTAATTCACACCTAAGGGTGACAATATGACCGGCGAAGCTAACCATATTATTACAACTTTAGAATAATTGTATTTTGGAAGCGGGGCATACGCCCCAAGATTGCCAAGTTCTTCTGCTGAGGCCGTCGTATTTCTAAAAATAATTTCATATCTTTTGCTTTTATTGTTGTCGGGTATTTCACTAGGCACGAGGGCGTAGAACAATTTAATCCAGCCGCATGCCAACAAGGGGTTCCCGTTGAGTAAACAGTATTTTGGATAGGTCTGGCAAATTTCCACAGCGTTCTGCTGGCTTGGCCATGTCCACGGCTGATACGCAGATACCGCAAAACCTGCAGGCGCATCCCCTATTATCGTGACGTTAGACGTTGTCCACTCCTCCTGGGGTGTTACTACGCTAGGTAATGGCGGGTATACAAAGTCAGATGTGACCTGTGAATGTTTTAATTGTCTTGTTACTTTTGTTGCACCTATAGGACTGTCTACACATAACGCTCCGTTGATGCTAGGTATGTAGTATGTTTCACCTATCTGTTCTTCAACAGCGCCGGTGGTATCCATGACTTGGATGCTTATGTCTGCATCAACTTCTCCGCAAGCTATTTTATACGCTACTTCTACTATAGCGTACTCTTTACAACCCAACACTGCTTCTGCAGTATTCATCAAGTCTACAGTTTCTTTTTTTCTAACTTTAATTGCACCTACTTGTGTGAGCTTTGGTGACACATTGAAATCTACACGCACACTTGTGATACCTAAAGCTGAAGGATTATATATTCCTATGGACAAAGATGTGACTGTGACTTGCGATCCGTCGTAATCCTGAGTTTCACTAGTAGTATATCTGACTTTAAAGTAAGTTTTTTTTGCTAGCTCAATTTTCTGGTTATGCGCTAAAGTAGCGCAGTTCATATTACTAATTACTCCATTGTCTTTTACTCTAAACCATAAATTTTGGCCGGCTGTAGGGGATTCATTTAATCTTACAGTGTTCTCATCAATAACCTCCAGAATAATGAAACTTCTGGTGGTTACGCTATTGTAAAATATTTGCAAAGTTCTAAACTCATGGAAATATTTTATGAAGGACGCGTTGCAGTCTATAAATGTATCTATAGGTTCTGTAACTTCAGTACAGCGTAAAAAAGGATTATTGAACTGACTGGAGGCGCCTGTTGCCCCAGCTTCGGCTAAATTGCTGACGCAAAAAGAAGAAGCGTTGAATATGTCTGTTGTGGGTGTCCCTAGTCCTCTTGTTTCTTTATCGAGAAAAGCTATTTTACTAATTTCTGAAGCTGCGTCAGCTACACGATTAATATAATGCGCAAAAGCGTTAATATTTTCCCTAGGGCATTTAGCTTCACAAAAGTTTTTTAAAGTTAATGAATGCCCTGCAATAATAATATCTTCAGAGTAATTATCTAACTGATTGGTCAGCGTTAAAAAGCTTTTATCGTTTTCTGATAAAAGATTTAAACTTTGGCAGGCAAGTGTGTTTAAAAATAAACTTCCCTCATCGTTTGGACTAACATTTGATACGGTGTATACATCTGTAATATCTCCTGCAGGAGTACAGCTATCAAACAGTCCCATCCCTCCTCCTGGTTCAACTGAGATCCCTCCATAATTTAAACTCTCTAAAGCAAAGTTCAGATTATGTCCAAATCTCCATATAGGAGAGTAGTCACTAGGAGTATAGGTTATTATGGGTACTAGCTCTGAAATGACCTGACCAGACTCATTTCTCTCAGATTGAAATGCTTTAAAAGTTAAACTTAATAATTTTGGAGGGCAGGGTATTACCGCGCTAGCCGCTAATAATGTTTGTGCTAAGTTGTAAGTATAGCTAAAAGCAGTACTGCCCACCAGCCCCGCGCCAAAAACAATTTTTACTGAAAAAGATGTACTTGTGACAGGAAAAAAACTTTGGGCCCTGTTGTTTAAATGATTCTCTAGTTTATCGGCGGGTACTTCAATTAAACGATTATCTATTAATTGTAAAGTTTCAGCGTTACTGAAGCCTAGTATAAGCCGTCCGTCTTCTGTTTTTTCTATACTCGAAACATATACACTTCGTATACTGGTCGAGTAAGAAACAAAGATTATATCGTAAAACCACTCGTCACTTACTAGAGACTCTGTATAATTTTCTTGCTGCAGGTTTGTTGTAAACGCAGGCCTGCTTCTCCTGAACGGATATGCTGTTAAGCTGTTTTGCGTTAAGTACTCCAGAGCTGCCATAATATTTTGCTATTTTAACAGCTAGGCAGGACATTCGCAATTGGAGTTTGTGGTGGCTAGATAAGTAGATAGTTGATTATTAACATTATTATAATTATTTTTTAAGTTTAAAAAGTTATTCTCTAGCGAGGTGAGTCTTAGAGTCAATTCTTGTAGGTCGTTACAGCCTACGCATGGAGAGCAGCAGGTGTCTTCAATATCTAAAGTGTAGGGTTCATTGTTTTTCACTGTAACGCAATCAATACCCAGTAAACTAATGTTTCCTGTAGCTGGGTCTGGAGCAACACCATTAATTCTCTTAACACAGTTGGTCACACCGCACTGTTTATTCAGACCTAGATCATCTCCAGCGTCAAGTAGTATACTATTGTCTTCTGTGAGGCTTAATGAAAACCTTAGATTGCTACGAGAAGCCAACTTGACATGCCCTGTCATTGTGGATGTACCTGCATTTACGTCAATGAACGAAATCCTATCAATTCCCTGTAATCCTGGAATGATTGTCCTGGGTTCTAGTTCTGTGGCAGATTTTGAAAATGTATATACTCCAGCAGGTTGATTGGCTAGATCTGCCAGCGTACCTATAGTTATTTTGCCGTTAGCTCCTGTATAGTCGCTAGTTGCGGTCATGTAAAAATCAGTATCAAGGCTATCTGAAGAAGATGCTTGAAATGTACCTACAATGTTATCTCCCCAGTCACTGACCTCTATGACTACGGAAGATATTTTATTAAATACTTTAGATATGTAAAATCTGTCTTCGACATTACTTGAAGCAGATAATGAAAAATCCACTATTAGAGTGTCAGGAATGTTAAATATTTCGTCAATACTTTGAGCACTAAGACCCTCTCTTATAGGATATCTCCGAAGAGCGTTTAATGATGACCAGTCTAGACTATCAATCCATGGCATAATTTAATATCTAGTTAATAACTTCCCAGTAAATTCCTAATACACCTATATTACCTGTGTAGCTCTGTGCTCCAGAAGATACTGATACTCGCTGTATCTTAAAGTTAACCACAGAGTCCTCTCGCATAAAGTTTGCAGGAATTATAAAATTATCGGAGATTTTCCTGGATGTGTAGCTGGTGTAGCTTTGAGTCGTAGGCTGCAGCTCAAACTCAACAGGATTAATGCTTGGAGCATAAGTTGAGGTGTCTACCACATTGTAGTTTGAAGGGTTTGCTGAATTGGCTGCAGATATTGCTGAATACTCAAAGCTAAACGCCACATTCCTAGCCACAGCATTTTCAGTTATAGCTGAATCTCCAAAAAGGTGAAAAATTACCCTGAGAGGTTTGTTATTAATATATCCCTTTGGTACTACAATTTTACCTATCAGCCCGTATGGCGTCGTAGACGGTGTAGGTAACTTTATGTAAGAAGAAAGCCCTCGAAACTCAAGTCTTGCATTAATTGGTTCTATGGAATCAACCTGACCTACATATCCTTCAGACATATAACTGATAGTATATGCGCCAGTTAAGGGGTTAGGTGTGACCGTTATTCCTCCTGTTCCTTCTAGCTTTGAAACTACTGAAGTCAACGCCACTTTAAACGCTCCATCAGGTTTGGAGTATTTTATTGCGGCTACTGCTCTGCCTGCGGAAAAAGATGAAGATCTTGAGGCTTCTCCTGTGAAGGATTCTCCCGGATACACGAAGTCGTCCGTTAAGTCTTGAGGATCTAGTACTGTGGACTTATAGCCGACCAAATTTACTGGAGCTAAAATATCTACTAAAAGATCTCCAGTGCCGGCTGTTTGATCAGGGTTGTCAGAGCTATAGAATTTTATAAAGTTTGCAGCTTTATTATCTACAGTATTGAACGGAGTTAAAGAGCTGACCAGCTGAGTACGTAAAGCCGGGTTAAACTTTGAAAAACTGGCAAAAATTCTTTTTCTAGTTAAGCTGGGTTTTATACTATCTCTCCACTTGTATGGTGCCCCTAATGCCCCCTGGGGATAATTAGAATCCCATGGTTGCTCTCCATCATTTGCACTGTGCCACCACAAGCCGTACTCGTTAACCGAAAATAAACCTTCAGTATCAAAGGTGTCATTATATCTAACCAGAGAGCCATCGACATAGAGCTGTATGAAATTAGCAGGCACAGGAGGAATATACTTCCTGAGTTCGATCGCCTCATTTTTTTCATACTCTATTTTTTCGTCGTTTGAATCCAGGTCGTAATCAAGACCGGAATCCGAGTCTATGTCGGTGAGATTAGGTATATTATAATAAAAAACTGCGCCAGCTGGAGGGATTGCGGCGGCGGCGCTGGCCGGTACCCAGCCTAATTTATTCGGCCTAGCACTGACACGCAATGTCCACTGGCTATCTACCGTAAAACTAGTGGACCCGGTGAAGTTTAGTCTGATATTGTTTCCGTTGGCTGTATCTAAAACTAAAACACTAGATTGTAATGCTTGGTCAAACTTGGTTAAAAAGGCTCCGTTGGCCGAGGCTATTGAAAATCTTACCGTCGAAGTGTTACCTGCGGTGGTTACAGTTACTGTATACACATCCGCAAATTTACTTTTAGCGGGAATACCTACATAACTGGAAGATGTGTTCGCAACGGTTACGTTATTATTAGCTCCTGAGAATTGAACGTAGCTAGGAGGATCTGTGTAATCCTTAACGTTAATTGTCCATGTATTATCGCTTAATACAGGCTCTCCTGCGACTCTATCCAGTAAGTGGTACCTATAGTTTATAAAGAACTGAGAAAATTCATCTACATTAGTGTGTAATAAAAATTTTCTTTTACTTATAGCGTATCCTACATATACAGGAATGCCTGAAGGATCTTTTGTGATCTTGCCCGGATGCTTCGGGGATAGGAAGTAAGGACCTACCTCGAACGTCTCATCTTTAATTGCTCCGCGAGTTTCGTCGTCTAAATCCACAGGCAATTCACACAAACCTTCAGTAAAAATGTCCACGGTGGAGCTTTCAGTATAGATATTTTTTAAAAGACCAAAAGCATAGTTGGACTCTTTGGGTTTAAACATGGAAGAGGCTTTGCTGGAAGTAAAGCCAGTTACACCCTTTGCCACACCTTCACCAAATAAATCTTTTTTATAATAAACTATACTGAGCTCGTTGGCACCCAGAGATTCTTGTGGGTGAATAGGCTGATTGAAGCTTACGAGCACTGACTTATTTAGAATATCGTTAAATTTCTCATAGAGATGCTGCTCTCTCTGTGTGAGCTGGTCTATAGGTACGTTGACTGTAGCTTGATCTACAGGTTCACCGTCTTTAATTTTTCTGACCGCTGGAAGCCATGGTGTAATACTCATAAGTTATTAAGCTGAAGGTACTAATATACGTATACCCCAAGTAATAGTAAAGTTATAGTTGGAGTTGTATTGCACCGGATTAAAATTTGTTCTAGAGAAAACCGTATCGTATAAAGCTGCCGTGGGATCTGCCGCTGAAATTAAGGCAACTTCATAGATCTGGCTGTCTGTGTTAAACTCAGCTCCTCCTGCACTGGTTGCAGAGGTAATCATGGTTGAAAATAATACAGTGTTACTTTCGTAACCTGCTGTGGACATATATGTTGGAGAAAAAGTTAACTGTTCTCTTAAAAAACCTAAAGGAGATTCAAAGTTAATAAACCTGTTAGAGTAATCTACGTCAATAGCCGGAGCGTCAGTAACTAAATCGAAATTAGGATCATTACTATAGCCTATATACATACCCCATATTTTAGAGTCAACGTTACCTCCTAGCGCGCTAGCAATTATTTTTGCTCCACCTTTAAGGATAAGGTTGCGCTTGTCTACCAGCAGCTTTATTTCTCCAGACTTTGGGTCGGTCTGCCATATCTTTATAAACCCTTCTAAAGAGTTGCTGATGTTCATATTTTCTGTAGTTAACATAGATTACATTATATTGTTTTTAAGCTAAAAGTCGATTAATAAGATAGACTGAATTTCTCTGGTAGATGGGCGTCTGGCTGTTGTTTGTCCTGGAGGTGTTACCTGGGAAGGAATCTCTGTACGCAACATACCGCACTTTATTCCAGGTGAAGAGCTTGGGTTGTTCGAATTGTCTACATTAAGCGTATCTATGTTCGCATTGTCATGAAGAGGTAGACCGTCTTTTTGAGGACTTACAGATACGCAAAATAATCGATTTTTATAATCTTTATAATATTTTCCGTCCTCTAGGCTTCCTGGTCTTTCCCCTGTTTTTGTTGATCCATCTAAACTGAATTTCTGTCCTGGGAAATCTAGTATGGTTAAGCCTAGGTTAAAATTTTCCCAAACTTCTGTAGGTAAGTTATAGTTCATGTAGACTAGTACATATACATGGGGAGGTAAATATGTGCGCAATAGTGGTAGCAGTTTAAAGAATAGATTCAGCTGCGGTTCTGAATAAAATTTTAACTTAAGTAAGGCTGTATTGTTTTTAATTAGCGTTTTAAAAACAAAATCTACTGGGTTGATATTTAAAACCCTGGCTTCTCCAAGGGGGTATAAATCTTCCACTAATTCTTCTGGATGTAATTCGACGATGGTTGTGCCTTTTGCTATTTTAGTCTGCAAAGCTACAGAAGGTATGAGTATCCTGTCTTTGGGTATAAGATAAGCGTTATGGTCTGTAATTATATACTGCTCAAATCCAGGACCTTTACGTATATCTAAAATTGTTTCATCTTCTATAGTTATTGGCAGTTGATCGTATAGCCCTAGCGAATCAATGATGTTTACCCTATTCACAGGAATATTTATATAGTCATTGAAAGCTTGGATATCTTTACTATCTCCCATAACTGGAAAGTTTAATTTGCCTCGCCTGTAAGTTATTAAAGCGGCACCATTTTCAAAAAAGAGTTGTTTTTTAATATCTGCTAAAAATATATGAGAAGAAAAGCCTAGTTTACTAGACTCTATCTCTCGACTCCACCAATCTCCTGAGGTGACGGTGTCTAATAATTTAACATCGTCAGTTAGTATATCTCCAGCATACAGCTTTGCGGCTATACGTGCATTGCGACTTAAAGGCCTGTCAATTTCTACCTTATAAACGTGACTATCTGTGATAATATAGGTGTTTTTTTCATCAGAGTATATATCCTCGATAGTTTCTTCAGATTCGATGATGAATGGTATGCCTGCCAGTGAAGCAAACGCTGCTTTTAGTGCAGCCATTGTGGGCCCCTCAACAGCCATGTTCATCATAGTCTTTAGCAGAGATTTATAAGCTTCATTTGAAGGCATATTTATATCAAACAGTACTCCAAAATTTTGGTATAACTGCTTATTGTCTATCTCTGCGTTATAAACCCATAGAACAATATACTCGTCAATGACGGTGTTGCCTTCACTGTCTGTATACGTTTTGTACTCCCCCAGATCTTCAACTAATTTAACTTTTGGAATATTAGGGTGATTAAATAAGTCTAAGTTAAAGAATAATGTTGAGCCGTTAACAATTACATCTACCCCAGGTAGAAGTAATAACGAAGGAGCTATGATCTTATTGGATATAGCTCCAAATTTCTTTAATTCATCTGACGGCTGAAAGCTGTAAACAGTACCTGACGTTTCTTTAGGATAACCAAACCTGAACAGGGCGTTCGGATAAAACTCATCTTCGTTGGATTGTGGACCGAACACCGCGCCGCCTGGTTCGAATATAAACTTAGTTTTATTAAACTCAGATTTTTTTATTTTTAAAGGGTACCATTTTTCTTTATGCAGTATAGGCACATCTTTTACTGAATACTGGTTGATAACTTCCGTGAGTGTGTAATATGCCTGAATCAGTTCTTCGGCCATACCTGTTGTATAACCTTTGAGTAGATTTTTATCTGAAAAAATATACGTCCAAAAAGAGCCCAGCGATCTGTACAGAAATTGTCCGTCTGTGACGTCATTGGCTGGATAATTTTTTGTTATAAATTCTACACTCATAAGATTAGGCAATGCTTAGACCTATATTATCTATAGGCTGTATTTCTCCTGCTACTTGCCTGTAATAGTCTACAAAGTATAATGTAGTTTTTGGCGTAACTCCTTTATGCGGTAAATTAGGTAGAGATAAAACGTCCTCTCCGTTAAGTTCTATATTTGTACCGTCAGGGGACAGAATCAATCCGGACATTTTGATTGGTAGGTCGACCCTTTTAATGCCGTAGTTATGACATATATCTACTATACTTGAAGCTTGTAAATCTTCGCCAAAAGGTATTGTGTTTATATATTTAAAAATATCTGCCTTTAGTCCTCCTAGGTTTAAGGAAGAATAGGTGTCGATTGGCCGTTTTTTTAATAGCTTGATATTTAAAGATACTTCGCATGGAGTTACAGCTCTCACCAAATAATCAGCGCAAGCAAGCCTGTTATTTTCAGATAATAATAGATCCTGCATTTCTGCTATAAATGGCTGATATATGACTTCAACCTCAAAATCTGCTGTGTTGTTTACTAGCACATCTGGAAAATATTCTGCCGCAAACTCAAAAGAGGCGGTTTGATATTTTGTGAATCGGGCATTCTGTATTGCCTGACGATCGTCAACTACACCATTTCTAGAATTATAGCTGGTAATCTCGTTGTTTCTTTTATCTAAGTAAACGCTATAACCATATTTTAATGCAGAAGGATTTAAAGTTCCTCCTAAGTTTACGTTAGAGACTACAGGCAATATGGAGCGTATGCGATAAAAACCAGGAACGTCCGTATTAAGCATGGCTATACGCCACAAGTTGCTTGAAATTTTTTTAGCTTTCTTGATAATTTTTTTTGTTTCTAACCCAAGGCTGGAGCGCACATACACGTCAGCCTTTCCAAATGTAGATATACCTAGCGCGTTTTGTTTTGCTCTAAGTAATTCTGGATCGTTTGCTCCGCAAACAGAGAGTGTTTGAAACCCTGGAAAGCTCTCCTTGAATTTATTATATATTCCTGCAGCCGATTCGACTCTTGAATTACCTAAGGTTGTTTTTATTCTAGAAATTAATTGTTTGTCTGTTTCGGTGTCGCTACCTGAAGAGAAATTGCCATAAGCTTCAGCCGATACAAACCCCGCTATGTAATTTTTAGCCCCTATAGAAAACTTTGAGCCTGCGTTTAATTGGTATTTTGTGCCTGGCTGCTCGGCAATAACTGGAAGAATATAATAGAACATCCCGTTTTCAGTGCTGTAAACTTGGCCTTCATTAAGGGCAGCTATGGGTGTGACATTCACACGTACAGCTTGTTCTAATATAAAGTTTAAACCTAAAGAGACATCTGTGAATATTAGAGAGCTTTGCTGAAAAGCAAACATGCCTCCAGAACTTACCGTGACTTTTATTTTTCCTCGTACATAATTACCCTGGGCTCTTACCGTATTATAATTAGAGGCCACTGCATCAATCACAGGAGAATAAGTATCTGTTGTGGACGCTAATGCGTTATTAAAGGTATAAGACTGTGAAAGCTCGTTAATCTTATTATACTGCTCGTTCTGTATAGACGCAGCTAATTTGATGAGTAATTCGTTGATTACTGAGCCTGGGCCAGTCTCTACATCTGTATAATTCTGTGCTATGAAAGCCTCTAGTCTAGACGCTGTTGTTTGTATTGTTTCTGCCATAAATTTATTTAGGTAAAGGTAATAAAAAGTCTACGGTTTGTCCTGCCTCGGAAGTTATGGCAATGTCAAAAGAAACAGATCCCAGGCTAGGCACTACAACAATATTTCTTAAAGTCGCGCTATCTATGCGCTCGTCGTTAGGAATATTTTTATTCTTTATCTGATAATTTTGCAATGTTTTGACGGCTATGGCGTTTGCGAGTGTGAATATTTGTCTGGCTAATATTCTATCTATACTGCTATTTGTACTTAAGGTTGCTATGAAACGCGTACCAAATTCTGGATAGTTTTGCTGTGACTCTAGGTTTGTGAGAAGTATTATAGCATAGCGCTGTATTAATTTTTGTATACCTGCACAAAATCTACTAGGAGCACCAAACGAAGGGGTAACTGTCTGTGCTCCTACTAGCGAAGCGTCAGGGTTTTGAAGGATGCTCAGATCTTTCTTTCGGCCAGTATAGTCTGATATTATTGAATTTACCGGCATAAGAATTATGAGTCTAGCTGGCTTTTAAAACCTTCAAATCGCTTTGCGCCTCGCCCGTAAGCGTGCCCTGTTCTCTTGCCTTTTTGCGATAAATCATCTCGGTAAAAATGCATCCTGCCTTTGTATCTTTGCGTAAAGCATTTTTGATAACTATATAGTGCAGATATCTCAGACTTGAGAGCACTTATTCCCTTTCTAGACTTAGGATCTATTTCATGAAACCTTTCGACGTACTTATTATTTAATTCTTCTCTATCTGTTTCGGTTTTTAAATCCTCAAGTTTAAAAGACTTTTCATACTCATTAGTCTTGCAGTACCAGGGTCTAGGTGTAGACGCGTCGTTACCTAAGCGGGCAGGAGGAATGCCTTCTTCGGCCCATTTTGATATTGCCTTAACTAAATCTTTTAATTCTTTTTTAGTGCTCATTACTTCCAGCCTTTCGATAAAGTTGTATTTATTAACTTTATTCTATTATTTAAAGTGCTTGGGGACAAATTTAATTTTTTAGATAACGCACTATTGTCTAGTATTTGCTTACCACTGAACCCTGTTTTGTGCTCAAATATTAGCTTATCTGTATCAGATAAATCATGATACACAAATTGCACCCATTCGTCATTGGAGCTATCAAACAAAGCTGGTGCTTCAAACATTGAGGATATGCCTGTAGACGTTTTTCTTGTGCTAAGCATGTTCGTGACTGCTTTTGGAGAAAATCCAGAATGATGAGAAATTTCTTCAAGTGTCGGAGATCTTCCTAATGTATGCTCCAAATCTTTTTCCACCTTTTGAACTTTATTTACTCCAAACTGCACATTTTCAGGTACCCTTAATACGTTTCCATATTGCGTCGATAGTCTAGATAATTTCTTTAGACTGTTTACAAGGTGCGTACTGAACTTAAAGCCTGCAGCAGGATTGTATGTTTTAGCAGCTTCACGAGCAAGCTTATAGGCCTCAATCTGCACAGTTATCAGCGGTAGATTTGTTGCATATCTAGAGGCTTCAAGATCTATTAATTTTTTATTTTCTTTTATTAATTTTTCTACGTCGTTCATATAAATAGTATCTAGTTATTGTGCGCCTATGTCGCCTATGAAAGACTGCTGTGCGCCTTTTTCTTTGCCTATGTCGTAGCCTAGGTATTTATCTTCGGATGTTCCTGATGGGGTTGACCCTAGCCTACCTGAACAGAAACTGATAGTGGTTATTGCTGTTCCGTTGGCTGGCGGCGACATATCTACTCTGTGCGTTACGCTGGTCACATAAAATGAAATGAATGTCTTGGCTTCTTTGATGTATAGCCATCCTCCTGTGCCTGGTGCCCACTGCGGGTTAAAGTCTAGGTTTATTGAACCCTGCCTATCAAAGTACTTAGCGTGGTAGTACATTGTTTCAGCGTAATTTTTTACAGACTCACTGAGTTCCTCTTCGTAGGAGCTATTCTTTTCATCTTCTCTTGCTTCTCCTTTGGCTGCCTCACCCTCACCGCCGGATTTGCCCTTTGCTCCAGCAGGTAAAACATTACCTGACTCTGCAGAGGTTTTTACTTCCTGTGCATCTTTAGGTTGAGCTGTGTGTGGGAACGTAACCATCCATGGGTTACCGTAAACAGCCAAAACTCCACTAGCCTTTGATTCATTATTACTGTATTGCCCTATCACCATTCTCTCTTTCGTAACTGAACCGTTTGAGTATCCTCCAACAGCACCTGTACGTAACACAAGAACATGTGCGATATCTTTATAGCCGTTGTCGTTGTAAACATAACCATTGTAATCTGCAGGGCCTGCTTTGTTGGGTTCTGTCTGAGATTCTTGATCCCCTGGAGGTGTAAGTTCTTGCTTGAGTACAGAGTTTGAGGGTACCACTATCATTTTAGAGTTGCCGAATATAACAGAGCAATTCATCTCAGCTAAAAATGAGAGATAGTTATCTAATATATTATCTGGCCCTTCAATGAAATGCTTCATGATACCATTGGCGATATCCTTTCTACTTACCTGTCCCATCATGCTGCCTCCGGTAACAGCACTTAAGTCTCTGTTTTCAAAAAACTGCTTACCTGTTTGTAGTCCTTTTTTGTATCCTTGGGACTCAAAAACCTCTTTTAAAGGTATACCTCCCTGTACAAGCTTTTCAGTACCTATAAATTTTTCCCATTCATTTTCCTGCATCTCCATTAATTCCTTTAATAGATCTGTATAGAACGTTATAGGATCTGTGTTTTCTGGGGTCTCACCTTTTCCTGCCAGTTTATGCATCATACCGTTAAGGGCTGTATGTCCCTGGTTGTCGCCTTTCTGTGCTGATGTATTGCCCGAATACCCTGGATTTTTGTATATGTTGATAGATGTAGGATAAAGGCCTGGTGTAATTTTGGTGAGCTCTCTAAGTACTTGAGCTTTACCTTTAGCTACAGCCTGATATCTATTCTGGCCGACAGAATTGGAGACATTCATACCGTCAAGAAGACCCTTGAATTCCAACTTTCTGGTATAGCCGCCGCCTGACGAGGCGTAGGTACGTACACTGAGATTAATGCTAACGTCGTCTCTTTTTTTGCTTTCTACGTCCTGTAATACTCCTGCACTTGCCTTAGATACATCGATCTGTCCTGCTGTCCCTGGCACAAAGTCTATCATCGCTGTAGGTATACTTCCTACAGCGTAATTTATGGTTACGCCTGTAATTGTAACTCCGTCTATTCCTGTGACATCTAAAGTTACCCACGATTTTCCAGCCATACAGAATTAACCCTTTCTACATAAGCCATAAGCAAGCCAGCAAAACGATATACGTCATTATAATGCGTTAGCCATAAATTAGAGTAAGTCGAATTGCATTTATCCTCAGCATAACGCAGCATATTAGTCACTACGTCTTCTCTAATTTTAAAAGTTTGCATTATTTTTTGAAACTTAAAATTAAATGGAGCTTGCACAGCAAAGCGCCAATTTTTATTAGCTGTACCAGTAAAATTAGTCATGTCTCCGGTAAATGAAAATTTCAGACCTACATCGCCTACAGGTATCTGGGCTGAGTTTCTGCCTTGAAAAATTAATGGGATCTCCATGTCTTTCGCTTTTTGTGTAGGTATTTTACCTGCCTTGTAATATTTTTTTTGGGTAGCTGAGAAAACTGTTACGCTGGGTGTGTTGCCTACTTGTCTAACGATAAAGCTATTTTTAGACTCTTCTATATTCTCTAAGGTTTCAACCTGACCTGTAACGATTATATCGTAAGCGTTAGAGCTTATTGCTGGTGTAAAAATTTTAGAAAATCTGAAATACTCTATCGAATCATCCAGGCTGTACGTTAAGCGGTTATCGTAAACTGCAACATCATCAGAGTATACTGTCGCAGCGATTAAACGTAAACAACTATATAGCAAAAAATGCTTATAATGAAATGATGCTTCGGCTGGAAAAAGCATTTCATAAAATTTGGTCAAGGGTTCTGGCAGTGCTACTTTTTTAAACTTTCTATTAATATACAGACTCACCTTATCCATATATTCTAATTCTGTGTAATAATCGCCTAGCGCTATTTTATAACTTCTATCGTTATTACTTTGAGCTAATAATAATAAATCAGAATTATCAGCAAGTAGATAGCGCTCACGTAAGGCGTTAAATTCCTTAAGGTCTAGATTTATCAATAATGTAGCAAAATGATTTACCATAGGTTTTACATGTTATGGTTGAGGACGGCCATGGTGATCTGAAAGTTTGCCAATGTGTCAGGATCGCCGGAAACAGATACGCTGGCGTCCGTGATCATCACATCAAAATGTAGACTGCCTATTGTGGCTGAAGACACGGTACCTCTCAAGCCTGATATAGCTGAATGGAATTTATTTATGCCTGGAATATCTCCGTCACAATCTGAAAACATTGTGCCTTCTGCTGTGATAGAGCCTACACCCTTGCCAAACCACACAACTTTAATTACGTCGTCGTAAGTTAAGAAGTACTGCAGGGTGTCATTTATTTTACCTGTGATTGTATTGTAAATGGCCAAGCCTTCCTCGCCCACGATATCGTCTACTCCGGATATTTTAATTAAATGATCTGCTGTGCCTCCAGATTTATAGAGGTCATTCTTTGTTGATGTTGCTAGGTATGCTGACATATGTTGTTAGTTTTTGAGTTGCTGTAGAGCAATGACTAGCTGACCTAATTGTCCACCTAGGCCGGAGTCTGCACTTAACATGGTCGCTATTTTTTCCATGGTTGCATTTAGTCCTGCTGCTCCTCCGTCTCCTGGCCCTTTTCCTCCGCCTGACGCTGATAGTCTGTCTTTTTCTCCCTGTATTTGATCTTGAGTGTTAGTCAATATGTCACTCAAATCGCGCATTCCCTTGCCCTTTTTGCCGGTGTCTTTTAATTTTTCCTGAACTTCTTTTTGTCTAAAATAGTTATCTTTATCGTTTTGCTCGTCTCCTTCCTTGCCTCTTTTTGTGAAATCCTCAAGCATTTTTGAGTCTGCGTCCTTTTTTCCATATTTCTGTATATAGAATTCTCTAGCCTTCTTGATTTCTTCCGAAGATTCTCCCTGTACCCTGCCTGCCTGCTCTGTCAGGGTTTCACTCATGGTCTTAACTTTTTCGTTTTTAGACGCCTGCAGTAATTTTTTCTTTTCTGTTTCAGTGTGAGCTATAGCTTCGCCAGCCAATACACCAGAAACCGTACCGCTATTGGCGGCTTTAAATGCCTCATCGATATCAAGAGTACCTAGCTTCTCATGAGCTTCGAGAGCCTTAAGCATGTCTTTTTTAATTCTGGCCTGCTCTTTGCTGCTTCCCTTAAACCCTCCTTTAGCTTCTTCTCTAAGCTGGCTTAGTCTATCTCTGCGCTTTTCTGCAGTGTCTAGGTTTGGATCTGCTTTTAAAGCTCCGCCGGTATTTACAAGGTTCTCTAGTTCTTCTTTTGTTACATTGCCTAATTTTGAAGCCTGCGCCATGTCGCCCTCGGCAAATGCGGCATCTTTTCTTGCTTGTACTATATCATTAATGTCTTTAGTGACATCCGTTCCTCTAATTAAATCCTGCTGCGTGCCTACATTTTTTTGAACTTTTGAGGCTGCACTTTCCATTGCTTTTTGTGCATTTTTTAAAGGCTCTGCTCTGACGTCGTCTTCTCCTTTAATCGCAAATATACCTGTTAAAGCTTCTGTCAAATTTCCATCAACTTTGCCCTGCATGAATGCGTTGATGGCTTGAGTTACCACCGGGGCCTGTATGGCGCTGAATCTTTTCGACGTTACCTCTTGTGCGTCCGCCTCTGCCTTTATCCTCTTTTTAACGCGCTCTTTTTCAGGTTCGGACCTGACCGAGTTCAGCATCTCCTCCATGATTGCCAGTCTGCTTTGTCTGGCTGCGGTTTGTGCGTCAGCGTTGCCTGTATTTCCTGTAATAAACTCTCTTTGAAAGAAGTCGCTGATACTCTCTCCTTTAGCGTAGGCTTCTTTGAACCTCTTTATAGTTTCTTCTTTGTTTTTAGTGTTTTTATATACAGTCCTAGTCTTGACGTTACCATTCTCATCGTACTGTACATTACCTTGAGCGTCCTTAACTTGCTCTACAGCTTTTGAGAGCTCTCCCTGCTGTTCATTTAATGTAAAGAAATCGTTAACTCGATCTCTCTTGTTGCCTTGCATGATAGTGTCAGAAATTTTGGTGTCTTTGAATGCCTCTTGCTGCATTATTTCGTCACCCGCAATAGTGTGTACTCTAGCTATATTTGTCTTTAACTCTTTTGCCACCTTATCCAATCCTTTTCCTGAATATATGCTTCTAGCGTCCAATTCGCCTGCTTCAAACATATCTTTAATCCTATCTGAAGCGTCCTTACCTGTAAGAGGGTCCACGTCTACTCCTTTGCCTGCTAGCATAAAGGCAGCTATGGCTCCTCCCTTTTCAGACTGTGCAAAATTTAAATTTTCCTGTGCTTCCGTAGTTGCTATTCCTTGAGCTCCTCCCAGTTTTCTGTAGTCTGCGGCCCCCATTGAGGATCCTAGATCTGCGGCAGTTTCAATAGACTTTAAGGCCATGTTGGAAACACTTGCCTGGCTCATGTACTGCAACTGAGGATTATTTCTGACAAGGTCCGTAGTTGCGTCAATGATTGAAAACATTGTACTCAAGCTCATATTTGCAACTCTTGCGGTTGCCTTTGCCTTTCTGAGCAGCTCGCTTATCTCGCTTGTACCTTTTGCGGAGGAAAGGTCTAATTTATCTTTTCCTACCAACTTACTGGCGCTTTCAACTAATTCAGCACCTGACTTATCTCCAAATAAAGATTTTGCAGCATCCATGAACTGCCCTGCATTTTTTTGGAAATCTTTTGCCGTCTGCCCTGGATCTGCATATTTCTTTTCACCTAGAGCTCTAAGTTCTGAAGCTTTTTGGAAAGCACTTGTATAGTCTTCTATTTTATAGCCTCGGGTATTTTGAAAATTAATCCCATTATATCTGTCCGCCTTGTTTTGCGCGTCCATGAAATCTCTCTGCAGTGGATTTAAACTTCTAGCTCCTTCTGCATATTTTCTAGCCTTAGCTGTATCTACATTTCCGTCGGAATCTAAAAGGTCCTGGTATTGATTGCTGGCATACCCGAGCTGGCTCTGCAGTTTATTTTTTAGACTTTTTTGCGCTATGTTTTTAGTCTTACTATCTTTGGCTGTATCTACGTCTCTGGCCAAATTGTCTATCTCGTTAGCTAGATAGCTCTGCGCTTCGATACTGTCTCTTATTTTTTTTGCGTCTGTCCCTGTATTTTCCTTAGCTACACCTCCTTTTTTATAGAAGTCTAGCAAGTCTTCAGCTTTATCCGTAGATATGATTCCATCTTCTGATGTTATTTCTTTAATCTTTTGTTCAGGTACACCTATACCTAAAAGCTTCTTGGCTACCTCTGAGCTAGCTTTTTTCCTTTCTTGTGCAGCATCTTCTAAAGCTTTACGATTTGCCTGGTTAGGTTGGTTAGGTTGGTTAGGTTGGTTGGGTTGGTTAGGTTGGTTGGGTTGGTTAGGTTGGTTGGGTTGGTTAGGTTGGTTAGGTTGGTTGGGTTGGTTAGGCTGATTGGATGTTCCCGTTTCTGGTTTTATGTTCGGATATTTTTCAAGAACATCTTTTGTCTCCGCTTGAATCTTTTCTAGCTCTTGAGTGTCTCCGGTCATCATCGCTGCAGCCTGCCTGGCAGCCAATACAGACTTAAGCTTAGATCTATTTTCATCAGGTAAAATAGGTTTTAATTCTTTATCAGTAAGCTGGTATCCTGTGAAATTAAAATCATTCGATTCTTTTGGGAGTAAGCCGAGTTCTTTGGCTTTTCTTATCTGTGTTAATTGCTCTTTAATTCCTGAGCCGTAGGCTTCAAGGGATACACCATCTTTATCAAACCTTAGAGTATCGTATTTTGCAGATTGCTCTTGAGTCTGTTTTTGCTCTCCAGAAGGGCTTGTAAGTTTTGTAGCTGCGTTAGGTCTTTGTTCTAGCGCAACCTCCTGCTTCAGAGGATCGTATTTTGCAGATTGCTCAATTGGTTGTGTTGTTTTTTCTTTTGTAAATCCTTTTAAAAACCTCGAAAAAAAGGACTCTTTTTCTTGTTTTTCTCCTTCAGGGTTTACTAGCTTCCTGGTTGTTTCGGAGGGCTTGTCGGATCGTTTTTCGGCCTCGACTTCTGGAGGACTTAAAGCCTCGGAGTAGTTCTTTTCGGCTTTTTTAAGGCCAGCTATACTGGTGCCTAAATCTTTGGCTATTTCTTCTCGCGCCGCCTGGCTTTCTTTTCCTGTTCTTACTTCGCCCTTACTGTCGTACCTGGAAACTAATTCCTTAAGCTTGACTCCGCTAGTATCTTTGGCGGCTTCTTCTATTTCGTCTGCTGCTGCGACTCCATGCGCCAAGATCTGCTTTTTAATACGCTCATCAAGAGCCTTCTTTGTTTTACTATCGCTTTCTTTTATAGCTTTATCAATATCCGCTTTAATATTTGAAGATACCGTGGACTTAACGTCTTCCTGAGCTATATCGCTTTCGGTACCTGTTACATCAAATCTCCGTATTCTGTCTTTAGTTTCTTGTGTAACTTTGCCATTTTTATCCTTTTCTACTTTTATACCTAAGTCTTGAAGAAATCTCTCGCCGGCAGGTCCTGTTTTTAATTGATCTGATAGAAAATCGGCAGTTTTATTTTTGAGTTTTTCCCTATAACCTTCAGGGCCTTCGTATTTCTGGGTTTTATAAAACTCGCTAGCTATGTTCTGCATGACTGATTCTGTTTCTTCCTCAGAAATGCTACTAATTCTTCCAAAATTACCCATCCCTCCAGCTCCTGCCATGCTAGCGTATATACCCATTGACGCGGCCATCGGATTTCCTCCCATCATTGGTGACATGAACCTGCTGATGGTACTGTCCGGCGAAGCTGCCATGCCAAAGCTTTTTAAAAATTTGTTATCTTTGCCTACACCTATAGATTGAAAAAAAGGGTTATTTGCAAACTGGCTTTTTTGCAAATTCATAAAATGCATAGATCTTTCTTTTTGAAGAAAGGCGTCATATGCGCTTTGCCCGCTTTCTGGTTTAGGTATGTAAGCATGCCCAAACAAAACCTGCCCTAGCATGTTTAATCGGGGATCACCGTAGTTTCTGCCCATACTGTGATACTCGGAAAACGCTCCGTATGGTCTAAAACTGCCTACTTGATCCCCGTACTCGTTCATTTATTTTTTATTTAACTCTTTTAGTAAAGCTTTATATTCTTCAATTTCTTCAGGTGTGAGGGGTTTATTTGAACCTCCTGCACTGCCAGCTTTCTTTATTTTATCTGCTGGTAGCGCAGAAGGCAATTTTAATCCTATAAGCGATCTAGACACTTCGAATATAGGATCTAACGTTTTTGCCCCAGGTCCTGGGGAGCTTCTAATAACTGTTTCCATGAACAGCTTGTGCTGTAGTAGTTGAAATAGCCTATCTTCCTCAATATAGTCTAAAATAAGATCTTCTCTTAATTTAGACGTGTTGAGAGGATATTCAAAATTTAGCCAGCCACGCAGATAACCTTCAGTAAGGCATTTTACGCGCTGGCTTTCCAAAAATTTGCAGTCTGCACCTCATTAGTTAGTTTAACTAATTTTGCCTCAAATTTTTGAAAGGCATCCAAGAATAAGGACAGCTTTGGTGTGGCCCAGGCTTGCATGGGCCTTGCTCTCGCTAGAATATATGTATCTTTTTCTGTCGTTTCAGAAAAATTGTCTTTAGTGACGCTTGAATACTCCTTGTCATCTATAGATACAAGCGACGTAGCTAGTCTGTAAGTTGAAATGGTGATGAAGTACGCGTCATTATCGGCAGCCATACCATTTTTTTTATCTTGGATAATCTGTTCAACCACGTCGTTGTTTTCTTTAACACTCATGGCTCTAAAGCGTACTTTCATCTGCCCGTCAAACAGACTGATAGTTTCTTCGTAAGGTGTATTTGCTAGAATACTTTTAAAGAACCTTTCCTTGTCTTCTGGGGTAATTAAATCCTGCTTAGGAGGTTCTGGATTCATTTCTATAGATTGATTGAATGGCTGTGTTTCTTCCATATTTTATTTGTGGTTTAATGATTTGACTAAATTTTATTGTTCTTGTCGAGCTTAACTTGATTTTTGTACTTTATATTCTGTAAATAACGAAACCTTTTTGGCTTTATCTTCCATTTTTTCTTTCGAGTCCGCCTTGTTAATAAGGTCTTTGTCGTCAGGGCTTTTCTCTAGGTTAGTTAGTTTGCCTGGAGAAAAGTAATATTTTTCTCCTTTTTCTTTGCCTGGAAAAGGCATGGTTTCATTTACTTCTTTTTCAGTCCAAGTCTCAAGTTTCAATGCATTACTTACTAGGTCGTCTTGCTGGGCTAGCGACCCAACTATACAATCTTCCTCGTCCGATAAGTTGTATTTTAGAGATTTTAAAAATCTAAACTTTAAGTCTTCAAACTTTTGTTTTTCCTCAAACACAGTAAACTTAAGGAGAGAGTCGAAGGTCTCATTCATTTGTTTATCTGCCTCATAACCGTCGTAGTAGCTTTGAAAGTTTACAACACCTTCGGGAGGTTTTCCGTCTAGCCACCCAAATTTTGGAGTTGCTTTGATTCCTAGCTTTTGGTCTTTCATTCCTAAAGAAGTGGCGCCTATTCCGCCAAACATTGCATTACCTACACTCATTAAAGTTGTGGTTGTTTTACTTATTAAATCAAAGCCTTTCTTTGCAAGCACAAGAAAGCCTTTCTTGCCAAAAAGAACCACATTTGAACCTACTGCATATAGTGCCTCTGTGGCTTCTATGTAAAAGTCTTTAACAGTATAATTCAATATATTTCCAGCTGCGTAGTTGTATATACCTAAAGCCGATTTGAGTACTATACCTCCCACATACTCCAGTGCTTCCTCTTCTGGGGTGCCTGGAGTGTCTTCGTTTCCTGCAGATTCCAGTACAATTCCACCTTTATTGCTGTAGATGTATGCTGATTTCTCAGCCTTTAATCTAATACCTTCATCGGTAGATGATAAATCCATGTGCTTTCTACTTGCAATACTTACAGAGCCTCCAGCTTTAACTATATCATGTCTTAAAGGTAGAGACATGAGATCTTTGGCTGGCTGTAAATAGATGTTTCCGCCCTCTAGAACAATAGAGGAGTTCCATGCGTCTCTGATCGTGATACCGCCATTAGGCATCAGATATATGCCCGCTGTGCGTAGTTTATACTCAGATAAATTTAATTTAGTTTCCTCATCAATTTCGTCTATTTCGGGTATTTTTTTCTCTTTACCTATACTGTCGTTTACGTCGAAATCTTTTTCGTGTGTTTTAAAATTCTGATAGCCTAGTTTTTCGTTAACATAAGCTACATAGTCTTTAAGCTGTAAGCTGTAAGCAAAAGGGTTGTCTAGATATTTAACTGAGTCATCAAATTCAAATTTTTTCTTTTTTTCGTAGTTTAATTCCCCAGCATCATCTCCTTTTGGGTCATCAGGAGCAGCTTTTCTGATAGGCACCCTGATCCAATTAGTTTTTTCAATAAATACTTCCTTTAGGCTTCTTAAATGTAGTCCCCCATCTGTACCCACATGCATATTAAAGAGACCTCTATCAGGCTCGCTTACGCTAGATCCTGGGTCTAGTTTTCTGGCTTCTTCAGCAGGTTTTACTAGAAAAATATGAAGGAAATCTCCTAGCCCTCCCAGGAAAATCTTAAATCTTTCTATTGCCTTTAAGCGCTCGTCTCCCTCTATCTTATAATGATCTTTAGAGTCATCTTTAGAGGCGCCTTCGTCTGTTTGAAATGTTGGAGAGTCCGTGGCTCCGTAAGATTCTTTCGGTAAATGCGTGGCACCGAACTCGGCCATTATTTTTTTACCGTCGTGATATATATTATACTCGCCTAGAGCTGTGTAATGTTGAAAATTATGGCTTACAACTCTAACCAAATCATCCAACAGGAAGCATTGAATTTGCGCTAGCTCAGAGCCTTTTAAATTGGCTAGCTGTTGGTATAACCCAAGTAAAACGCCAAACTCATTACTGACTACGTGCTCACCATCAACTACGTCGGAAGGTTTCTGTAAGTCTGTTACTATACTTATTCTATCTGTAATTCCTTGGTTGTTCGCAGAGTCGTTTGACGCGTCTCCGGCTCCCAGCATAGATCTTAAAGGTATAGCTTCGCCTCCGACAGCTTCCTCAGGAATTACGCCTATAATATAGCAATGAGTCGAAGCAAATTTGATGCATACCACTCTAGAGCCTGGTTGAGGTAAACATGATTCTTTAAAGCCTAGATAGGTGGCAATAGTCGAACCTAATGGGATACCTTGCATTTCAAAGCCAAAGTCGGCTTCCGCTCCACCATAAGACTCCCTGATTACACTTACTATTCCTGTGCCTGCGTTGTTAGTGATTACGACAGCAGTAAAAACGTCTGCAGATTGATATTCTCTAATATACATAATAAATAACCCTAGCCTCAATATATAAGGCTAGGGCTATTGTTGCAAGGAAATATACTAGAAGTACTTCAGAATTACCCTTGGGATAACTCAAGGAATTCGACAGTAAGATTATCGATAACAGTCAATCCTTCTGTTTCAAGCTGTATCTGATAATTGACAACAAGACAATCTTTGGCTGTAAATTTAACTGAGCCTTTGCAGCCTTTTGTTTCAAGCGTGATATCTGTAGGGGTACACATGTTCCAGCCATTTTTACTGTAAATCTCTTTCGAGTTTTCTCCCATCATTCTAGCTATAGTAATCTGACCGCTAGGTAAATTTGCCCAGAGCATAACGTTTTTATTTCCAATAGTACGTCTGCGTTGCACCTGCTGCGTATAGGATACAGATACCTGGTTTGCTGCGAAAACAGGTCCTCCCCAATTTATGGCGCACTTGTCTGTCGTAAATGGCGCTATTGCTGTTGCGTGTTGATGTTTATATAAATCTGCCATATGTTTTTATTAGGTTTGTTGTTGATGTTAATATTATAGCTCTTTTACTATTTAAATGCAACGGTATTAGTTTTATTTTAATAGTCCTAGAGATTTTGCTACTTCGTCAAAATTTTCATCTTCGCCTTTAGTATATCTAACCCAGGCTCTTCCTTTTCCGACTATCCTATATATTACATTAGGCCTGCCTTCGTCAGAGAATATTAAAAGACCTGTGGCTTTATCTGTATCAAGCAAGATAGGCTCTCTGAAATCGCCTGTGACTACTACTTTCATTAGATATTAATTTTGTGTTTATACCCACCAAAATTTTTGTTTATCATGTCCTGCTGTAGAAGTTCTTTTAACACATCCATGGAGGAAGGGTCTTCTTCAGTGTTGTGCTCATGAGATGTTAATTGCTCCATCCCTGGATATTCTGCAGCTCTTTTAAGTAACTGGGTTGCCTCCGAAGAGGACAACCCCATTACTGCGGCTTCAGCTATGAACCCTGCTGAAAAGGAGGTCATATGTTTACTCCACTATCAATTTCAAGTTAATGAAGTTCAAGGGATATGGAACATTGAGCCTGACTTCTACATCAATCCTGTCCTTATAGGTAGGATTGACTTGTAATAGAAGAATATCGTCTGCAGGCGTAAAGCTTGTGAGCTGGTTACCTGCTCTGATGGTTCTAGTACTAGAGGCTCTGAATGTTAATTCTTTGACAACAGCAGCATAAACGGCGAGCAAGTTGTCGTCATTTATGTTGTATCTGCCAATAAACGGAGTCAGCGTGTGCTTGAGCGCGTAGCTGATGTTATCGACGTTTGTTGTGATAGAATCTTCCGAGGTATTTAAGCTACGCTCGTCGGTTGTAAGCTGGTGTCTTACATATGGGGTAGCTCCAATCACTTCTTGGGTAATAACCCACACACCCTGCTCTGCGATTGTATTGAGGTCATCCGCAGTGAAGTCTATTACCACCTTAGTTAAATCGTCAGCTCCAAGGAACTCAGAGTTTGTGAGACCCTGGTGAGGTACCACGCCGGAGCGTAATCCTGCTAATCCTGCGGCTGCAAAATAACCCTGCTTCACAACCCCTCCATACTTATAGGTATCAGGGAACACCATACGCACACGACGATTATTGTACTCTCCTGCAGTGTATGCGATGTTTGTTGCCCTTTCGGACTTAGTGAAGTTACGCACAACTTGAGCTTTAACAGGCGAGCTGATAGGTGTGGCTAAGCTCCTCGTTAATACTAAAGTTGTGTTTGTTCTCACACGGTCAACAACATACTCGTCATATGTACGCTTACCGTCCGCGCGGAGCCTGAAGTTAATTCTGAGTGTGTCATTTGGACGTACGCCGTCTTCAATAAATTTAGCTCCTTGAATTGTGACAAGTTTATTCTGTGTACCTGAAACAGCCGTGTCGTCTGTGATTGTGGCCTGGTAGTCGCTACCGTCTTCCTTGAGGTCGTATATTAATCTGGTGGGCTCGTCCTTAGCGGCAAGCCAGCAAATTCTCCAGCGACCAACCTCAGGTGTACTGTAGGCATTCACATGTGACACCACGGCATCCTGAATTGTTCTGTCGAAGGTCATAGGCACAAAGCTGTAAACCTTATCGCTCTTTTCAGAGATCTTTATGCTCTTCGCATAACCACTTAAGTCATCGGTCTCTACTGCGATGAAGTAAACGATAGCGTTTGCGGCGTTGAGGACAGCGTCATATACACCCTGCGCTAATGGGTTATCAGGATGAATTGTTCCCAACTTACGCTCCACATCTGCAAGGCTTCTCACGTCATCAATAGCATTTACGTAGTCCTGTAACAAGTCTCTGTGCTCCGCAAAAAGCTTAGCGCTGTTAATCGGTAATCTTGCAGGCTCTAATGTAGAGCTTAGCAAGGAAGAGTTATAGGAAGTAATTCCTGCATTAATGGTGATGTAGTTTTCTTCCTGACTCCAGTTAACCGAATCATCCACAAGGCTACGCATTTCCGGAATGTTGATGCTTGCCTGATGGATTGCCAGTGTGACTGTGAGTGATGAGGCTGCTTCCAGTGTGACCTGTGGCAGGGCCTCGGAAAGCTCTACAATTCTAACTGCGCCTAATCTTGCTGATCTAACTGGGATGTAGTACGTGTCCCCTACAATTAAACCCCCGTTATTCGTGGCGGACTCAAACATAGCAGTCACACCATGACTTCCAACATTGAATGAAGTGTCGATGCGGGGAAGAATTGTCGTAGATGCATCCACGCTGGACGAATTGATGGTAATTCTGGCGCAGGTAGCTGCATTGCTTCCGTCAAAGAAAGCGCCGCCACGATCTACTCGGATTGTATATGTGGCGTCTACTGTGCCGGTGTATTCTCCGTCAGTTGTTGGATTTGTAGGCTCAACGGCAGCAATGAACTGACCGATAGACCAGGAGTTCCCCTTGGCGAAAGCTAGTGTTGCTCCTTCGGCTTCGGTGAATTCAATACCAGCAGCGTTGCCGTTTGCTTCATCAAGGCTAAGGAACAGGTCATCAAGAGACAGGTCTGTCTTTGTCGAGAATGCTCCGTTTGCCGAAGAAACCGAGAAACGCGCGGTGGTCGCGTTACCGGAAGTTGTGACTGTCGCGGTATAGGTGTCAGTTACAATTCCTTTGGCTGCGTAGCCTACATAAGCCTCAGATACATTATCAACAACAACGGTTGCGTTAGTTGTGCCTATACTGACAGGAGCGCTGTTGTAACTCGAGGACTGCCAGGCCGTATTGTTTACATCGTTATATACGCCTCCTATTGACCATGCGCGATTGGAGTGGGAGGGCGCCACCTTATCAAGCACAAGCGTATGATTGTCTGTGCAAGCTAAAATCTTAAATACTCCTGGAGTATTTTCGATATGATAGATTGTGATGTACTGCCCAACCACTTCGGAGGCCGCAAAGTCTGCGCTAGCGGAGACAAACGTTCTCGTGCCGTTGGTTACTCCGTCGTTGCCGTCGTACTTAACTTCAGCAATTTCTGAAGCCAAGCTGACATCTGTGTCTGACGTTTCGGCAACCAGATCAGTGATTCTGGCCTTGAGAGTATTGCCGAGATCATCTGTAATGTTAATCAAATCGCCAACATTTACGTCGCGGTTTGAGAAGTACTCAGAGCGATCGTAACCGTTTTCTGTCTTAAGAATCAAATTTGAAAATCTGACTTTGTTGGCGTAAGGCTTACCTACAGGTCCTTCGATTAATTCTACGGCATCCAAAAATGCGATGTCGTCAGAACCTAAATCTTCGTTAGGGAAGTACTGGGCTTCGACACCTTCCGCATAAACCTTAGTGAAGGTGTGATCTACTTCTCCTCCAGGCTTAATATTTGAAAAGCTGTAGCGCGTATCCTGGTCAGCAATGTAAGAATTGCCCGAAGTGAGCAGTTCTCCATCAAGGGAGTTTAAAATCGTATTAGGCTTTTCACTACTTACATTATAACGGGTCAACCCATAATGTGGCCCAATAATGAAAGCAGGCATTGGGAATTCCCTGTATACTGCGACTTGTGCGAATTCCTGTTGAATTAAGACTCTAGGTGTGATGTACATATTTTATTTCTCCTGTGTATTTTTTTTGATTTATACTATATAAGTTTAACTGAATTTTTTTAGTGTTGCAACTATTTTTGATTTTTACTGATGAAATACTGTGCCGTTCAGGCAATTTGTAAATATTGTGTATGCTACGGTTTTTAGCTTTAAGTCATCTCCTCTGATAACCGCCGTTAAATCAAACGTGGCTAAAAGCATAATGGTTATAGCTATGTGATCTTTACTTTCTAAGTATAAGCTAGGTGGGCTTATACTTACTAGCTTTAATTGACGTATACAGAAATCATTTTTAATTATTTCTTGGTAGTTAAAAAATACTTTAGATATATAGTCTGTTAATTGTTCTGCAAAACCTACGTTTGTAGCTACGATTGAAATATTTATAGGCATCTGCCCCATACCAAATCTGTTTTTCTCAGATTCTTTCGAGTTTCCTCCCATAGTCTGATTGATTGTAGGAAATTGGTAGTTCACTTCGCCTCTCCCCACATATATTGCAGGCCTTTTTTGAATTACTGTATCTTTGTAGGCAAAAGCAATTTCAAGAGCAATTCCGGTTTTTAAATCGTCTGGGTCGTATGTTTGAGCAAATCTATATCCTTGCTTTTGAGGAGGATTTGCAATCATATAATTTTTTATAACCTCGTAGCATATATTTTGAACCGTCCACGGAGTTAATACCATCTCGCGCTCGTCTTTTGCGTCCTGTTCTCTTCTATATGCTGAGGTATGCGAAATAAACTCCTCGTCACAAGTAGTCAACTCTCTCTGATTATAATTATTATCGTGATTAGCGTCAGACATATAACGGAAGAGGTATAGCTATTGAATAAATTGTATCGGATGGAGGAATCAGATTTAATGTAAGCTTCTGCAGTATTGTTATATTGCTGCCTGGTAACTGTTTATCGTTTTTGCTCTGCACACTATATCTTTGTCCTCCGTCGGCTGAGCAGATAATATCACGCACATCAATTAAAGGATATCCAGGAGACCTTACAGCTGATGAATAGTTTTCTTTAACGCCAAGGCCGCTAGGGTCTAATTGTTTATCCTGACTGTTTGCGTCTGCATAAAAAGCACAAGGTACAGGATCAAAATAGCCCCCATCTATACCTACTCCATAATCCTCATAAGCTGTATCTGCTATAGGTATACCTGAAACAGGGTCTATGTTACGGCTTAATGTTTTTTTATTTTTAGCGCTATAGCCTTTTCTTTTTAAAAGCCAGCCAGATGTGCCTGCATATCTACACATCAGTATTTCTTTTCTAATAATTTCGGCGGCCATTGCATACTTTTGTTTTTCCTGCGGAGCACTGCCAAAAGTCATAGGGTGAGAAGCATATCGCTTACCGTCAGCTGTATTTAAAACTACACGATATGTATGGTTGGGGCCCCAGTTTTGTTTGATGTTTGTCGTGTCTCTAGTAAAAAACACATCTCCAAGATTTTCTTTAACTGCGACTATTTCTGAAAAATCTATAGTTTCAGAAATCTCTAAAGAAAAATTGTACGGTCTTAGTCCTTTAAAAAAGGTATCTAGCTCCCACTGTATAAAGTGTCCTTCTCCCCAATCTGGGATAACTACTAGTTTACTAAACACTTTATTAATAGTGGACATGCTAATGAGGCTGCTGATCTGCTTTATGCTTACTATGATGTGCTCCAGTCACTGCGTCTATCCAATGCTTGGCTGTTCTCTTTAACTGCAAGAATTTTAACTTAGCTTTGAAATTCTTTTGAAATCCTGCCGTGCTTGGCAGCTGAGACAAAACAGTGTTTAACTGCGCAATATTATCCGCCAGCGTTTTTTTAGGTTGTATGTCCATTAGTATCTTCTTCTGTAGATATACTCTGAATGCTTGACTCCGTAAATCTGACTAATGTTGTGATTCATCTTTATCTGCTGGGCTAACTCTTTGAAGTCTTGCTGCAGATTTTGAGATAAAGACATAAATATTTGAGCTTTATCCTTGTCGTTAACTTGAATGCCGTCTGCGGCATATGATAACGAATTGGCTGCTTCGTTTATTGCTCCTGATCTAAGTAGATATGAAGCTGTACCTAGAAGTAATAGTGATCTGTACGGAAACGTTTCTAATGCATGCATTTCTCCTGTAGGAGGATTCATTAGATTATAATAGTCTACCGTATTAATCATCGCCTGCTCTATCATTTCAGGTGTAAATCTTATACCCAATAATAGAGGATTCAATTCAGTTCTATCCTGTAGGAAGAGTCTGACTTCTTCGCTTGTTAGTATAGGAGTAGCCATTACTATGAAGGTTTATTCCAAGATACAGGTTTAAGTGCTGGAGCTTTTAAGGGCATTCCTCCTGCTCCACCATGGCTTGGATTATTTAATCCTGGGGCTTGTGTATTGTTAACCTGATCTACAGCTGAGTGCCTAGGTTCTTTGCCTGTAGGTAGTGGCGGAGGATTTGTACCTATTTCCTCGTTCGCAGCTTTAAGAGTCGCTGATTTATCTAGAAAGCTAAAAAACTCTGTAAGGATATTTTCGTTCATAAAAGCTATTATAGATATAATATCACTATATATCAAGCGGCATGTAGGCATTAAAAAGGGGACCCCGGTTAAAGGGTCCCCTCATTAAATCACTAGCTCTAGTTTAGATTAAGCGTTGAAGTCCACGCGGACAACACCCTTAACGTTACCGATTGCGAGCGAGAGGTTCATGTACTGGAAGTACTCGAGGAAGTAAGCTTCGTTCTTCATGAACACTGTCAATGGCTGCAATCTGTAGTACTTGCCGAAGAATTCTTCGGAAGAGAACAGATAGATAACGCCATCAGGCACGAGATCGCGCTTGATCGTATAGATCGGCTTAACCCCCAAGAGAGTCTTGGAAGGAAGACCGCTGACGAACATTTCCTGTGCGAGATCGCCGCCAACTTCACTACGGCTCATCTTGACGAAGTCCTGCGCAGTGACGTTGTTCATGAGCATAACGCCCTTGCTTTCGCCGCCATCAGGCTGGGAAGGACCAAACGGCACCTTCAAGCGCTGAATGACCTTGAATGCTTCTGCGACGTTCTCACGGGTAATACCACCGCTAATGGTGACATTCTGTGGGAGCTCGAGGCCGTTGAGGGTGTTAGCTGCGTTAACTGGACCGATGATGCTATCCACGCGCTCCATGAAGCGTGTGTCGATTTCGGTCGCGATGTCCTTGGTACTCAATTCGAGCATGATTGCACGAATGTCGTAGTCGTAGCTACGGAGCTGATCGATGTCCTTGTTGAACTTCGGGCTCGTGATACGAGTGAAGTAGGAAGGATAACGCGTACCAGAGAACTGGAACATGTCAGGAACAACACCCAATGGGATTGTCACTGCAGGTGCAGTATCAGGCTCACGATCATTCCACTTAACAAGCATCTCAGGATTCTGGGCCTTGTCGAGGTCATCATTGCTGATGTCGATAGGGGTGATAATCTTTTCCGTGAAGCTTTCTTCACGAAGCTTGTTGCGGGTGAAGGACTGTGCAGACACTGCTGCCTTCTTCTCTTCGCCAGCTTTAACCATTTCAACGAACGTATCGTTGAAAACTCTTTGATTTGCGATTTTTTCCATATATTTAATTTTTTCTCCTGGTTAGATTAGCTGAAGAGTTTAACGCCGAGCACCTTCACGGAAGGCTCGGAACCTCTCGGGATATCGCGGAAGCCTTCGACCTGACCGATGGCTTTGCCGACAACATCCTTAGTCACTTTTCCACCTGAAGCAGAAACCAATGCCCCAATCGGGAAATTTGTTCCGTTAATGGTTTCAAGGACTTGATCTGTTTCAACCACGGATGCGCCATCGAGGGCATAAACTCCGATTTTGCCGGACTCAATCACATCTCCAGAGGACTGGTTGTTGATTGCAAATCCGTATAATCCTGTGGTTTCGCCTGAACCGATAGTGGCTTTAACCACTTGTTTAGTTGTAGGGTCGATTTCAACAACCATTCCTGCAACTACACCTTCATTTGTTTTTGCGGCACCGATATAGTTTACTTGATGCAAACTGAGAGCGGGACCTTTTTTGAAATTAATCATATTAAGTTTTTCTCCTATTTTTGTTTAGTTTGTTTTTTGTTTGGTTGCTTCCTACCCCGAGCGTCGTTCAAGACCGCATCAGAAATGTTCCGCTGAAAAGTTATATTAATATTGTCGTAAAAAAATACTTATGAGTCAACAATATTTTTAGATTAGACTATTTGCCTAATCCGAAAAAGTTTTTTAAATTGTCCAGTCCTCCCTGCATACCTGCTACTCCGGATCTTAAGCCTGGGGTGGCGGTTGCTGTACCTGCGGAGACTGTACCTGGTGCTACGCTAGTGGATTTTCTTACGACAGGTTTACCTACTGTACCTGTAGACCCTGTAGATAATGTGCCTACCGCTGGTGTAGGTGCTGTGACCTGCATTCCTGGAGATTGCATGGATTTAAAGTCTTCGATAGGCCCTGCGTATTTTTCGTGAAGTCTAATCGCAGTATCTCTATCTATACCATGCTGTTCTGCTCTTTTTAAAAAGCCTACCAAGAAATAGTTATTCATAATATTATTCGTCGTCTAAAAGACTGTAATTTTGATCGTATCCAAAAGCTCTACGCATAACAGGATCTTCGGATTGGCTGCTGGATTTAACGCTGGCCGACTTACCCATATATGCGACATCTGCGGCCTGGCAAACACGTTCTACAACTTTAGCTAGATAGCATGAGTCTTCTTTTGCTTTTTTAATGAACAAAGATTTTTCTTCTTCATCATTAATAAAATCAGAGCTATACATTGCAGCTGCAGCCTTTTTAAGTGCCGTGTCTAAATTCTTATCGAGTTCAGCTTGTTGCTCTGCCTGCTTTGTTTTTTGTTGCGCTAGCTTTTGTTGAAGATCAGAAATCTCATCAAGAGCAACCTTAACAAATTCTTCTACTTTATATAGCGCTTGTTTTGTCATTTGATGGTGATTGTAGTTGTATAAGGCTCTCAATGTATTTGAGAACCTTACTCTTATCTTCGTCACTTAAATAATCTAAGGCGTTCAATGCCTGCTGCTCTATAGAAATTGGATCTAGAGAGTCAGCAGGCATGACAAGCTTAAATTACTGTGCAGGCTGAGCCATTTCGCTCTTCAGTCTTTCGAGAACTGTAGCTGCTACTGACTCTGCAAGTTTGACCTGCTGCTGTTCAAAGGCCTGTTGATATTCTGCTGCTTCCTGCTGAGCCTGAGCTTCTTTAACGAACTGCTCGTATTCAGCAAGCTTACTCTTGAGCTGCTTGTTTTCTTCGGCAGCTTCCTGTAGTGCAGCTTCCTTGAGTAATTCGTCAAAATAAGTGGCGCCTGCCTGTTCTGCCTGCTTGACCTGCTCCTCTTCTTCGGCTTGAGCCTCAAGACTTTCAGCAGCTTCAGAGATTAAAAGATCAAAATCCCTGCGGCCTGCCTGCTTCATGAGTTCTGCTTCATCTTGTCTCTGGTCTTCTCCAGCGGCCTTTAAAAGTGCTGCACAAAACTGGCGACCCAATTCGTAAGAGGCAACTTTGGCTGCAAGCTCTTCAACTTCTGCCTTTTTTGCTGAAGCTAATGGCTTTGATTCGTCTGTGGATGCCTTCTGCTCATAGTCCTGCTTGTTATTTTCAGGCTTGACGCTGTTCTTGTCCACTTTTTCCTGATTGTCGCCAACGCTTTCGGACTTCACGTCGCCAGGTGCGCCAGTGACGCTGTCCTGAGCTTCAGCCTGCTTGCGGATAATGTCTAAAATTTCTGTACCTAACTCACTGGCGCTTTTAGCGTTTGCAAGAGGTTTAGAAGAATCTTCTGATGGCTTTTGATGATATCCCTGAGCTACATTCTCTGGACCCACCGAATTCTTATTTGTTGTTTCGTGCTCATCGCTGACGCTTACAGATTTGACATCTCCGCCGGGGACGCCGGAAATATTCTTCTGAGCTTCTTCAGCCTGCTTCTTAACCATGGTATGTAATTGGTTAAGTACTTCTGCATGTTTTGTTAGTTTAGCCATATATTTTTGATTACTCCTATTGTTTTAGATTTTATTTCAGTTTTAGTTGTTTGTAAATAGTTAAATTAGTAATTATTAATCTTTGCTGCTCAGGTAACCTCCAGCTAAACCTGCTGCGCCTGCTCCAGCTATTGTAGATTTAATTGGATTATCTTTGACGTACTTTACTGCCTTGTTCTTCATTGCTGCAGCATCTTGCTTTAGTCTATCGTAAGATGAAGTTGGTTGGGAGGCTTTTGGCGCATCTTTTGTTTTAGCTTGTGGTTTAGCTTGTGTTTTAGCTTGTGTTTTAGCTTGTGTTTTAGCTTTCTTAGCAAACATACTTCCTTTTTGTCCCTTTGAGCCGTATTGGCTAAAACCTTTGGTTGCTGCTTGCTTAACAAAATTAACAGCCTCGTAGTCAGAAAATCCGTATTCTCTGGCTCTTTCAATTACGCCTTCGTAGTAGGCAGCAGTCTTAATTTCTTCTCTTAATTCTTCAGCTGTTTTAGCTTTTTTCCCTTCTCTAAGCTTTTTAAGATCTTCTGCTTCGATCTTACCGTCGTGATCAACATCTAATTTATGCTGATTACCTTTCAACTCTGCCTGTTTAAGTGCTTGAATCGTGTTTGTAAGAGACTGGTCATACATATCCACAGCCTGCTTGACACTTACACCTCTTTCAATTGCCTGATTTAAAAATCCTTCGATGTATGAGGCGGACTTAACAAATTCTAGAGCTGCCATTTTTTGTGGCTCTGCTTGGGGTACTGCTGCTTCTGGATTTTGTGCTAAATGCTGCTCGATGGCTTGAGCAAGTTCTCCGACGTCTTCGCCTTCAGCTCCAGGTCCAGCTACTCCACCACCCTGCATTTCGCCTGCAAGCTGCTCAGCGAGTTGATCTAATTCTTCTGGAGATAGCTGCGATAACATCTGATCAAGATGAGCGTCCTCGTCGGGGTTTCCTGCAGGCATTTCTTCGCCGCCTTCTTCATAGCCGCCAGGAGCATGCTCTAGGCTTTCAGCCTCAGGTGTTTCCATTTCTTCGTGAGCTTCGTTGCCTGGAAGTTCGCCACCTTCTTCATAGCCTCCTGCAGCGTGCTCGAGTTGCTCTTGCTCAGGGGTTTCAGCTTGTTCATGCATCTTTTCTTCTGGAGTTTGTGCTGCTAATTTAGCTCTCAGAAAAGAGGCGGCCAGTGTTTTCATGTAGTTGTTTGACATAATTTATATTTTTTAAATGTTAACTTACTTCTTTGTTTGTTCCAAGTGTTTTTTATCTGTTCTGCATTAAAATATTAAGCATTGTATCTTCGTCGAGCTTATTTTGCTCATCCATATAACGTAAGGCCGCGAGTTTATAAGCAGCATATTGCTTAGCTAACGTCTTAATCGCTGCCTCTTTTGAGATCTCCTTATCCTCATGCGCTCGTTCTTTTGGAATACGTTTGACTATAGTGATTCGCATAATTCTTCCATGTGCTGGAGAGTCAAACATAGAGTGACCATCAAAAAGCTTTTTTACTAGAGAGGATAATTCCTTGGGTATTACATCAGAACTTGAAGGTTCATACTTTTCCTCGTTAACAACATCATCTCCATCATCTCCATCATCTTCAGCGTCAGAAAACATCAAAGGTAAATGATCCTTTATCTTGCTAAACATGTCTGACGAAGATCCTTTGAATTTGCTGCTCCCGAATAGGTATTTCACAAAATCTTCAGGAGAAAAAACAATTCCGTTATCAGCTAAAGCTCTTAATAGCTTGGAAGGTTCGAAATTTCTAAGCTCGTCGATAGTGTCTTCAGAAATATTATCCGAGTGCTTTATTTTAGACCTATGCTCTTTCAGGTATTTATCTTTAGAGTTTTTAGGTCCTCCAGTCATCACAGCATCAATATGCTTTTCTAGCGCGGCCAATTTTTTAACAAGACTTCTCTTTTCAGAGGCATATTTTGAAATAGTTAAAAACTGCTCTTCGTCTGCAGGTGCGACAAATCCTGGGTACATTTCGCGGTAATCACTAGCTGTTTTAATATAGTTATTGTCTGAAGCAAGTTTGAGAGACATACCTATTCTATCTGCCGGTCTGCCTACTATAGAGATTTCAAACCATTTAGGGTCGATGTTATCCATGCTACACATTTCACCCTGCTTGTTGATTTCTCCAAGTTCTTTTGGGATATGCTTACAACGATCGTTGTCTGTTTTTGCATTGTGTCCGCACCAGGTGCATTTGTCGTAGGCAACCTTGGCCGCCATGCTCACATTAATCTGTTTTCCTTCCGCTAGCTTTTGGATTTCTTCTGCACATTTATCGTTATCAAGGCCGATAACTAGCTCAATGCGCTTCATTTTATCGTTATACGAAGCTGCTTTGATATTACCAAATTTAGGATCTTCAGGCTTATTTTTATGATGTCTATTTACTGCTCTGCCATCATACGATCCATCACTGCGTTTGCTTCCTGACTTAACAAAAGTTTTATAGTGTGCTTTGCATGACGCTTCTTTGAAGATGTCACCATTTCTATTTGCTCCTGTTCCTTCGTAGGCTCCAAGCGCGATCACAAGAACATCCGTCTGTCCGGCTGTTTTTTCTGTTTTTAACTCAGAGTTATCAGCGCCTGCTTTAGTTAATGTGTTACTGCTTCGGATAAGCTGTACGGGCTCCACATCCCAATTCCAGTCGTTTGTATTGCTAAATTTAATTAAGCCTTTGTACATATAGTTATCCTATTCTATTTGCTGCGTCAAAATCTCCGCGAGCTTTTAAGAGAGTTCTCTTCCACTCATCGGTTTTTTCTTTCGGATGCATTTGATTCTGTATTGCTTTGAGCAGATAATAAAGCCCTGTGCCTCCTGCTGCAATCCCTGCGCCGGCAGCTAGAGGAAGTTTCATCTTGCTAAAGCTTCTTCTCAATCCTGAAGACTGGTGCTCAGGGTCGGCTATACGCCTTAAGGTTGTTTCGTTAAACCCAGGATGAAGTGGTGCTCCTCCTTTGTTTTCTCTTATAATATCCTTGATGAGCATGTCATCGAAATGAGGGTTTTGTCCTGTCAACTTATGCCTTTCAAGAAGATCTCCTATAGCTTGATCTCTTCCGGGAAGAATATTTTTCTTAATCCAGCTAGCAATTTCTCCGTCTCCGAGATAATCGTGAAGACCCTCTCCTATGTAATTCTTAAGTCCTCCCTGGCGATTTGCTTTTTGAAGAGACTCATGAAAATTAGCGTATTCAGGTAAAGCTGAGGCCCCTCTAGAGCTTTTTGCCTTTGTGAGTAAAGCCTTTATATCCTTATCTATAGCCCCAGTCTGGTGAGCTTGAGCTTTTTCAATTGCATTAATTCTAGTCTGTATTCGCTTGATATCTTTTTCACTGATTTTTGAAGATTCCAGGCTTGAATTAAGCTCGTTTAAAATCTGACTGTTCTTTCTTTCTATAGCTGCTTTTGCGTCAGCCAAACGTTGATATTGTTTTTCGAAACCTTTATCTGGTGCATTCTTATTGAGTCTATCTAATATCTTTAAGCGTGCAGTAACATTTTCTTCATCACCGAAAACACGACCAACATCTGCTCGTAAATTTCCTTTAGCAGGATCTAAGAGATTTGCAGAGTTGCTAGGGTCCTGTATATTTCCCTCTCTAGACATAGCTGAGGGTTGTGTCATCCTCATGTTTTTTGCCTGTCTTAAATAATTTAATCCAATTCCTCCTCCAGCTACCCCAGCGCCGATCAATGGGGAATTGCCTAGCAAATCGGTTACTACTGCCTCAGCTGGATGTTCGTCATAAAAAGATTCGCCAGTATTCTTCTTTAATCCTGTTAGATACTCAAGGCCTACAAGGCCTTTTCTTAAATCTCCCTGTAGCCCGCTAATTCTTTTTGCGTCTGGAGAGCCTGCAGGTAAATTTTGAACATTTGGCGAAACCATAGGCGCTATGGCTTGATGTAAGTCAGAATTATATCCTGTAGACGGATCTTCTATATCTCGCCTAAAATTCGATATGGCGTGCTTGTATAGGTTGAATGCTCCAGTTTTGGGTAATTCTTGAGTTGGTGCATTTTTATTTCTATAACTGTCTCTAAGTCCCATTAATCCTGAGCCTGCTAAATTTACAGCTCCTCCTACTCCTGGAATAAAGCTTGCTGCCCCCAGTCCGGCGTCCATTAATGCGCCGAGGCGGTCGCCTTCTTTCCATCTACTGACAGCTGAGGCGCCGGACATACCTGCGCCAAGTCCCGGAATTAATCTCTTTCCGAGAAAGCCTGCAGCTCTACCTAGATTAGGCATAATTTTATTTGCGACAGTTGATGCTCCTGCAGGCATTTTATTTCTAATGGTCTGCCCTGCCGCCTGAAGGCTTGGGGTGATTTTCTTCATCGCTGGAGCTATAGCATTTTGATTTATATCCTTCGCCATTTCCGTTAAGCCTGTACGTTGTGATAAATTACTTAAGGCTTTGCCTGCGCGTCCGGCCATATTGGATGCGCCTGCTCCGGTACCTGGTCTAGTTAATCCATACATCGCTGCTCCTGGAAGTACATCTCCGACAGCCTGACCTAATCCCTCGACTTTATCGTCTGCGTTCCATAGATCATAAGCGCCCTGCATTGCTCCAAGTCCTAACGCTGCCTTGCCTCCCCTGGATAGCATTCTTTGTTCAAATTGAGCCGCCGGAGGCATTGCTTGTGAAGCTCCGCTCGGTTTATTCCTTGCTTGGGTGCGTCTAGGCTTTGCTGCGCTGCTTGTAGCTGCTGAAGGTGCAGGGGCTGGCGCGGGTGCAGGAGCTGGTGCAGGGGCTGGCGCGGGTGCAGGAGCTGGTGCAGGGGCCGGCGCGGGAGTTGGTGCTGCAGCTTGGGTGACTGGTATGCGTGCTTTTGCTGGGTTTTTTGCTCTGACCCTTGCAGGTAACTTGCCTGTCTGAGGTAACCCAATCTTTGCATTCTCGTCATTGGCTGCGTCATAATAACGGTTTAACTCCGCGCCTGCTGCTTTCTGCATAACTAATCGCTGCAGTTCATTGATATTTTTAAATTTATTTTCCATATAAATCAGTGGCTAAACTTACTGCATGTATTCCTGCTCTTGTGCATCGGGGTATAATTTTTTGTTTATTGCGCTAAAAACAGGTTCAACTGCCATGGACGACCCCATCATTAAGCCTGTCTGTGCTAAAGGTCCTTGAATTCCTTTTGCTTCTAAAAGTCCATGAGCTTTCCTGGCTGCGCGGGTAATTAGCCCTGGCTTTACTCCTTTTGCTAATTTTCTTTTTGCTAGATTTTTTATTCCTCGAGCTGCGTAATGCTGTGCTACAGCTCCACCGAACATAGGTGCAATATTTTGCATAAAGAAAGGCATGAAGGCTTCTTTTTCCAAACCTAATTGTTCAGCCCTTTTTTGCATACCAGCTATAAAAGAATTTTCAAGAATACTAGCATCCATAAGTATTAAATATTTTCAACTGTTTCACCTGTAAAGGTATCTGCGTTACTCCTGAGTGTTAAAAAAGCGTCAGTGTATCTGGAGATAAACTCAGCTTGAAATGCGTAAGCCTGCGCTTCGGTAGAAGCAAATCCAAGGAGATTCGATTTTGCATCAAACTCCTGAGTGTATGGTAAATCTGATCTTACTCTTAAAAATTTATCTGGAAGAGAAAAAGTATTATCTGTTTCTGGTAGATATTCTCCACCAATGTTGATCTGAGGCTCGCCAAATTTCCTAATAAGCTCTTTATCGCTTTCAGGTAAAGAATTGATGTCTAGCGAAAACGTTAGTTTAAAAACGTCGTTATCTATAGCTCTTTTGATTTTTAATAGTGCTGGCATATTATTATATTCTAAAGGTGTCCATATGACCTGAGTTAAAGTTTTGTGTAGCTATTCGACGCTTTAGCATTCCTACATCTGTTTTAGCCATAAGATCTGCATCAAACTTACTTAACGCCTGTGACGATACCATGGCTCTTAATTCTGCCCTGACGACCTCTTTTTCTTTTGAGATTTCTGGAGATAACCTCAGAAGTTGTTCAAAGGCTCTAGCGACTCTGGCTGGGTTTATTTTTGACAAAATAGGATCTGTCATCATGAGCTCTTGTAATAAGAGCTTGCGCTCCATATTATCTAAAGTCATGTTAGGTTTGGGTGCAGTATTATGCGGTTTAAAGCCTGCGGAAAAAGCTTCAGAAACGTGCTCGCTAATAAGTCCCCCAAATCCAGTGGATTTTCCCAGACCCAAAAAAGCCTCTTTTTCCATGGCTTCTTTCAGGACAGGGTCTTTAGTATAGTCTTTAGCTATTTTGTAGCTTTCATCTGAAGCTTTTTTTTTAATCTCTTCAAGGACAGGATCCGCTTCAATATGAGGCTGGACGGATTCTTCTGCACTCTTTTCTTTGTCGGCGTCTTCACTTTTTTGACAAGAGCAAGAACTACCACACTTACACTCTCCTGTACATTTTCCGCAGCATTTAGTTGCTGACTGCTTGCCTAGAAGTCTGCAGGAGTCTTTGAGATAAGCTTTTTCGAAATTTAAATTTTCTGAAATTTCTTCTGCTGTCTTTGTGGCTGCAGTCCATTGGCTGGCTGCGGACATTAAGCCTTCAAACATTTGAGCTTCCTTGCACTGCTCAAACATAATATAGCCAGAATCGTGAACGCCTCTTTCTTCGTGCTGGGCTGCAGTCTTGTGTAAAAGATCTAGATAAGGTAAAGCCGCTTGTCCATACTTAGAGAAAACCTGTGATTCAAACTCGTCAAAAGATGTTCTATATCCTGCGTCTTTTCTAAAAGCGTCTGAAAGCTCTGAAAACTTTGCATTCAGTTCAAACTCTGCTTCAACTCTAGCCACTTCAGCTTCTTCTGCCTGCTTGTTTAGGCTTTGAATATAATTTGCAGACTTTTCGTAGACAGTATTAAAAGTTGTTGGATAGCTTTCATTTACTTCAGGAGCATTAGCAATTTCTAAAAACGCTCTTTTGTACATGGGATTACTAAGAGCTCTATTATAGTTAAAAATATGCTCGTTTGTTTCAGCTACAGAGAAACGCTCAGATATTTTTTCTGCTGCCGTTTTTTCTGTGAATGTGAATGCGTCTTGAATTGCTTTAGAGATGTCTGCAATTTCAAAATCTGTGGATCTGTCTGAAGCTGTCTTAAAATGCTTGTAGTTTAAAGCTACGTTCAAGGCTTCTCCGGTTCTTTGAATATAATTGGGGTTAAGGTCCAAGTCTTCTGCGACTTTCTTTAGCGCCTCGGTAGGAGACATGCCGGCATTTACCTTTTGCACTGCTTCGCTTAGGGCTGTTTTGATTAGAATGTTAGGCTCGTCCATATGATTGTTTACAGTTATACCATCATTTTAAAATTATTTCAATTCAGTAATTACTTTATATTCTGGAGGAGGATTTTCCTTCAAGGCCAGCTTGGTGATCATTTCCATTGCCAATATATCCTCCTCTTGTATTCCTGTAGTGTAATCTGTGCGTTCGTTAACAATCCTAGCGGTACTAGCATCTAGATTCCTGACTTTTGATCTAAAATAATTTATTTCTTCTTTCTTGATGAAGAATGACGCTAGGTTATTGATTACACCATTATAAGCTAAAGCGTCTTTTTTATCTTCAATACTAAAGTATAAAGAGGTAACATTATCCAGCATAGAGTCCGCTAGATAGGAATTGAGCCTTTCTTTTTCGTCTATTGTTAGACTTGAAGGATCAGCCTCAGCCTTTAGGCCTAGCTCTCCTAGGGCGCCAATAATTTTAAAATATCTCCTATCTACGTCATTGATAATGTTATTGTCTGTGAGTTGCGTGAAATACGCTGCCCTAGCGACAACGTCAGTGGGAGCATTTGTGAAATCAAAGAAAAGCTCACGTAAGGCCTTTACCTGTTTGGGGTATAGCTTATATCTGTGAGCAATAACCGCGTCAGATAACCCTGCGAAAATACAGTAACCTATCACGCAGAAATTGCGCTGGTGTTCTGGTGAGTTTCTAAACTTTACAGCAAAATCAAAATCTTTTGAGTACTTGATATTTGTTACGTGGTATAAAAATTCTTTAAGAGGTACGTCTTGTACGAGAGCTATATACTTACCGTTCCATACCTCTACGTGCTCTTCTCTATATGAAGAAGTGAATACCTTTTTATCTCCCTGCATTTTTAACTTTTTGTTAAACAACTTATAGAACGTGTCTTTTTGCTTTATGTTTAACTTTTCTATCGCTTTTGAAAACTTCGGAGTAAATGAAAAGGAAACCACAGACCTTTCTGATATTTCTTCATGGTCTTTAAGGTATCTTAGGAGACATCTAGCACCATCTTTTGGTTTTCTTTTACAGTAGGCCAAATTTGCTCTGTGAGGCTCTAGGTAAACAAGATAACGCCAGTTAGGAAAATTATAAAATGAGCCTACCTGATTAAGTCTAATAGTCTTAAGCTTATTCATTTTCTGGTAGCTTTTCTGTAAACGGTCCTGCCGCTGCTCCTAGCGCTCCGCCGGTAATGCTGCCGAGACTCAAGTCTCTAGGTAGATCTTTTTTAATTATTCCACCCATATCGGCGGATATTGGTCTTCTAGTTATGGCATTCCTTGCGGCTAGTGCAAGTACCTTTAAAGCGCTAGGGGCTAGTGCGGCTGCTGCTCCAACCCCTGCACCTATTCCTGTCCCCTGTGCTATGGCTTTTATTTTTTGAGAGATTGGAGAGCCGGCGTCTTCTTTACTCTTACGCATAATACTCATATACTCAGAGGCTGGAATAGCGCTGAGGTTGGGCTGATCTTGTATTACGCTTGCGGCTTCACTCAGTGCTTTATCTGAAGGTTTTGTGGCTCTTGCGAAAATGGGATATGCTCCTGCGGATATAGCTGCGATTCCTGCACCAGTCAGTGCTTCCTTTCCACTTTCTTTTGCAATTTCTTTAGCGTAACCAGGCTTATTAAATAGCTTTTTAATATTTTCTATTGGAGTTGCTGGGGATCTCCATACTTTTTTACCTGATTTAAGTTTTGCTACAGGCGATCTAAAACCCATTAAATTAAAGGCAGTGGCTAGTGCAAGCCCAGGGGCTATGGCGCCGAGTCCCATGTCTTTAACGTTATGTAAAATCTCTTTACCTAGGTTAGTAGAAGCGTTGCCTGTTTGTTTGATTCTATTTATGGCTTCACGAATTTGACTTTTCCTTTCCTCAGGGTCTTTTGAAATAATCGCCATAGAAGGAGCTATCTCACCTATGTTAGGTGCAACAGCTCTAAGTGGCCCTGGTAAATCGTCAGCAAAATCAGTTGCCGCATACCTAGAGGGTTGTGCGTAATACATGTTTTCACGCAACAACTTCAATGCGGCTAACCTCTCTAAATATGAGGTGTTTTGCTGCTCCGCCATAATCAGAAAAGCTTAAATTTCTGTGCTTTCCGTTTGGGTCATGTTAATTGACAACTCGGGAGATTTCCGCTTCAAGAAAATGATCAGGTCTCCAATATTCTTAAGAACACTAGTCACTAATTCTACCAACTCAGGTAGATCCCCTCGGCCGTACATCTCTTTAAACTTGTCTGTTTCCCAGTGCAATAAAAACAGGATTCTTCCAAGTCTATCCATCGCCTCAACCATAGATGGTAAATACTCGGAAATTTTATCTCCCACAGAAACGTACTTGGCTAAAGCGCCAATCATTTGAGTGTCGAAAATTTCCTTTTGTCCGTTTTGGGCTAATTGTATAGCTTGTTGCACGTATCTAGGGTCGATACCCTTAACCTCAGGCATTGTGCCAAGATCTTGACGGGTAGGATTTCCAACATAGCTATCCAGGGTCGGCAGTGTGTTCTCCTGTCCTACACCCACATACGTACTTTGTCCAAACTCGTTGGTGTATGGCTGCTCTTCAAAAGGCTGAGGATAAATGTCTCCTGTATAGGCCATCTTCAAGTGCCCCTTTTTGGAAAACCCTGGGACCAGGCTATCCAGTAGATCTTCTGCTGCCTTTTCGTCTAGTCCGATATCCATGACCATCGCTATTTTAGCTTTAATCGGATCTTCGTATTTTTTCTTTGCTCCCTTGATGTCTACGAAGTATTCACTGCCGTTGGTGTGTACAGTCATAGGGAAGACGTTTTTATCTTCCAGCATTGCGTGCAGTTTCCCCGGTGTGCCAGGTTCACCTCTAAGCTTTTGTTCGTGAGCTTTAGCGTCTCCGTCGTTTTCATTGCCGGAGAAGCCTGTTTCTCTCCAGCCGGGAAAGCAGCATGCTGGAGTAATCTTTAATAGTTTAAATCCTGCAGGAACGTAAATGGTATTATCCTGATAGTCTAGGCGATCACCTTGTCTCTTGGTCATGACAAGATGTACTTCTCTAGCTTTCTTGGGGTGGTTGTAGAAGTTGCCTCTAGGTAGATCATGAATGCTTCCTGGTCTGTCTTTTACGCCTCCCTTTTCGTCGCAGCATGAGTCTGCCCATATGCTATGCGGCTCTACTGCAATTCTGCGAATTCCTGAAGCGTCTTTAAAATTTGCATTAATTCTGAAGGGCTGCGTGGCCTTTAAATTTTCATTAATTAATACGTAAACGTTAGAATACCCAGGTTTACCTTCAGCAGCGTCCACCATCATTTTATGTACAGCACTATAGTCCTGCACTCTAATCTGATCTTTAACAAAAACCTGCTTGTGATCTTTGATATAGGTCGAGCCGTCTTTGGACTCGATATCTAAAACAAGTACGTCGTCAGTGGCAAAATCCTGCTGGAGCTGCTTTGGTCTCACCAGGATAAGACCGTAGCGAAGGCCACCTAGTTTAGTTACATAAGAATAAAAGCCAGACTCAGGAGGATTAATGAACTTTTTAAGATAATCAACAGCACCAAAAGTAGATTTCTCATTTGCGGCGCGATCGTCTACAATCACATAACCCTGGGTTAGCAGGGTCTTTTTTTGTGAATCTGTAAGCTTTTTAACCTTACCCTTATCTTTAAGTTTAACCAATTCAATCTTCTTGGCTGCCTGATCGGACTTGCGGTATTCTTTGCCGTCTTCAAGGGAAATAGCTTCGGCTACTTTTTCTAGAGGATAAAAGCGTAACAGAGATTCGCAGAACTCTGCGTCTTTCTCAATTAGATCTGTAAATGCTTTCTTTGTGGGCTCTCCTGCGTCTTTAACATAGTCAATAACAGAGGCTATTGCGTAACGTCCTGTACGAGGAGGTACAGACATTTGTCTGTAGTCTCCCTGAGTAGCATCACGCATGATGTCAGATCTGTTTTCCTTGGAGTTGTCTCCTAGTCCAAGCATTTCTTCCTTAACAAACATTTCAGCAAAATCTTCGTTTAACGGATAGAACTGCTCGTTATTTTTACTATATAGGAGGTCCAATGGCTTTACTTTACCATCCACAAAAAAGGCAGGAACGAAAAGAATTTGTCCTCCGTCGGACCTAAAACCAAAAACACCTAAAGCTTTTGTATTATCCTCGTTCTTTTTAACAATCTCAAAACCTACGAGATATGGGATAAGTTTTTTAAGAGTATCTTGCAGGCGCTGATAAGCCAGCTGGAAGAATGCTCCTTCAATTTGATCATCTGCAGCCGCTTTATTTAAATTTGTTTTGCGCATAATAATATCGATATTTAACTTATTTTATGAATTTTCTTCTTGTATATCAAGAACCTTCTCACATTAGCGTAAGTTAATCTTTTTGACCGAAGCCTACACCGTAGGCCAAACCTGGAATTGGACTTGGGCCCTTTGTGTCGGATGTTGACCCTCTGTTAACCATATTGACGAACCTTTTCGCTAGATTTGTACTGTTAAGTACATGCATCCAATCGTCATGATGTTCTGGAATATCTACAAGCCTCACCATTGTAGGCTCAAAATTAGGTTCATTATCGTTAACAAGGATTGCCTCGATCTCATGATCTTTTAAATCTTTAATAACACCTGTAGTTATTCTTGTACCTATAGTGTAATGCATTTCAGGCTTCTCTAAATACTTACCATAAGCCAAATCTACTCTAAGCATTTTAGAGTCTGCTCTAGGTGTATAGTCTTTCTCTATAGCTGAATATGATACAACCTGATCTGGAAGATAATCTCCGATACCTTCAGGGTCTGTGATCTTTACATGATCTATGGCTGCTTTGGCTATAAGCTCAAAATTTCTTCTATTAACTCCTAGACCACTATCGTCGAAGGCTTTCTTCATGGCCTCCATATAATACTTTCTACCGTCTCCTATACCTCTATATTTAACAGCTTCTCTGGGATCTACCAGACCTGAACTGAGTACCTGTCCTTGTTCTACGCGATCACCAAGTTTAACTGTAGGCTGCTGATCAATGCCTATATAATGCTCGTGATTATTTACCGAGATAAAAAATCCTCCAGCTGCCGCAGGTTCTAACGCAGTTACAAATCCATCTTCTTGAGCTAGAGGGGCTTTACCTACAAATGTCTTAGGAATGTTAGCTAACTGATTAATTAGTTTAAAACCTAAATGACTCCCCGCTAGTGATGTCGCAGCACCTCCACCATGTCTTGCTTTCATGGCGCTTTCGGTCAAAGGTTCAGCTACAGCCGTACCTGCCACCAGGCCTATATAGCTATCTAAAGCTGCAAGACCTTTTTCTCTTTTACCTACACACATCTGGCACAATCCGCCTGAATGATGCTTCTTGTTAGATTGGCAGGTCATCGGGGATCTTATGACTATAGACTTAATGTTCTTATTATTAAGATCATTAAGCATTTTAAAAGTTACTTCATTGTTCCTGTTATAGTTTTCAACAGCCTTTGCTAAATATGCTCCTGCTGATTCCTTGTCGCTTACAGATACGGTAATCCCGTTTAGCGTCTCGCAATCGTTTTCTACGACCTGTAAAGGCATAAGTGCCCTGGCGAATTGCTTTGACCCGTAGCCGCCTTGAGCAACGGATATCTTTTTCAAGACTTCTCCAGTACGTGTACCAAAAGAAGTAGCCAGATATTCAGGCAGGGATAAACCTTCAGCATAAGAGCTTTTAATTGGAATATCCATCTTAGGCTTGCCTTCTGCATCCACCACAAAACCTTGAGTGGCTATAGTTCCTCTATACTGTGCAGGTGAACCTCTAGACCCTGCTAGAATAATTTTAGCCAAAGATTTGTTCTCAGTTAGTCCTTTATCAAGAATGTCTTTTTCAATGTCAGACATCATTTGATTATACTTATCAAATATTTTATGGTCTTTGACCTGCTGAGTATCCGACGAAGCTTCTATTTTTTCTTTATAACTCTCAAAGTCTTTCCATACCTTTTCTTTATCTATTGGAGAAATTAGGTCTTTTAAAGTTATGGATGTGCCTTGCCTCGTGGCTATCTCAAATCCTAGACGAGTTAATTCTGAAGCAATCTTGCTGTATTCGTCAGGCGCCTTTTCTGCTATTTCAGCAAAAAGCTTAGATATACCCTTTTTATCCAAGACAAGGCCGTCTATCAAACTATGGAATTGAGGGGGAGTAAAAAACTTTAAAAGAACTCTCCCTACTGTAGTTGTAGCCATTATTTTTTAAGCTTTTGTTTTATTACTTCAAAGAGTGAAGCGCTTTTACGATTCAAAACATTGTCTCCGAAAGTTTCTTCGGTAGATACGTCTAATTTGGTATTTCCATTTTCGTCTTTTTGTCCGGGCAGCTTAACTTCTTCTTTTTCTTCTTTAAGCTGATTCATGACATCTAGCTCTTTGAAGGCTCCGTGCATTTCTTCACCTTCTTGGTTTTCCTGAGTTTGCTGCTCAGGTGTACTCATGGTTACATCATTGTCGTCCAGCTCTGCATCTTCTCCGTTGTTTACGGTATTAGTGTCCTTAAGGTCTGCAGCTATCTTTGACTTTATATATTGAGCTGTATCATAGTCTGGACTTTCTTTTGAAAAAGAGTCCAGGTAGGCTGCAAGTTTTGTAAAGTCTGGCATATGTTTAAAATTATTGAGGTGCACCACCCATAGGGGCTGAATATATACCTCCGTCACCCATCAATCCTTGTTGCTGCTGCTGTTGCTGCTGCTCTTGGTCTGCTTGAGCTTTTTGCTGATCGCTTTCGGCCTTTTGTCTAGTCTGTTCCATCTTTTGCTGATGGGTGTCGGCTAGTTGTTTAACTTTTAATAATGACGCTGTGGCGGAACCTTTGCCTACCAGGTCTAAAAGTTCTCTTACCGATAGAGATACTCTTACGTTATCTAACTCGTTCTTGGCTTCTATTGCTGAATTTTCGGCCTGAGCTGCGTCGTCTGATGCCTGCTGCTGAGGGTCCATGGGCTGGGCTTCCATCGTGGGATCCTGCTGCGGTGCCTGCATCATCATATCATCTGCCGCTTGAGCCACCATGCCTTGATCTTGTTGAGGTTGGGGTTGAGGTTGGGGTTGAGGCTGCGCTTGTTCTTGAGGCTGCTGCTGCCCTGAAATCTCTGATAAAATTTGCATTAACTGCTGTTCTCTCTGATCTGCGGGCATTTGCTGTAGCTGCTGAAGTATGGGTGCGACCTGCTGTTGGGCTTCAGGTGGAAGTTGTTGGGCGGCACTCATGACTTCGTCCATTAATGTGCCGTTACCGTTTGAGTCTCCCTGGGTCTGCTGGGCAGGTGGAGACTGCTGCATTGTCTGTTGGCTAGGATCTTGAGGTGCCGCTTGCGGTGCAGGAGCCTGCTGTGGAACAGGTTGTTGTGGGGCTGCCTGCTGTTGCTGCATTGCTTGCTGGTTAGGGTCTTGCTGTCCAGCTGGTAATGCCTGCTGTACAGGCTGTCCTGGCTGAGGAGGAGGAACATTAGGATTAGCCACAAAAGCAGTTTTGACTGGGTAGTTACGATTTTTAGCTATTGCGTCATACGACTGCATTAATTCAGCGATTTTCATATTGCGTTCTCTAGTTCTATTATTTTAAAAATTTTCTCTTGTAGCTCTTTTTTTATAGCAGTTAACTTGCCCTGTTCTCTGGAATTACTTAAGGCATGCTTTCCGCTATCAATAGTTATAACTTCGTCTAGATATGCTTCCAATTCAGCAAACTTTTCATCGTCGCTTAATTGCAACCATATATTTTCATCTAGCATAACCTGGAATAATATAAAAATAAAGACTATTGTTTTACCTGTGTTGTCGGTAAATAAACTTATAACTCAACCCTATCACCTAGATCAAGTTTTCCCGCTAAAAAATCTCGAACAACTTCCTGGGCGGAGTTATATTTTGTAGGTTTATTTTTATTATCTTCGTAACTGGCAGCAAATAGTCCTGTAGCGGACTCGTTTGCTGGTGTGTATATAGGTGAAAACGACCTATGATATATTAGGTTTTTTTCAGGCAGCAGCTTTTCTTTAATTTCTTCTTTTGCGTCATCTGAAGCGGGGAGTTGTACGTTAAGCTGATCGCCGTCACAATCTCCTCCATAGCCTTTAAACACTAGAGGATTTAGTTTAATTGAAAAATCTTTAGGGTCAGGATTGATCTTTAGATACATCCCTTGGAAGTTATATTTAGATACCTGAGGGTCGCGTGTAACTATCCCTGGTCTGTCCAGCATCTCTTCTTGTAGAGCTGCGGATGCAAGAGGATGTTTGTTCTCAAGATACTCTCTGGCTTTAGTTGCCGGAATTCCTTGACGCACCATTCTTCTAATGATGAAAGGAGAGTATATATCCCAGGCTACCTGCTGAGGAATGCTTGCCTGGTTAAGATCAAGTTTTGAGTCTGGCAACAATACAGCTCTTCCAACAAGATCAATTGGTTTGTTTACCACCTTTGCCTGGAACATTGATTCTTTGGCTGACCCTCCCTGTAAACCTAAGGCAGAAGCTAATAGTCCTTTATAGCTTTTTTCTATACTCTTTTGTCTAATCGGATCACCCAAACCATAGACAGCCTTAACTCCGTCATAAACTTGTTGCTTAGCTGTTTCTATATGCTCAGCTGCAACTTCAGGCATATCTTTGGCTTCTCCCAGAGATCTATTTACCAGCATAAGATCTTTATAAAGTTCATTAACATCTGCTGTTAATGTCTGATCTCCTTGCACCATTACCGGTCTATATTGCGCAGGAATAACAGGCACTTTAGTAAGCATCATATCTGATAACTTAAGATTGTTCTGTTTAAGCATAGTTAAAAAGCTTAAAGCTTTTACAGCATCATCTCTTCCTGATTTTTTATCTGAGGAGATAATTTTCTTCAACTCAACTATCTTATTCTCGATATCAATAGCTTTTAGATCTTTCTCAAGCTTTCCTGAGACTATAGCTTTATCATAATTAACTTTAGTTAATTTCAGAAGCTTCCTTATATGCTCCTCGGCCATAGGATTAGGAATGCTATGCTGCAAAACTATGTGATTATATTGATCCCCGTGTATACCTACCAGGGTAGGATCAAATAGCCCGTCGTCCTCATGTACTAGCTCGTCTTTTTTAAGCTTATAAGTTAAAGGCTCTTTAATTTCCCCTTTAGACATAGCTTCAATGTCTTTGTCTGTCTGAGGAAGAATATGGAACTTTGAACCTTCTTGTTGTACATTGACTCCAGCTCCTCGTAGGTGTCCTAGAAATTTATCGAAAATAAAAGGTACTTTAGGAGGTGGAGGTGTATGTCCTAGTTTGATCGCAGTCCAGAAGTCGTCGTTCTTTGTCGCTCTAACTGTAGCGATATCCTTCAGCACAGCTTTAGCATCGTTAGATAATGCTACTGTTGTAGCTAAATTACCTATTCTTTTTGCTTTTTCTTCAGACCCTGCTTTTGAGGGCTGCATATTAATATCATAAGAGGTAGCTGCAGACCTTGTGGAAATCTTATCCTCGGCAATATGATGTAGTCTATTAAAATATAAAGGACCGGTAAGTACTTCAATATGTTTTCCTGATATAGGATCATATAGTTTTTCGGTATCTTTTATATTATTTTTCTTCAAAACATCTGACACTTTTTGAACTGCCGAGCCTTCAGTAAAGCCTGTCATGTTAATGGCTTTACCCTTTTTCTCTGCAAGTTTACCTAAGCTCATGGCGCTCACAAGACCAGGAGCCACGCGTGAGGTAATACTCATGGTATTAAGTAGTACATCTACAGGCTTTCCGTCTTCACCCTGAGGCATTTGCGTGTCCGGAGCAATGGACACAACTCCTTTTGCCCCGAAGGGCATATTAAGTTTGTCTGCATGACTCATGGGTCTTTTTGTTTTCACTGTAACCGTTATGAGCTTGCTTGTAACTGCCACGTCAGTCACCTCTCCGTCATATTCATAACTCCAGGTATTAGATATATCTGAAAAAGCATTTCTAATTACCTTCGCCAATTTACCTAATTGTATATCTAAAGATTTTAAAGTTTTTGGCTGAAAAGCTAATATCACAGGGTCGCCATGTTTTAATACCACGCCTCTTTTTACCACCCCGTTTGAGTCTATATTCGCCAATTGATCATTATAAAACTTATTAGGAAAAAGAGAAATATATCTGTCCTTGTCTGTAGATATGCCTCTGGCTATTTCCATCCTGATAGGCATCAATTGTTCGCCTTCTAACTTTTTTGCAGCAGTCTCTGATATAACCAAGGCGTCTTCAAAGTTCAGAGATCTAAACGGCATGATCGCGGTTTTTAAATTCATACCTATCGCGAGTGTGCCCTTATTATCAGAATGGTTTGAAGTGGCGAGAAGTTGACCTACCTCGACTTTGTCTCCAACTTTTACCGCAGGTGTGTGATGGATGTGACTATCCCTACCTACTATATAGTTATGGTAAATATCGTGCTGATGCTCTTTGCCGACGATATCTTTAATCGTGATATGTTCTTCATCTATTTTAGTAACTTTACCTGCCACTCTGGACGACACACTCACAAAGCTACTAAACTGCTTGTTGAAACTCGCTACGTTTCCTTTAGGTGATGACTGAACTAGTGGGGCCTCTCTATTAACAAGCGTCATCGCCTGAACAGACGACTTATCTCCGATAAGTACACGAGCACCGGAAACAGAGCTAAGTCCTGGAATAAGATTTGTAACAGGACTAAAAAACTCGGAAGGGTCCGCAATCCTATACTTGGCCTTTACGCTAGAGGAAACTTTTTTAAGTTTTCCACTTTCTAAAACATACTTAAAATTTTTACCGGTCATAGCTAGATGTTACGCTACATCAAAACAAATATCAACCTTCCTTAGAATCTTCTTCGTCTTTAAACCTCAACCCACACCTCCAGAGAGCATCTGCCATGTCGTCGGATATCTGATCCACTATATCGTTTTGTACCTCCCATATAGCGCAATGAAAGAATTCGTCGATCAAAGTAGCAAGTAATTCCTTGCCCCTTTCCCTGGAGTCTATGTAGACTGTCTTATTCTTGGTGTCCGGATGCTCGGTCAGCCCTCTGGCGGCCTTAAGCTTCTTTACAACAAAGTTGTATCTTTTACCGCGTATAGTGATGGCTTTTATTTTTTCGATGTCGCGCATAGGTCGGGTAGTAGAAATTATATAATGTTTACTCTTAAAAAGCAACCAAAGCCTCCGCAGGGTCCAAACACAGGTATATACTTATATAGTGTCTCTTCCTTCCTCTCTCAATGACTCTCGTAATAACGCTAAGAAACACCATTGACTAGCGATCTAAACGTACACATCATCGAATCAATGCTAGCAGGCAAACTCTCACTATCAGAATTTTTAGCTGAGTCTCAAGTCGACCACGGGGAAGATAGAGATCAAGCAAAGTACTCTTGTGATACTTACGATAACAGGTTTGAGTTTAAGCAGGAGGTGGCTAAGCCTAGGGAGAAGCACATAGAAGCTTTTAAAGAGTCTCACTCTCTCTTTAGCAGTTCTCGTAGCTCTATAACATCATCTGGGTTGATCTCGGGGCGCTATGACATTAACTGGCTATCTCCTGACGACTATATCTCTAACTGGTCTAAACTCACTAAAGATGAACAGGTGACCTTTCGTATGCTTGTTATGAGTGACTTTAAAAGCAACAGTAACAGGTATGGTTTAAAAACTAAAAATCTTGAAGCTCATCTACTGCTAAATCTTGGATGTGACATGAACAACATCCTAAATACCCCTAACGACTCTGTAAGAAGCAATCTAAGAGCTCCTGGCTACTATGATAAGGATGGTAACTATATAAAAGGGGACTTTAACACTAGCTCTTGTGGAAATCGTACTATTGATGCCAAGTCCTGTATGCACAGTCTATACAAGTTCAACAGAAGCTATGATGTTGAAAAACTCTTCAAAGCTGGATTGGTTGCCTATCAGTTGGTAATCAGAAGTGACGAGTCTTATAGAAAAATTAGTAAAGATGATCCTATCGAGAGCAAAAGAAGGATTCACTCTTTCTTCAGAGAGAACACAGGCTATCTAGGCAAGCTGGTAAATAAAAAGAAAAAGATTCTCAGCTATCTATACAGCAACGAAATCAGTGTAGATTCTATCCTGAAGTCAGAATACCGTCCTCATACCCACAGCATAGTCTTTATAGAAAAAAGCAATCATGTTCAAGAATCTCTAGAGGTAGAAGCTATCGAGAAAGAGTTCAACTCAGTATACTCTGACAGAGAGATGAGCCTGGAAAGATATGAAAAGGACGATACGCTGGTTCCTAGAAGGGCTGGCAAGTTCAAGGACATAGAACACAGCGTAGGCTATCTGTTCAGGGCATATAGCCTTGCAGAGAACTATCTGAGAGAAATCAACGAGCACAACATCAGAGAGCTCAATCAGAAGACTGTAGAATGCTATCACAACCTGGTCTGGCTGTTTAAAGCTGAAGAGGCTAACGGACTCAAAGGAGTTAGAAGGTTCAACTCCTCCTACATTCCAGAGAGAAACGATACCTCTCTTTACAAACATCCGTTGTTGCAAAAGAGGAAGAAGTCAAATACAATTAAAAAAGAAAATTCCAAAACCTATGTCTCTACCAGGAAACCTTCCAAAAATAAATCCTCAGATGCTCAAGAGTCTGGACACAACAAATCCAGAGAAAGTAGCCGAGTTCAAAAAAGTCGCAAAAGAGCTAGGCTTCAGCGAGAGCTTCTGTCTGGGAGTGTTCAAAGAGCTAGAGAAGAAGTCAGGAGCTCCGTCTCCAGCAGAGCAGGTAATGATGCAGCACAAGGATCCGCAAGCACAGCAGATCTCAAACCTTCAGCAAAAAGCTTCAAATCCCCAGATTTCTCCTCAGCAGAAGAATCAGTTCAATCAGCAGGCAGGGCAGATGGGAGCTCAATTTCAAAACAGAATGGAGAACAATCCTGTCTATCAGCAGGCACAGATGCAGGCTTTGAGAGAACAGATCGCAAGAGCAAACCCAAACATGCCGGCTCCTGTGGTTCAACCCAAGCCTGCGGCCAAAACTCCATACATTCCTCTCGCCCCTCAAGGTCAGCCCCAGCAGAGCAGATTTGTAGCTCCTCCAGTATTTGATCATCAGAGACCGAACTTGAGAACTCAGGCCGAGCCAGGTTTCGGAGGACAGAAAAACCCCAACTTTGTACCAGCCTCGCAAGCTTTCGGATGCAGGGACGGAATGTGCAAGAGCAGCGAAGAGGACTATCTTCAATATCTAAACCAGGAGCTTAAAAAGATGTCAGCATCTACAGATGCAGGCTATTCTGACGAGTACATTGACAGAATTACAAAGTCGGCAGAAGCGTTCAACAAGGCAGCTCACGATGAGGCACAGGTTGTTTGGGAGGGAATCAAGGATACGCTTCAAAAAGAAGGAGCCTCAGAAGATTTCATCGACGGAATCGTAAAAGAAGCAGGCTCTGTCTATGATGTGGGTAGAATGATTTTCAGCCCCAAGATGTGGAAGCACATGGGCAAAACTGTACCTACCGCAGCCAAAACTCTATGGCAGGGAAGCAACGCCACCAAAGACTATCTGTCTAGAGCCGCTACTGACAGATCTCTTGGAGGTATTATGACCAAGGGAAAAGGCAAGCTTCCTGGCTCCATACTGACAGACCAGACTATGCCTGCTAATCTTTCAGGGGCGCGAACATTGAACATGGCTGAAAGCCTGAGAAATCAAATAGGTCCTGGAGCCAGCAGAGAAGTTAAAGACATGCTAGACCAAATATCTGCAGGAGCAAAAGGGAGAGCAGGTCAGCAGTTAAATCGTGTAGGCACCAACGCAATTCAATCTCATATCGCAAAGCTGGAAGAGCAGGCAAGACTAGGAGGAGCACAAGGAGCTAAAGCTCACTCTAAATTAAGAGATATCAGCAAAAACAATTGGTCGGCTATAGGTAAAGATCTTAATCTAGATCCTAATGTTGTTCAGGGTATGAAATCTCCAGGCTGGGCGGCAGGAAAAGGTGTGCATGCTCCTGACGCGGGACGCTTGGCAAAAACAAGAGACTGGGCGAAGGACTATGTGAATAATCCTGGTAGCGCTGTGCCGTTCAGCAATATAATGACAGGTGAAGGGGCTGCAGGAAGTCCAATTGACACCGGAGCCTTTAGATGGACTCCAGGTAAAGGATTATCAGCCGCAGGAACAGGTGCAATGATTGGTGGAACTGCAGGAATGCTAGGTGGTCCTCTTGGATCGCTTGCTGGTGCAGGCGTAGGCGCAGGAATAGGAGGGCTTGCAGGCACACTTGGACCAGGCGGAGCACTCGTAGCCGGAGGCGTGCCACTGGCATTAGGAGGAATGTGGGCAGGTAAAAAGATTCTAGGAGGAGGTGCTGGAGAGCAGGATAAATATGGTCTCCCAGTAGACAGACATAGAGCCCTTCCAATTATGAGCAATCAGGCTACAGGTGGAATAGGAGGAGCAATTCTGGCCTCACTAATTGCTAGAGAAATGGGTATGGACTCAGGTCTAATGGGTATAGCTGCTCCTGTACTTGGAGGCATCGCAGGGCATAAATATCTTCCTGAAATGATGAACAAATGGAAAGATCCGTATGGTGTAGGAGAAAATCAGATTCACCCTATACAGGCCTACTATAACCGCCAATAGCTATGCAACAAATATACCTTCCAGCCTTCTATCTAGGCGTACATGAAGAACTACAGAAGCAGGCAAGATGCTGGGAGGGTTATGAGACTGTACCTGGAAAAGAGCCATACTCTGAAGACAGCTGCAGACCTAAAAAAAGTAAAAAAGAAAAGAAAGCGGCTACAGACCTCAGTAGCATGCCTGTAAACGAAAACATTCTTCCTAACATCAGCAGACAGGCTAAATGGAGATATGTTAGAACTAAAGATGGCTTGAAGCTTAGTGATGGAAATCTTGTGTACAGCTTTGGAGGTTTTCCTGAGCAATATCCGTCAGAAGACTCTAGAGTTTCGAGGATGACTGACGACAACATTCTTAACTTTGAGAACGACGCTTTGAGTAAAGGTACAGCCCAAATTCATAGAAGCAGTCCAGACAACATTTATATGACACTGGCAACAGGAGGAGATAACCCTACATTTATGCTGCAGCATGAAGGGGGACAGAACTGGAGGTATAGCCCCTCCAAAAAATTTATAGCAAAACTGAAAGCCATGGAGTCAGGCAGTCCGACGCAAGTTGCGCCAGCAGTCGCTCCTGAGAGCGTAAAAGAAGAAGAACACCCTCAGGTGAACTCTGTGCTTATAGACACTGCGTCATTAATATCAGGTGGCCAGGATGCAATAAAACAAGCCTTTGATCTTTCTTCAAATGGAGGTATATTCAATGATGCTACAGACGCAGCTAACAGTATAAACGCTGGGCTCAGCAGTATTGGAGAGTTTGGAAAAGGGATGATTAGCTCGATGAGCGAAAAACCTATAACCTCCATTGCACGCTCTCTTATAGGTGCAAAAATTTTTAATGACATTAGAGACAAAATTAATCCTGAGCGCGTACATGAGCGCATGATTGACCCACGAGCTAGAACAGATTCTTTAGTTTGGCCTCTAGCCGGAGCAGTTGCTCCAGTGGTTGCAAGCTCCGCTATCATGGCAAAATAATTTATGCAAAACACCTATAGCCCAAACGCAATATCTCCATATGGTGTAAAGATGTATGGAATGGATGTATTACAGAGCAACGCTTCTGTGCTCTCAAAAATCATCAACAACGATCATGGGCTTGACGAAAATAAAAAGCAGTCGGTATTGGCTATGCTTGATAACCCAAAAACTTTTAATAGCTTGCTCTCTGGAGCTGCAGGAGGAGCACTGATAAGATCTGTAGGTAACTTTGAGAAAATGTCAAAGCCTGCACAGATGCTAGTGACTATGGCTGGGTTTGGTCTTGGTCGAGCTGTTTATGATTTATTTCATGACCCTGAGACATTTTCAAGCTATAATAGCAACAAAGATACAATAAAAATTAAAATATAAGTATGGAAATGACAAAATACGCAAAAGCTATCAAGAGCATGCTTGCCGAAGAACTTAGCAAGCAGGGTTCATCTATTGAAGAATTTGAACAGGCTTTACAAACTATTAATACAGGTGAAGGAGTTTATAAGGTAGCCGAAGCAACTTCCAATATAGCTGGAAATTTTATGGGTGCTGCAGGGTCACTTCCAGAATTTGCATTCAAGACAACACTCACAGGAGGAGCCTTGGGAGGATTGACTCTAGATGAGATGGACAAATCGGTGCATGAGGTGAACAAAGCTCTTGATCGCGAGCGCGAGAAGATTAACATGGTCAGACGTATCACAGAAAACCTTAAAAAAGAACATGGATTCATTTAAAGAAGTTAGAGCTACAGAACATTTTGATTTTGGTGCAAGCGCCTACGACCTGTCTATTACAGGCAAAAAAAGAAATGTGCGTAACGAAGTTACCAACAAGGGATTTGATCCTGAAGCGGTAATTGATGCTTATGAGATGGCTAAGGGAATCAAGAAGAGACCTAAAGCCCAGGAGATGGATGATTATGTTTTCAAAAACATCATCCTAGATCCAGAGCAGCAAAAAGATCAGGACATGCTCAATGAGCTCATGAACAATAAGAATTATATGATTACGCTATGGAAAGACACCTGGACCCCTCAGGGAAACTTCAGAGTGTTTATAATCTACGGAAGTAAAAAAGAAAAAAAATAAAAGATTATGCAACATAAAAAAGCCTCCACACCACTACCTTTATCTCCAGAAGAAACTCAAGAAGCGTCTCAGCTTTTTGGTAGAAGTTTATTTAGTGCCCTTCAGTTGGCAAAAGAGCAGGAAAAAAGAAAGCTGCTAGAAAGACAGGAGATGTTCAAGGACGACGGCACATTGAGAATCCCTGTTCCTGTAAGCATGCTTCCTGTTAGAGATAAAATGGCTCAAGATAACGAAAGCAGTGAAGACGTCAATGTGACGAAAGCTCCGCTCGCATTACTTGGCGGAATTGCAGGAGGGGGAGCAGGATCAGCTTTACGAAACCAATCAAGAGGTTTTCTGCATGGCGCAAAAAGAACTATGCAAGGAGGATTGCTTGGGGCGGCCGCAGGTCTCGGTGGAGGAGCTTTGCTTGATGCGCTCATCAATGAAAAAATTAAACAGCGAAACTTACGTCTAGCTCTTGATAATGACTCAGAGAAGATGGCAAGTACTGAAAGTTATGGAGATTCACCTGGGTTATTTGCCAGGGCATTCAGAACTAGCAACGAACCTTTACGTATGCTTTCAGGAGGACAGGAAGGCTTTAATAACGCTAAAAGAGACTATTATATGCAAGAGCGTGCCAGAATTCATAAAGAATTGATGGATGCACAGAAGGAGTACATCAACACATTATCCAGAATTAAAACAGGTTCAGCTGAAATTGAAACTCCTTGCGTAGATGCTTTCTGTAACGGTATAGCTCACACAACGTTATTTGGTAAAACTGCAGATTTTCAAGAGCCTGAGATTGAGGAAGGCGCCATCAAGAGATTACTCTCAGATACTTTAGGTGTAGCCAAAAAACCATTCCAGCCAGCAATGGATGCTGCCGCAACTGGTCTTGTAGGTACAGCTGCAGGCGGAGCGTATCTCACATATCTCCTTAGAAAGAAGATGCGTGAAGAGCCTGAGAAGTATATGAGTGAGTCTCTGCCTACCAGAGTTGAGCTTGAACCTTACGCTTAATATGAAACTTGATTGGACAGAACTATCGAAGGGTATAGACGACAGCTTTCAAAAAAAGGCAAATTTGGGTAAGATACTTAGCCCTATAGCTGCAGGCGCAGGCAAGCTAGCTAGACCTCTTCTTGTAGGCGGAGGACTTACAGCCGCAGGCGCAGGAGCAAATTATTTAACATCAAAAGGTGTTGGGTATGTTGAAAAAGGTATGGAGGGGCTTGCTCCTGTAGCTGGTAATTTACTTCCGTCGATGTTGAATAACAGATTTGGAGGATTATCTCACTCAGCACAACCTGGAGGCTTGAGACCTATTATAAACGTAAACCTAGCAAAGCCCAAAACTATCTTTGATATGTCTCCAGGAGAAGTGGGTTCATTGTCTTCCCCAAACATGGGCGAAGGTTTTGTGGACAATTTTAAGAAAACAGGAGAACTAGCTAAAAAGGCAGATCTGGTCACAGACGCATTAGCTAGGGCAGCTCAAATGAGATTAGCTAATAAAGTGATCGACTCTGTGTCTGTTCCGCAGCAAGCACACACAGCAACATCCCCTGATGACAGTAAAAAAATAGAACTCGTTTCTAAGTACCCAGAAATGGCAGAGATGCTTAACAAAGAAGAAAACAAAGCCTATCTTGAAAAGCTTTTAAAAGAACAATCGTAATTGCTTGCTTTAAACAGGCTGACCATTTATTTTAAGATAAATTATGGCAGCCAATAAACAAATCTATATACCATCAATAAACATAAAAGGCGCATTTATGGAGGAGATTGGAGGAGCTGATGACAAGATTGCTTACCCTGGAGAATCTTTTGATATCTCTCTTTCTCTAGAAGACTTCCAAAATTCTGAAGAGTACCATACGACCTGGATAAATATTACTAGAGCTGTAAAAGCAAAATTAAACAAGCATGCAACCAACTAATCCTCCAAGTAACACTAGACCTTTCTTTGATCCTGTCGGATTGAGGAAGATGCTATTTGATACCGCGATAGATTCTTTTGGTAAAAAAATAAATGCTATTGAGACTCAGGATTTTAAACTGCAGGCTAAAAATCTAAAGATAGATGCACCTACGATCACTACAGCAACACAGAAAAAAGCTGTACTCGAAAAGAAAGACCTTACAGTACCTTTGAAGGGAACAGTAGATCTTATACATAAAGCATCCGGTAAAGTGCTAGAGTCTAAGTCTACAACGATTGCACACATTCCTTATGTAACGAATCATAATACTGTGATTTATAATGGCTCTGAGTATGAGAGTCTTAATCAACAAAGACTTCTACCAGGTGTATATTCCAGGATCAGACAAGACGGAATTCCAGAATCTCACATCAATCCAGAGGCTAGAACAGGACAGTCTGGACGTATATTATTTCTACCTGAAAAACAACTTTTTGTACTGATGATAAAAAATTCTCAAATTCGTCTTTATGGTCTTCTAAAAGACCTTGGACTTTTAGATATGAGTATCAAGCAGGCTTGGGGAGAAAAAATTTACAACGCTAATAGAAGTCAGTACACGGGGGACGAGGTAGACAAGCTGTACGGCATTCTAATCGGTGGAGATTAGCCTAAAAAAACTGAACTTTTTTAGTGAAATGCTGTAGACGTAGCTTATAATAACTATTCTCTATGAGTCTTATAATTCGAGTTGAAGAAGATAACGGACCAGAAACATACGTAAAAAAGTCTCACGTAGAAGGCTTTGGGTTGTTCTCATCAAGAGCTTTTGAGCCTGGCGACGTTGTTGTTGACTACAACCTTTTTCCATCCAGCTGGTATAAAATGAAATACGCTGATCTTACAGAAGAGCAGATTTCTAGAAATGCCTATGTTATGCTAGATAATGAGTACTGCCTAACCAACGACAAGTATTCTAAGTTTTCATTCATAAACCATTCAAGAGAACCTAATTGCGATTGGATTGTCAGAGATCGTGTGATTGTCGCAAATAGGCATATACCTGAAGACGAGGAACTTTTCGTAGACTATAGGATGGAGCCTAGACCTAATAGGGTAGGCTATCCATTCTGGATTTAACTCTTGCAAAAACTTTTACCCTAGGTAATAATACTTTTAGCAATGGAGTAGATCCTCGATCCTCTGGGAACAATGTTCCTGTTGCATCCTGACTTTCTGTTGTTAAAAACAAAAACAACTAAATAAAAATAAACTAATATGCCAAATCTAGTACATATCCAAAAATACGAACGTCCTGAGAGTGAAATGCCTGAAGGCGAAACAAGCATCGGTGGACTCAAGAGCAGCCGTTACGAAAAGTTGCAAATCAGCTATGGAGTAATCAACACAGACGAGTACGAAAGCGGAGACACTATTGTTTTTGCTGACGTTCCTTCTAGGGACATCATTCGCGCAACAGTCATCGTACATACCACGAACCCTGCTGAGCTCTACGTCTATCCAGGAACAGACGTTTCTGGGACCTTGACACTCAGAGCTACACAACACGCAAAAATCAGTTATGTAATTGAGTACGTGCGTGGTACAGGCAGAGTGGGTCCTGTTTCCGGGCTGGCCGAAGGCGAAACATCCGACGATCAGGGCGACCGCCTCAAGATCACCGTAACTACCGGTGTAAGCGTTACTGCAGGCACAGCTTCTGGCGATGAAAACATCGGCGCAACCGGCGCAACCGGAGCAACTGGAACAAGTACAGGCGCAACTGGAGCAACTGGTGTCGCTGGTCCTTCGGGAGCTGCCGGAGCAACAGGCGCAACTGGAGCATAAGCTTAAACAGCTAGCTAGAATAAAAAGAGGCGCAGCCAAAAGCTGCGTCTTTTTTTGTGCAAAAATCGCTTGATCCTCTTTTTTACCTGTAGTATGTTTTTACTTGAGCACAAGCTCAATCAAACAATAAGTCACTATGCCTGAACAACAAACAACAAAAGAACAAAAGATCTACAACCTTGTAATTGAGTTGGAGATAGCTAAAAAAAACAAACGTGACGTGGTTAAAGCCCACAACGAAGAAGTAAAAAGAATTCAAGCAGAAATTAAAGACTTGCTTACAGATAACAACGAAATAGAATAACTACTATGGAATCAACTGAAGAAAATAAAGAAGCGCAGACAGCTGTTGTGCCAGAAGATAAAATTGAGCTTCCGCTGTACGCAGAAACACTTCCTAATAATCCCCACATTTCTCTGGTGATTATCGCTGATGCTCTTAAGCAAGCGTCAAAAAATCTTGAAGAACTTGAAGTAAGATTTCGCTCAGGTTCAGATCAATTACAGCAATTACAGTCTATGCGGATCGCTACCACAGCTCAAAAAAACATGCTGACTGAGTTGTACCAAAAAATTATTGAGCTAGATAAATTGAAATAATTATGTTCACGATTATCACCATAGCCTTTGTGGCAGCTTATTTTATTCTTATATGGTTTAGAACAGATGCGGTGGCAGAGTACTTCAATCTGCTAAAGATACCTGTACTGTTCAGATTAAAAGAATATAACAAGTTAAACCTAGAAGGCTATGGTGGTAACTATAGCAGTTTTTTGCATGAGTATTACAAGGATATGTTTTTAGTTAGGCTTGTATCTTGCCCTGTATGCTTGAGCTTTTGGTGTGGAGCTTTTTCAGCTCTCTGGTTTGGTTCTTTTTTACATTTCATAGTAGGACCTCTGACTTTATTTTTTTACGCTATTTTTAACAAGGTACTCTAATGCCCAATAAAATTGATCTCAACAGTTTGCATTTAGGTAAACCTCCTGAAGGAGATTGGGATCAAAAGTTTTTTGTAAGCTATCTCCCCACGTCTCCAGAAGAGCAAAAGCCTGACTGTCCTCTTCCTCCAAGCGTAATTCCGCCGGTTACGCCTATACCTCTGGTTCCACTTGACGTAGGTTGCACGTATAATTTCCCTGATATTATACCTTTACCTCCCACGATAGATATTCCTCAAATAATACCGAAAGCTTGCGAAAGATTAGCTATATATAATGCTGTCAGTGTTTGTGGAGGCAATTTATCTCTACGCTACAACGGAATGACTGGAGATAACACCTGCAGTTTAACCCTGTCTGGATATGTTCCATGCGTCAGTGGAATCAATGGAGCAAACGGGGTAGACGGTATAAACGGAAAAGATGGTATAGACGGAGTTAATGGGAGAGATGGCATTGATGGGAGAGATGGAGTAGACGGTATTGGGAGAGATGGAGTAGATGGCGCAGAGGGGCCTCAAGGACTCGCAGGCGCAAACGGGGTCGATGGTAAAGATGGAAAAGACGGCGAAGACGGCAAGGACGGCAAGGATGGGGTAGACGGAAAAGATGGCGCGGTATTGGATTGCAGTTCATGTAATTCCGGCGGAGGCGGAGGAGGGGGATGCAAATACGTAATGGGAACTGACCGCTTTGGCAACCAACGTCCATCTGATCCCGCCGCAGCCGCAGCATGGGACGCAGCGCACGCAAGTGAAACTGACAGTTATATCCCAGGCGCAAGCACAGGGAACGGTTGCTGGAATTGCAAGGCCACGTCTACGTGTCCAGGAAGCAATGCAAGCGCCTCTGCCTCCGCATGGGCGGAGGCTTCCGCGTCGGCATTTGCGGACGTATGGGCAGCCATTAACGCCGCAGCACAGGCAGCGGCTGATGCTTATGCAGAAGCATTTGCAGCGGCCAGTGCAGCAGCTGACGCTTATGCAGAAGCAAGAGCAGCGGCTAGTGCAGCAGCAGAGGCTAAGGCGGAAGCATCAGCATCGGCCACTGCGGCAGCTCAAGCTCAAGCAGTCGCCGAAGATGCCTCCTGGGACGCAGTCAGGGCTTTAGACAACGTCGATTCACTATGGAAAGACAGCGAAAATCTCTGGTCGTCTCTTCAATCCGCAGAGCGATCAATAGCTAGTTTAAAGCCGGCGTTTGAGAACATCTACCAATGGATAGCTCAAGCTGCAGGACACCTTTCTCAGCTGAAAGCTAGTGTAAATGCAGGATGGTCGTCGTTAGATGGCACAATACAGGCAATATACGACTATATTGGATGCGTAGCAGATGGACTTACTCTCCAAGTAGACACAGAGTCTATGCAATACTGCTCTGGAGGTACAAGTACAAGCAGTTTTACTTATGTAAGTAATGTAACTTTAGAAAGTGGTTGCGGTAGCAGCGGAGGCAGCAGTGGTCTAGATGGTGAGTTAATCGTCGGTAACTCCCCAGAATGGACGGGAGCAGGAATAGACATAGGTTAATATACAAATTATTTAATTATGCTGGGAGGCGAAGGATCTAACTGTGAGTGTAATTGTACTGGAGGTGGATTAAAAGGATGTGAGTGCGGTACAGCTGCCGCCACTGAATGTTGCGGAGGAGAAACTGGCTGTGCATGCGGTAATTGTAAAAGTGGAGCAAAATGCTGCTGCTGTCCTGGAGATTATAGTCCGAATGGTCCAAATTGCTCTTGCGTCTACACACCTTGCAACGACGATTAAAAATTAAGCTATATATGTACAATTTTACTTTAGAAGAATTAAACAAATTGTCAGAATATGAAAAACTAGAAATAGTCATGTACGCCATGACTATTAAAGAACGTGCAGATAAAAGAGATTTATACCTGCTAGATGGAGCATTTCACAGAATGCATAGGAGAAAAGAAAATGCTTTATTTAGCTATTGGAAAAAAAGATTAGATGAAGATCCTAAAGTAAAAGATTTATTAGCTTCTTCGTGGGCAGGCTTTTTAAAAAATGTAGAGCAAAAAAAATCTATACAACCAAAGCAGGCACCTTTCTCAGGATTTTTACCAGACCCCGATAAGGATGACTCAGTAGCTATATACAATACAGTAAAAAATTTAAAGGCAAAGTTAAAAAAAATACCTGTAAATCAAGCACGCAGCACAAATGAAAATGAGTATCAAAAAAGGTTAGAACTGTGTAAAGGTTGCGAATATTTTAAAATTGAAGCCTTCGCAGGTACAGGTCAGTGCTTGAAATGCGGGTGCTCCATCAAGTATAAATTAAACATAGCTAATGAAAAATGTCCTGTAGGTAAATGGCGGGAAGAGGATGCGGTGAAAGAACAGTATGAGACAACAGAAGAAGACATTGTTAATTTTTGCGTAGTTGCTCTTAAATTTAAAGATTTACTAGTTATTAATAAACTAAGAAACATACCTGATTTAACTCTAACCATAGAAAACATAGAACATTTTAAAACTCCTAATAACTTAGAATATTTAAATAACCAATACTCTAATTTTTTAGTTTTAATTCATGAAAACATGCCTACTGTGAGACAAATTCTTGAAGAAGAGATTAAAAAATTAAATACTCGGATTACAGACTATTATCAAGAAGAAGAAGAACTTTTAGTTTTTTCTTAAACACTACAGACTTTAAATTATGCAAAACGAAAAAATTGTATTCACCTCGAAAGACTTGCAAAACTATTCAAAAACTGCATCAAACACTGTTAATGAGATTGAAAAAAACGGTGAGTGGAACGAACAGAGGACCGAACTCAGTGTATCTAGAGAAAAACTATTAGAGGTTTTAGAAGCTAGCAATGTTTCTACTCCTGCAGCTACAGATATAGTTTCATTAAACTCATTAAAAAATAACTACGAGCTGTCAGTTTTCCGTTGGGCAATATTAGGCTTCCCTGTAGTTAAAAAAGAAGATTGCTTGAGTCGCATTACTGCCTGTAAAGGTTGCTCGTTCTGGGATAGTCATGAGAGATCTCCCAACATAGGTCACTGCGTGCTATCTGGTGAGAGTAATATAAAGCCTTGGCTAGCAAACGAACAATGCCCGACGCAAAAATGGTCTGCCTCTAATACTCAGGAATCTCAATCGTAGAAGAAAGGAACTCTTGATGATCAATCCATACAGGCTTATTTGTAGCATTGTCAATTACCTGGCGATAAAGCTTTCCGTCAGCGCCTTTCCTCGTGTTGTTAACGAAAAAATTTACTACCCCGATGGTGTTTGCTTCTACTGTCTGGATAGGGTCAAGAAGCCCAAACTGTGATTCGTTAACCTCGCGAGAAGTTTCTGGGATTGCTTGCGTAGAACCTATCCCGCCTTCACCCATCTTAGTGACCTTGTGAGCCAGCATATATTGCTCCATAGGATTTACTCCCTCAATATTCTGACTCAGTGCATTTCCCACAAAAACAGACTTTACTTGAGGAGAAAAGAACCCTGCATGTAGCCAGGAGAGGTTTCTTTTTTGTCTTAGTTTGCTTTTAGCTTTAAATTGAATTTTTCCTGCATCATGTTCAATATGCTCTTTCACATGGTCCTCAGGACCCATAAACTTTGAGAAAACAAGATTGTCTCTATCGTCTGGATCTGCCTGTCGACCATATATTTTTAAAAGTTTAGCCGACGCATCTAGCATTATTTGCGGAGTTACAAAAGTAGTCGGACTTCCTAGGGTTCTACCCATGACGGACGCGTCTAACTTCATGTTTTTAAAATATTCTTTAAGCTTATTTATTTTTTCTTGTTTTGTAGTAGCCATATTAGTTATATTAGTGATTAGTTGCTAAAAATACAACAAGAACAGATGACTTTTGAATTTGATTATAACACGGATACAGATGAGATAACAATCGTTTACGATGGTTCTTGTGTTTTAAAGTCTACGTTTGACGGTGAGCGGGTTGCCTATAAAAACTTTGAAAGGCTTAAGGATGAAGAAGTAGAGGGTATGTTAAAAAGACTTTGCAGAGAAGCTTTTGACGTGCTAGCTTAACTCTTCATGAATACGACAGAAAGAAAACGCCCAACTTGGGATGAGTACGGCATGCTATTGGCGCACACTGCCGCACAAAGATCGCCAGATCCGTATGTTATAGTAGGAGCAGCTGCCTTTAGATCTGACCACTCTACCGTAGCTACAGGCTACAACGGCGCTTTACCTGGTCTGGAAATAGATTGGTCTGACAGAGATGCTAGAAGACCTTTAGTCTTGCATGCAGAATACAACTGCCTTAAATATACCCAGCCTGGTGAAGTGCACTATCTTTATGTGACCATGTTGCCATGTCGTAAATGTCTGGACATGATTGATGAGTATGGTGTGAAGGAAGTTATATATGATCAAATATACGATAAAGATTGCTCATCCTTAACCAGAGCAGCTAGTCTTAAAATAGTCATACGCCAACTAACATTATCAGATGAAATACTTAGAAAAAATCAATAATTATCCTTTGAGTGTAAAGGCCTACGTGCCAGGGATTACAAAAAAGACAAACATCGTTTTGCATAGTTCTTTCTCAAGAACAAAGTACACTTTTACTGCAGATCAAAAAGATGAAACTTATTTAATGAAAAACTGGAACATTATGGCAGATAAACGTGCAGGGCACTATGTAGTAGGCCGAGACGGCACTATATATAAATGCTTTGAAGAAGAACTCTGGTCCAATCATGTAGGAGCAGGAAGGAAATTTGCTGATTTCAATAAAAGTACCATCGCAATTTTCTTGGCTAACGAGTCTTATTTAGAAAAAGAAAATAATAAATACTATGCTTTTGGTTTTAACAAACCTTACAATATGTACCAGGGTAAAGTATTTGAAATGAAATTTAAGGGGTATGAACACTGGGCTGATTTCGAGGAAGCTCAAATAGACGCCACAGTAGAGCTTATCAAAGATATCTGTACACGTAACGATATGAGTCTTACCATGAGTAAAAACACTACAAGTTTTAATGAGGATTCTGTTTGCTCCTCCAGTGTAGTTTCGTGCGCAAATTTAAACAGAGACTCTAGAAGTTTGCCCCTTTCCTCTTGGTGCCTAGATAAAATTTCTTCTAATGGAATTACGCTTGTAGGGTAGTACAAAAGGCAAGCTATAAATCTGCGTTGAGCGATGTTAATTCGCTCTCATAATACCATTGTTTTTGGTAGTATAGCTTATTAACCCTTAACCAAAAAAGTATATGATATTTGAAGAACAAATTTCCAGAAAACCAAACAAATATCCTTGGACTGAGTCTTTTATAGAAGCCATGCATAACGGCTTCTGGACGGATAAAGAGTTTTCTTTTAAATCAGATATTCAGCAGTTCAAAGTAAATCTTTCAGATAAAGAAAGAGAGATTATTGTCCGCACCCTTTCAGCTATCGGGCAGATAGAGGTAGCTGTTAAAACATTTTGGGCAAAGCTCGGAGATAACCTTCCACATCCGTCCCTACAAGACCTAGGCTATGTAATGGCTAACGTGGAAGTTATACACAATAGCGCTTATGAGCGTTTACTCTCTGTTCTTGGGCTTGAGGATGTCTTTGAAGAGAATCTAAAGTTAGAATGGATTCAAGGACGTGTTAAGTATCTCAGGAAGTACACACATAAGTTTTACAAGGACAGCAAAAAGCAATATCTGTACGCTTTGATTTTGTTTACCTTGTTCGTAGAGAACGTCTCTCTATTCAGTCAGTTTTATGTAATCAACTGGTTTGCTAGATTCAAGAACGTACTTAAAGATACTGACCAGCAAGTCAAGTACACCAGGAATGAAGAGGCAATACATGCTCTTGTAGGTATCAAGATAGTGAATACTATCCGTGAAGAATACCCTGAGCTATTTGACAGTGAACTTGAAGAGCGTATTGTTGACGAGGCAAAGTCAGCTTTTGAATCTGAGAGCAAAATCATTGACTGGATGGTCAACGGTATACAAGAGAAAGGACTTAGCGCAAATATCCTGAAAGAGTTTATTAAAAACAGGATAAACGAGTCTATGCAGCAGATAGGGTTTACAAAACCTTTTGAAGTAAACGAAGAAATTCTAAAAGACAGCTTGTGGTTTGAAGAAGAACTGTTAGGTAATAACATGACGGATTTCTTTCACTCTCGCCCAGTCGAGTATAGCAAGAAAAACCAATCATTTAGCGAAGACGACCTGTTTTAAATTATGACTGAAAAATACTATTGGTTGAACAAGGACTCTAGAAAGTTCTTAGAGCGCGGCTACCTTCTAGAAGGCGAAACAGCAGAGCATAGAATCCGAGATATTGCTGATTCTGCAGAGCAGCTGCTAGGTATAACTGGCTTTGCTGATAAGTTTGAAGATTATATGAGTCGCGGGTTCTATTCTTTAAGTTCTCCAGTATGGAGCAACTTTGGAAGAAAGCGCGGATTACCCATCAGCTGCTTTGGAAGCTATGTACCTGACACTATGGAAGGCATCATGACTAAGGCCAGTGAAGTAGCCATTATGACCAAACATGGTGGAGGCACGAGTGCGTATTTTGGAGACGTAAGAGGCAGAGGCGCAAGTATCAGTTCAGGAGGAGAAAGCACAGGTGCAGTACATTTTATGGAGTTGTTCGATAAACTGATGAGTGTGGTAAGTCAAGGGAATGTACGTAGAGGTAGTTTTGCTGCATATCTTCCGATAGAGCATCCTGATATAGAAGAGTTTTTAAAACTTAAGTCTGAAGGCAACAGCATACAAGATCTTAGCTTTGGAATTACTGTTACAGACGCTTGGCTTAAAGCTATGCGTGACGGCGATAAAGATAAGCGCAAAATATGGAGCCTTGCAATCAAGAAAAAGTTTGAGACAGGCTATCCGTATATTGTGTTTATCGACACTATGAACGCGCAGGCTCCTCAGGTGTACAAGGATAGAAATCTTAAAATTAAAAATAGCAATCTTTGCAGCGAGATAGCTTTGTCAAATAGCGAAGATGAGTCTTTCGTATGTAACCTATCTTCTTTAAATCTTGAAAATTATGACAATTGGAAAGATACAGATGCGGTAGAAACAATGGTCTATTTCCTGGACGCTGTAATGACTGAGTTTATAGATAAAACAAAAGGCATGCAGTATATGGAGGCTCCCAGAAGATTTGCTATAAACCAGCGTGCGCTTGGTGTTGGAGTACTAGGATGGCACTCTTTACTCCAAAGTAAAATGATTGCGTGGGAGTCTATGGAGGCTAAGTTTTTAAACGTAGAGATATGGAAGCTTATCAGAGATAGGGCAGACAAAGCTACCATGAGCCTCGCAGACAAATATGGCGAAGCACCTATACTGAAAGGGTATGGTAGAAGAAACGTCACTACCCTTGCAGTCGCCCCTACAACCAGCAGCTCGTTTATTCTTGGTCAGGTTTCTCCGAGTATTGAACCTTTGAACAGTAACTATTTTGTCAAAGATCTAGCCAAAGGAAAATTTACATACAAGAATAACCACTTGCAGGCCTTGCTGAAAACCAAAGATAAAGATAATCAGGAGACATGGAAGAGTATCCTTGTAAAAGGGGGAAGTGTGCAGCATCTAGATTTCTTGTCTCAAGAAGAAAAAGATGTGTTTAAGACTTTTGGAGAAATTAGTCAAAAAGAGATTGTCATCCAGGCAGGACAACGTCAAAAGTATATTGATCAAGCCCAGAGTTTAAACCTAATGATCCCTCCAGACACTAAACCTAAAGATGTTAATGAACTAATTCTGTTTGCCTGGGAGATGGGTGTAAAAAGCTTGTATTACCAGCGCAGCGCTAATCCGGCCCAAGAATTAGCCAGGAATATAATGAGTTGCCAAAATTGTCAGTCGTAGCGTTAGCTAATAGCTAAAAAAAGAAATTCCCGGCCCCTTGTAGGGGCCGGGATATTTTATTTAGACTTACTGATCCTTGCAGGTTTAAGCGGACCTCTTATATCTATATTTCTATAGCTTTTCTCTATATCAGGAGCAGAGGTCATTATCTTCACTGCAGTCATTCTGCTAGCACCTGGCGGAGTTGGCGCCAAGAGCGGTTCTGGCTTTGGTTTATACCAATGAGGTTTCATTTTGTGGGTTTATTTAAAAGCTATTTAGCCTTCATAATATTATACCAAAATTAATGCAATTTGCATAAAGCGCAATAATTATATTCTTTTTACCTGGAGAGGATATTGGTGTATAGTAAGGTATGTCCAAAAAGAAAAGCATACTTATATATGTTGAAAACCCTATGTGCAGTATTGACTGTGCAGACGGTTTAAGGGATGTATTGGACAAATCAGGAGAATATACTACCACGCTTGTAGGCCCTAGCAGTTTACCTAAAAAAGAACTTACAGCTGAATTGTTATATTCTGCAGACTGTTTGGTTATTCCAGGAGGAACAGGTGACGCATCTAAGTTTAAAAAATCTAATTTAAAAAGCATCAAGAAAGACCTGCAGGAATATATCCACGAAGGCGGCAATTATCTCGGCATATGTATGGGTGCTTATTTTGCAGACAGAAACTACTTTAATTTACTTTCAAAAAACACAAGAGCAGTGCAATACGTAAAAAGAAAAGACTCTACTATTAAGCATGAAAAAAGGGCGATTGTAACAGTCAGCTGGTATGATGAAGAAAAAAGTATGTACTTCCACGACGGCACAGCATTTGTTCCATCTTTATTTAGCCGAAAAATATCAGGAGACATTATAGCTACATATCAAAACGGTGACGCCGCCGCATTGATACAGAAAAACGGACTAGGAAATGTAGGCATTATAGGTCCTCACCCAGAAGCGCAAAAGTGGTGGTTCTATGTGCAACCAAAAATCAAAAACAGATGGCTGGATTGCATACAGCATCAATTGGTTTTAGATTTTTTAAAAAAGTTGTTGCACTAGGAGGTCTACCGTCTATATTTAAATCTAATGAGGCTGAGCTAAGTTAGCTCTCAGATTTAAAGCAAACAAAATCAAATAGATATTAATTATGAGTGACGCTGCAGATTTAAAAAACATACTTAAATTGTTAGACGTGCAAAAGATACAAAAAAATGTAGAAGGTGTACAGTCAGAGATTATGAGTAAATTCAATGATGTAGCTAAAATTGTTGAGGCTATTAAGAATATCCCTTTGCCGACAAACACGCAGTGTGCAAGTCAAAAACAAATCGACAACTCCGTACAGGCTACGCATCCTTTAATGTACAACGACTTACCAGAAACGGACAAAAGCAACATAGTGTTCATGCCTGCGCAAAGAGCTGAAGACACAAAGGTTTTTGTTGGAGATATCGAATTAACTTGCGTAGTCAGAGCAAAAATAGACTATAATCCAGATTTAGGTTTTCCTGTATTGCATCTTGAGATTGTGAACCCTACAATTCTTCATGATTGTATATAGTTCTTTTTAGTAGAGTCGTGTTGTGTTGTTGCGAACGAGACAGCTGGTCTGGAGAAATCCAGGCCAGCTTTCCTTTTTGTCTGATAGCTAAAAAAATGCGCACACCAAGAAATAGAACCCTGATGTGCGCATGAACTACCAACTCCAGTAGATTTTGGCGCCACGATTGGCGCATCCTCTACCAAGCTCCAATAACTTGACCGACCGCATTTCTCCGAATGCTGGACTCATCTGAGTCGACTAAGACACTGTAAGGCATTATTGCGCCCTCAAAGCTCCAGTGGCTGTTCTGGGCTGCAAGAGCATCTGTGGGAGACTTGAAGTAACCCTTCGTCTCACCATCTTCGCCAACTATTTTGGTACCAAAGAATATTTTATCCATAACTGAACTGTTCTCCTAGAGGTCCTAATAACACTGTATCTTATATAGAAGATAGGGGAGCAGATGCTTCGAATCACCTACTCCCCTACGACAAACCAATCGGTTGTGTCTTCAGTGCCTTTCGGCACATTGCGACGAGTTAACAGCCTCGCAGTCAGCCGGAGTCAGCCCTGCAGCTATATTATAGCTACAAACTCTGATTCATATTAATATACCACAAGAGTAGCTAGTTATATGCGGGGGGGGTAGGGAGGGGTATAGAAAGTAACTAACAGCTAAAAAAGAGCGACAGTAATAGGTACTGCCCGGTGCGCTCTTTAGTGTTACGCTAGGTATCCTGTTTTTACAAACTTCCGCTTTTTACTATTCCAGCGACCAAATGCCACCGGCCCCATTTCTGGCGTGAGCTTCATCATCGGCGACATTTTGGGATAATAGTAATCATCCAATATCACAACCAACTGATCAAACTCCGCGCCCTGTGCGGCGATTCTAGGGTTTTTCTTTAAGTGATTTAGCATGTTCATCACCTCTTCAATGGGTATATCCAAATCACCATGGTATGATACAACGTCTTCATACTCTCCCGTATCAAAGACGTTATCAAACGTACTTTTTTGCTTACATACGACCACCGCAATCTTTTTTTCTGATATTTTCATTTGGTTAATTGAAAGGCCAACTAGCCTTCATAATATTATACCATAAAACCTATTAATTATGCTGTGGTGAGAGCCAAGCTTCAGGGAGGGGGTATAATTAGTGTATACACTAAAAAATAATAGTATTATAATAGTAGTATGCTATTCATTATACTTGTCGCTTTTAGTGCTTTGTTTGTGGCTGGGTGCGCAGCCTTCTTCAGCATCAAGGGGCTTATTGTTCTGTTCTCTGGAAGCAGTCTGGCAATCGGGATTATGGCCAGCAGCCTTGAGATAGGTAAGCTGGTCGCAGCCAGTTTCCTGCATACCTATTGGAAGCATATCAGCTTCCTGCTGAAGACATATCTTTGTGTTGCTGTACTCACTCTTATGGGAGTTACTAGCCTAGGTATCTTCGGCTTCCTCACAGGAGCCTACCAGGTGCACTCTGCGACTGTAGGTACTTTTGAAAGTAAGATTGAAGCTTTAACTACAGAAAAGACAGCTATTGAAACTGGCGTAGCTGAATATAGCGAACGAATCAAAAGTCTCACCACGCTGAGACAAGATCAGGAGCAGCGAGTTAAAGATGCTGGAAACTATAAGGCTCCTAGAGAGCAGGCATACAAGGCTATCGAAGAAGCCAACCTTGAAATTAAACAGAAAGAAGAATCACTGGCTAAAGACAGAGAAAGAATCATTGAAATTGAGAAGGATATATCTGAATTAAAGATAGGTATGAATACTACTACAGATGTGGGCTCGTTTAAGTTTATCGCTGCGGCTACAGGATCTACTGTAGACGAGGCAGTGAGGTATTTTATATTTGCGCTAATCTTTGTATTCGATCCTCTCGCAGTAACTCTTGTATTAGCTTGGAATAAGCTATTGGAAGCTAGAAGAGAAAAGAAAGAACAGGAAGAAGCAGCCTATATTGCTAGTCTTAAACCCGTCGAATTCGAAGGGGTTAATACGCCGCAAGCAGCGCAGCAAATAATCCCGCATGAGAATGAGGTTAGCTTAAAAAAAAAGTAACTAGCGATTCTGGGTTAACTATCTCTGTAGTTCCTGACCCTATTGAAATACTAGAACAGCGTATAATCCCTGACGGCGAGAATGAGCGAGTACAGTTATATCAGGCTGACCCTGTAAGCGGTGCCCCTGTGAGTGAAATCAAAGAGTTGTCAGTAGATCTGGACAGCCCCATAGTAGACTCTTCTTTAGAGCGGGTATTAACCCCAGTTGAATTAGATAAAGTAAAAGAAGAGCAAAAGAGAAGAGGAAAGATGAGTGGCCCTAACAATTCTGTAATGAACACTTGAGGTTGTTGACGCTATTAATATATTTGATAATATATCTAGATGTCTATTCCACCTATTTCTGTAACCTCCCCGCAAGTAAGCAATTATATGGGCGTGCAGCCTTTAATTGCGGCAGTTGTAAATATATCTGATTCTCTGCCAAAGACTTCTTTACCTACAGAAATCCCAGGATCCGTGCAGTCTAAAACACACAACATCAAACCAGTAGTGCTATATAATGCTCACGGTATTCTAGATATGAAAAATCCGAACACACTTTTAGCTTACGCTTAACTATCTATTTCTAACATCCTCAAACCCTAACAACTCGTCTAGGATACACTCCCAGGCGAGTTGTTCTGTTTTAAGCGAAAGCTTATAATCTTTTAGCTTACCTTTAAGATAATTAGCTTCACTCATGTTGGTCACTCTACTCATCAACTGATAGGCAAGATGATCTATTGCGTCTACATCGCTATCTGTAGCCTCTAGCGCATATTTGATTAGCTTGCTTCTAGCTTTTACGACGACTGCATAGTCTCCGGTGTACTCTTCTCCTGCTATATAGCACAGCTGCCTGTTCAACTGCTCTCTGCTTAGCGGCATTTTTTTAAAGTGCTTATAATTATGAGACATCAAAGTTTTTTTAATATCTTCTGCGCTCATATGTTCCCAGCCCTGAGTCCACTTATCTCTAGGTCTGGCCAACACCCATTCTACAGCCATATTGTAGCCGTTGTCGTTATATACACAATACCAGTCTATCTCATGAGGTAGAGGCACAACACCCAGCACATCCAAATATATTCTGCGTATAATGTACGAATCATCTTCATGCTGCCCTGGGAATATATCACTCAGACAAATGAAGGCAAATATCGCAAATATGCACAGATCTCTCTTCATTAGAAAAATATTCTGACTAGCATAATTAAAGCCACCAGCGTGCCTACTGCGCTGCCCATAATGACACCCAAACCCATAAAAATATATCCAAGTGTTTTCATACTAGTGCTGAGGATGTAATACGTTATGATTATCTTCGAAGGTTTGCACAATGAACTTACAGAGTTCGCTTCGCATAATATCTTCGTTAGTGAAAGCTAGACTATAAATGCCCATCTTCTCTGCGTGTTCTGTATTAAACATGTGTAAGCACTTATCAAAGCCTCCCTGCTTGGCTTTAGGTAGATCGCTCTGAGCACTATCAGCACAAAGAATCATCCTGGTAAACTTACCAATACGGGTAAGTAGTGTTTGTATCTCGTTGATAGTCATATTCTGACATTCATCTATAATCACACACCTAGCCGTCCAGCTGGCTCCACGCACAAAGTTAATAGGCTGGTAAATGAACCTGCCTTCTCCTTTGAGGCGCTTAACTTCTCCGGCAGGAAGAAGCTCCTCAATTTTGTCTTCAAACGGACCCATATAAGGCTCGTATTTTCCTGCAATGTCTCCAGGAAGAAAGCCTAGCTTAGAGTCTGCACTTTCTACAGCTGCTCTAACAAATACAAGATCGCTAACTTTCTTTTGGTTAAGAAGTTCTAAGCCAATCCTAACAGCGCTTAGGGTCTTGCTGCTGCCCGCAGGACCTGCCAAGAATATAATTCTGCAATCTCTACTTCCTCCAAGATCTATAAGCGCTTTTTGTTTTTCAGTCCAGGGAAGCTCTCTGATATGAAGATCAAAGTCTATCTTTTCTCTCTGATACACTTTAGGGCTAGTGTCTTTTCTTGGCTGATCCTTGGGTTTCTTTTTCGAGGCAACTTTAGATTTATCCATAAGCTTATTATACTATAAACAAATGGAGGCTGATAGCTAAAAAAAGAGCAGCCACACCTGCCCTTTTTGCTCCCATACTAGGATGTCTCTTTCAGCATACACTCAACGGCAGATTTAATTTTTGCCAGTGAGTCTGGGTCGTTGTAACTTTTGCGGATTTGTTCAATGATGCCTTCACAGCTTTGTGTGTTTTTCACAAATGTGCAGAGCTCCTTGAAGTCTGGATCGCCTGGAAGAGATAACGCCCAAGTTAAATTTTTTTGAATTGCGGCTAATCCGCAAAACTCTCTGTCTTCGTAATTGCTGATTTCTGGATAGTCGTACATGTTGTTAATATACTTGTTCCCTTTAACGTCAGTCAGACGTACGGCAAAATGCTTTGCCAGGACCATTTTGTTGACCTTACCGATATGGTCTATTCTGGAGGAGGCTGTAACTCTCCATGAATACAATAGATGTCGTAACTTCTATCTTCTCCCCGCCATTTAATCGCCGGACCATCAGAGTTGTGCAATTCTCCGTTTTCGTCAAAATGCAACTCCAAAGGTCGATCCTGAATAAACGCCACTTTATCGTAAGCTGCCCACCAGCCTACATTCTTGGCCACATCCATCATACCCTTGAGTGTATCTAGCTCATAAAGATCTTCGTGTATGTTTCTTATGAAGTCGTAGTAGCATAACCATTCGCTGTCATGGTAGCCGTGCAGCTGCTCGCTAACAGCGTCCTCAATTTCTTCAAGAGTAAACTCAGTTCCCTCCATGATATCCAAAACTTCAATTTTTTCCCAATCGGTATCTTTAGGAAGTTTTTTAACCACGATCTGCGCTTTTGCACATTCGATAGGATTATGGAAAGGCCCAAGAAAAATCTTTGGAGGATTTAAACCCGCATATTTGTATGCAAGTTTGACGGCGTCCATAGCTCTAAAAATATCCACAGGTTCTGTACTTAAACCAACGGCTGTCCACTTATTACCAAAATCTATGAGCTTATCTATTTGTTCGTTCTTTAACCCAGTTATCATAAATTTTTTTTACTTTGTTTACTTTTCTTAAACCTAGAGTATCTGCTATTGCCTTAGTCATCGTCTTACCAAGAGCACTCTCGATGACAAAATGTATGTCATCTCTGTGGTCTTTAAATACTTCTTTTACTGAAGTGATTTTCATAAGACTAACTATGCCAATAGCATTATAAAATATCAATGCTTTTTTAATGTTTTGATATTTGGTCCGATATAGTCCTCTCCATGAGGTAGACCAGGTTCTAGGTTAATGAAAGGATCTGAACCTACTGAAGCTTTATACTTGCCTGGAGCAATGTCATGCTTTGGCAGTCTTAGGTAATGATGTCCACTCTCTGGGTCCACACCAACATATTTAAATCTGCCAGGCTTGACAGTTACGCCAAGCTCTTCCTTTAGCTCTCTACTTGCGGCCTGCTGAGGAGTTTCATTTCCCTCAATACCTCCACCAATAAATCTCCTCTTACCAAAATTATCTTTCCATTTAGGATTAGACAATCTTTCTAAAAGATATTGCCCTTTATAGGGAATAATTACTCTGACTCTTTCCTGTTTTGGAAACTCTGCTTTTTTCATTTTGTTTTCTATGCCTACAGGAACAAGCATCCTGGGAGCGTGTATTTGAAACCCCGAAGGCTTGTGAGTTATGCCTACATACTTTCCGCCCTCTAACTCAGAATCCACCTTAAATTGTTTAGGACTCTTTTGAAACAGGTCGGCTAGTATTTTATTCTTACCAGCATAGTCGTTATTATCCGACTTCTTTTTAGCCTCAATCAGACGCTTTAATTCAAGCGATTTTGCCAGCTTGATTATATTGTCTGATAAAAGACTCATTATTTCTTAACGGTAAAAGCACGTTTTAGCGTACTTAAAACTTTGTCTACTTTTTGGGTAGATTTTTTTAGCTGCTGCATAACTTCATCGCTTACCAGCGGAAGATTTACATCAGGTAAAATTTTAACCCTATTAATAGTTTTTTCCATATCAATATATTATACCATTAAATTAAGCTTACGACAGCCTCGCCCAAAATACATTCCCTGTCGTTGATCCTGCGGCACTTAAATTAACCGATGCAGGAAGTGATGTATATGTTGTTAAAACTGTCTTTTTTGCAATAACAGGAGAAACATCATTAACTGGCGCATATGCGCTAGCATATCCGGCAAGGTTTGGTAGCGTTGACCCGACCACAAAAAAACTTAGGGCATAACGATTACCACCCATTAACTTTACATATGATATTGGTTTTAAATTAAGCGCGTTTTGCGTTATATTTCCAGAAAGATTAGCTGTTTCAACCAATTTTGTTGCATCTCCGGTTGAGTCATTATAAGAATAAATTCCCACAGTCACGTTTGTAGTGACAGCAGCAGCGTTTCCAGTCAAAAAGCTTACATAGTTAACTTCAATATCTTGTATGGGTGTAAACATTGTAAAAAATATTTGCCCACTAATTGTAGCCCAAGTAGAAAACCCACGATTTCGAGGAATAGTTTCTAACGCACCAACAGGCACATTCATCGACAAGTTAAAATAATCTAAATTAACTTTACTAATGGCTATAGCTGCATTTGTAGCAATGTCTGCATCAGCAATAAGTGAAGCAGGCGTTTTAAAAATACCGTTTTCAACTTTCACGATCCCTGTACCACTTACACTAGGAATAGTTGTATGAAGATGTGTGGGAGTACCTGCCCCAAATTTAAGAGTGAGTGTGTAGTTGTTAGATGACCCCTTAGCCCATATCTCGATATAAATACGATCGCTGGATGTTATTGTTACTCCTGCTCCAACTACAAGATTTGCTGTGTATTGAGCAACAACACTGGGATCATAGATGAACAACTCATCAGAAGTAGCAAAAGGCGCGCCCAGTGTTGTGCCATTATAAACATAGGCTTTGACCTGCACGATAGTTTGATTGTTATAATTAGCTGTGCTGCTAGCCCAGAAATTTAAATCCCATAACCCAGGAGGGATAGTTGTGATGTTAGGGTCTTGAACATCG